ATCTGACCTGCTACGCAGGCGAGCGAAGCTCGGGTGGCCACCTCAGATGACACCCCACACGATACCTCGCACACCGCGCGCGTTTTTCTCATTATACAGCAGAGATAATAAATGGGGCTGGCCTGGGGAACGGGGCACAGATTTTCGACCTTTCTCGGGCCCTGTCTCATTCTCTCGTGCGGGTCTCGTCCTCGTCGCGCCGGTCTCGATCTCTCGTCGGGGGGCATCGAGGGGGATTTGAGGGTCTATTAACTCAAGGAACCTGTTTCAGGATTTCCTGTAAAGTAAACATCTTGTGCCACATACGCTACGAGTTGCATGTTATATGGGATTCTTTTGGTTTATTAACTCAAGAAAAAAGCAGAAATCATTGGCATTCAGCTCATTTTGAGATACCGTACTAATTTCGCTGTGACCCCATAACTTTGGTCTAAATTTCCCATATACCCCTTTTGCTTTTTTTAAATGCATTGGGCGGCCTGTAAAATCATTGGGTATAACGCATTGGCGAGGGTATGAAATGACCAAAATTTAACTGCACGAAAAGAAAATTTATCTGCACGCTCATTATTTCCCGCACAACGGCACGCATCTGCTCATTATTGATACCGTACCAATTTCGCAATGACCCCGTATTTTTGGTCTAATTTTCCCATATATACCCATTGGGTAAAAAAAATGACAGGTACATGCAACTTTAGTCGATAATGGAATTCTTTGGTTTATTAACTCAAGGAAAAAAGCGAAATCATTGGCATTCAGTTAATTTTGAGATACCGTACCAATTTCGCTGTGACCCCATAGTTTTGGTCTAATTTTTTCCCATATACCCCTTTTACTTTTTCCAAATGCATTGGGTGGCCTATGAAATCACGCATTGGGCGAGGTATGAAATGACCAAAAATTGCCCGCATGATGCGTACATTTCCCAGAACTCGTTGTAATTTTTCCCGCATTGACAATATAGTCATCATCACCACGAGGGTAGAATACTTACTGCTTCTCGTTACGCGAAAGGTCTAGAAAATATTTGACGACAAAAAAAAAACGAAATATGTGACGACAAAAACACTTCAGTATGCTAGTATTCTTCCACGTGTCATTTTTAGTTAAGAAAAAGGGGTGTGTCGTCATTAACTATATTAACTATATTAGCTAAAGTACTCATACAATCCGTTTTCAACTTGGTAATTCTTATTTAAGACATGATTACACCAAAAATCATACGATTAAATTAAAGAAGTTTTGTAAAACAAATCTGGAAATATCGCGAAACAGCGGTTGACGAGCCACACTTCTTGTGCGCCACCCACACGGAAATATCGACTTTTCCAAACTTTCGCACCAGGCGCAACGACGCCCCCCAGGTGAGAGATCCGGACCCTGGCATGCTACATCTGGCTTTTTTTTCGCGAATGACGCCCTACCAGCGCGTCGGCAGCGTCGATCTACTTCGCGCGCCCCTTGTAAACCGGTTCGACGACAGTCATATGTGAGGTCGCGTTCCGCACGACACCAGCACATTCGGGCGGGTTTGATGGCACAGATGTGTTCAACCACCCCCAAAACCATCCGAATGGGCACCTTCAGCGTCATGCGCATCGCATCAGCGCATCGGCAGCGCTGTTCTACAAGCCACCTTTCAGCCCGTTTTTTAGGGTTTGACGTGGACCACCGGACCGGCAACGACAATATCTAGACGTTTCCTCATTTCTCGTGAATTATCTCGGTTTGCACAGTCCGGCAGTTACAGAAAAAAACTCAATTCGCATTTATAACCTATTTACACGATACCAGCAAGGTCGGACGATTTTACAAAATCTGACTTAAACACTTTTTCTAAAATCTCCAGGTCATAATTTCCTGCGCGAAAACCGACATTTCACGAATTCTGGACCCATAATCTTTTAGGTTATGGGTTCGCCGCTTTCGGCTTTCGGTTCACCGCCACCGGCTGTCGGGTCTGCTCGCAGCGGTTCACTGGTTTCGCGCGGGACCGAATCACTTGCCCTCTCCATCGAGCGCAGCCTTCCAGTAACTACACGGCCCACTCTCGAGATGACCAACTCCAAGATACAATTACCTGGTGTCAGTGTCGATGTGGAAGAAATCTACAAGAAGACGCAACCGCATTCTTGGAAACCGTTCCCGAACACCGAACTCTTCCACTACAACATCAAGACGGTTTCACTATGCAACACCAACATGGAACCTTTTCTTCGCAAGACACTCGGTACAGATACAGGGGAACTTGGTCTTGATCCGACCTGGTTTAGCGTAAATTCGAAGAGTCAGGGTCACAAACCTACACCTGATCCGAGCCCGTTATGTGTGGCGCTACGTGGGGAGTGGTGTAACTTGGCCCACGACGAATATACGAATTTTTTTGTTCGGCTGTACCGCAACGGTACCCTGACGTTTGTTGGAGCCCCCCCACCTCACATCCACAGCCTCGAGGCTGCATTGGATTTCCCTATGGCCATCTTACGACTGTTCGTTAATGAACTCATTAACGATAAAGCTACAAGGGACCAGATTTTGGATTCTGGAATAAGCACATATTCCAACATAACCGGAGGACTTCAGTTCAACGGTATCTTCCCCGACATGGTCAGCACCGCCAAGGCATCTGCTCATTGGCCAGATGTCGATCTGACTTACGAACCTGAGCTTAATGCATGCAACAAGTTTTACATCACGAAGCTTCACGGAGCTGCGGAATATCTTCTCACGGAGCACGAGACTGACCATGGCAGGGTTAAGAAGTCCAAGATATCAATGGGCAAAACGGGACATGTGCAAATTCTCGGTGTTACCTCCGTGATGGATTATATCAACACCGTAGCAGCTGCGGAAGAGCTAATCCATGAGCTTGTGAACCATGGACATATCCAGGTGACTGGTAATTTCATACAAAATCCGAAAAAAACAGTGAACAAGCTATCAGGCGAAGACTTAAGAACTATTCGGGGGTTACGATCCACGATTTCGCCCACCGCTATTCGGGCCACCACGCAACTGGGTTCGGACATGCAGTACCCTTCGCGTGAGACAGCGGATATACTTCCCCTCGCACCTGGTGAATGGCAGGGTGGTGATCCCTTGCAGTGCCCCGGATCAGTCACGCGTTCTACGCGCCGCGTTTCAACCTCTGGAGTGGCCCGCGAACTGTTTACTGGGCCTGTCCAATCCGACAGCCTGTGCCCCCCTGGCTTTCTACTCGATGAGCAGCAGCTTTTGGCGGTCGGTGAAACCATCGCACCTTTTGACCACGGGACAAGTGGTGAATTTCATGTTCCACCTGACACGGTATCCGTGATTTGCTTGAGAGAAAACGGGGAATTCTACATGTCTGAACGCCAAGTGACACCAAGAGCGATCAACAATCACGACATCCGCACTCTTCTTACACCCAGGACAAGGGAAGTTGAGAATGAACCACCCATCACAGCAGCAGCTACACCGACAGTCGAAGATGTCGCAGCAGCTACACCGACAGTCGAAGATGTCGCAGAGGAAGCCGTGCAGGAAGCCGCAGAGGAAGCCGCAACCGGGCAGTACAGGACTCCTAGGGCAGATACACCCCGAAAGGACGGCAACCCGTTTGCCCATGATGAGGACTCCGACTCCTCCGACGAAGACACACACGTTGACAGGGAGCAGACACATGCCCCCGAGGCCGTGCAGACACCGGTCCCCGAGGCCGTGCTCCCTGAGGCCGTGCTCCCTGAGGCCGTGCTCACCGAGGCCGTGCAGACACCGACCACCGAAGCCGAAGCCGATGATGATACACCAATTGCCCGTCCGGTGACAAAACGCAGGAAACGCTCAACCAAATCCAACCAAGAAGTTCTCTTTAGAGACGAACTCCCCGAAACATTCAAACGAGCGCAATGCAGTGACGAAAAACAATTTCGTACTCGCGGGATGCTGTACAAGGATATGCCGTGGAACATATGGTATTCGAGTACTATTCGAAAAAAAATGGTTAAGGGTAAAGAAACGACTACCAATGATTACATGTTCGTCATGTGGGACAGCGAACACCGATCTGCAGAGGGTCTTACTACCAAACCATTCATGGGCGTAGATAATATGGGGAACCCTCTCAAACCCGGTCAAGTGAGTACTCAGCATCTCAGGGCGGCCTCAGCTGTCAAGAAGTACATGGACAGTTTGAACGAAGCCGAGGACCCCGAAGACCCCGAAGTCGCAGTGGGAAACCTCGATGATGACGAAACAATCATGACTACAGAAATCAATGCTCTTGAGGAGCAAGTGACCACGGAGCTCCAGGGTCTTCAGGAGCGGCTCAAAGTAGCGGCGACCCGACCTCTCCAGGCACCGACCGCGGAAGTACCTACCCAAATCCAGGAGCCACCCCAGGTGGTAACGGCCGGGTTTGTAAAAAGAGTCCCCAGTTTCCCGGCGTTTAAACCACTAATGTGGCCTCCCACAGACAGGGCGAATTTGAAGCGTGCAATGGAGCCACACAAGAATGTCGAGCCAGAGCTGAAGAGGGTCAAGTTGGTCCATGGTACATTTAATCGAGGCTATACAAGTCCCGGTGTCAGTATCAATCATGTCAGGGACAAGATGCTCCACATTGAGAACCTGGCCACCCTTGAAGCTGGACAGGAGCAGGCCCCTGAAGCTGAGCTGGTACCGACCACGGAAGTACCTGTGCGTTGGTCACCCGACGCAACAATATCTCTGAAGGCCTTAATGAGGAGATACAGGCATTCAGGTCACAGTGACAGAATCGACGCAATCTACGATTCGTTAAACCAAGAAATCACAGGAATTCCACCAGGAATGGGAGTGCAGGCACCTGCCCGTTTCACAAAGGAGGATATCACGAGGAAGATTGCCCAAATTGAAAGGCAGGCTCGACAGTCAGCTGGATTCAGGTCCCCTCCCGCTCCTTCATCTTGATCGTATTCAAGATTTGCTTGATATTACTCGGCACATAATACGACTTTGCATTTACACTACGGCACATAAAGATGCCCAACGCGAAAGCCGCAACTACGATGTACATTAGCCGCACTCGCTTCATCATTTGTTATACGATTATATTTTATTCTACAACAGCTCTGTTTAAGGAGGCATTCGGTCGGCAATCCGGCGGGCAGCGGCGGCGGATTCGTCATACCGCCTCTGCATCTCCGCCTTCTCTTCATCGGAAAGGCCGGTCATTATCTTCTGATTGGCCACACTCAACATTATCGTGCCGTCGGGACCGAGGGTTAACCCGGACTCCTCGAGTTCCTTCTCGTACTCCTCCTCGGGTATATCTATGATCGGGGGGCGGTTCTTAAGAATATCCTTGTGTTTTTTGATGGCGTCCGGGTGGCACACATCCGATTCTTTGACCGCACACCCCTTGACGTAGAAATCGCAATCCGTGATCCCACCGACCAGGTAGTCACCCTTACCGAGCTTAGGACCGTAGGCGTCCAAGAAAGTCTCATACTCCTGGTACGCCGTCGTATCGGCCGCGATCATCTCATCGAGTAGAGGTTCAGCGAAGTCGTTGATATGAGTGTTCCGAACGCCGACATTTGTCGTGGGTTCCCGTCCTATCAACTTTCCGCGCGGGTCGTACGTTTTCCTTTTCAACCTGTCGCCCGGAAGTCGAAGTTTACAGTGGTTCATACTGTCTCGGAGTGCATCCTGCGAAATTTTACGAGTTTTAGCCTCGAGCGCCTTAATCTCGGGGCACTCATCGTCCTCGCACGTGCCGTCACTCTTCAAATCCCGTTTCATCTTTTGAAGGTTGGTCTTAAACCCGTACTCCTTCTCATAATATTCGGGATCGTCGCCTTCCTCGATCGTGGTCACCTCGTCCACCTGACAATTCAACGGGTTCTCTATACACTCACCGTGTAAGTCCGCGATCGAACGTCTCGGCGGTAAGGGGGTAGGAGCCTTTCCCTGCTGCTGCCGCCAATACAGGTACGCCAACATCCCGGCGCCCATGATGATGATCAACACGAAGACAGCGGCGATCATCGCTCTATTGATACATTACATTTTTTTTCTGGTAGTAAAGTAAGGAAAAATGACGGACAACAGAACTATGACTCAACAGAACTATCGACGTAGAATGCAACGGGAAGTGAATAGACTTAATCGGAACATGAAAAGAGCGCTCGAACAAGACAACCATCCGCTGGCACAGAGGCTTTTTCACGAATATCGAAGACTCTATCTAATACAGCGTGGTATTTATAGGGAACCTAAATGGAAGGTGGTCAAACTTAACAACCCCCCAAAGGAGGATGTTGCCCGCAACAACTTTAATAACAAAAACACGAAAGCCGTTAAAGTTTCGTGGACGAGTAATAAGGGTAAAAAGTACAGTGATTATTACACACCGAAAACCGTAGCTGGACTGATGGGGATACGAAATTTAAATAGACCAGAGTTAGTCGAGAGAGCGATGTCACTGTTATACGATGCGACCAACGCGAATGAAGTCTTGTTCGAACACCCGGAGACGCGCGCGAACGTGAGAAGGAAGAATCTGGAATTTGTGAGGCTCGAAAAGCGTACAAATAAAAACAAGGCCGCCACGAAAATTCAAGCTGCGTTTAGAGGTGGCCGCGAACGTCAGAAAACTCTCAACAAGTTGAAGCGGACGGCCGCACTGATCACCAAGAAGCGTAGGAGGAATTAAATCTCAACGTACAGTAAAGAAAATGGTAGACGCCAGAACTCGACGTAGAACAGAACGGGAAATGACAAGACTTGTTGAGAACTTGGCCAGAACGGAGGAGGGGGTGAATGGATTTTCGAACCGTCAACAGAGGATTATCATGGAACATAGAAGACTGTGGAACACCCTAAACCCAACCCCAAACTCGAACTCGAACTCGAACCGAACCCGTCGAGTGCGGTCCAGAAGCCCGTCGAACTCGAACCGAACCCGTCTAGCGCCGTCCAGGAGGAGGTCTGGCTCATGGGACCCATGGAGGAGGTCATCAGCAGCACCCGGAAGACTCATCGGGTCCAGAACACCGTCGTCCCCGCCCGGAGCACCGCTCAGAGGAAGGCCTAGGTCACGGTCGAGCCCTAGCTCCAGCTCTAGGTCATCGAGCTCCAGCTCTAGGTCATCGAGCTCCAGCTCTAGGGGGTCGAACTCGAACTCGAACTCGTTAAATCGCCAACTTTATCATTATCAATGGAAAGTGGTCAAACTTAACAACCCCCCAAAGGAAGATATTACCCTTAACAACTTTAATAACGAAGACGCGAAAGCCGTCAAAGTTTCGTGGAAGATAAACGGCAAAAAGTTCAGTGATTACTACACACCGAGAACCGTAACTGGACTGATGTACACATTTGAGGGTAGGCCGAAGCCGGGAGAAATATCAAATCGGAAAATCCAGAGCGCGATGCAACGGTTAAAAAGAAGTACCGACCTGAATAAAGTCGTGTTCGAGCACCCCGGGACGCGCGCGAATGTGAGGAGGAAGAATCTGGAATTTGTGAGGCTCGAAAAGCGTACAAATAAAAACAAGGCCGCCACGAAAATTCAAGCTGCGTTTAGGGGTGGACGCGAACGTCAGAAAACTCTCAACAAGGCGAAGCGCACGGCCGCATTGATCACCAAGAAGCGTAGGAGGAATTAAATCTCAACGTACAGTAAAACGATGATGAGATCTACATCAACGGTCCTAGTAGAAGCCCTGGTCATAGGTATCATGAACGCGGTACTGATATACGCAATCTCTAAACTTAACATTACACTAGATACGCCCGTGCTACACCTCCTCGCGGGCGCGCTTATTCACATCATCTTCGAATACTCCGGCGGTAACAAGTGGTGGTGCACGCAGACCTACCGAGGGATGGCGTGATTGAGCGTCATGGTCAATAGGGCCATTCGCCGCTCGACGCGTTTAATCTCGCGCTCCAGGTTAATCTTAAGCGCCCGAGCCTCCCGCGTCGCACGTTCAACCTTTTCGTTAAACCGGCGCTTGTAATCCTGGTAGATTTGCCGCTCGTTCAAGCCGCTCACGAAATTGTTGTGCTCGGTCTCGGTCTCAAACCAAAACATGGACTCGTAGTACCGTATGAGGTTCTGCCACGTCCACGGGCCGTGTCCTACCCCTCGCGGGTCACCCTTGCAAAAGTCCCTGATCGCGTCTTCCTTAATTCTCTGGGTGATTCGCACGATCGGCTTCAGATTTTTGAGCGATCGTTCGGCCACGCCGAGATCGGCGCGAAGTGCCCCCAAAGCTTCCGAATTTTCAACCCACTCCTCGTTCACGCGCACGAACGTCTCGGGGTCCAGGGGTAAACCGACCCTAGCTTGGAACGGGACGTTCACCCTATTCTTCTCCGCTTGCCACAAATCGTAGAGTTTCGTGTTGGACTCGACCAGGGCGGTGTACTCGTCGAACAGCGATTTGTGATGGCCGCACACCTCGAGGTACGTACCCTCCTTCATGTGATCGACATGCTCGTCGGCGATCCGCTGAAGGTTCTTGAGGTTGTCAAACCCGACCGCTTCACGGAATTCCGGAAGAGCCATGGTCGCTTGATTTTTTTCACCGGTTTTCACCCCCCTTAGGTTTCCATCAAATTGTAGCCAAATCATCTTGGGCAAACATAAGCCATTGTATACGTTGCTCAATCCCGTCTCTGTATTTGGACCGAAAGGCATTTTCCATATACAGAAATGTTCGGCACGTCATTTTGAAATCTTTGTGATTGATCACAGTCGATTCATCGAGCTCAGATCGAGAAATGTTTTGCATCCGGCAATAATGGTACTTCACCTGTTCCTTGATTCTAGGTGAGATGCGTTTCAGGGGCTGGTTCATTTCCAGTTCGCGGGTCAAATACGCTAATTGCTCGTTGACGAAATCCGAGTCGAAATCAACGGCGCGCTCGTAAAACGTATCATAAAAGTACTGAAGCGTCCTATTGTCGGGACCGACCGGGGGGATACTGAAATTTTCATAGTCAAACATATACACGGGATCGGTCCGTTTATTATACGCGTCACGTAACTTATTACACAATTCGAGGTAATCACCTTCGGTGATGGCCTCGGTGTAACGGTCAATGATTGACATGACACGTTGGAGGTCCTCCATCTTCTTAAAGCAGTAAAGGCGCTATTGTCTAAGTATCTTTTTCTCGCACCGACCAATGGCCGTTGATTAACGCATTACGACATTCCCACTCGGTGGCTGTAACACTCATCTGGGGTGGTAAAAAAAGAGTGCCCTCGTTGATGACGCGGCATTCGTAATTTCCAATGGCACATACGTGATCAATTTCGAACGGAGATGCGAACTGGACATACGGAGTCGAGCTCATTTCAGCTTCAAGGAGTACCTTGTACCGGAACGCATCTTCAAAGGTAGTGAAGGCCACGATGCATTCGACGGGTACACCGGCACCGTCGCCGTCCCAGGTACGAATAGCATAGATACCATCATTTTCCGAGTTGCGTTGGTGAAAGGATAGAACGTGTAACAGGTCGTCACCGGGAACGTTTTGGATTGGCCGACTATTGGTGTCATCGATCGGCGTGTAACTCTTACATACTTTGGAGATCTTTCTTCTTCGGTACGTAACAGGTACACGAGGGATGACAGGTGGACAGGGTCTGAGAGCGATCATTGTTGGTGAATGTGTGCTCGGTCAGGGGTTTACTTAGGTTTCCGAATGACAATTGATTTTATTTTCGGCAAATACTTTTTCAAGTCATCGGTATAAAAGTCAAATTGATTTTCAAAACTAAAATTATCGGTAATATTGAATCTCATCCTGAAACGAGAGGGCAGACTGACGCCGAAATTCCAACAATTTTTCTTCGAACCCCTGATCGATGACTGGAGGCGTGTCATCCAATACATCCCATTCGATGAGGGATCCCGGTGGGAAGTACACACCCGTGACACTACACACGTGTCCGGTGTCCGGTGGTTGAGGCATGGTGGACATCAGCCACGCGTTCTCAGCTTCCAGCTTCTCGAGCTCCTGGAAGAGGAAGAACTGTAATCCTTCTTCGTACAGGTTGCGTGCTCCGTGCATGGAAAAGTGATTTCAAAATTGAAAATGTACTTTCCCACACGCGAGAAACTTTTTTCCCCATGGAGTAAAAAAAGTATATTCACATTTGAAAACTAATTTTATTTTCAGTCAATACTTTTTCCAGTGACAATCTCAAAAGTCAATTCACATTTGAAAACTAATTTTATTTTTGGTAAATACTTTTTCAAGTCAACGGTATAAAAGTCAAATTGATTTTTAAAACTAATTTTATTTTCACCGAACACTTTTTCCAGTGACAATCTCAAAAGTCAATTCACATTTGAAAACTAATTTTATTTTTGGTAAATACTTTTTCAAGTCAACGGTATAAAAGTCAAATTGATTTTTAAAACTAATTATATTTTCACCGAACACTTTTGTCAGTGTCAATCTCAAAAGTCAATTCACATTTGAAAACTAATTTTATTTTCACCGAATACTTTTTCAATTGTCATTCCAAAAAGTCAAATTGATTTTCAAAATCAAAATCATTTTCATTTCACCTGGCACAGGGAAAATTGCGACACGCACCCCAACTTCGCCGATTTCAGTTGCGGATTTTGCGTTCGTGTGCGTGTAATTGTGATTTGGAATTACTAATTTTTGGCGTATGTATACGGACCCATAACCTGTGGCTATGCTTGAATTAAAGAGGTGTTCCTTCAAGGCGAAAGAAAATGGTCTTTGTATGCGTCATCAGTTAAATAAAAAGGAATACGAAAACGATGGCATTTGTCAGGCCAATTTACACTACTCGAAGCCCCCGGCTGAACACAAGAAGCGCGGGCGTCCCCCCAAGACCCCAGTGGACGCGCCACAGGACAGTTTCGAAAAGGAAAATCTGCGGCAGAGGAGGAATGCGCGCCAGAAGGAACTCCGCGAAAGGAACTCCGAACTCCGAACGCGCCTGTGGAAGAAGAATGGTCTACCCGCACCCCCCCTTGAATCACCACCCACAGAGTCCGAGTCCGTGGTCAGAAAGAAACTTAAGAAACAGGCCACCACGAGAACGGCCAGGGCTGAGAGGACGGAGAAGTTAAAATTTAAGAGGTCCACAGAGTCCGAGAAGTACGACGCGCTCAGGGCTGAGATCATCAAACGACAGGATGAACTCGACGCGCTCAGCGCTGAGATCATCAAACGACATGATGAACTCAATAAGATGCGTTCAAACTTCGTCACTTCCTTCAATATTGGTTGGTCTGGTATGGGTAGGCCAGAAAATGTCCCCTGGTCAGATAAACGCACACGTCATCTATAAAAAGTAATTTTTTTCTTGGCTAAAGCAAGGATGTACAAAACCCGGTACGACAAGAACGAGTGCCAGACGGGAATTGTACACATAGGGTACGGTGCTTTCCACAGGGCACACCAAGCCGTGTACATCGATGACTACATGCACAAGACCGGTGACCTCCGGTGGGGTATAGTCGCCGTGAACCTGAGGAACGAGGGGTTCAGGGAGATTGACGACTACTTGCTCAAGACCCCGTCGTCGTGTCGCCTGGTCAGATCCCACCTCGATTTCATTGACTGGACCAAGAACCGAACCGTGGCGAAACACATGTTGGCCCTGTCGAGTGTCCACCTCGTGACGATAACCGTGACCGAAAGCGGGTACGCGCCGGGGTCGCCGCTTTTCGAGTACCTGGCGTGCGGCTTGAGGAATAGGAAGACGCCGATCACGGTCATGTCTTGTGATAACATGCGTCAGAACGGCGCCGTGATGGAGACCAGTTTTCTGGCTTACCTATACCAGACCAACCAATACGAGCTCGCGGATTGGGTCCGAGAGAACGTCAAGTTCCCCTCGTGCATGGTGGACCGAATAACACCCCGCGCCACTGACGCACTCCGATGGGAGGTGGAGGAATCCTACCCCGGGTTCGGGTACACCGCGGTCCAGACGGAGGAGTACACACAATGGGTCATAGAAGACAAGTTCGCATCCGATTTTCCCGACCTCGCGCGGGTCGGTGTCACGGTCACCGATAACATTGAGCCGTACGAAGAGACCAAGATTCGGATACTCAACGGAGGTCACACATCGCTCGCCTACCTCGGCGTCCTGTCCGGCTACAGGACCTTCGACGAGGTCATGGGCGATGAGGCCCACCGTAAGCATTTCAAGAACCTACAAAGGGAGGAGATCATACCGTCCATCGGGATCGACCTTCCCTTCGACATAGACGAGTACATGGACCGAATCGAGGAGCGATTCTCGTCGGCGTCCAATCACGACGATCTGGAGCGGATATGTATGGACGGGTTCACAAAGTTTCACACTTTCGTCGTGCCTTCCATGAGAGCATGTCTGGAGCAGGGTCGGAGACCGATCCACACATACAGGAGCATAGCGGCGTGGTACATCTACGCGAAAAAGTTCGCTCGGGGGTGTACCAAGATTCGGTACAACGAACCTAACTGGTTACTCTTAGAGCCCCTACTCGGGGAGGGCCGCGTGGACGCGTTCGTGTCCAACGAGCGACTTTGGGGTGATATTCCGAAGACCTACATTACATTCTCTAGGGACCTTAAGAAGATACTACTCTCTCACACGTACGAAAAGGAGATCGACCTACTCGCCGACGGATAAAAATATCTGATATAAGTAAACATGATAAACCCGTATATTTACAAAAACTGGAGACAGAAAAACAGGGAAGCGGCGGAGAGATCCCGCAACACGGCTTTGAATGATGTATATAAGAAGTTCGGTCTCCCTAAAAATATGGCGAACAAGGAAATCGGGCGGCGAGTCAAATACCACAACTGGGTAGTCGGGGAAATTGTCACTGGGTCACATAACAATGGTAGCAACTCGCAAATTATAAAAGCCCATAAAAATGAAATTAACACGTTCACGAAATTTCTGAATAACGATACACTCCTAACTGAAAGCAAGCGAAAAAGTTTAATTACTCTGGCTATAAAGCTAGGCGATAAAAGTGTTATAGCTTTGAGAAACCCCGTCGTCATAACGTACCTCATGAAGGTGCAATATCTGGTGACTGAGTTTACTGAATTTTCTAATGCCTATAAACTATTTACTAAACAACTAAAGGCATTGGGTAAGTACCGCGAGGATGCGGCGATGGTTTCTGTACTGAAAAAAAGAATTAACTTAATGAAAAAAATACACAAGTGGGAAGGTTATCCTTTTCTTTCTAATAATTTATATAATGATTTACATAACAGAGGCATTTTGTCAAGAATACAGAACACATTGGATGGAGAACACTTGGATGGAGAAGGAGATTCTTTTGTGTACCCTGACGAACTCAAAGAAATAATGGATATCCTTTTCCCACTACCACCGCACACAAATAGTACCAGAAAGACCGCAGCCACGAGGATCCAAAAAACTGCACGACGGGTGATTAAAAGGAAGAAAGCATCAACCACGATCCAAAAAACGGTACGAGGAATGATTAACCGAAAGACAGTAAAGAAAATGAAGACAGAAAAAAATCTCCGCAATAGGTAAACATGTTCATCGACAAACACGAAGCACTCCGGACCGTCAAAGACATCGAATACGGTTTTTGTCACGGCGCGTGCCGTACAGGTGAATTACGTACCATTAAATATGGGATCAGTTCTAAGGCTAACCCGTGGAAACTTACACCAAAAGAACGCGCAAAGCTCAAAGCAGAGGTCAAACGCATCAGTGGAAAGAAATACCCACCTGCACCCGCACCGATAGAAGAACTCGCGAGGTATAGAAAAATACACAGGTTCCAAAACGGCGGTAGTCCCTATAAGTTGACAAAAGCACAAGACAAAACACTAGATGCCTTCATCCGAGATCGCAAAAGACAACTCTAGTCGTCGCCGACCATGAGAGGCCACTGCCTGTCCGTCATGGGCAGGGTCATGGGTTCGTTCTGGTCGACCAGGAACCACGGCGGTCTGACTTGCTCGCGTATCGCCATGATCACGTTACAGATCTCGACGTAGTCCCCCTCGGGGATCAACTCCGCCACCTTGTCGACGAGACCCTGCAACTTGTGGAACATGTCCATTTCCTCCTACACGCGCTGGACATCCAAGTCGCTTAGGTTTCTTTCTGAACATCCCGTGACCCGCTTTTTAATACGGTCGTAGTTCTCAAACAAGGGGTCGAGATCTTCCCCCAACTCGGCACACCGCTCGATCGTCATCAGCGCGTGTGCATACTTTTTCTCTAGACCGCGACTTTCTACGAAGGATAAGAGCTTTTTACACTTCGTAATAAGTATGTCTATATTGGCGTCCTCGGTACATACCGCGATGTACCTGTCCTCGCCGCATTCATTTTTTGCTTTGATCACGTCGTACCCATCGTCCGCGAGCGGGTCATCATACCAGAAGATCGCCTGTAAGAAACTGCGGAACATTTTTTCGGCGCCGGTGGTGGACCCACGGGCTCTGTGCAATATATAACCTCTTCCCAAATTTTACGTTGGATGTCCGGACATAGCGGCGAGGTGGCCCGTAGAAACGCGAACCGTAACTCGTCGGTGGCGACGCCGGGAATACCGAGATACTCACGTGATTGTAAAAATAGATTTCTTATGGGGATGATATGTTCTCTTAGGTTTCCTTCTCCTCCGACCGTATGATCGATTGTAATTCCAGTTCTATGTCGAGGAAGAGTCGAAACGGTGCGTCCCAGATCGCCATCTTGACCCATTTGCACGTGTTCCTTAGATATTGCGGTCCCATCGATGTCAGAGTTTGGCATATCGCCTGAACATACATTCTGACTCACTTACCCCTGTTCTTTTTATGTTCCTTTAAATTGTCGATTCCCACGATCAAAGCTAACACAGAATGAAGACCGATTGAAAATTTGGCAATCGGCGGAATCATTACTTTCAGGCAAGAAAGATTTTCCGCCTCGAGTCATACGCTGATGTTTTCGTGGCGCGGTCGATCAGGAATAACACGAGAAATATAATTGAGCTAGTACCGAAAAGAAGACCGACGAATTCGGTTTGGATCATTGTTATTATAAAAAAAGAAAAAATATTTCTGGTGGAATCATTTCCACCCGCGCGACACGCATGTTCGATTCAACACGTTTCCTGAAATACGCGAGAGGGCGGCTGAAGCTCTGGACGGACTTTCACAAGGATTATGTCAGTTTCGTCGCGGTATTTCAGGAGCTTTCGGAAACCGAGCTCACCAAATACATTTCGCACCTTCGCAAAACGTTCACCCAACACAAGTTCATCTCCTCGGAAATCGCCTTTGTGAGATCGGCACCGGTGGAATACCTCGATTTGGTCCGGAAGCTGAAATTATGCACCGAAACCGAACTGGACGAGATGATATCGTTTTATGACGGTGTTTTCGCGTTGAGTGAGATGTCTAAAAAGAGAAAGAGATGCTAATACCGTTCCATGTATAAAATGATTCGATCTTCATTGGATTGATTTTCAGCCCAATGTTCCTGTCGAGCGTCCATGAGAATATGCTTCCCGTTCTCTTCTGTGATATCACCCTGTACTGAATGATGTAGTATAGAACCGACCGGGCATTTTAGCCCGAGGTGATATGTATATTTGTAGTTTTCAGATACGTTATCGACATGTTCTGTCAATCGCACACCGCCTTTCATCAACGAAAACCCCGCAACTTCTATTCCATCGATACGTGAGAGTAGTTCAGTGGTTTTTGGACATTTCACACAGTTTCCATACACTTTCTGACCGCTCCACACGAGTGGCCAACTAATCCATTCTTCCTGAACATGTTCTTGACCGCCTTTTAACCACCCGAATTTCCCATCGGTATAATCATTCACGATTTTCTCTAAAATAGGTGAATCCTGCCATTCACCGGTTGGCCTCGGTGTATCAGATATGAATACATTCATCGGTAAACTGTCGAGCTCATCTCTTATTACTTTCCAGCTATCTTTCAACTGCTCGATATTCATTTGTATTCAATTGATAAAAAATATGTACTAATTTATTTCAGTTCATCGAGGCGCTTAATTTTGCCGGTTTTCGTGAACTCGTCTATCTTAGCACAGATAGATTTGCCGAAGCCGTGCATGTTCTCGACCTGCCAGCCGTGTATGATCTTGTCGGGGAGGCTCTTCAGAATGTCAGCCGCGTTCCAGTACGCTTCGGACTTGAACTGCGATTCCTCGAGGTTTCCTATCTTGAGGAAAAGGTCCGCGAGTTTCTTGTTAGGGCTTGTGCCTTTCGCGAGAAAATCGTCGATCTTCTGTGCGATCCTCGGGCCGATACCGGCGACCTTGTTAGGACCCCGGGCCTCGGCGAGTTCGCGCGCGCTGGAGATGCGGTACGGCAGGTAAAAAACTGCATCGGCCGCGCGGTGGTAGGCCATACGCTTGATGTTCGACTTCTCGTCCGCGGCGAGGTCGATGAGCATGTCGTAGATATCGTTGTTGTAGGAGGTGAAGAACTCGTCGTCGTCGTCTTCGGTTTCCTCGATACTTTCCTCATCGGTGGTGGTATCCGACTGGACGTAATCCGAATCTTCAGCGGAATCGTACTCGTCGGCGCCGAGAAGAGAGCCGATCAAGGGTTTGGTGGTCGTGTCGTAAAGAGATTTGTACCGCTTCTTGTCGCGGGAACTGTTGAGTTCCTCGAGGGCGGCGACGCGTTCGTCGTTCGCCTGCGCGAGGAGCTTCTTGAGCTGCTCGATTTTCTCACGGGACTCTTCATGCAAAGTCTCGAGCTTGGTGACGTAATCGGCGATGGATTGGGCGTTCATGTTGTTGTAAAATATACGAGATCGCGCCTCACTTAGGTTTCCGAAATAATCACGACCCTCGTCCTGAACCCCGACCGACCGGTGTTCGAGTCGGTCACCGAGTACGTGACCCTATACGTACCCGCCGCGGCCGCGACCGTATCCCCCCCGACAGTCACCGAGGATCCGTCCGTCACGTTCGAAGTCGCGCCCTGTTCCGTGTATGTGCCGACGACAGTCAGGGTATCGGTATCATCCTCCTGGGTAAGAGTGATGATCGGGTCGAAAACCGTCTCGGTCACGTCAAACACCGAAGTCTCCTGTCCGGTGTGCACCAAAGCCCTAGACGCGTCCCCCGCCAGTGAGACGTGATTAATAGACGCCAACGGCAAAGGTGTGGTGAATACATGTTTATAGACACCGCCGTCTAGTTTAAAACCGTCCAGGTATTTAGACGTGAGACCGTTGGGGTGCGCCGCGTACGTCTCAGTGCCTGTCCCCCCCGCGTAAACGATGAAAGACCCGTCATCGCTGAGGTCAGCGAGATCATCCCCGTCGCCTGTACCGAATGTTCGTGTCACAACACTGTCCAGAAGCGTCGCGTTCTTCGTCCAGGTCCCGGAATTTAACGTGTAAACCGACACCTTCTGCTGGTTACCGTCTGTTCCTTCATTGACGTTCAAAATCGTCGAACCGTCTCCGGACATCTTAACGACCGTGCCGAGTTTTTGGTTCTCGCTCCCGCCGTTGATATCACCTCCCACCTGTGACCAAGATCCCAACCCCACTCGATCGAAGACCTCGATCACGCCGACTTTATCCTTACCAGTCAATTCGATGTTTCCTATGTATTGACTAGCAGAAGCTCCCCCTGTTCGTCCACTGAAGCCGAAGTACGTAGGGGTATTGTACAGGTGCTGATGCGCCGTACCGAAGTCGTGAGAGAGGGTCGACACGTGTTGTTGAAATCCATCTCGCTCACGGACTGAGGACGTCATCACGCCGTTAGCGTAGGAGACGCTCACCTTCAACATCCTGTCGGTAAAGTAGTACACATCTTGTGTTTGTTTGGAGACATCGTTATTATCGCGGATCTGATGTGTGTCACCCAGCCAAAATTCATAGAAGTTGTTGTACCCTCCATGTGTCGACGCTTGGTACGCGGTGATTGGGTTCGGAGCGAAATAAATCAGTCGCATGTCGTCAGCACTCCATTCATTACCGTCGATGTACCAATCCCACGAACAATTCCAGGACGATCCGAGGTTCAGTTGCCAGTACATCGTGTTATTGCTTCCGTATTGACGGAAGCTCGTGAGTTTGTAATAAGAACCCCCAAACTTAGATTCCTGAGACACTCCGTTGAGTGTGGGTGGTGGATTGGCGAAAGACGACCCCGAGGTAATGGTCGCGCTCGGGGGACTACTATTCATGTACCCCAAAACTAGGCGCGTTCCGTTGGAGTTTAATGACATCGCATTCCCTAAACCTATACTCGTCGCGGATCCTTGGTTATAATCGAGTTCGTACGTAGTCGCGTTCCACCTGAACACGTCAACCTCTTCGGTGAACGCTGCGGTTCCTCCTGGGTAGGAGACTGCGAGGGTGTCGCCATCGTCCGAAAGATCTATGCGATACGCCGATGAACCTGAGACTGTAAACCTCAGGTACGAACTATGAGGGGGTCTTTCGACCCACGACGTCGTGTACTCGTAGACGTAGACACCCACAGTCGTGGTGAAGGCTACGATGGTGCCGTCGGAGTTGAGGTCGACCATCTGACCCACCAGTGACCCAAGACCCGTCCACGTGTTGACCAACGCGCCACCTGTTTCGTACAGGGAGACGTCCTGACCGACCATCGAAGCGACCCTGTTACCGGTGCTCGACAGGGTCGAGTAGTGACTAGTCCCAGGGACCTGTACTGAGGCGGTGTCGAAAACGTTTTTCACAGTGACGTTACGCACAGTCGTCCCTGCGTTTCCAGCTTGGTCGGTCGCCCTATACGTGACCGGCGTCGTGCCGAGAAAGTTTCCAATATCCCTACTCGTGAGTAGGTAAGTAGGTGTGACTGTAGATACCGTTTCGTTCCCGTCGGATCCCACGAACGAGGCATCGCGATACACCGTGCCCAGTTTATGCACGACATCCCCTCCCAAAATGGTTATGACCGGGGGTGTGGTATCGGCCACGACTGTCACGACACGTTCAGTAGACGCGACACCGAACACATTCCTCGCGACGTAGCGTATGGTGAAGGTACCCGCGACACTACCGGTAGGCGGCGTGCCGAACCTCTCTAGCACACCCCCGGTCACCGTCACCGCGGGATTGGGCTCTGTGTACGACTCGCCCTGGTTGAGCGTGACGGTGGCGTCGCCTATGAGCGTCACCGTCGGTGGATTTTCTGGTATAAACACGGTGACAGTCCTTTCGACGAAGTTCAATATACCTGCCCTATTTACTGTATGCCTCACCACGTAATTACCCAAGGTGTTGATGTCCACCTCCCCGGTCGTCACGATAACATCTCCAACGTCGTCGGTGACGGCCCCCGGATCGACGTACGCAGTGCCCACGGGGCTAAACACCACATCGGTGCCGACAAGACTGATGTCCGGGGTCACCTCGAAATTGGTTCTCATGATGGTAAGGTTAGACGTGTGCCTGACGGCCGGGTTACTCGTATCCTTCAGGGAGGACAGGCCGTACACGGCGATTTGCCCGTTTCCTGAAAGTTTCACGTTTGGATTTATGTTCTTGTTATCCATGAGAAATTGGAAACGATCGATATTACCACCCGCCGTATTTATCGCACTACCGGTCTTCACTCTTTGCGGCACGGTACTTCTTAACGCCCACACTGCTCCACTGTAATCCCAAACCTCGGCGATCTCGAAGCCGCCCAAAGCATCGTGATGTGAAACGAAATCGCTCTGTGTGATGGATCCGACGATGTTTTCTCCAAAATATCCCGCAATCACCGTGTTCCCGTCGTCCGAGATATCGAAGGCCTGGCCGAACCTCGCGTTCGTGCTCAAAGACACGTTCGCGGCCGTCTCCGCGAGATGATCCTTCGTGATGTTTTGTGGGTTGATCCAACTTTGTGTATTGGTATCGTACTCGTGTACAATGATCCTACCGTTACCGGAAGCATCTCCGGGGTCGCCGACGAATAGACGCGAAAAATCTTCGGCGATACCGATCGCGTAGCCGAACATACCCTGACTCGAGTTGGAAGTGTTCGCGAGCGGCGGCGCTTTCACCACCGCGTTGGTTGGAGAAGTGGTGTCGTAAAAGAATATATCGCCAAAACCGTTGCGACTACTCGGAGCGCTGACGACGAGGGAGTTCCCGTCGCCTAAGAGTTTGAGCGCGTGACCGAATCTCGCCGGCTGCGTGTTGCCGGTGTACGTGGCGGTATCAGGGACGGTGAGCTCGTAGGATGATTCGTATTCCGACGTAGACGCGTTGAGTGTGAACACTGTCACTACCCCGTGTTCCAGCGTGGAACTCGACGAGGTGAAAAGTTTTGTACCCCTGGTGTTCCCGATCGCTATTTTTGTTCCGTCGGTCGACATGGAAAATGCGGGGATCCGTTCAAACGGCGGCTCGCCCGCGACCACGGTATTCAGGTTCCAATGTTGGTTGTTCACGTTCGGTGCGGATAAAGTAAGCAAGGATCCTATTCTTTTCCACAAGTTTTGTTCATTCACCCTGGTGACCATGTGTTGTCGCATGATCTGATCGTCCCCGAAATACAAAGATGTCACTCGATTCCCGTCGCTCGAGAGTATGGTCAGGAAATTGTTTTCCGGGGCGTCGAACTGTCGAGCCGCGGAGTCGTATATAAGCTCCGAATCTCGGAAGTTCCACTGCTGTGAGAATTCGTCGTAATCGTAGATAGAGAATCGCTTTTGGTAGTTCGGCACCACATCCGACTCGTTCGCCCTGTCGGGAACGACCCCGTGGGCGATCGCCAAGCTTTCACCGTGTTCGGTGAGGGTCGTTTCGGAAAACGCGAACTCGTCGAGCTGCCAGGGGAAGGTGTCATTGTCGCCGAATTTCATGACCTGCCCAACCTGAGCGAAGGGTTGCAGGGATTGGGACGGAAATTTGTAAACCGCGACACGGCCTTCACGACTGGTGTCAAATGTACCGAAATCTATCGAGAAGCTCAGTGATATGTTAGTGAAACCATACGGTGCCCTGTGATAAATCCTGACCTTTACCTCATCTCCACCACTTAAGAGGATATTCAGATCGGGGGTGCCGTGCCATGCCCTTAAGGTGCTTTGATTACTTGACCTGGCAAATGCGGCATCTTCAAAAAAACATATCTGATTTGGGTCCGTGACCGAACTATTGTTTTGGTAAAATGCAGCTCGGCTCGTATGCATATTGTTAAAAGGCCATAGAGTCGTTTGTGTGAAGTTTACCCATTCCAGGTGATTAAACCCTCCTGAATGTGACCAATTTGTTGCCATATATTTTTCGATAATAAAATTCCTTTTCCATCCATTTTCCGCCGAGAGTTCTATATACCACTCATCGGCAATCGACATGGTACTTGGAACATATGCATTGACTGTCACATTTGCGACGAAGTTAGTGTTTGGTATCTTTGTATACTCTTCAGGTATCGTGAACGAACCCATTTCTGCCCTATTCCAGATCGTTTGTGTACTACTTATTGGCGACCATGAAAGGTCGGTATTGGATTGAACAGTTCCAGTGAACACCGGTGTTACAGCGATCGTCGGGTACTTGGGTTGCGTGACGGACAATAATCGATTATCTTTGGACATGGATAGGTACGCGACCGGCCAGAGCCTCGACGGAAAGTTACCGTGTCCGTAAGTAGCTCCCGGTGCCTCCGTGAACGAAGACTCGTGCGGCATGTTTTGTGTGAGTGCGCTGTTACTCTCGAGGAACGTCGTATTACCCGTCACCAGGGTCTGGTACACGGACCACGTTCCTGAAACTGGTGCCAAAATCTTAACACCGTCCGTCCGCGTGTCGTACGCGACGAACGAACCGTCGCTCGAGACCTTCACGCTGAGCCCCAGTAATTCACGTTTCGTCTCGTTGACGTTACTGGCTTGAGTGTACGTAGAGAGGCTCGCGGAGATTTCGCTGTATTTGGTGACGACCGGTTCCCACCCGACGGAGTATAGATCGTTCGTGGGTGCGTACGAGGCATCCCTTCGGTACAACGTCCACGAAGTGATGCCGGCCTCGTTCGGAAGGGAATCATTCAGTTCCGAGAATAGATCGATGGGGTTCGGGAGATGGCCCGGGGATCCCACGCAGAGGTACTGACCGTCGCCGCTGAGACTTATCGACGCGCCGCTTAACATGTTCGCCTCCGCATCCGCGTTCAAATTCGCGACACTGGTCGTTCCGTTGTATTTCGTAGTTAACGAAGCGTCGTACACGTATTTTGGGACGATCGTACCTCCCAATTGGTTCCACGCCGTGCCGTCCCACGCGAACACAGCTGCGGCACCGCGCGCGTTGGCCACGAATGGACTCCCCCCGCCCATCTCCAAGAACGGCAAACCGATCGCGAGGACGGTGCCATCGAACGATAGGTCGACCGCGTACCCTGTCACGTTAGTAGTCGTATTGAATGTTCCTGGAGAATACCTCGACCCGGGCGCGGGTGAGGGGTTCGTGTCGGGTCCCGGTGCGGTGATCGAAGATACGGTTATGTCCGCTCCCATCTGCTCCCATCCGATCGGTAGCTGTGTCGTCACTGTTGGATGTACTGTGAAAACTCCTGCGGACGTCACGGATACGATTTTCGTCGCATTTCCAGCCAGAACTGCACTCACAAAAGGTGTGGTATATGCGATCCCTGAACCAAACTCAGACCAGGCGTTATTTTCGTAAATGTATTTCACAATCTTATACGCTCCGCCGACGGTCGCGGCAGCGTTCGTCACGATGTTATTACCCGTATTTGAAATGGACACTTCTCTCCCGAACTCCGGTTCACTGACATCCCTTATGAGAGGATCCCCTTTCAAAACGAAGTTCGTGCCGGAGACCGTGTAGACCGAAACGTGACCGCGACCCGTGGTGTTCAGGGGCGCGCCGACGGTGATGTGTGCACCGTCCTTCGATATGTCGACCGAGTCACCGTACAAGTCCATGGTGTAATCCACCACTCCCAAGGTCGCGAAAGCGGATGTCGTCAAGGTCCATAAATCTTGTGCGTGTCTCACCCAGTCGCCAGAGACGTAGTTGTACACGTGCACTTCACCCGCACCTCCCATCACCAGCCTCGTGCCGTCTCCGGATAAAGCTACACTCGACCCCGAGGAACGTTGGATCGTCGATCCGTACTGTACCCACGCGGGTGGATATAGGTTTTGATCGTACTCGTATGTGAAGATATTTACCTCCCCCTGGATGTACTTCGCGATCGCCACGCGGTACCCCGACTCGGATATGGCCAGGTTGGTATTGTACGTGTCAAGATTTCTTGCGAGGAATATAGCCCCCGACTGGTCTGTCTGACTGATTCTTGAGGGGAACAGGGACCACGTGTCTAGCACGCGCTGATACACGACTACTTTTGGTACATCCTCGACATCAACATATCGAACTGCATAAGCTATGATCCCAGACACAGAAACCGCCCGGTACACTATGGCTTTCCTACACGACACGGCTTGTGGAAACGTGGGTGAAATGTACACCGAGACGCTATCACTGGACGTGGCTCCAGGGTCGACGAAATCGTCTCCTATCGAAATACTGTTTTCGGGGAGACCGAGAAGTGTGATGGTCGGTGCAAAGTCTTGACCACTAACAGGATTTGAGAACTGGACATCGACGTTTACACTGAACGTGCTGTAATAGGTGTTGTAAAGGTGCAGTCGACCTTTAACTACGTCACCACCCGATAGGAATCCACTCGGGGTCGATGACGTTGTTCTCGTGTGATTTGTGTAAACACTGCCGGACCAGGAATACGAAACACCACTTTCCGAACCATTGGATGTGAATCCGATGCTCGAGGAGAATCCATTGTCCGTGAAGATCTGTATAGACTGATACTGCCAGTTACCAGCTACTGGAATCTTCCCAGTAAGGGTTATTGATAAATTAAAGTTATCGTTTGATAGCACGCCGTAGCTGGAAGGTACCGTAAATAGAGTGAAATCTCGAGTCCTCCACGTACCCGTCCATCCCGCGAACCCGGGTCCGTACGGAATGTTAGTTGCTGAATGAGAAGCATTAAAGGTTATTAGATTGGCCTCGACACTGACAACCCTGATCTGCACGCTTTTCTCTGTCGTGTATTGTATGATGTACTCACCTGGTTGTGAGGTGTTTACAGTTCCAGTGACGGTCACGGCGTCGCTACCCGTGTAGACGAACCCGGGATCCGACCACGAACTCCCGTGTGCGACGGAAACCCTGTCTCCACCTGTTAAGGTTATGGGTGTGTATTCGATTATTTTTTTCGACGCGACCACAGCTATCGTGCCGTTGTCGGACAGTGCGTTTGCCTTTTCAGTTGAAGTGAACGCCGCTTCCTGTACGTTACCTATCGTATTATATATGAACGTGGTCTCGTCGTCACAGAATATGATTCTTTCACCGTTCGAAGAAATATCAGAATCAGTCGCTGTGAGACCCGTGTGTGAACCAACCTGCCCCTGCGATGTCAAATTACCGACGGTGACTGTCACACCCGAACGCCTGTACACGGATACCACTCCGGTACTTCCAGTCGGCTTACCGACCGCGACGATTGAACCGTCACTCGAAGCCGCTACGTTTTTATACCTGTAATATTGTGTACTTTGATCGCGACCGAATAAGTTTCCGGCCGAGGGTACCGATGTGATGGACGTGGTGCTCGAACTTGGGAGGGCAAACGAGTCGTCAGTTTCCGATCTAAAAAAAGGTGACGGCGTGGGCTCGACTGTGACACCCGCGGCGTGTAAACCGTACATTGATATTCCTGCATTCGAGGCGTCCGGGCTGTTCATGACCGCGAGCTTCGTCCCATCCTGGGAAAGTTGAACCGAAGTTGCGAAGTACGATGCCCCAGCCTGTGATATGGTCTGACCGACCTGTTGAAATACGGGTGGGTACGCCGTGACGTCTCTGTCGTATACTACCACGTTTCCATTTACACCGTCGCTATTTTGCGATCCACCCAAGCTGTTGATATAGGTCTGCGGTTGAGCGCCTGTACACACCGCGATGCGTGAACCGTCTTGCGACACGTCCACTGTAGAATTATTCATTCCCTCCAACGGACCATCTATTTGCCTCTTGACGTTGTTGACGCTGAAGTCGAGGACCTCGACCACTCTAGAAAGTTGGTTCACACTGGGGTTTCCAGCTGCATCCGTCACACTATAATTCACCGTGTAAGTCCCGACCGTGTTGACATCGGGGGGGTTCAAAGCAGCGTTTAATACGGACAGCCCGTCGTCTCTCCTCACCCCGGGATCGTTGAATGTCGTGCCAGTTTGGACTCGAAAGGATTCCGCCCCGTTTAGTGTTATCGTCGGTGGTACGAAATCCGCTAGGGAAATTTTGGTCGTCTCCGTGGAATACACCTCCACCATTCCAGAACCGCCGTCGAACAGGGGTGAAGACGTGATCACCCTCCTGCCGTCGGCTGAACCGGCAAGGGCGTACCCAAATTTTGTATCGAGGCTCGGTGCTGTGATGATTTCAGTAGAGATGACGACCCATTCCGGATCGGTGTACCGGTACGCGGCGACGCGACCCCTTTCTGTATAGACCACCAACTTCGTACCGTTACCCGACAGGTGTACAGACGACCCGAATTCTGAGAGAGGCGCACTTCCGATGAGGGGGCTTCCTTTAAGAGACGGCGGCGTCTGGGTCGCGTCGAACACGAGCACGCGACCCGTCCTGTTATTGTAAAACGGCGCTCCCACGGCGAACGTGTTTCCGTCGTCGCTTATTGACACGGCCCATCCGAACTTCTCACCGAAAACGAGCGGCTGGGCGAAAATCGGAACGTTTCCGCTCAGGTAAGACGAGAGCCTCACGTACCCGGGACCCCCGGTCGGGGCGCCGACCAACACTTCGTTCGTCGTAGAGGTGATGGCGACATCGTACCCTAACTCGTGTTCCAGCTGTGTGTTCTCGAACGTCGATAGCTGCGTCCACGTGTTGATTCCGTACGAAAACGTGGTCACGCGACCCACGCCCGTGTTCACATCGAACGCTTTTCGGGGCTCGCCGACGGCAAGAAGTGACCCCTCTAAGTTTAGTGCGACGGAGTACCCAAACTTTCCGTCCGCCGTCCCAGACAAATCACTTCCGATTTGAGTCCACGTGTTAGTGTACTCGTACACGCGAACGAGGCCGTTGCCGTGGTCGGGGGCACCGACGGCGATCCGGGATCCGTCTTTGGACAGGCATACAGCGAACCCAAACGAGCCCGATACGGTCGGACCGACGATAGTTTGCGTCAGGTCCCAATTGATAGTGTTGGGGTTGAAATCATAGATCTTGACCATACCTGTACTATTTTCGTACCCCGGTGCACCCACGGCCATACGTTCACCGTCGTTCGACATGGATGCTGACCATCCCAGATTCGAGGGTGTGCTCGATTCGTCGAAACTCACGACATCGAGACACAACTGGAGAAAGTTGCCCGAAACGCTGACAACCTGATACACAACCTCCGAGAGATTCAGGTCGTTAGAGACCAAATACTTGACGATGTAATCGCTAGTCACGTCCGGATTCACGTTACCCGTGAAGGTCACGGTTCCGGTCGTCGTCACATGATCGTACGCATACGCTTGACCGAGCTGCTTGGAAAGAAGTCGACCCCCGTTCAGAGAGAAGGTCGGCCGGGAAACGTTCCACCGAAAAAACCGTGAGGCCGTGCTGCTCTCCGATAAGATCTTTGAACCATCTTCCGTCACGAAAAATCTGCGTCCGAAGAACGTGCCGGCGACACCATTCGTAACCTCGTCGATGTTTTTGACCCAGTACCTACCGTTCCATGCGTATTGAAAAATTTTACCCACACCCTGACTCGTCGATGGGTCCGAGAACGTGACTATATTCCCTCCACTTGACAAATCGACGTGTGCACCCAGATTGGCACCCAGGTCATCAGCTCCAGAGAAAGTCAGGGCTTCACCCAACTGTCCCCAAAACCCCGTCTGCGAATCCTCGGCGTATACTTTCACAAATCCGGTCGCGCTGAAAGCGAATCCGGTCGCGCTGAAAGCGAACCTGCGCCCATCCTTCGATAATCTCACCGAACGACCGAGCACATCCCCCAATTGATTCCCAAAAACACTCACCAGTTTTTCATCAGTCAGCGTGTTGAACAGGAAGACGGCGCCTGTGTTGTAGTTATTCACTGACGCGCCAAGCAGAAGTCTCGAACCGTCGTGGTTCAGGGACGTTGAAAACAAGTGCGATGATTGGATTTTAAGGGGTTCTGTGTAGGAATGAATTTTCGACCAGGTATCCGTCGCAGCGGAGTACCTGTAGGTGAAGACGAACGGGTTCTTCGAACTGATCGGCGCGGTGGACCCAACGGATACCACGTCGCCGTCGCCACTAATGGACACTATTTCTCCCATCTTGTCTCCGGCGACGGAATCCGTGATGTCATCGCCTTTTTTCTCCCATGCGTTCACAAGGAAATCGAACTTGTACACCCTCACCACACCGGCGAATGCAGCCCCTGAAAAAGTGTTAAACAAAGGCGCGCCGATCGCGACCGTCAGGCCGTCCGTCGAAAGGTCCACCGCGGTGCCGAAATACGTGGCATCGGGACCCGTCAATTCCTGACCGATCTGTTTCCACGCTTTAGGTGTGATCGGGTCCCACTCGTACAGTTTCACGGAATTATTCGCGAAATCGGCGGCAGATGCGATGAATCCATCCCTGGACATGCACAGGCGCTTTCGGCTGGGCAATGAGGGTTCGATTTCGGAGCCGTAAATGACAAAAAGTGTCCTGAATGCACTACTCACCGACGAGATTCCATACGTCGAAACCGCACTGTATTTGATCTTATATTCACCGACCGCGTTGAAATTTACTTCGGAATCGTCTGCGGTGACAGTGCCGGGTAAACTCGAGGTCGCACCCGGGTCGTTAAATACGCCTCCAACAGTGACAAACATGGTGGAATCACCGCTCAGCGTGACCACCGGCGCGGTGGGATCTTTGGTGATGACGACCGTCCTATCGACCGTCGTGGTCGCGAAAGCGCTCGAGGCAGTGTATCGCACTGTATACTGCCGACCTTCGATGGTGTTATCCTCGATGTTACCCACGATCGTCACGGCTGCACCGGTGTCCGTTACAGCCCCTGCCTCGACGTAGCTGGTGTTTGCCTCCACGGGTTGAGGGTTCAGGCCGTTCAGGTTTATCGTCGGTTTCACGTAGTAGGAGATGGGTCGTACGGTGAACGCGCTTACGTACCCCTGATCCGTGCTCACAGCATCACTACGAGGCGCGGAAATACAAATGACCGAGCCGTCGCCGGAGAGTGACACGGATTTTCCGTATTCGTCTTCGTCGTTGGCGTTCGATTTCATATCCCACGCGCGCTGCGTCCATGCGTCGCCTTCGCGTGCGTATATCTGGGCGATGGCTTGTCGACGGAAGAGCGAACGTGGAAGGGGTGTAGAATTTATTGCGTTCTCTTCAGAGGTGAGCGCCGGCATACTCAGCAACAACGAGTTGCCGTCGTACGATAGCTTGAGTCGCGTCTCCGAAGATCTAAAATAAAGGTTACCGGGAGCGGCCCGCTCGTCGAAGGTGTCGGAGGACACGTCGAAGACTCGCACGGGTGTGCTCGAGAGTTCGCCGACGACTACCGTGTTTACCTTGAAATCGAGAGCCTGCCCAAACATGACGTCGAGACCTGGACCCTGCTTGACCGCGAGATAGGTGACCTCTGACTGAGTCACTCCGTATAAGTAAACGATACCCCTGTCGCCGAGCGCGTGCGGCGCCGAAAGAGTGAGACGGGAACCGTCGTCGTTCAGGGCCAACCGTTTCCCGAACTGACTTTTGTCTAAAAGTGAGGAGTCGTTGACGTTCGCGATGTGTTGCCACGTGGTGCCGTCATCGTAGTAGACACTCACGAAACCTCTTTCGTCGAGTCCGTACGGAGCGCCGACGGCGAGGCGTGTCTTATCCTTCGAGAGCGACACCGAATAGCCGAAAAAGTCTCCGGAAGTCGAGCCCACGATTTCGTGGTATAGGGCCCACTGCGAAGTCCCCGCGTTCCAGTCGTAGATGCGGACGTGTCCCGTGTTCACACCACCACTGTCGTCGTTAAAGACGGCGCCGACGACGAGGCGATCGCCGTCCGCGGAAAGTGTGATGGACCAACCCGAATAATCCTGCGCAGCTTCGCCGTCTATGTCCACACCTTTCTGGACCCACGCTTCGTCGGGGTTCGATCGCGTGTACACTCGAACACTCCCCGAGTTCAACCCGTTCGTGTTATCGTTCAATATCGAACCGACCGCTAACGTGAGACCGTCTTCTGAGAGGTCCGTGGACCACCCGAAAATATCACCCGTGTTCTCTCCGTGGAGGACCTGACCACTCGAGGCGATGATGTATTGCGACGGGATCTTTTTAACACCCTTGAGAAGATCTGGGTTGATACCGTACCTGTTGCCGACCTGAAAGGCTGGCGAGGTACCGATTTTGTAGTTGGTTCCCTTGAACTTCGCATCCAGAAAATCGTTGAGTCGTAAAAAATCCGTTTGCGCGTTTTTACGAGTGACACCGAGGACTCCTTTCATCTGACCGTTACATTCGTTCCACGGTGCGATGGACTTTCCCTTGGTGACACTCATTTCCTATATGATATGTACAAAATTAATCTGCGTATAACGTTCCGGCCATGCCCTTATCTACTCTTAAAATGTTATACGACACGGCGTATACGGGGGTGTTTATATTTTCGGTACACTGAATTTTAAGTGAATCTATCCGGCTACAATTTAATGTTCCTGTAGGGTGATATTTTCCTGCGGATAGACAAAATGGGTAGAAGAAAAGTTGCTCTGTATTGCTCGCCGAAAAATCCGAGTGATAGTAACAAGGAATCGAAGTATAATACGGTACGGATCGTTTCCAGTCAACCAAATCAACGCCGTTTATTTGTAGCTTCACTTTGTTGAGTGAAGAGACTAACGCGTTGTTCACGTTATCTGCGGTGACGTTACTACTCGCTAAATACTTAACAGGGTGCGAAAACACACAGTCCATCGACTTTTGATTGCTCGGTTCATTCTTCTGGACTTGGTAGATGAGGATATCATGACGCGTGGACGCGAAGAAGTTCCTTTCGTCCTCGTCCAACATGATGAAACACGCGTCGACCATGTACGTGTAATCAGGTAAGTTATCATCCTGCCAGTAAATTTTCAATTCCACATCGTGGAAGTTGAGCGCTACCAAGGGGAGACTCGTTTGCCAGTTTTCGAAAAAGAAGCGGAGCGGGTAAAAGTACGATTGAGATCCCACGCCGCCGTGCAGAGACGCCGGGTAGGTCTTGGAATAGGTGTTCGCGAACAGGTCGATGGCTATGCCTTCACTGAATTCGGAATCCTGGGAATCAATAAGCTGACCGCCTATGTAAAGGTCCACGTGCTTGATTATTGTCCTCCAATCCGTGATGAGCTGTGATCCCGTACTGGGATCGTCGGCGACGATCGTGATGTAGCTGAGCAGGTCTCCCATCTTCTGGATTCGAACCGTGCTAAACTTCCCCGCGGCGGGGTGTTGTTGTAAGGTCTGCACATGCGTGAACGCGCTGAAGTTGGAATGGCGCTTGAACCGCGTGTGAAAGTACGTCGTCTCCGGATTCCCGGTTATGTGCCGGTCCTGCTGCCCACGCGAAATCAATTGCGCGAGTGCTCCAGACATCTTTATTAGTAGTAGTGGATATTTTTAAACCAGGTAAATACGTACATCGGTGTTCGACGAGACACACAACAACTCACCCGAGCCGTCCAAGCTCACTTTCTTACCTAAGAAGGTCGTGCTTCCTTCTCCTGCGACGATCGTGTCAAAAGTATCCGTGCTTCGGGACCAACCGTCACCACCGAACGTGTACTTATAGACGCGACCCTTGTTTTCGTCCTTCGACCCAGCCACCAGCGTGTTTCCATTGGACGACAGGGACACGGACTCGCCGAAACTTCCTTGCACGTGCGACCCGTAGAGTGTCCAATCGGTGCCGTATGTGTAGACTCTCACGCCGCCACCAAGTACGGAGCCCACCGCCAATACGTTTCCACTGCGCGACAAGGAAACCGACGTACCGTTCCGTTTCCCCTCCGTCCCGTCTTCGATTTCGGATCCCGAGAGTTGCCAATCGGATCCAGACAGTTTGTACACGGAAGCTTTGCCTATGTTCGTGGTGGTGAGTGTCGTGCCAGAAACGGTGGTTTTCGTGAGACCGGGTGACCCCACCGCGAGGGTTTTACCCTCGTTATCGAACGAAACTGAAAACCCAAAGAACTGGGTGGGGTTATTCGTCCCTTCGAGGACCTTCGCCTCGTTCCAGGTGAAGCCCGTCCAATCGTAAATCTTAACCTTCCCCGATTTTAATATGGTCGTACCAGCCTCCGGTACGCCCACTACCACCCTGGTCGCATCCGTATTAATATCGACAGACTCCCCGAACTTACCGAGGTAATCCGTCCCGAAAAGATCGAACCCGACCTGTTCCCATCCACTCGAGAAAGTGACGTTCTTCTTGTAGACGCGGACGAGGCCGATCGTCAAGTGCGACGCCATGCCGACGACCATGTATTGGCCATCGGGTGTGAATTTGATGGAGGTGGGCGGTGCAGGTGTGGCGACGTCTCCGTACTGCGCGAAACCCTGTACCCTGTACGTTTTTATCGTCGTGTCGAAGACCGCCAAGTCACTGCCGTTCCTCGAGAGTGCGAAGACAGACCCTGTCTTGCTGAACGCCAAGGATCCATGTGAACCGACTGAAAACCTCTGCGTGAACGGGTCCGCCGAGATGCCGTCACTATCCGTCAAGGTGTGTGCGATGGTGTAATCTCCTCTCGTGTTAATGTCTATGGTGTTGGAGGATTGCAAGAATGGAGTCAGGTCGGAGGCGTACCCCTCCGGTGTGATCACGGTGGGTGCCGGAACCGATATGGGATCGTTGAGGGTGTTGTAAAACGAAGTCTGCACCGCTGTGATCGACGGTTTTTCCTTGACGTTCACGGTCCTCGTGACAGGAAGCGCCTCGATCCCGAACGCGTCGACGGCGTTATACGTCAGAGTGTACACACCAGTCTCTCTGACGTTCGGCCGCGTGGCCGTGACTGTTCCTACGTCCACGGTGACCCCGGGATCCTGATAATTTTCGTTCAATATATGGAAAATCGTCAAATCTCCCGTCAAAGTCAGGACCGGTCGAGCCCTCACTCGCACCGTGCGCGTGCGCATGGTTCCAGTTCGAAGGTGCTTATCGATATTCTGATTCGCCCAGACCACTTTCCAATCACCAACGATCGTCGGTGTGAACCCTGCTCCAGGGACCGCGACGAGAGAATTGGGGGCGACGTAATACCCTGTGGCGCCGCCGATATCGACGCCCGCGTCCACGTAGGCTGTGTCCTTCGTGTGATACACGACACTATCGCCGATCAACCCGAACGTTTGCAACTCCTCCATGACATCCACCTGCCTGAAAATGGGTGCTGCCTTCTTTCGCAGCAGGTCCTCGCACTCGTACCGTATCGTGTAGGTCCCGGCCACCCCCGTCGAAACTTTACCGCTTATTTTCAATTGAGGAACGATGGAAGATTGTGTATCGATGGTCGCACCGAGTTCCGTGTATTCTTCACCGAAGTTGAGTTTGACGTACGAATTACCCACCAACTTTATCGTCGGAGCTCTGAACGTGAGATCTTGGAGTTCCGCCCTCAGTTCGTAAGACTGCACGATTCCTACGGGTTGCCCTTCGTTGTACGCACCCTCACCTGAGACGACTACAAGGCCCGTGTCCGAGATGGAAACGACGTTCGCGAACCGGTGCTCCCAGCTTGTGGTGCCGATGTCGCCACCGTTCTGTGACCACACCCCATCCGTGAGGTCGAAGACCTGGGCTTTACCTGTGGTGTCCGAGAAAGTAGTCTCGGTGACGTTGCCCACAATGATGCGCTGACCGTTGTTCGTGATGTCGAGGGAACTCACACGACCTCCCGTGACTGTCACGGAGTTACCGTCTTGTGACCACGTACCGCCCTGTTTCTTATAGACAGCCACCTCACCGGTCGCGATGACTGTGACTATTTTGTTCCCGTCCTTTGTGATTGAGAACGGTTTCGATGTGATGAGCTGATCGCCGCCCGGGGTTTTTACGTACGATGGCGGTGCAGTGAAACTCGTCTCTAAGTTATTATTCGTGTCGTAGACGCGGACTGCGTGGTCGGTGAACGAACTGACGACCATGACGTTCGCGCTGTCCAAGGCCATCCTCGATCCCTCGCCGTTCACGGATATTTCGAGAGAAGGTTGTACGAACTGCACACTACCACCGCCCGAAAAGGTTGAGAATTCCACTGCGTTGTCGTTCACGGAACTGTGAACCAATCGCGAACCATCGTCTGTCAGGGCGAAAGACGATCCGAAATGATTCACAGGCGTTTTCGCGACGGTCATCGTAGGTGAGATGAGCCTCCAATCCAGATCATACTTGTACACGCGCAGGACGTTATACGGTTTAGGGTCCGCTGGAGCGTTCATACCAAGCGCGACGTAATCCCCATTTCCACCGCTGATCCGTATCTTCGATCCAACGTCCGCGGCGAAATGCATCCGCGAACCAACTTGTGACCACACACCGGCCGAATATTCATACACACGAGCCTCGTTGTCGACAAGGACGGCTAACCGTGTCCCGTCATTAGTCAGGTCAAGAGAAATCGAGCTCCCCGGGGTGGAAATCTCCGGTCCGAGTTGCGAGGTAAGATCGTATACCCTGACCCTGACCGTCCCTGAATCCACGTAGCCAAAGGCTATGATGTTCCCGTCACTGGAACTACGCATTGAAGTCGACCCACCACCGGTGGCCAAGGTGACGATAGAGTTCCGTCTATTCGTCCAACCAACTTCACCCGGGACTGTTCCGATGGCAATCCTTTTGGCAAACACGGAAGATGTCGTTCGAACACCGAACCGTATTCCGTCATAACTCATCACCGCGGCCGTTATGTTTTGGGCGTTTAAAATTAAGTCCGCGTTCACGTATTCAACCACTGCGCCGAGTGGAAGTTCAGGATTGCGTCGGAACACAGGGTCGATCCAGGCCGATCCGTCCCAATCACGAACCACCACACCCGAATCCGCTGCGGCTGTGATTCTACTGCCATCGGAGGATATGGAAACACTCTTACCGAAAGATTGCAGTGCAAGCGTTGAACGGAGCGACCACCCGGATGCGTAGTCGTACACTCGCACGCCGACCTGGGGATCGCCAACCACAAGTGTGTTACCGTCGGTTGACATGTCAAAGGATTCGTTGTCACCCGTGAGGGAAGAATGTTGGGACCAACCCACCGGCGTTTGTGTGGACGAGAAAGTATAAAACTTCGCCTGACCACCGTCTATAATGCCGATAAATTCACCATCCGCGCTTACGGAGATCGAGCTCGGATTTGTCACGCCCACGAGAGAATCTACCGTCCAGTTCACTGCACTGTACGTATCAGCATGGTTCGTGTAACGTTTCAGGGTGCCGGAAGAATCAATCGCGTAGACCCTGGAAAAATCACCCGAAGCCCGGATTTTAGTGTGATTCCCCCAGGGTTTTCCCTGCAAAAACACTGAGTCGCCGATAATCCGAGCTCTTTCCCCCCCATACATAGGGGCATAGGGGTCTCTAATATCTATCTCACCGGGTAAATTAGAGCTCACACTTGCTTGGATAAATGCCCCCGTAGACGCATCCCAACTGAATGATGAATCAACAAATGAATCATCATGAATATATGTATACCCCGGTCCTGGGTTCAGTTCGATTTTTTTTGTTAATGCGTATTCGAATTGTGACACGGGCGGCATGGATGTAAAATCATAAAACTTGACGAGGCCGGTGGTCGTGAAACCTACGAGATCACCAACTTCGTTGATCGATAAATCATCCTTCGGATCGGCGGTCGTGAGAGATTTGGAACCGATTCGAGTGTAAGCCGCAGGAAAAAAAACACCACCAATTGCTTCCCACATGTGTAATTCATCAGTCGTGGATCTCGCGACGACTCTGGTCCCATTCCCCGATATGGCGACTTGATCGAAGGTCGACCCGAACCAACCAGGATCGGGCACATTTCCATAATCTACGTCTGTTAACCCAGATGAGACAGTTGTAATAGTGACGGGGGTGAAATTCCCATCTGGGTAGACGGAACGCCATATACCACTTTCAGTGACAACAGTTTTGCCGTCTCCCGACATGTCTATAATGTTGTCAGTTTCGTATCCCCGGCTTCCGTATGCTACTATGAACGTGGGTGTTACCGGTGTGAACACTATATCGTAAAATGCAGCTTCGTTAAGAGCACCGGTTCTCCAAAACCCAATTATGGTTCCGTCAGTGTTCATGGTCAACTCGGTCGCATTCGATCCCTGTGAGAGGGTGTTCACATGTAAGTCGCTCCATTCCAAAACATCGGTAGATAATCTGTACCAGAACCTCATATCTCCTTGACTGTTGATAGCAGCCACTCTGAGACCGTCTCCCGACAGTTCGAAATGGTCGTAGGTGGACCACGGCGCCGGAGAGTGTGGAAACGAGGTGGTTGAATTTCTGTAAATGAGGTTCTGATTTGCGTCCGTATAAAAGTAATGAAAAGTTGAAGTTTGTGTTATCACCGCATGACCGCTCACACCCGCGTTAGCGGAATTCATATCTATCATTGGTCCTGATGTGAATTGCGGAACAGGAACGGTTTCATATCCAAATGCAGTGCTGCTCGTTTGAGTCTGATACCTGAAATCGAAAAATTCCACCTCGCTTCCGTGCTGCACCCCGACGACGAATTCAGGGCATAACGATACGTCGTTGAGGGTACCAGAAGTGAGCGTTGCGAAGGGTACGCCATACTGGATCCACTGGTCGTCGTAAAAATATTTCTGCCAGATTCTGAACGTCAATACATTCGAGGACCTGCTCACGAGCACGAGCCACGTGTAACCGCTGGAAGTAGTCGACACACGTATTCTACTTTCATCAGCCGTGGAACTCCAGTAGTTGTAACCTGTTCCAATCCAGTAATCGCCGGACCATTTCAAATGATTGTCACCAGAACCATAGATTCGAAATATATTCGCGCCGTCGTCTGACATGTCTATGGCGTCTCCGTCCGTCTGTATAGCGGACCCTCGTGGGGTGTATACATACGGCGTAAACACCATTTCGTAGAGTTTAGTCTCTGTAAACGGCGCTGCCCCCACGAAGCCAATAAAACTTCCATCCGTGTTTATCGAGATCTTCACCGCGTACGACGCCGGTGAGGTCGATAATATCGGTATGCCGTCATTGCCCCAACTCGAACCGGATCTGTACCAATAATCAATCCGGTTTTCATTAGTTCCCTGATCAGCAATCACGCGCGTGCCGTCGCCGGATAGAGCCATGTCCGTGATAGTACTATAATCCGACCATGGAACCGCACTGCTATCGGAAACGTAGTTGAGACCGTTCCAACTGAATGAATTCGTCAACGAGACGATCCTCGTGCCAGCGTTGTCCATATCCATAATTCTTCCGGTCGAAACGGTCGACCGGGTGAGGTACGTATCCCCCGTGAACGCGGTGATGGTGTAAATGACCGGGGTTAGGTAAGGACCGTTCGGCTTAAAGATCGAAAGCGCATTGCCGGTGGTGGTGATGGATAGGTGGTCGGGATTTGTGAAACCTGACGAGTCTATCCTAAATATTTCTTCGGAGACCAGTGTCCAAGTGGAGCTCTGTTTCTCGTATAGTCTGACACTATCTACTACATTTCCTTCCGCGAAACAGGCAAGGACCTTCGTCCCGTCACCGGAGATGGCTATGCGGTGTCTCGACAACCCGTTCCCGCTCTCCGTCCAAGGTGCCTGAGGAGGAAATCCTGTGGCTGTGTACTCACTGATCGACGCATCCCATTCGAAATAGCCGTAATTCAAACCGGCGCTGCTGGCGGTCGTCACGACAGCCAAGCCGTCATCAGTCATATCCATAGACCTACCATCGAGAATCGTGGAACCTCGTGGAAGGTACCTATCCACTGTACCACCGGATGTGTAAGTAAGATCGTAGATCTCCAATGTATTGTAGTTGTGGAACCTCATACCTAACACATCTCCGTCAGTGTCTATGTCCAATTGTGATATAGCGTAAGAGTCAATGGCGATGGGGTTATTGACACCCGAATCTGACCACTCGACACTGCCACTGTGTGATATCTTATAGAAGAAATATGCTTCTTCACGGTAAGAAAGATCCATGTTTAGGAACTTCGCGATAACCTTCGTGCCGTCGCGCGAGATGGCGATACTTTCCCAAGATCCGTAATTTCCGTTAGGGTTATTTCCGACCCAAGGTGTTTGGTAAGGGTACATGGCACCGTCATACACGTAATCTACACCGTTCCATCCGTAACTACCTTCATAATCATTAGTTCCCACAGCAACGACACTCGACCCGTCTTCAGACATGTCCATTGACCTAGCCGACTTGCTAAAAGAAGGACTCCGTCGGGAGTTATATTCCCTTTGGTTCGTAGTCGTGATTTGTGTTACCTCGACATACTGGGAGCCTTGGGACCCCCCCACGTATGTTACAAAACTACCGTCGGTGTTTGGTGTTACATTTGTCATCACTGCACTTACATTTTTAACCTCGTTTGTTGCGTTCCCCGTCCATTCCCCACCTGACCAGTTCCATAAGTGGAGTTTACTGGATCCTCCACTCGGAAACGATCTACCGGCCGTGAACGCGCGCGTGCCATCTCCGGAGATCGAGACTTCGGTCGCACCCAAAGGCGAATTGTAGTAATAATTCACCCAAGGTACCGTACTACCCACGGGGCCGTCGTAGACATAGTTCGTATTGTCCCACGTATAGCTGGACCCGCCCACGACACGACTCCCGTCGTTCGACATATCAATACCCTCCCCGGGTAGTGAAATTCCACGCTGGGATAACGATGTCGTTGTAGTCGTCACCGGTGCACCGGAATTGTAGGTATACACGTCCACTTTTCCGAGGAACTCAGTGTATCCATCATCTCTGTTCGGTGTCGAAATAAATATGTTATGCGGCGCCCCAGTTCTGCTAATGACAACATCGTACCCAAGGTTTTCGGGGATCGAATTATAGTTTGGCCAAATTGAAGTCGTGCTACCGCCAGTATACGAATTTACGATCGACCAATCGTATCCTCCGGGAGCGTTTGCATTGACGACTTTCTCGTAAATCTCCGCGACCCCCCCCTGGTAGCCCCCAGATGGCCGAGATGTTCCTATCACCATTATGTAACCGTCACCTGACAGGCCTACTGCACTGGACCCCTTCAAAAAATTTGAATATGCACCGATGATATCGTTTCCGAGCGCGGACCATGAACCGTTGGTGTACTCATAATTTCGGACGAAACCATAATTGCTGCCATACCCTGGCCTGTTCCACTCAGGTGCCGAGACGACAATCTGGTTTCCGTCTGACCGCATGTGTACCCGTTCACCGAATCTATCATCGGTGCCATTCCCGGAAATATAAGTGTGCGTTTTCGTTGGTGGCCAACTGAACCATGCACTTGTATTTGCAACAGTGTAGACCATAGCATGCGCAGTTGAATTTCCCCCGGGGTCCCTTCCAGGTGAACCAACCACGAGACGAGTTCCGTCCTCGGATAACGCTACCGAAGTACCGAACTCATCATAAGATGCATAGTTGTACGAATAATTGGGGGCATCCGAGTCATCTATATATGTATAATTCCACGACCCCCATTCGTACAGGTTTACCCGTCCAGTATAATTAGTATCATTGGTAAATGGTGAACCGACGGCGACCGTCGTCCCGTCAGCACTTATTGCCAATCCAAACCCCTTTCTTTCGGTAGAATAATAACTAGTCTCGGTTTTTACAGTGCTCCAGTATTGTGTTGTTCCAGCACTGTTCGTGTATTGGTTCAACTCGTAGAACTTGATTTCTCCACCACCATAATCTGGGTTACTTATCACGAGGCGATTTCCATCACCGGAAATGGCAACCTGGTAATCAGCATTAGGGTTATAGCCCCCGGGGTGAGCTATTTTACTGCCAACAATGTTCCACGTCGAGTTCACCGAATCCCAGTCAAAAACACGGACATCTTGCGCGTCTGCGACGACGAAGCGGTTCCCGTCGGAGGTACAATCCATTGCCATACCGAAACTTTGATTTGTTAGATTTGGATTTGTATAATCTTCTCCCAAAAGAGTTGGCCGCTGGGGTGTCACGAAACCTTTGGGGGTGGCTGTCGTGGTCGTGGTCGTCTGCACTTCGTACACGCGATTATCACCGACTTTACTTAACGCCACTACATCACCCGCTGTGGACACGGCGATTCGCTCGATGTCTCCTAATGCGAGGTCTGCCGTGTATTGTACCCAAGTTGACGTCAGGGTATCATATTGATAGGATCTTAAACGCGGTGTACTGGAATCACCGTTGTAATGGTAGATTTTCGTACCGTCGCCGCTGATACCAATTTTCAAATAGTTAGATTGCCCGACGACGGAGACGGTCTGTCCTACCTGATTAAAAGTGTATTGTCCTGTGATATCAAAAACTACGAACTCGTTACTGCCAGCAGCGACGAGACGTCCAGTCTCCGAAAGATCCAAGGATGAGCCATAATAAGAATAGTAAGAAGGCCCATAATGAGTTCCCATAAAATTGAATCCAGGATTAGAGTTATCATAAACTTCAAGCTTTCCCATGCCTGAGTTCCAGTTTGGCTCGGCCGTTACAATGCGGTTGCCATCACCGGACACCTTGATATTATGTCCGGGTGTGTATAGGTTATAATAGTTAGGGGTGTAGTATGTGTGATTAGAGGTGACGCTCAGTTTGTAAACGGAACTAGAATAATAATCACTTTCGGCGGCCAGCGACACATAGTCGCCGTTCAGGGACGGACCGATACCGTTTTGCTGGTCCGACGCCAAATAATACCCAATATACATTTGGGCCGCGTATTCAACCCAAGAACCACCGGAGTATTCGAACGAATACAGGTAGTCACTTTCATTGAGGTATACGACGAGTCCGTCCCCTGAAATACCCACCGCGTATATATTATACGGGGTTGTGAAGTTGGATCCTAACTGTGACCAGTAACTCCCTGTGTATTCGATCACAAACGTTGTACCGGAATCACCGCCTATGACGGCACGATTTCCGTCTTTGGATATTGCCAAGGATTTACCAAGACTATTGTATGCATTTGAACCGTTAAACGTCTGTTCCAGGGTCCAAGACCCTGAAACGAACCGGTATATATCCACCTTCCCGCGGTACTGGTTGGTGTTTTGGACTGTACCGATGATTTTCACTAAACCCGTCCCCGAAATGACCTGAGATTCTCCACTCACGGTATTGGGGTTACCGGATAAGGAATACGTGGGTGAGAGCGCGACCTGTTGTTTACTGACGACCCGACACCCGTTATCTATCGAAAGTCCCACGATATCACCGTCCAACGAAGGTAATAAATCGTCCACCCCATAAGCGGAGAAATCGTCCAAATACATAACCCAGGACCCACCGCTTAATTCATACGACTCAACGTATGAATTAGAAGACGAATACCTCATGATCTTTGTTCCGTCGCCACTTATAGCGGCCGCTGTAATGGGACCGCCCCCCTGGATCGTCTGACCCAGCTGGCTCCAAGAACCGGCCACGTTTTCAAACACGTACGTGTCGCCAACAAAACCCTCACTTTCGTACGCGATGACACGGAGACCGTCGTGTGAAATATCGACTCGTGGGCTATTATATATGTTATTGTGGGCGTACGCGGGTGTGGTGCCCCAAGACCCCCCCGTCTTTTCGTATATCTCGATCCGATTCGACGATCCCACGACCCTCGACACGAAGACTGTACCGTTGCCCGAGAGTTTCCCTTCGGAGCTCAAGGCGGTGTAGTGGTGTTCCTGGTCGATCGAGAATGCGTTCGTCAGAGTCTGTTTGCTGTAAATTCGACTGTTTGTGTATTGTTGGGGCACGGCGACTATATCGCCGTCGGTCGAAACCGAAAATTTTGAGAAATTCGAGTCTGCAGTGATGTCCGCAAGGTATGTCACCCACGTCGTACCGGAGAGTTTGTACGATTTCAAAAGGTATTCGTCGGGTGTATACGCGAACACGTAAGCGCCATCTCCTGATATAGCCACCTTACTCGCCCGGATCCCCGTGATATCCTGACCGAGTTGTTGCCACGTACCACCGGATTTCTCTAACACGACAACTTTCGGCGTGGTGCCACCTGAGGCGTAACTCGCTACGACGATCCGTGTACCGTCTTCGGATACTGCGAGGTTGAACCCGAAATTTTCATTGGAAGATCCACCCTGAAACGTAGCGTCGGGGGTCGGCGGCCAGGCACCTCCCACATTCTCGTAGATTTCGACCAGACCCGTGTAACCAAGATAAGATGGATCACCGATGACTTTGACCAGGGCGTTACCGGAGATGGCCTGTTCGCTCTTACCGCTGTACGAATTCACTAAGTTTAACTGGTACGAATTGACGTTTTCTCTATTGTATACTTGGTGACTCGTTTGCCCGTGTGACGTGAAGGCGATTATTTCTCCATTGGTAGAGGCGATGATCCTGTCGTCCGACGTGGCGTTGACCGCCAGGTCCGGAAGGTACGTCACCCAACTTCCACCGACGTATTCGTATGACTTCAGCTGCGATCCGGGCCCGTTGGTGCTCATTACCTTCGTGCCATCCTTGGAGATGGCGACGACTTGTGTGGCACCGCTGATATCCGGCCCTAACTGTGCCCACGTCCCTGTGTTCGTGTCGTGCGAGACCACAAACATTTTACTGGCCGTGCCCACGACTACCCTCAATCCATCAGTCGAGACGTCGACGGAGGTCGCGACGTCGTTGATCGTCAAGGCTGGTGTCGCAGGCCACGTTACCGTTGCTGGGGTGTTTGGCCACGTCGAAGTATTGGTCGCTTGAAGGGTTGGGAATTGGTATATCTTTATGCTTGTCGAATCAGTGACAACTTTCGTGTCTGAGTTATTTGAAATAGCTTGTCCATTCGCTGTGATGGAAGAGCCGCTCTGAGTAAACCTATAGCCACTGTTCGTCACTAGTGTTTGTATTCTGACGATCCTGTTGTCGTCGGGTTTGCTCAGTGCTAAGGTAGTGCCGTCAGTCGAAGCGACGATTTTATCAATGGGGTATATACCCGAGAGAGCACCTTCGAAGTTTTGGACGTACATTACCCAGTTCCCGTTGTAGAGTTCGTACGAACGCAAATCCAGAGTGTCTTCACTAAAGATTTTCGTCCCATCACCTGATATGGCCACTAGCGATACAGGGCCGGGGATATCCGACCCCAACTGCACCCACGACCCACTCGCGTTTGTGACCACGATCATCTTCGTCGCACTTCCAATGACGATGCGACTGCCGGTCTCCGAGATACCCAACGCTCGCCCAAACTCTTCGCCCGTAGTGGCACCGGTGAACGTGACCGTGGGACTCGCGAGCCAATTCCCATTGGAATCCTTTTCGTAAATCTCGACTTCACCCGTGGAAGAGTTCCAGGTCTTATCACCTATGACACGCACACTCGCGTCTCCGGAGATGGCGATCTCGTCGACCACTGATACGGTAGAGCCCGAAGGTACGAAATCGTAACTTTGCGTCACAGGGGTGTCTATCAAGACCTTACAATCACCCGGGTCACTGATGGCCAGGATAGTTCCATCGTTGGACGCTTTTATTTTGGTCACGGTCTGGGTGATATCCGGGCGGTCATTTACCCAATCCGATACAGCGTAACTGTAACTGTACGATTTCGTAACCCCTTGACTGTATATGTAAATACGGTCACCGTTTCCATTAATTTGTACGATATCCGCGTTGCCGAGTATACTCTGACCGCGCATGTAACCATCAATGAAGACCGTAGTTTTAGTGGCGCCGCCTATGATCACGCGGACGCCGACAGTGTTTTGGGTGCTAACGCTGACAGTGCGTCCGAACTCCTCTCCTGCGGCCGATCCATTAAACGTATAGAGCAGCGTCGCGGACCCGTTGCCGACTTGTTGGAAAACCTTGACAGAACCGGTCGACGAATTATCTGTCGGGTCGCCGACGACCTGGTAATGACTCGCCCCTCCGGAAAACGTCGTCCCTCCGACCACTTGCTTGGATCCTGTGTGTGATCCTGATTGCGTGAAGTTCATCACCTCTGGGAACGTAATCATCTTCTTAGCGAAGACACCACTACCGGTGCTTTTACTGATGGCGATCGTATCTCCATCGGTCGTAGGTATGAGGCGACCATCCGCAAAATTCAAATCTGATATGTAGGTGACCCAATTACCGGAAGAGAGTACGAACGATTTCACGGCTGAGCTGTCGTCCGAGAATATCTTGGACCCGTCACCGGAGATCGCCACGTTCGTGACAGTGCCGATCACGTCCGATCCCAGCTGTGCCCAAGATCCACCGGCGTTCGTTACCACAAACATTTTACTCGCCGTGCCCACGACGACCCTCGTTCCGTCGTTCGAAACATCGATCGAAGTAGCCGCGCCACTGACAGTGTGCGTCGCCGTGGACGGCCAGTTCGCACCCGCTTTTTCGAAAATCTGCACATCGGTCGAAGTGGCGATCACCTTCACAGTGCCATCATCGGACACGACCTGCAGGGTGGCCGTGTGCGTAGAACCAGTCTGGACGAAGCTAAAGACGGGTAAAGTCAGGGTAGTTTGGTCGTCGTAGTAAAAGTTAATTCCACTGCCATCCGCCGCAGCTAATCTTGTCCCGTCTCCGGACCAGACCAATCGATTAAAAGTATTGGGGGTATCGATAGAATAGAGATACCCGGTGAAGTCCAGCGACACCTGGAAGATGAGCGGCGGCTGAACCCAATTCGTACCGTCAAAACCCCAAAACCTAATAACGCCATTATGTAGATCGGCGATCGTGTCGTTATTTCTGAATGCAAAAACTCCATTCACCGGTGATATCCAGGGTCCGAGAGAAGTTCCGCTGTCTGTGTTTTGAACCTTGAGGTAACCAGAGGTATTGAAGGCTATCCGTGATCCGTCCGGAGATAGGGCCACGAAGTTGGGTACATAGGAAATTGAACGTAACAGAGTCCACGAGGGGCCGTTTGAGTACACTTTAAATCGTTGCGACGAATCGTAAACGACTAACCGCTCACCGTTCCTGCTCAAGACAATACCACCCGTACTGAAACCAGTGAATTCAGTGTCATCTACGGCAATGTCACGCGTCGAAGTAACGGTCGCCGCACTCGAGTCGTACGTTAAGCTGGATATCTCCGTCGTCGACGAAAGTGTCGTCGACACGTTCAAGACGCCGCCGGTGGCGGCGTTCATGTCGACCGTCGCGCCCACGCCGGCCGTGCTTTGTCGTAAAATTAGACCGCTAAAAGTTTCGGCATCTGTGGGTAAAATTCTCCCACCTACCTGCGAAACCACACCCTGAGAATTCAGGGAAAACAGGGAGAGCGTTTCGTTATCACCCACTGCGAGGTAGTCACCACTCTTCGATAGATGGACGGTATCACCGAAATTCCCAATGGCAGTTTCCACGCGATTGTCGTAGACGCTGTCATTCACGATCAACCTATTCCCGTCGCCGCTCATTCCGAACGTGGATTTTTGGAACGCGACGGGGCCCAGGCTTTCCAAGATGTTCCTTCTTTTACCTTCGCTACCGAATGCGTTATTGAAAACACGGACTGCACCGTTCACACCTCCCACAGCGAATCTCGTCCCGTCCGGCGACATTTCCACTATCGCGTCCCTGAGTCCGGGGTAGGTCATGTCCGGACCGTGCTGAGACCACTGATCACCCGCAAAGTTATACACACGGAATTTACTGGTAGGTTCGCCTTCAATATTTAAAGTCGGGACAGTGAAGCCCACGATCAGATACGCACCGTCGTCAGATAAGGACAAGGACCCCGCGACAACCGGAAAAGCGTCCCCCCTCTGTTTCCACCCCAAAGGGATTTGTGATGTATACGACACAGGCGACGAATCCTCCTGTGAGATCCTGATCGTGTAATCGGATGCGGTCAAAAACCTTTTCCCGTCGTTTGATATTTTCGCACACCCGGGGTTAATGTTTAGGCCTGCGTTACGCAACCACGTCCCGTTCTCGCTTAAGATGTACATGTGTGAACTCCCGGTAGTCGATTCACCGATAATAGCGCGGTCGCCGTTTTGGTTTATGGAGACACTACCCGCCCCGTGCGTCAAAGTTTGACCGTACTGCTCATACGAACCATCGACAAACCTGAAAAATGCAACGTTATGAGAATTCGCAGTCACGATATACCTCGCGTCGACGGTGATATCAGCGACCTCGTTTTCAAGAATCGGAAGCGAGGCGGTCTCTTTCCAAGAAATGCCCGTCCAGACGTAAACCTTCAGACCTACACCGGTGATCTTCGCCACCATGACGTTTCCGTCGAAAGTCAAACACAAAATCTTCTCCATGGCAATCCGAGGAACTGCGGTGAGGCGTTGCAGTGAGATCGGCTGGGTAGGTGTCACTGACGGAATATCATACGTGCCGTCCATGGTGACGACCCGAAGCCCGTTTCTTGACATGACACCGCCGTGTAGTGGCGAAGTCACGGTGGATGATGCGCTGCTTCCCATGTTCTGACCGTGGACGGTGCAGTAATAGTAAATTTGGGAAGGAGCGTCCGACGGGACCGTGAACGTTACCGAGGAACCCGAGCTACCCGGTATATTCGTACTGTAATTATTCACGACCCCCCCTGAGTACGAACTTGAAGCGCCGTTGAATGCCTCTGAAAACGCCAAGGGGTGACCGAGGTTACTTTCATCCGACATGTCGAACACGTAGGTGCTCCCTCGCTTGAATGCGAGTGAAGGTCGGTCCACGCCGTCTATGCGGTACCTGTTCCCCCCACCGACCGACTTCACGGTGACTGTGAAGGTGACTGTTTCAGTCCCATCTATGACGTAGTAGCTGGCCCCATCATAAATCCTGAACCCCTGATCAGGGAAAGAAAGAGCTACTCTGTTCCCATCCGACGAAGAAAACACGGAAGGCGCTTGGACTCCGGACCAAACATCCGGCTGGCTCACACCAGGGGTCAGGGTCGAATCGAACCTTTGGATCGTCGCGAAAATAGTCCCGCCGACTGTTCGAGTCAACAAAGCGACTGGACCTTCGGCGATGCCCGTGATCACATCCGCACTCCCGGAAGGGTACGTGTATGTCGAGGTAATGGTTAGTTGAGTTGGTACATCGAATGGTGTGGAGTCGAATTCATACACTCTGATATGCGTACCGACTAACACCGCCAATTTCGTCCCGTCGCTGCTCAGAGAAAACTGACGACCCAAATCGTCACCTGCGTTCTCACCGAGGAGATCATTGAGCAAATTCAACCAATCGGTCTGGCCAACTGATTTTAGAAAAGGGTCGTAATTCGATTCGATGAGGTTTTGTTTGTTTAGGGAAAATGTATCCGCAAGAAGTGCGGCGCTGGAATACTCTCGCCTGTTGCTCACGAAACCTGTGGTGGTCGTCGCAGCTTCGAGGTGTTGGTAGTCCACTGTTTGGGTTTGGTACCTGTTATACGAGCGTTTTGTGACGGCGTTTAACAGTTCGTTCGTCGAAAAATTACTTCGACCCATCCCTTATTCTTATATTACAAATAAATCCTAGTCTAGTCTGCGAACAACACGGAACCCATGCCGTCTTTGATTTTTAACACGTTGTAATTTACAGCGTAAATATTTTTGTCTATGGGTGCGGTGCAGTGTAGAGTGACACTGTCGACCCTGGAAAAGTTAAGCGTTCCGGTCGGGGTGTACTTGTTGGCGGCGAGACAGAACGAGTGTAGGAACAAGTTCTCGGAGTTACTCCCCGAATAGTCCGTGTGGTAGTACGAAGGGATCGCGGTGAAATACGGGACGCCGTTTTTATAATCCTCGACGTCCGTGCCGTTGATCTGCAATTTCACCTGGTTGGTTCGCGACACGAGGTTATTCGTGCTGTTGGCGTTACTGCTCGCGATGAATTTCACTGGATGATTAAACACGAGTTCGTGGACGTTCGTCTGGCTCGCTATGTTTTTCTGCACTTGATAGATGAGCATGTTGTGTTCGTTAAAGGCCATGTGCTTCCTTTCCTCCTCGTCGAGCATGATGTAGGCGGCGTTCACGTGGTAGGTCCTATTCGTGTCGAGCGCGGCGTTCCAGTAAATTCTAAGCTCGACATCATGGTACTGAAGTGCCACCAAGGGAAGAGCCGTCTGCCAGAGCTCGCAGAAAAAGAACCGGAACGGGTAGAAGAAGCTTTGCGAACCCAGACCGCCGTGAAGACTCGCCTGAAACGATTTGGCGTAACTGTTGGCGAAAAGGTCGATGGCGATCGATTCACAAAATTCACTATCCTGACTATCGACCAATCTACCGCCTATGTACAGCTCACACCGATCGATGATCTGCGTCCAATCGTCGATAAGCTGGACCTCGCCGTTAAGCTTGGTGACCATGTGCATATAGGACAAAAGGTCGCCGTACTTGTTGATCTTAACCGAGGACATACCACCCCCCTTGGGTTCCATCTGGACGGTGAGCTGTTTCGTGAACAGCGAAAAGTTGGTCGGTCTCTTGAATCTCGTGTTGAAATACGTGGTGTTGGGTTCGCCAGAGATATACTTATCTGCTTCACCACGGGATACAAGTTGCGCCAGGGCTCCACCTGACATTCTAATATACTACAAGAAAAAATCATTCGTCATCATCATCTCACGCACGGTCTCGGCATTCTTTACCTATTGCGGAGATCTTTTTCGTTTACCCGCGCTCGTGGTCTTTATGCTGGTGGACGCTTTTCGTTTGCCCGCCACAGTCTTCATTTTCTTTCTGTTAATCATCCCCCGTACCGTTTTTTGGATCGTCGTGGCCGCTTTTCGCATCGTGGTAAGTTTCTTCCTGTTGCGCATTCCACGGACTGTCTTTTGGATCTTGGTCGCGGCATTTTTTGGGTGAGGCGGTAGAGGGAATTCTTTTTCCATAAAGCGCCATATATCTCTTCGCGAAACAATGCGATTTCGGAACTTATTTTGCATATTCCGAGGAAGATTATCCCGGTTAAGTGTATACTCACCCTCATGTTCCGCATTCCTATAATACCACATTCCACGGATATTCAGCATTTTTTCCAGGAATGCGGTCCTCTTCTTCAATACGCGAACAGCCCCTGGATCCTCCCGTATGGGACCCCGTCGACCCTGTGCAGGAAAATGCAATGTACCGATTCGATATTTATTCATTAAGTTAACGATGTAATGAGGCACATAATTTTTCATACCAGTTCTTTTGACAACCCCATCTGTGCCGAAATACTCTGCCATGTACTTGATATATCTGATCACGTCCTCATTTTTAAGAGCTAATATTTCCAATATATGACCCCCCTGGATAGCTGGTCGTCCAATATCAAATCTAAGCATAAGTTTCACGAGCGCTTTTCGCTTTCCCTGATTAAAAACTCGCCCGTTGCTGATGAAGTTTGCGATCTTGATTTTCGTCAGTTTGCGACCTTGATTATCATATTTATTAGAGTTAAAATTGAGGATATTTTTGCGAGTCATCGCATTATCATACACCTTTACCCTGCCGAGGATCTCTTGGTCTGCCATGTTACGCGGGATACCTTTCGCGTTGAATAGCTTCCTGACGGTATTGTTACGATTTTTGATTTCTTTTTCGCTAGGTATCCTGTAGTTGGGCCTGTTAGTGTTAAAATAGTTATAATACTTGGGCATATTCTTTACCTATTGCGGAGATCTTTTTCGTTTACCCCTCAGACTGACCCTGCCCGCCACGGTCTTCATTTTCTTTACTGTGGTTCGAGCTCGCACCCCCCGTACCGTTTTTTGGATCGTCTTGGCCGCGGTGTTGCCTTTGGGGTGCGGTGGGATTGGAAACATGTCATCCATTAACCTGCTGAGATCTCGGGTCGAGATAAACACTCCGTAGTACGGCTGGGCATTGGAAACGTTTATTTTTAATCTGTCCAAAACGGGTCGTAAATTATTTATTAGATTAATAGTCATTAAAACGTCATCATATTCCCTCCTTAATTTTCTCAAAAAGTTGATTCTTTTTTTCAGCATAGCAATCATCGCCGCATCCTCACGAAATTTACCAAACGATTTTAATTTTCTTGTAAACAAATCCCATCTAACATCAGGCAACAGATTCACCAATTTCAGGAGGTATGACACGACGACAGGGCTTCTCACAGCCATAACCGCATTTTGACTGACTTGTAACGCCAAGATAACGAGACTTTTTCGCTTGTTTTCATTGAAGACTTTATCGTTCATGAGGAATTCTATGTACTTCCAAGGTGTGGTGTTATGGTCGTGTCGAGCGTACAAGAGTTTTTTCCTAGCAAACCAATTGTGGTATTTGACTCGCCTTTTGATTTCCTGGTTTCCCATGTTCTGGGGAATTCCGTATTTGGAAAAAACGTTGTTCATCGCCGCATTCCGACCCTTTCGAAACAGTCTTCTGTTTTCCTCTTTTCGGACCCCACTGACCCCACCCACATTGTCGGGAATGTTGTATCTCATGTTATTCAAGTTGGGCATCTTATTTACCTATTGTGGAGGTTTTTTTCGTTTGCCCCCTCAGACTGACCCTGCCCGCCACGGTCTTCATTTTCTTTACCGTGGTTCGAGCTAATCATCCCCTCGTGCCCGTTTTTTGGATCGTCTTGGCCGCGGTGTTGCCTTTGGGGTGCGGTGGGATTGGAAAGATCTCATCCATTAACTTTTTGAGTCTTTGCTCGGTCAGGATGTTATAGGATCTAAACCCTAATTTTTGCAAAACTGGCTCAAGATTATTTCTTATATTATTAGGAACAAAATTAGGAATGGGTCCATAATTCTTTAATCTTTTCAAAAAGCCGATTCGTTTTTTCAGCACAGAAATGATCGCCGCATCCTCGCGATACTTACCAAACGACTTTAATTGTCCTGTGAATTCTTCAGGATAGTAATTTCGATACAGACTCACCAATTTCATGAGGTAGGACACGATGACAGGGTTTCTCACTGCTAAAACCCCCCTCGCATTTCCCCCTAATTGTAACGCCAATACAACGAGATCTTTTCGCTTGTTTTCAGTAAGGATTTTATCGTTCATAAGAAATTTTGTGTATGTGTTTAGGCTACCTTTTTTCTCGCGGGCGTAACGATTCTCATATTTTTTCATTTTAGCATTCATACTTTGGCCCGGATATTCATAAAATGCCGGACCGTACAACCTAAATTTGCTACCGACCCAATTGCTGTATTTGACTCGCCTTTTGATTTCCTGGTTTCCCATGTTTTTGGGAATTTTGTATTTTTCAAAAACGTTGTTGATCGCACTGTTTCGAGCCTTTCGAAACACTCTTTTGTTCTCTTGATTTCTAACATTGCTAGAAATGTTGTATTTGACGTTGCTCATACTGGATATATTCTTTACCTATTGCGGAGATCTTTTTCGTTTCCCCCTCAAACTGACCCTACCCGCCACGGTCTTCATTTTCTTTACTGTGGTTCGGTTAATCATCCCTCGTGCCCGTTTTTGGATCGTCTTGGCCGCGGTATTGCCTTTGGGGTGCGGTGGGATTGGAAAGATCTCATCCATTAACTTTTTGAGTCTTGGCTCGGTCAGGGAGTGATAAAATTTAATATTTAATTTTTGCAAAACTGGCTCAAGATTATTTCTTATATTATTAGGAACATTCGACACAGAATTAGGAATGGGTCCATAATTCTTTAATCTTTTCAAAAAGCTGATTCGTTTTTTCAGCACAGAAATGATCGCCGCATCCTCGCGATACTTACCAAACGACTTTAATTGTCCTGTGAATTCTTCAGAGTTTAGGTCGTTTTCATACAGACGCACCAATTTCATGAGGTAGGACACGATGACAGGGTTTCTCACTGCTAAAACCCCCCTCGCATTTCCCCCTAATTGTAACGCCAATACAACGAGATCTTTTCGCTTGTTTTCAGTAAGGATTTTATCGTTCATAAGAAATTTTGTGTATGTGTTTAGGCTACCTTTTTTCTCGCGGGCGTAATAATTCTCATAATTTTCCGGATATTCATAAAATCCCGGACCGTACAACCTAAATTTGCTAGCGACCCAATTGCTGTATTTGACTCGCCTTTTTATCTCTTTATTTCCCATGTTTTTGGGAATTCCGTATTTGGAAAACACGTTGTTCATCGCACTGTTTCGTGCCTTTCGAAACACTCTTCTTCTCTCGTGATTTATATAAGGCCTATAATATAAGGCCTTGCTAGGAATGTTGTATTTGATGTTGCTCATACTGGATATATAGATTTTATTTCACCTTAAAGAATTGACGCCAGGTATCATCATAATGACGATGGGCGCCACAGAATCCAAGAAGAAACGCGAACCCGGGCCGTACATGCTCTTCTGTAAGAAGATGCGGCCTCAGGTGGTCGCCGAAAACCCGAAACTCAGTTTCGGTGAAGTCGGTAGGAAACTCGGTGAGATGTGGCGCGAACTCAGCGACGAGGAGAAGAAAAAATATAAGTAATAGTATGTTGGAATCCCTCCTTTTCCATTTCGCGAAGAATTTCCACGAACCCCTGACGCACCGGTTCATGGTGGACACCGTGTCAAAAATGGACCGGCCGGTGGTGATCGACGCGGGTGCGTGGTTGGGGGATACCGCGATCCAGTTGGCGGAGGCGAACCCCGAGTGTACGGTTTACGCGGTGGAACCGTCCAAGAAAAATTGCAATTTCATTCGGAAGCGGGGCGTCGAGAACGTCCGTGTTATTAATAAGTGCCTGACGAGCGATAGTCGGTACAAGTGCGCGACCGATTCCCCCTCCGAGATTTTTAATAACAAGACGTACACATTCGGCGCCGAAGGCACCGACTCGATCACAGTGGACGAAATATTTGCGTCGTCGGGGAGAGGCGTGCAGCTCGTGCACCTCGACGTGGAGGGACACGAGTACGATTGCCTCAAGGGTGCGCGGATGTGTTTGGAAAACGGCGAGACCGTTTTCGTGGTCGAGATTCTCCACACCAACGAGGATAAGGAACAGATACTCGGTCTCTTCACGAACTACGGGTACGAGCATTTCGTCATACCGGAAAACGTGGGATGGTGGGGGGACAAGGGGTACAATTACGTGTTCCACAGGTCCTGAGCCTCCGGCACGAAGAGCACGCCGTGGCTCATGAGCAGGCTCAACTTCGCCTTTGTGACAGTGTTGTGAGTATGTAAGATCCACCGTTCCCAGTATTCCGCCCCGTAGATATCGTCCCAATCCTCGATGGAACTTTCCCTAATCTTCAACATGCCTCTATGAATCTCACGTGGATCCGTCTCTATTCGCAGCTCCTCAGGAACGATCGCTCCTTTCCTGAGAAGTTGTGCGCGCATGATCTTTGGGTTACCGTGATCGGGGTAGTGCGGGGTGCACACGTCCCCGAAATCGATCGCTCGCCTGCTAGGGAACATGACCCTGTACTTGTGCTGCACGGAGGGACTCGGTCGTAAGACCACGCGCTCCATGTTACTATCAGCCCCGCGAAATTTTCCAAATTAAAACCGCAGGCCATCATAAAAGATGCGTGTCTTGGAACTCTTCAAGGGAACGGGAAGCGTCTCTAAGATCTTTGAACCCGCGGGCCATAAGGTCGTCAGTCTCGATATCATCGAGAGCTTTAACCCCACGCACTGCTGTGATATCCTCGATTTCGATTACAAACAGTACCCGCCGGGGTACTTCAAGCTCATATGGGCGTCGCCGGAGTGTAAGGTATACTCGAACCTACAGACCACCAACGTCGGCCCGAACCGCGCATACAAAACCAGGGCAGCCCTCGATAAAGTCCGTAAGGACAACAGCAAATACGTCGAACGCGTTTTGGAAATCATCGACTACTTCCAGCCGAAAGAGTGGTACATCGAGAACCCTTGGACATCCGCCATGAAAGATCTTCCGTGCATGAAGGATCTCAAGTCGTACCGCTTCGACTATTGCCGGTTCGGGTTCAAGTACAAAAAGCCGACACGCATATGGACCAACCGCGAGGACATGGAAGATCACAAGTGTAGCTGCAAGATCGATATCCCGGGGTTTACGGTGCACGAGTTCCAAATCGGCATCACCACGCCGAGTAGGGTTCGCGGCGTTCAAGACGTGACCAACACCCTCGACCGGTACCGCATTCCCGAAGGTCTTCTTCGGTACATGTTCGCCAAGCACCTGAAGCGTCCACGTCCCCAAAGCGCCCCGAGCAAATAAAATGTTTTAGTATTGTAAATGAGTGATTTGCAAAAGAAGATACCGTTCATGGCGTCCGTGTTCGGCCACCTGATATTCCAGCTCTTCGTCATGTTCCAGGGTACGAAGAACAAGGTTCCCGAATCCCAGCGTTTCCTGTACTGGGGTGCGTCGATCGTGTTACTTTTTACCCTGATCCTGGTGCGATTCTCCCTACCGGTCAAAGTGATGCTCTTCACCGCGATGGCCTACATCTTCGGCATGATCATGAACGAGGTGAAGGACGCGCGCGAGGCGCTCATCGAGACGGCGACCATCTTCGCGTGCATGTTCATCGCGGGCGTCTTGACAGTGCAGATGGGGTACAAGCTCAATACACTAGGCCTGGTCCTCTCTGTCGCTCTCCTCGGTGTGTTGATCGCGCGCCTCATGAAACCCAACAGGTCGTACGGTAAAATCCTTAGCATAATTTTTGCGTTGTTGGTGTTGTACGATACCAATTCCATATTGCAAAAGAACTACGGTGGAGATTACGTCAACGCCTCACTAGATTACTTCCTCGATGTCGAGACCCTTTTCAGGTTGGCAGGAAGCGATGAGTAATCACAAAAAGTAGGGCGCCAGAGCCTCCCCCATGAGTATGTTCGTGTCGCAGACGTCCTGCAGGCGTTTCGTCGCTTCGTTCGCGAGTGCCATTTGCTCCTCTAACTTTTCGTCATCTTGAAAATCTTGTATGAACATCGAAAGGTACGACATGTTGATGACCATTTTCAACAGGGGCATGTTTCGGTCCTTGTCGCGCATCTGAAACACGCGCGCCCACCCTTCGTACATGGGGTGCGTGATACCCTGTCGGATCTCGTGATTGAGTTGGCGCAAAAACGTGGTATCAAGCGTACCGCCCAAAAGTTTGTGCGACTGAGCCTTTATCCTCAACATTTCCACGAACCCGGTTTGATCGGGGAGCGGCATTTCCCTATACATTTTCAGGACATGTGCGGGCAGGATCGATTCGATGCTGTTTTCGCCCACAAATTGCCCGTAAAGCTCCGGAAACTCGTCGCTGTATATCTTTTGCAGTCGCCTATGTTCCGCCCGGATGGTTTTCTTGAATCCACCTTGTGGGAGAAGCTGGAGGAACGTCATCGCCTCGGTGTAAAATGAAGCCGCATTTTCCACTGAAGTACAGTCCTTCGTGTGTCCATTTCTTTTATCAGCCTCCCAATCAGATAGGATCTTAGCCTTGTCGATATCGCCGTTCGCGTCACAAGGCATGGGTCGCGATAACTTCAAGTTGCCCATTCCCTCCTCCAAGCTTTTTTCCAATACTGCCTCGAGGTTAAGACGCACAGCCTTATTGTAAATCACGCGGCCGAAGTCTGGCGTGTCGGGAGGGTCGATGCTGTACTTCTCCTTCAAGCGTCGCACGCCCATGCACCATAATCCCATCTTCTCGTGAGGTTTTTTTAACGGTGCCATGAGCTCGATCAAAACATGCCGGGGTTCACTGTTTAACGGGGGTAAGGCGTCCAGAAAGAGCTTCCGCACCATTTTGTCACCACCCGCCTGTAAATACATCTGTTGATTGGCTTTGTTCTGGGTCCAAATCGTCATAGCGAAGTTGACCAGATCCGTCCTCCAGGAACGGTCCCCTCTAGGAGCCGGGAGAGCGTTCGAAAGGAGTGTGTAAAAGTCACCGTCCCCGCCGCCCAGAGTTGTGGCCGGTTGGCAGAAGTAGAAGACGAACTCACTCAGTTCGTGAAAGTGTTCGTGCGTCGATTCGCCCGTTTCACTGTTGCCCATCCACACTGTCGCGTCGTCAACAACGACGTAGTCGGGGAGCCCCGCGCGGCCCTCGGGGGTTTCGTTCGCTGTATCATCATCAGCCATAACCTAAAAAATAAATAGGGTGAGTGCGGTCAGTTTTTTTCATTTTGCCATTCGTCATTTTGAGGTGCGCATGAACGCATGTTTAAACCCTCAATTTTATATGGAGTTTTGGGGTTTAATTTTTGACTGTGAAAATGTGAAAATGGTCTCACCCGTGTCAAAATCGTGCCGAGGTGTGTGTGATTGTGACGATTTCGCTCGATCGGATCCGATTATATACTGTAAAAATAATTTATAACACGCCGCGCGCCAATAATTTCGATTAGGTGAAATAAAAAAATTGAGGACGCCCCTCTCCACTTTTCAGCGCACCACACACGCGCACGACCTTCCCCTTCCTGTGTCGACTTCAAAACCGGCGCGAACGGAGCATTGGATCTGGTTCGAGGGTCCAAAAGACCAACTTCTGTGCGCGCGCGACACCGCGCCCGTCAAAATCCAGTGAGAAAAAGGAACTCAACCGACGAAACCCTAATTATGGGCGACCGTCGAGACCGAGAATTGCGGGATATCAAAAAAGCAATCACCCACCTTAATACGGATATCACCTTGCTGAAGCAGCAGAACGAACAGCTTCAGCTCAGGTGCGTCGAGCAGGACACGAAGATCGCGTTTTTGACCTCGACCGTCAACCCCGAGATTAAGCGCGTGCAGGTTTGCGGCGCCAAGCCCGGGTACTCGCCCATCGTCACCTTCGGCCGGGTGGTTTGGCTCACCGGTATAGTGGCGGAACACGCGGCGATCACCTGGTCCGCGGAGGCGCAGACGAAGCGGGTGTTGGAGCACATGACGGTGCTGCTGAACGAGGCTGGCACCAACCCTGAGCACTTGCTCAGGGTCACATTGTGCCTCAGCGACATTCGCACTGCGGAGTACGCGTTTCGCGCGTGGGACAGTTACTTCAACGAGCTGGGGCTGTCGGAGGAGTGGAGGCCTGTGCGCATCACGCATCAGATGACGCTCAAAGACCCGCGGTCCCGGGTGGAGGTTCACGCCGAGGCGGTGCTGCCGGCGGTACCGCAGCTGCAACCACCACCACAAGAGAAGGAACCTTCCACCCTTGATGCCAACCTCACGGCTCCTGAAATTTCCCCGAATTCACGCGATGAAGACTCCGACGATGATGGCAACGACGACTCCGAACCCGTGGCAAATCCACTGCGTTGCACCACATGGGAAGCAGATGGTCAAATACGGACCAACGACCCCGATGCGTGGCGAACTGATACTCTCACGCGAGCTTTCGGGAATACGTACAAACCTAGTCCAGCATGCCCTGACCCTGTCCACTACTGCATTATCGTCAGATCTACCACCCACACTGACAATTATTTTAAGTTGTTCGACAAGGATACGAAGAAGCAGTTACTGTTCAAGGACTGCGACAAAATTGGATACCGCAAGGACGGTGATGATCAGAAAGTTTTGCGTTCTTGGCGTGCAGTGGATAGGTACCTCATACGTAATTACGGCGAGGAGGAGGAGGCACCCATGGAATCGCCCATGGATGAGGGGGAGGTGCAACCGACTGATTCCGGAAATGAAGACATGAGGCCAAACGATTTCGAGCGTGAACGGGAAGAAAACATCAAGCGACGCGAGGAGGATCCGAAAATGCAGGCTGTCAAGGCGGCGATTGCTGAACTGATGCCGGTGCGGAAACCACCGCCACCACCCAAGAAGCGAAAGACGACACCGACAGGCCCCAAGCGAAAATCCAGTCGCCAGGTGGATACACCCACGAAAAAGATCACACTGCCAGAGCCGAACGAATACACTGAGGAGGAAAGGAAAGAGTTCGGACTGTACATCGAGAGACGCTACGAAACGTACGTCCTGACTGAAGATTACGAGAAGTTTCAACACCCTGAAGACCCCCGTCTGACGCACAATTGTCTCTACGTGTGCTGCGTGAAGCGCCCGCCGGGCAAAGGTAATTCAGTCGACCGGTACTGGAGGTTCTTCGTCGAAGGGAAGCTGAAGCCTTTCGTTAACTGCACCGTCACGGGTGAGGAAAAACTGGGTGAGAACCAAACGCAACTGCGCTCACTTAGCGCCGTGACAAGGTATCTGAGGAGAACCTATTTGTAATCGAACCGTGATCCGGAGAGTGTAGAACACCGCCTCACGATTTGGGAAGGGAAAGACTTGGGACTTTTTTTCAAACTAGTTTCCGTACGCAACACCAGCCATACCGTCCTTCACGCGGAGGATGTTGTAGTTGACCGCGTACACCCTGTGGTGATGGTTTCCGTTGGTGGGAGCGCTGAAGGTGAGCTTCGCAGTGTCAATCCGACTAAAGTTCAACGAACCGGTCGGCTGCATCTTACTCATGGTCAGGCAAAACGGCCACGAAAACGTGCACAGGTCGTCGAGGATATTATCCGGGAGGTCGGTCGTGTGCATCTCCGCCACGACATCGTGATGGAACACGTCACTGGTTTCCTCGAAGAGCGTGTTACCGTTGATGTACAGCGAAGAGGTCCCGAACTTGAACCCGTTGTTTGTGTGGTTCCACGCGGCACCGTTCGCGTTCCCTGAGACGACGTGGAGAGATTTGACCGGATGGTTGAAATAGGTGATGTCCACGGTCTTATCGGTCTTATCGAAGCGCTGGTTCTGTACCTGGGTGATGAGGAGCTCGTGCTCGCGATCGGTGAAGAACTTTCTTTCGTCGGTATCCAGAAAAATGAAGTTACCGTACACCTTAGGGGTAGTGGAGGGTGTGAAACCGCCGCGGCACTTAATACGGATCTCCACCTCGTGGTAGGACATCGCCAAAAGAGGAAGCGCCTTGGTCCAATCCTCGCTGAAGAAGAACGGAAGCATGTAGTAGTTACCGCCGTGGTTTTCCTTCTTGTGGTTCAAGGTAACAGCGAAAGAGGCCTTGGCGGCGGAATCTCGCATCAGGGGGTTGTGGACGCCCTGAACGTACATAGCGTCCATGGTCGTGACCATCTGACCACCGATCCAGAGAGAGAATTCCGTGAGGTCGGTGGCGGTCCTCTTGAAGAAACCGTTGTCATCATCCTGGATGGAGGCGATGTTATCGGCTTCGATCCAGACATAGCTAAGAAGATCACCCTTCGAGCGGATGGGAATGATGACCTCGTTACCGGAATCGAACGTGCCGATGTAGTCCAATCGTTCTGGCTTCATCGAAAAATTTGTGTATCGTCGATACGACTGGCGAAAAAATGAGGCTTCCGGTGAGCCGGTGAGGTGAACGTCCTGGACCCCGACTGAGACAAGATCAATTAAAGCAGCAGACATGTTGTTATTAATATATGATATTAAAAAAATGGCGACAGATCTTGGTAAGTATGGTGGTCTTCCAAGCCCTGACCTGGGAAGCCCGGGATGCCGATGACCAGCACCTCATCAGCATCTTCGGCAAAACCGAGGACGGCAAGTCCGTGTGCGTCACGACCGCGTTCAACCCGTACTTCTTCGTGAAGCTGCCACTGGGTACGAAGCCTACCGAGGTGGAGCTGCTGTACGATAAGCTATGCACGATGAAAAAGACAAAGGACTGCCTGACGGGATACTCACTCACCAAACAGAAGGACGTCTGGGGTTTCCAGAACAACGAAGAGTTCTTCTTCATGCACCTGACCTTCACCAATATGGGAGCGAGGCGGCGAGTCAACAGTGTATTCTCCTATACCCCTGAGTTTGAGAGGTACCGAGTCTACGAGGCGAACCTCGATCCGGTGCTTCGCCTGATGCACAGGACCGGGATCCAGTCGACCGGGTGGCTTGACACGGGTTCCGAATGTGCCCAGTCAAGATTAGCGAACGTGGACATCGACCTGTGGTGCAACGATTGGAAACAACTGAAACCGGTGGACCGAGACGATATCGCGCCGTTCGTGGTCGCCTCGTTCGATATCGAGTGTCACAGTTCGACGGGTAAATTCCCGGACGCCGGTGTACCAGGGGACGCGTGCTTTCAGATCGGCGTTTCCCTGTGTACGTTCGGATCCGACGAACCCTACGAAAAGACTTGCCTGTGCTACAAGGAAACCTCCGGCGAGGACGTCACGAGTTTCAGGACCGAGCGAGAACTTCTCCTGGCGTTCAAGAACTACGTCCAGCGACACGACGTGGATATCATGACGGGGTGGAACATCTTCGGGTTCGACCTGGCGTACTTACACAAGAGAGCCGCGAGGAACAATTGCGGATGGGAGTTTTCGCAACTGGGAAAGCTGAAGAATACGCAATCCAACCTCGTGCAGAAGAAACTGAGTTCGAGCGCCCTCGGGGATAATTTTTTGCAGTTACTGCCCATGTCCGGGCGGTTCATATTCGATCTCTTTCACGAGGTCAAGAAGGGGTACAAGCTGGATTCGTATTCCCTGAACAACGTGTCTAAGTTGTACCTGGGCGATCAGAAGATCGACATGCCAGCCAAAGAGATGTTCGCGCGCTTCGTCGAGGGGAACGCCGCGAAGCTCGGTGAGGTTGCCGAGTACTGCATCAAGGATACCCTCCTCCCGCACAAGCTCATGAAGAAACTGTGCACGCTCCTGAACTTACTCGAGATGGCGAAGGCGACCTGGGTCCCCCTGACCTTCCTGGTGGAGCGCGGGCAGCAGATCAAGGTGTTTTCCCAACTGTGTAAGAAGGCGAGGGAGCTCGGGTACATGGTCCCGACGATCAAACACGGCTCTATCCCTGAGGAACCGTACGAGGGTGCGACCGTGCTCGAGGCACAGAAAGGGGCGTACTACACGCCGATAACGGCGCTCGATTTCGAGGCACTGTACCCGTCGATCATGATGGCGCATAACCTGTGCTATTCGACCCTGGTCCTCGACGACGCCAAGTACGGGAACGTCCCCGGCGTGACGTACGAGACCTTCACCATCGGCTCTCGGACGTATAAGTTCGCGCAGAACATTCCTTCACTTTTACCGAGTATCCTGTCTGAACTTAAACAGTTCAGGAAGAAGGCCAAGAAGGACATGGCGGCTGCGACGGGTGGCATGAAAGAGGTGTACAACGGCAAACAACTGGCGTATAAGGTATCGATGAACTCCATCTACGGGTTCACCGGCGCTGGGAAAGGAATTTTACCGTGTGTCCCGATCGCTTCGACGACGACGTGCAGGGGCCGAGGTATGATTGAGGAGACTAAGACCTACGTCGAGGCCAATTTCCCTGGGGCGAAGGTCAGGTACGGCGACACGGATTCAGTGATGGTGGAATTCGATGTTCAAGGTCGCAAAGGGAAAGAGGCGATCGAATACAGCTGGGAACTGGGCGAGCGCGCCGCGGACGAGTGTTCCGCGCTCTTCAAAAAACCGAACAATCTGGAACTTGAGAAGGTCTACCACCCGTACTTTCTCTATTCTAAAAAGCGGTACGCGGCGAAACTGTGGACCAAGGGAAAAGATGATCAGATGCATATGGATTATATCGACGTCAAGGGCTTACAATTGGTTCGAAGGGATAACACGCCGCACATGCGTGAGGTGTGCAAAGAACTCCTGGACGTCGTCCTCGATGCACCCGACACGGGCCCGCCGAAAGAACTCGCCCGTAAACGCGCCTCCGAGCTCCTCGCGGGTGATGTGGCTCACGAAAAGTTGATCCTGAGTCAGAGCCTTTCGGACACTTACAAAGTCAAAGGTGAATCCGTCAGCATCAAAGGGGCGGACTGTGCGTTCATCAACCAGGCCCACGTCCAAGTCATGTTGAAGATGCGAGAACGAAAACCCGGTAGCGAGCCGCAGAGCGGGGACAGGGTTCCCTATCTCCTGACGTGCACCGGCGACCATCGCGCGAAAGCGTTCGAAAAGAGTGAAGACCCGAAGTTTGTCGAGGAACACAACATACCGGTCGATTACCGTTACTACTTCGTCAACAAGTTTCTCAACCCGGTGTGCGATCTCCTCGACCCCTTGTTTGAGAACGTGCGACAGGATATATTCGGTGACATGCTGGGCCCGCCGCCCAAACAGAGGGACCCCAAACAGAACTCAATCGACGACCTATTTAAAAGGTTCGCGCAAAAGAAAAGTACGTGAGATGGAGGTTAGAATCAGCAAAGTGGTCAGTCAAATCCTTTCCGACCACCTTCCCGCGTACGGCCTAAACGAGATCGTCGCTGAGTTCGTGGAGGAAGAGGTACAGGGAAAACTAACCCAGGTTCTCGAGAGCATTTCTAAAAAGCATCAGATCCCCCTGGATATCTTACTACACGATGTCCCGGGTTTGAAAGACGACCAGCGGTGCAGGGGGTACAAGACGACGAAGGACGGGAGTCGGGTCAGATGTTCGTTCAAGGCTTCGCAAAACGGGTACTGCAAGTTTCACGAACATCAGGGAGACAACATAGAATCAAGGCGTTTGAGCAGCGGCGGTGCAAATGGACACAACCACGGACCGGAACGGATGAACGTCGCGGGGTGTCCAGCGTGTGAACGAGGTCGAAAGGGACTTATAGATTTGAACACATTAGTTTTTAATCAATGAATAAGTCAAGCATTCTGCTATCATCCATAAACCAGTTCTACAAAGACCAGCACAACAGGAATAAACTACTGACGATACTAAACAAAAGCGGTGGAATTTCTCTGCGGAACCTCGAGTGGTTCATCACGAATTACGCAAAAAAGAATCACACATCGTTCAAGACGAAGGACGGCAAGATGTTTGCCGTCCACTGCGCGTACAAATCTTCATTGGACGGGTACAGCAAGAAGCTCTTCGATCCTTTCTGTCGAGCCGAAAAGTTCACGTACCAAATCCCAGAGACGTCTGAAGAGATTCAAACGACCCTCGCCCAACTTAACTTCATCAAGTGGGTGATTAAGAACTCAATCTTTGAGTTTATTCAAGAACACCGAGCCCTGTTTAAATCATGTAATCAAAAACCTGTGACATCTTACCATCCTTCATCCGTATGAAGTTCATGGTCTTCGCGAGGATGTGAAACCGCCTTTCGTAGTACACAGGGGGACTCCCGTGCTTGCTGGTGAATAGGTTACCCTGAAGTGTGGGTTCTTTGACGACGGAAAAGTTGACGTGGCCGGAAGCCGTGCTGTTATCGTTGGGATACAAGGCGAAACTGTAGGTGGAAAATCGCCTCGTGACGGGGGTGTTCCTGTGATGAAGTCGCGGCTGAATGATTCGCAGGAAATGCGGCGAACCGGTGTGCTCGTCCAAAATCTCTTCACCGTCCAGTGTGAGTGTTACGTAGTTTATGTGTTCGTTTCTCAACGAAGGGTCCACGGATAGACCGGCGGCATCAGCCGGTGTGTCGTTATAATTAAAGGTACCGCCGAAGGCGTTGTTATCTGTGTACATCACAAAAAAGTATAGTTCTTGCACGAGGTTCGTAAAGTGTAACCGCGTTTTGAATTCAGTCTCCTCCTTTCCTACCAACACGTCGTCGTATTGAATCTGTGTGACGGGGAATTCGAAAACACTGTTTTGAACCTTGATCTTCTCCACCGGGTCTAGAAAGACACACTCGGTGGATAATTTTAAATCGAACGGTTTAAACGTGACCAAATCGCCGACGTCAGCGCCGACCGAACCTTGGAACCCCGAGATTTGGTGTCGCGACACGCAAATGCATTCCTCCACATTCCTAAACTTAACCTCTACGGTAATCTCCGTCTCTGAAGCTAGCGCGCACACGGGAAAGGCCAGCTCCGGGTGACCGTGAAAATAGAAGGGGATCTCGATGCACACGTCGCCGCCGACCTGGCGGGGGTACGGACGCGTTCTGGAGATGCGGCTCTTCACGGTGGTGGGGTTGAAAACCGTGTCCACGTCCCGTTTACAGAGATCGAAAAGAGATACCTGCTTTGTGGTGGGGTACTCGAGCTCCGCGTAGAGGTCGAGGTACTCGGTCGTTATGTGTTGGAGCACCGTGTCTCCCACGGAAAATCTGATATATTCCACGAAGTTAGCGGCTTCGCCGTAGACGTAATCTTTATCCGCGTCCACACCGGCCGCGAGCACTATGTCGGGGAGAGTAAACCTGAGGCTCACGCTTCGAAGGACGTCGCAGTGGTCACGCAAAATCTTGAAGGTGTGCGTCTCACCGTATTCGAACTCTTTCCCCTGTTTGATATCGATGAATTGCAAAGAAAACTGGGACTTCTTCCTGAAGTTTTCTTTGAAAAATGTAAAGTCGGGATTGTCGGTCGTGTATAGGTCCAGAAGACCCCTCGACTCGAGCTGGATAGATCCCGCCATAACTACTATATGATATTAATAAAATTTAAGGCCCGCTAACCCGGAATCGAACGACAGGATGTTATAGTTCAGAGCGTACACGCGGATGCGTGTTTCGGAGGCTGCGTGCGAACGGGTCGCCGGGGTATTATCTTCCGGAACGTAGCTATCCTGCTCGTTGAACTCTACGGTGAACTTCTGATGAATGATCCTCGACATGTTGAGGTGACCCGTCGGGGTGTTGGCCTCGGGGTCGAGCGCGAACGAGTACGTGCCGAACATAGATTCGCCCACGTCCGGCGTGTTGACGTGATTCTTAAACGGTTGAACGACGGAGAGGAAATGGCCGTTCTCCCTGAAGAAGACGACGTTGTTCAGGCACAACTCGGCGGTCTTGATCTGTCTGAAGGTGTAGTTGTTGTATTGGCTGCCCTGAGTCGTCGCTCCTTCTCCGAGGAACATGAGTTCTTTCACGGGGTGCCTGAAATCCAAGAGGAAGGCTTTCTTATTGAACCCAGCGGGCATGCGCGTCTCGTGGACCTGGACCTGGGTGATCAAGTATTCCATGTGCGAATCCTCGAAAGCTTTGCGCTCGAGCTCGCTCAGATACACGTGCTCACTCGTCAAAAAGATCTGATCGATAAGTTTTTCGCTCGCGACGTTGACGGGGGGTAAGTTTAGGTTTATTGATCTGGATGCAAAGTACGTGTCCCTGTCCACCAACTTGATCCGGATCGACACCTGTTGCTTACTCAGTTTACAGAGGGGAACGGCGTTTTTGTTCGTCCTCGTGAAATAAAAGGGTAACTCGATCGAGAATTTCGTCGGGTAATACGATGTGGTCGTCGTACCTTCCCCGCCCCGATAATTCTTGATGGCGGTGTGCTGGTCGGAAGTGTCCAGTTTGTTCCTCATGTACATGTATTCACCGGTGATGGTGTCGATAACTTGCTCGCCGATGAGCAATTCAGCGTACTCTATGAGTTTTGTGAGCGGGTTGCCGACTGTTTTCATGGCATCATAATCGCTCCTGAACGTCACCGTCAAGGATACGGAATTGAGTATATCACTCTTATTACTGGGCACCCTGACGGTGATGATCTCGCCGAAATCTGGTGTGCCCGTGAACGGTATGTCCGAGAAATCAACGCCGAAAGGTGTGTGCCGCCGAAAACTGTATATGAAATGCGAGTAGTCCGGACACCTCGTCACCCACGCATCCTGAACGCCCTTGGCGCAGAGGTACATTCTATTATAGTGTCACCTTTTTTTTAATATGCCTGCACGCCCACATCCGTCGGATCAGTCCTTTCGGGTTCGGTTCGGTTCGACAGGCGTCACTACGATCGGAGGCGGTGTACCCGCGAAAGTCATGAAACCCCTCGAGAAATCGAGCTTCTGCATCTCCAGGTAATACATGTGAAGTTCAAATTCACCCGAGAACGGTTGGTCCAGGCCGGGAGCGCCTTCCTCACTTTGACCGGCGTTGGGTAAGAATGTATTGATCTCGAACTCGATCAGGGTCCTATCCGCGTTCAAGTTTGCGAAATCCAGGGTTCCCGTCGACTGTTCTAGGAGAGGGTGGAGTGCGAAACTCTGCGTGTAAATGTTGGTCTGATCATCCGTAACACCTAAACCGAATTTATACGGCACGGCGTATTTGTAGTGTTCATGACTCTCCATCAAGGTATTGGGAAAACTCTCCCCGTTGAGAAAAAAGCGAGCCTTCTTCATGATGGGCGTGTTCCTCGTTTCCATCGTAGACCCTAACGTCGGGTTCATACCTTCCCCCTGATCCCCGACGGTCCATTGGTACGCAGCGGCCCTGCTTCGAACGTACGTCACGTAGCGGTGTGAAGATTGGGTCTGGGTGGTGTAGAGCTTATCGCGGAAAAACCAATGGAAGGTTTTGACCTTGGATTTCGGTTCGAGGTTCACCTTAAACGTCGTATCGGATTCGGGTGCGGTGGTGAACGACGTGTGCTTCTTCACCACGTTCACGAGGATTTCGTGGTTGGCGTCGACGAGGTAGAGCCGTTCCTCGTCGCTGAGTTTGACCTGTTCGGTGATGAGCTGAAAATTATTGACCGAGATCGTGGTCGGCGTGTGAGCGTTCTCCGCGCCCTGCCACCACGTCTGGGGGTGGAACGTGAGTTCGAATTGGATTTTCTGTTTGTGGATAGCGCACAGTGGGAAGTACTGACGATCCTCAACCTCCTCGCGCATTTCGGTCTTGCCGTATTTCCTGCAAAAAAAGAACGGGAGGGGGACGATGAACCGGTTCGAGGGTGCCATCGTCGCGTCGCTCAGCTTAATCCCTGGCGTGACACTCTCACTCATGTTAAGAAGAACAAGGTTACCCTTCTTGGATTGCGGGTCCAAGTACAGGGATTCGTGGATCATCTGCCAATCATCCGTGATCTCCTCTACCAAAATATCGTCCACGTACATGGCGACGGACTTCAAAAAACCGCGACCGAGAGGGGTCGTGTAGTTGACGTTCGCCGTTTCCTTGGCGGGGAGCTCAATTTTGAGGTAGAGGTTGGTCAGGAGATCGCCCATACTTTTCGGATCGAGCTCCACCTTGACGGTTTGGGAGAAGGGCCACCCGACTATTTGCCCGGGGTTCAACACATCTTTACTGCGATGGAACTTTCGAAACTCTGAGTGTTGTTTGATCTTCTGGTAATTAAAAAAGGTTTGCTCTGGGTCTTTCGAGAGCAGGTAGGTATCCTGCTTTCCAAATGCCTTCAAGGAAAGACGAGCGGCTTCGCTTCCCATGCTTAACTAACTATTGCCTACATTTTTTAAGTCGTTCTCCCACATGTCGAAGTACCCAGTAGCTTCCAGGAGACAAAGTTCCTTCCTGAGTTTGTTCCATTCATCGAATAGGGCTTTCACACGCTCCTCCGTGTAGTCAACAGTCCTCGTGTTCAGGAGGTAATCGAAGGAACGATCAACCTTGGGAAACAGACCGCTCATCTCACCTTCGAGGTCGTTACGTTTCCTCTTAAAAACCCGAAGATCACCGTCGATGACCATCTTGACGAACCGCGCGCGGTGTGAACAGACCTCGCACCGATCCTTCGTGCTCTCGATGAGGTGTCGCTTCCGCTTTTTGTAATGGTCCATACGAAGCTCGATGAAATCGCCCAGAATCTGTTCGGGGGTGTCGTACTTACAAATTCCTTTGGTGGGGTGGAAGAGGTGCATGTTGGAGCACCTGATGACCTTCTGGAGCTTGAGATCCTTGACGAGATCTTTACCGGTGTACCCCTGGATGAGAAAGTCCACGTCTTCTGTGGTACTGTTGTTGGTGAAACCGGTGATGGTCTTCTTCTCAACGAGGCTGTCCAAGTGTTCTTTGTAATCTTGGGTCCATCGGCCCGGGGGTAACTCGGTTACCTTAACCGTCGTCCCGATCACCTGCCATGTGCCTTGGGTCATCCACGAATCATCGTCCTGTTCGAGAACGTGACCTTTGAAACCTCGGAACCATGGTTTCATTTTCTTCAGGTCGCGACCGTTTGTGAAGTTTAGGATGTTGGCCTTGATATCTCCTGGATTGAAGGGGGGTACATAACACGAAAACCCCGTCCCGATACCTTCGGTGCCGTTGACGAGGACCATGGGGATGACCGGCATGTAATGTTCGGGTTCGATGCTTCGACCGTCGTCGTCGAGGTAGGTGAGCACCGCATCGTCCCTCGAATCAAACAACTTTCTCGCTTCGGGGGTCAATCGCGTAAAAATGTACCTCGTTTGCGAAGCATCCTTTCCTCCCATGAGCCGCGTGCCGAATTGACCGCACGGCTCGAGGAGGTTGATGTTGTTCGACCCTGTGTAGTCGTTCGCCAATTTTACAATTGTATCTGCGAGGGAAACTTCACCGTGGTGATAGGCACTCTTTTCTGCCACGTAGGCGGCGAGTTGTGCCACCTTCATCTCTGCAGTGAGATTCCTTTGAAAGCACGAGTACATCACCTTACGCTGCGAAGGTTTGAGTCCATCGGCCACGGAGGCGATGGACCGTTTCAGGTCAGCGAGTGAAAAGTTCACGAGGTCCTTGTGCACGAAATCCGTTATGTTCAACTGTTTGACGTGGCCGTAAGGAACCTCTAGCTCCTTGGAGTCTTTAGCCGTACTCTCGAGGAGCCACGTTTTGCGTGCATCTGCTTTCTTCTTGTCGAAGGCGAGAACGATTGATTCGTCAGTCATGGTATCCACATCAAATTTCACCGTAAGATCTTGGATCTTCTTGAAGTATTCGCGAGCTTCTGTGGAGGTTGAAGTACCGAGACCCTTGTAGTATTTGATCTTCCACGCGGCTTTGCCGTTACCGTACCAGGATCGGAACGCCGAATCCGTGTAGAACGAATGGGTCTCGGATCCTTTGGTCGCCTTGATGATCGGCGTGACCATGCTCACCACGAAATTCATCTGTAAGAGGGAAGGCCAGAAATAATGCACCATATTGAGAATTAATCCCTTGATATGCGAACCGTCGGCGTCGGCGTCTGTCATGATCATGAGTCGACCGTACCGAAGCTCGGTGAGGTCCTTGTACTCTTTGCCTTGCTGGAGACCAAGGATTTTCTTGAGATCATTGAATTCTTGGTTAGACGTGAGTTGTGCCACGGAGGAATCTCGCACGTTCTTACATTTACCACGAAGCGGAAACACACCGTAATGATCGCGGCCGACGACCGAGAGACCCGCGACGGCGAGTGTCTTCGCCGAATCGCCTTCCGTCACGATCAGGGTACATTTCGATGACTGAGAAGTACCGGCCTTGTTGGCGTCATCCAGTTTGGGGATACCGGTGATTTTCGATTTGCGAGCTCCACCGTCCGTCTTCGCGAGAAGTTTCATCTCCTTGAATTTGGAAAGGGCGGTCAATTCCTCGGCAATACCGGTTTTGAGCGCGTTCTTCACGAACGTCTTCGGGGGTTCGAATTTGGACCCGAAATCTGGAGCCTTTAGGGTACACTCGCTCTTGACTTGGGAGGAAAAGGTAGGGTTCTCCAGCGTGGCTTTGACGAAAACCGTGAACGCGTTCTTCACCTGTTGCGGCTTGAGCTTGATCTTCTTGGCCATATCCTCGATGATGCCCGAGGCGACGAGGGAGGTCACGTGGTCCACGTGGGTCCCACCCTTAGTGGTACAAATCCCGTTCACAAACGAAACCTGTTCCATGCCATCTTCGGACGGGCCGATACACACCGACCAACGATCCGTCGTCACGGAAGCGACCTCTTTCACGCCTTCGTGCATCTTGGCGTACGCCTCGAAGGAAGTCTTGGGGAGCGGTTCGCCGTTCAATCGCACCTTACAGTTGGAGGTGGTACATATGTTCGCATCCCAAACCCGTTTCTCGAAAATCTTATAGATCGCATCGGTCATTCCCGTCATACCACCGAAACGTCTCCAATCGGGTTTGAACGTGACCGAAACCGATGACGTGGCGGCTGCGTGTTTGGTGATTTTGGGTTTGCCGCACGCGGTCATGTTCTCGGTCCATCCCTGTTTGTATGTGTTTTTGGTCTCGCCGTCCTTGATCACCACGGCGAAACTCGACGAGTAGATGTTGGTGAGTTTCGCACCGTATCCGTTGCGACCGCCCACGAGTCGCTTTTGGGTATCGTCGTAGTTGGTACTCGTGAGAAGGTGGCCGAAAACCAGCTCGGGGTTCCAAACACCTTCTTTCTCGTGCATCTTGACGGAAATTCCACCGAGGGGGCCGTTATTCTCGATCGTCACGGTTCCAGCCTCTTTGTCGATGGACACGCCGATGGAGGTCACAGCCTTAGGGTGGAGCGAGTTTCGGTCGATGGCGTTGACCAGTATCTCATCGAAGATTTTCAAAAGGGCGGGGCTGTATTTCAAGGTTTTCTTCTTGAAACATGTTCCGTCTAAGACCCAATACGATTCGGTTGTCGAATCGACGGGGCCGACGTAACTGTCCGGCCTTTTCAAGACGTGCTCGATGTGCGTGAGCTTTTGGACACTCTCCATTTGTGGTTACTTTACTGACGCGTCATTTCTTTATACGCGTCGACGAAGCCGTCTCTCAGACCGCTTTTATTCTTTATAAGGTTTTCACGGACTCCTCCTCTTCGAGGCAGTGGCCCTCGCGGTCGCGGCGTTGGCTCTGAGTGTCCTACGCTTGGATGGACTATTATTGTTCTTCTTCCTCTTTTTCGTTTTCGTGATCACGTCTCTGACCTTTTTAGCCTGGTTGAACTTCTCCCTCGCTATTTGGGCTGCTCGATTTGCAGCCGCTAGAGTCTTTTCAGCCGCGTTCGCGATCTTGATTTGGGTGGTGCGGTACTTACCCCCCTTATACCGGGATTGGATCTTTAAGGCTGGCTTAGTATACCTGCGGTTCACGTTCATGTTTAGCGTGACGAACCTCAAATCGTGTTGCGTCACGAACCTTTTCCGGTTTGTCGGATGCCTGAAAAGACGTACATTGTTATTCTTACTACTTTTAAGGTAGAAAGCTTCGGCCGGGGTCATCTTCGCGAGCTTTATAAAACTGTTTTGTGACAGGTAGTGGTTATACTTCGGGTCGTACCCGATAACCTTTTCACCGTTTTTAAAATTGTTTAGAGTGATATAATCAGGGTTGACAATTGCCGGTACGATCTTTCTTTTATACGGGACCTTTAACGTCCTCTTGTTTTTTTTGTAGTAAATCGGCCATAGAAAAAAGCGAATCGTCATCCAAAAACTGTCTTCAGACGAATATGTGTCATATTTGTTTGTAATCAATACTTGATTAGACGGTCTATTCAAAGGGTTTTTGTGTGTTATAAACGCCTTTGTTGTCGTAAAATGTTTACGATAGTCACGATTATTATTTTGACTAAGGACTAGGGCATTATTTGGACGAAGTTCCGATACCGTTATGCCGAGTGCCCTTATAATCTTTTTCATCAAGAGCTGATCCCGATAATAGATAAGAATGTCAGGGCTGTTCTCTATCAAATGTTTCAAATCCCTATACTCCCGGATTCTGCCAAGGAGGGATTCCAAATTCCTATTACTTATATTTTGATCGTCGTTACCGTTTCCCGATTTAACCCCTACTCGTTCCCATGCTTCCCACGTTCTTAGCACGAGCTGCATGACCTCTTTCTCAATATCTTTTTCTGTAGGTATTACCGTCCGGAGTTTCTCGATGAAGTCATTGGAAAAATCGGACACAAAAAGCGGAGAAAGTGTTTTTTTGAAATCTAGCTTTAGGGGATATCTAGAAAAGCTTTTGAGCAACCTGAGGGTTTGGGACCTTAACGGCATGCCAGTATATTTCCCGGATCTTTTCATCGAGATTCGGACTGCGTGTCGCATGTGCTCTGGAATGTCATTATACCTGTTACTGTTACTGGAACTCATACAATACCCTGAGAAAAAACTATATGGTCCCGAGCGGTGAAGCTTCTCTCGTCGAAGACCCAAGTCCCGCCGCGAAACCTCCACTTTACCCTAAACGCACTCACACCCTTCACGTCGACGTAACACGGTGGATCGTGCTCCCCCGCGAATATCTTACCGCGTTGAATCATAGAAGACCCGTCGTATACCTCGTACTCGACCCTCCACGGACTCTCGTTGAAGAGATACGCCCTCGTCCTCGGGTACACCTGGAACGGTGCGCGTCTCGTCACCAGGGGCATTATTTAAATCTGCACACAAATTAAAAGGATGTACTTTTACCTGTTTACCTTCATCTTTATCCTGATAGTGATCGTTCAGAACAAGTCGAGGGGTATGGCCCACGCGGTGGATAAGTTGGTCCGGCAGGCTGCCAGGTACGCGACGGCGGCACAACAGGATAAGTCGCCGGTGATCGCCGTCCTACACGCCAACTACGCCGCGGCCTACCTCTACGCGCTCAAAGATATCGCGAGCGAATCGCAGATCCATAACGCCACGGGCATACATGTTCGAAAGTTCACGGAGCACATCGTCAACGTCCAAGATATGGTCACAAAGAAAACCACCGAGACGTGCCCCGAGTTCGTCGGCCAGGTGGACGTCTACCTCGCAGAGATCGGCGGTGAGGCGTGAGAAAAGGAAACCTAAGCGAGGGGAAAACCGGGACTTCGTCGCACATGAAGGTGGTGCGCGACGAAGTGTGGGAGAAATGCCTCGAAGGCGCGACTGCGATGTATCGTTTACTCGTACCTAACGATACGTGTTATAAATTGGCCGACGCCACGTGGAAATGTAAAGCGGCGTACAAGGTGTTCCAAGACAAAAAAGATGCAAGGCGTGTCATCTTACTCGACAAGACCCCGGACGCACATCGCGCCGTGCATAAATTGTGTGCCTCGACCACCATGTCGGGTAAGCCGTGCTCGTTCAGGGCTGTCTGCGGCCATCACTGCAAAAAGCATCAGGTCAAAATAAAATCCGCAGGTACTATAACATGTTAGACCAAGAGAACCTTAGGCCCGTAATAATATCTATGGCACTTTACATCACGATCGCGACGCTCGTCCCGATCCTTTTCAAGAAACCCGTGGGGGTAAAGGTCGTCGATGATATCACCCTCTCCGTGATACGCCAGAAGGAGATGTTGATGTCAGGCACGATCCTCGTCGGCCTCATCACCCTCGGCACCAATTACATTCAGGAGGAATTCATGTGAGACGTTCTCCGCCCCTACGAGCTGTTTCGTGTGCGCGTGGTCCATGTACCGCAGCCTCTTCGCGTACGCATCCCTCATGTACTCTAAAAGCTGATCGAAGTTCGGTTTACCCCATTCCATACCCTTTTGGAAGAGGAAATCGTCTTGCTCCAGCTTTTCGAGTTCACACTCGATCGTATACGGCGTCTTAATATATTCGGGCGCACCCCCGTACGACGCTACGATGACCGGTTTGTCTCGGATCGCCGCCTCGACCGCGCCCATACCTACACCCTCTGAATGTGAAAAACTCACGTAACAATCCGACGTATCGTGGATCTCGTTCAGCTTCTCTTCAGGGAGAAGACCGTTTATGACCGTGACTCTCGGGATCTGGATATCCACGTCGGTCCTACACGTCGCCTTAACGACCAGGCGCGTGTTGGGTTCGTTCAGACGTACGAACGCCCGTATGATTTCCCGAAAGTTTTTTCGAGGGTCCATGACGTTCCCGATATGGTAAAAGACATAGGGTTTTTCGGACGGCGGGGGAACGTGTGCGTGTATGACGAAAAATTCGGTGCTGGGGAACTGATTGGAGAGCACGCGTTTACAGAACGCGCTAGGAACGGCGATCCTCTCAAACTCTTTACACAGGAGACCGTAATCTTCGTGCACGGTTTCTGTCTCACACACGGTCATGCAGGCGAGGTTCTTGACGCGGGTCCTCATGTACTCCAGGTGTTCAATGTGCCAGGACACGGGGAGCATAAACACGAGACCGTGGTCTGACGGGGGGAGCTTTTCACCGATCAGGTAATACCTCTTCCCGAAGAGTTTCGCGTATTTGTTCGCGTGTTGCCCTATCCCCGTGTTGAGCGGGGGTCCGACGATGAGCATTGACTTAAAAACAAATCTTGTTTTTAATATATACACGATGACGACCCTGCGCGAAGAAATTATCCAGGAAGCCGCCAACCCACGCGTCGATAAGAAACGCCTTTTCGATCTTCTCGTCAAGATTGTTGACCACACCCCAGCCGCCGGTGGTGGCGGTGTCGGTCCCCGTGGCGAGAAGGGTGACCGAGGCGAGAAGGGTGAGAAGGGCGACCGAGGTCCGGTCGGTCCCGCCGCCGCCACCAAGTCTACCACCGCCAATACCCCCGCTAAGAAGACCACTACTAAGAAGAAGGTGGAGACTTCCGCTTAAGGAACACTCGGCTTTCGGTTCACAGTCCATAGGAACGTACCCAACAACGCGATAAGGAGCGCGACGAGCAAACCGAACGAATACTTTTTCGGTTTGTCGTCCTCTTCTTTCTTATCGGGGAGTTTAGCCACCTGCGAATTCAGTGTATCGATCTTCTTGAGTAACTTCTCGAGCGCCTGTAAAATTTGGAGCTCTCGGTCCTTCGGTTTCTCCTTCACGTTGACCGTCGTGATTTCCAAAACCATGTACCACTTCGCATCGCTTTGGAGAAGTGAGTAATCGCCGTCATCCTGAGACTCGTAGATTTTGAAGTTTAGCTTTTTAATCGATATGGGGTTAAACCAATTGGTTTGTCTGTGAAAACTTTTCCACTGCTTATCGCGTAAAACGAAACCGCTACTCCCCGAGAAGTGGCGCTCCAGAGGTACCCTAGCGAGCACCTGCCCGTGGCGTTCGTCCAGGAGCTGCGCCACTTTCGGGACCTCTGGACAGATGATGTCAACATATTTCGCGATGTCGTTACCCCCGCTCGCGTCGTTCGAGCCTACCTGGGTGATGTAGAAATCTACCATCTTGATCCCTAGTACTCGGCCCATATCTTCCACGTGTGTGTTCGACTCGAGCGCCAGGTCCAGGGCGAACTCGCTATTGGTCCCTTGCACGAAACTCGAATCGAGTATGATATACTGGGTTTTTTTCGGTATATCGTCGAGTGAGACCATTCTAATTTAGTGCGATAAAAAAACTCTACGCTAATAACAACAGATGGAACTCAAGTACAGACTACTCATCGGAATCGTCGTCCTCGTGGTGATATCCGGTATCGTGTCGTCCTTCTCAGGTGGGGGTGATGAGGAACAGAAAAAACTGGACGCCGACCGCGGAAACGATTCCGGATCCGCTGCGGCGTCGTCCTCCTCGTCGGCGACTTCTTCACAGGGGCAGGAGCAGGAAGGGACCACCGAGAATATCAAGCGCGTGACCGCGGAGGCTAAGTTTAAAACTGCAGTCGTCGACCCTACAAATGATCCCAAAATTCTGGAAGTATCTTCCAAGTTGTTAATGAGCAAATTTGACACGGACGGCGACGGTAAAATTTCGGCAGGCGAGATCCCGGACGGTGATTTGAAGACCGAAATGATGGGGTATGACCTCGACGGCGATGACATTTTAACCATGGATGAATTCCAGGAATACGTTAAAAATAGATAAGATGTCACTTGACTGTCGTTTGTAATTTAAAATTTTCGTCGAAACCGTCCAACGTGAGCTTCCCCTCACCCACGAGACGCTTAATCGTAATACCGACCTCGATGTTGTCGGCATACGCCCGAGCGTGTTTTGGGTCGACACCTAGATCCGGCATGAGCATGTTAAAAGCCATCATCTTTTTCGGGACCGACAATTCCCGGTCCTGGAGGACGCGCAGTATATCCTTGGGAATTTTAGAAACGTCCATCGCTACTTCTTAGAACGGCTTATTTCTTTAACTTTTTACCTGTCGCTTCCTCTTCTTACCAGCAGCCATCTTCCTGGACATGGTCGGTGCGTCCTTCTTCATTTCGCGGCAGAGTTCCTTCTTGGACTTGAGGACCTTCTTGTAGAGCTGAGCCTCGGAGAGGAATTTGCGCGCGGCTTCCACCACGTTACCCTTCTTCTGGTGTCTGCACTTTTTCTTGCCGATCCTGAGAGATCCGGTCTTGCTGTCGATGAAAACGGTCATTTTTATTTTTAGCGGAGAAAATTTTTGGAAACCTAAGTGAAGGTCGAAACCGGGATTTTGACAAGAAAAAAATGGGCTTACCACCGTACAGGGTCGGGTCGATTACCGTCAAGGCTTTCATCGAGGACAAGTTCAAGTACGCCGCGCATCAAATCCTCCGCAATGATACCGTATACGATTATCGGGAAGCTGAAGAGGTGATCAACTCTCTGTTCGAGAACATGGATATCGGGACCGTGACGACAAGTACAAAAGGTCGGTACAAGTACGCACTGATCAACGGCGGTCAACGAGTCCGCGCGATCAAGAGGTTCATGGCCGACGAGTTCAAAATCATCGCACCGACGACGAAAGATTTGCGCAAGTACAGCGAACTGTGCCAAGAAGACCGAGAGGTTTTCGACGGGAAGAAGCTGATCCTGCACAATTACCACGGCCTGACTGACAAGCAGGAAGCCGAACTCTACATTCGTCTCAATACATCGAAGCCCCTGTCCCACGGTGAATTCGTCCGAGGCACGATAAACGTGGCGCCGATGTGCAAATTGGCCTGTGAACTCTCGGACAAGTACAGTGATGACCTGAAATCCCTCAGCCATGTTTTCGGTCCGAGAGCGGATGTACGCCAGACGTCGAACAGCTGGACCCTCATCGCCCTGTTGAACTTTCACCACGGACAGATCCTTTACGGAAGGAAGTTGCCCTATAAGAAAAACAAGGAGCTCTGCGAGTCCTTGTGCGACAAGCCCATCGACGCCAGGACACTCACCGAGCAATTTGACACGCTCATGCGAATCATAAGCATGAAGAAGACGAACCTGAAGTACCCCAGCTACGTGCTCGCGACCGTGCAGGCGATCATGTTATCCAACGAGACGTACACCGCGGAGCAGGTGAACGAATTCCTGTACGATATGCTTGTCGGCACGACCGCTTGCGGTGACCTTCGCGACAAGTGGGACATCCTAGCCAATACGCCGGGACTTGATGCGAACCTGCCCGCCTCCTGCTCCACGAGGGCGGACATCTTCAACGAATGGGAAGACTGGACGTGGGATCTGGAACCCGTCGAGAATTCTCCTGACGATGACGATGACGATGACGATGACGATGACGATGACAGCGACGATACTCCGATCGCCCGACTCACCTTCACCAATCCTGGCTCTGGGCCCGAGTCCGAGTCACAGTCCGAGTCCGATTCTGATGACCCCCCTCCCAAGACCGATGACATCCGTCCCAAGACCGACTTCAAGATTGGAGATTACATCTGGGTCTGCACCGACGAGGATGTCGAGGCTGAATCTGATCTCGCCAAAATCGTGGGAGTGAACGCGGACAGCACTGAATTCAAAGTTGAATGGTGGTACACAGGCCTTGATATGGTTTCGATGACAAATTCCTGGTCTCGGTTCAATCGAGTTTGACGGAGTTCACGTAAATCCATGGGATCTCGTGCTGGACAACAACATCAACGAGACGAACATCATCGAGCTTGCGAGCATCATTGGACACGCCTCCGACGATGTGGTCATGTACACCGTCGACGAAATACGAGAAACCTGGCCCGAACTTGACATCGACGACGACACCGTACAAAGGATGGACCTCATGTGGACCAGCAAAGTACCGGGCAGAAAGCAGCAGTACAAGGTCATCGACATCATCACGAAGAAGAAGATGATGAAGTGGTCCCCGACCTACGACCAACGTGTTTTTGCGAGGGGAGTACTCGCGTCGAAATACCCGGAATGGAGCACCGAGGTTGTGGAAGACTGCATCAAGACCATGACTCGCACGTCCGAGGACCATCGGGTTTTCACTCAGCAGCTGAACACCGTCTGCTCATGGGATGTATCCGAAGGGAAGAAACGTAAGCGACAGTAAGGGGTATAAAGACTGAGGGCGTCAATATGATGAGAAACATGGAACATACCATCGGCCACACGACTATTTATGACTGGGTGATGGACCCGTACCTGGTTAACGAAATTGCCTTTTCCCTCTTTGAGATTGAGAACTCCGATCTCCTCTCAAAGAAGTGCAGTTACGAACAGGAGATGTCTGATATTCTCGGATGGAAAGACGCCCGCGGTCGACACAGGGATGCCATCGCAGGGGACGGCACAGGGATTGAACTGAAGAAATCCGCCGGCAGCTTCATCTTCGATGGGGTTCGCTACGCGGAGATGTACATGACAAAGGAAGAAGACAACGGTATTCACGTTCTCTTCAACTTCAATAAGAAAGGGGTGACCCGAGTGTTCATCGTCCCGAATTGGATGATGGTCCAACTCGTGATCCCCAGGGACGATATCGCGCAAATTGAATTATCACTGTTTAAGACACGGAAAAATATGGATCAGGGTCTCAACTCACAGGCGACGATGACGCCGAACCGGATGATCCAGGCTCTCAACGCTATGTGAGGCACCTCCTGCACCACTTCACCGAGAGTTCTGGGAAAGTATCCTCTAGAGTTTTGAAATATAAATCCAGATATTCCTTCTCCACCGTCTCTTCTCTCGTCAGCGTAACGCGCTCCGGGAACATACCCATCAATATCGCCTTAAAATGGGCAACCCTGGAATCGAAATTTTCAAAAACACGAAACGAGAGTAAGGTTTCGTCTTTTATGCGTAAGACGCGTATTTCTTCGTGTATTCGGTCTAGATGAACCATTGTATCTATCGTAGATTTTTATCGGGATACGTATTAAAAGAAGATGATACTGACAGACCAGATAATCAGATACCTGTCTAAGGATATTATGTTACCGAAACGATGTCACGCGACTAAAAAACAACGCGTTTCTGTGAAGGAGTGTTGTGACTGTAAAATTTTCTGTAAGAAACCGCCGAAGGGTTCGGTACCCGCCTACGCGTTTATCTTAAATCCTTATCCGCCGTATAATACGTCTTCCCCTTAGTGGCGAAACTGTGCACCCTAGCGTACCCCCACGCTTGTGGAGAGGCTCCCGGACGATGCCCGGTTCTCCACGCGGCGAGTCCCCTCTTGTACACGGTCTTCACAGTCTTCAGGGGATGCCCGTAGCTTTACTAATTTCAGGGAGGGATTTGACCTGTGGACCGTATCTCTTTCTGAACCTCTGGGTGTAGGAGGAAGACTTAGTTTTTTGTCCCTTGTCCGTCTTGAATCGTCTATAATCCCTGCGAAGCATTTTCTTGTACCGGGTCTCAACCTGTCCCAGGGTCTCAAGCCCCCTGAAGTATTTGAGCGGCGCGTAGATCTTCCCCTTGGTTTTACGCAGTTGGCCAACCTTGCGAACGATCTGGGTATCGGTGAGGGGCATCCTTACTTCTTCTTGAGATATTTTACGGCAACCTCTATGCTGGGGTAGATCTGCTTCCCGAACCGAACGCGACCGGTTCGAGGGTTATAGTACCCTTCATGACCGCCGAAGGTTGCCCTGTGTACTTCGCCTGATCATATATACAATCGATGAGAAAATTATCGGCGGTTGATATCCAAAATCAACACGACCCGTGTACCGAGCCCCTCCTTGACGAGTTCGTGGTACCTCGAGTGGTCGAACAAAAAGTCCTCACCCTCTTCGTGCGCGTGCGACCCTTTCTCCGTGTGAAGCACGCATGTCCCACCGCTCTTGATGGTGATGTGATACCTCAGGAGACGGTTCGATTCGGCGCGGTGCGGGTGGAGACGCATGGGTTTATCACTCACGGCGAACGCGGCAACCTCAGGTGTTCACACAGGGGATCTGTTTCAGGAGGCTGTTGAGTAAAGGGAAATCCTTCACTCGGTAGAAGTAATAGTCCCAGTTCTCATCGAACCAAGGACTGACATCGTGGTAGTACCTCTTCTCCAGGGTCTGGTGGACAGCCTCGAACTCCGCCTTGATCTTGTCGAAATGGAGACGTACCAGCATCAGGCCGGGAAAGTTCGCCACCTTACACTGCGACCCCATGTGTACTAAATCTCTGAACGTGTTGGCGATCCCGATCAAGGGACGTTTCGGATTTTGAAAATACAATCTGTCGATGGGCAGTTTCATGTAATCGTACAGGACCATCAGGATAGGGAGCCACATTATTTTCTAAGTAGATAATAAAATGCCCGGTTACACCGAACCTCTGAACTCCGTCGAACCCAAGCCCACCGCTGAGCAGAAGGACATCGCGTCCCGTTTCATGCCCGGCATCCCCAAGCTGACCATGATCCAGATGGTCATCGTCGCGCTCATCGTCGTCTACGCTTGGACCGCGCGCAAGGTTAAGGGCGTGGTCGTCTCCGCCCTCGCGCTGACCATCGCGCTTCTCCACATGTACGATCACGTCTACCGCGTCAAGCGCGGTGCCGAACACCCGTTCTTCATGCCCGCTCTCGCCAAGAAGGAAGCCTACGGGTGCAAGTCTTGCATGTAATTTTTTTAAAAGCGTATTATAAGTATGCGCGTCAAGATTCGTCGTAGCCCGAACCCTCGTAAGAAGTTTCGAGCGACGTTAGAGGACGGCAGGTTTGTTGACTTTGGTGCACGCGGATATTCCGATTACACCAAACACAAGAATCCTTCACGTAAAAAAGCGTACCTGCTCAGGCACGGTGCGAAAAAAGCAGGTCAAAAATGGGGAATCGACGGGATCGATACCGCGGGGTTCTGGAGTCGATGGTACCTCTGGTCCGAACCGACGATCAAAGGTGTTGAGCGGCTCATGTCTAAGAAATTCGGGATCGAATTTCGCCGATGATCTGATCAGCGATTTCTTCGGGGGTTTGTTCGAGCATGTCTTTCATGTTCTCACATGACTCATCGTTATCACGCATAGCGGTGTTGAAACTGTCGAAGGGTACACAGTTACCGCCTTCGTCCCTGCTGTCTGAGGAGCAGTCCTTCATGACACCCCGCGCCTTGTACCTCGCAATCATATCCTCGGTGGGTTTGAGGTAGTCGTTCATGTACTCCGACCACAATTGCATACCACCCAAGGTTAGGATTTTACCACCGGGTTCGTAGTGTTTCTTGATCTCGGCTCTCATCTCCTCTTTACCCATGTTGAAATCGGTATGCATTTTACAAAATTCAGGAGAAATCTCCTGGATCTTTGAGAAGGTTTCGACCAATTTGTTCTTGACACTCAAGTCTTCCGAGTCAGCGAGTTCCGCGTCGGTAGGAAAGTCCGTGCTCAGGAGCCGAAGTTCGTTCGCCATGTCGATGAATTTCCTCTGCTCCTTAAGGTACATGGTCTTCTCGAAGTGGGGTGCGGTGCCTGGGATGACAGCCGCGAAGAAGGCACCGCCCGCACTGGATGACATCATCATGGAACAACAGCACAAGAGAAGTAAAGCTGTCATTTTACAATAGAAAAAGATTTAATTTCCCGGCATACTATATGACACTCGAACAGAATCTTTTGAAATTACTCAACGGGAAGGATAAGTGCGCCCCACTCAATGCTCTCAGAGTGAACGAAAGTCCGTAACAAAATTAAAGAAGGTGCGTTCGGCGTTGTGTACCGCGCGAAACTGAGAGACGGTCGATACGTCGCGTTGAAGGAAATAACCACCAAAGCAAATACATATGGGATGGCCAAGTTCGAATACGATATCGCGAAAAAGTTGAAAGGGTTCGGCGTTCCTGAACACGCGTTGTACACGAAATGCCCGCCCAACACCAAAACGAAAGAGGGGAAGGAATATATCTACATGGAGTACGTAAACGGCGAACCCCTGTACGAATTTCTGCAATCGCAACCGCAACGGAGCACAGCTGAAATCCATTCCATTATCGTTCAGGTGCTCTACAACATGTACAGAATCAGGCGAAAGTACGGGACGGAGTTTAGGCATCATGATCTCCACGGCGGAAACGTGTTAGTCAGAAAAGTCAACCGCAAAATTCTCGATATTCAAATAGGTGATAAAAAATACAAACTCCGGAACGCCGGCGTTGAAGCTGTCATTATCGATTTCGGATACGCCACCATGCGGGGCAGCCCCAATCCCATGGTGGTGACTGGGTATTCGTGGGTATCCGAGGCGGGTATTTCACAGAGTTCGTCTATAAGGTATGACCTTCATTACTTCCTGAATGAAGTCTACCATATGACCAAAAATCTCCCGGAAATCCGGGACCGTATAAAAGCGATAATACCGGACCCGTACCTCGAGAGGAATAAAAACGGTTGGCTAAAGAAAGGTCGCCTAATCGACGGTGATCCAAGACTACCCGCTAACCAACGTCGAAATAAGAGAAAGCGTACGGATGAAAGCCTTCCAAGTTTCGCCGACGCGATAAAGGCGTTCATGGCCAAAGACAATTTCAACAAAACTTCACGAGTACTCGTCGCCCAATCGGGCTATATGCAGGGTTTACGCGGGTTAAACTCCCCGCCGAAACCGAAATCAAAGCTGACACCGGGCTATATGCAGGGTTTACAGAACGGGTTAAACAACTCCCCGCCGAAATCGAAATCAAAGCGCACGCCGACACCGAAATCAAAGCTGACACCGGGCTATATGCAGCGTTTACAGAACGGGTTAAACAACTCCCCGCCGAAATCGAAATCAAAGCACACGCCGACACCGAAATCGAAATCAAAGCGCACACCGACTCCACCGTTGATGCTGAGAAACATACACGGAAAGGCGCGTCAATACAAGCGAAAGGTCTGGTACGACAAGGCTGTGGCGAGGAACAAGAAAGAGATCGAACGTCTCAAGAAGACGATATGCGGAAGGGCGGCGACGACGCCGGGGGACCCCTCGAAGTTGCAGTTCACGAACGTTCGAGGTAAGGTGCGAAAATACAAGAAGAAGGGTTGGTTCAACAGGGCTGTGGTGAAGAATAAGGATACGATTCAACGTCTCAAAACTACGGTGTGCTAATCGGCATCAGTATCGGAGTCGGATTCATAGAGAGGGTACGTAAGTCGTAGCTGCTTCTCATCCATGTCATAGTGAACAAACACTGGAACAGCAAACCCAACTTCCTCGAGTTTTTTCATATACTTTCTCCGCCTCATCTCATATTTTCGCCACCTGGCTTCATGTTTCGGGTTCTGTAGAGGGTCGAATCCAGGCCGACTCGCGCTACACTGCATGTCCTGTTCCGCCTGACGCATGCAAACCGCCCACGCCTCAATGTTCGCGTCCTCCTCGTGTTCGTAGATTTTCTTCGTAATGTCACAGAAGGCGAGGTAATCACCTTCTGGGATATTTTGGCTGTTCTTGTCGACAAGCTCTTGCAAGCGCCGTACATTTTCGGTTCCACTCATCGTGGCGCCGCGCGGTATATTAATGATCCGCGTGAATTTTTTTTGCAAATATTTATAAAAATCAAAAAATCAGGGAAATAATTTTATCACGTAATAGTAATAGTAATTAGAATGGAGATCATTACTTTTCCTATGACAATGCTGACGACCCTATCCGGATCCGTTTCCGCCGGCCTTCCGTTTGCGAATCTTCTTCCCAACGGCGAAGGACCCCTCAGCGACAAAGAATTTGGGGGATACATAGTGACAGTTTTCTGTCTCATGCTTTGTGTGTACATGATCATGAAGATGCCGTTCAAATCTCCACCAGTCCTGATGGCGTGTTGCTGCATGGTGTCCTGTTGCAGTTCCTCCACGAGTCGGATAGTCAAAGACGTGCAACGACGCGTGGCGTCAGCACCAGCAGACGCTCAGGAAGAATAAAAATCTCCGGATAACGTAAAACATGCCTGCGAAACGAATGCTCAAGAAGATCGAGAAAATCGCAACCTCGTCGATGAAGCCAAAAACGAAGGTTAACAAGGCGATCAAATCCGTGAGCTTCAAAAACACACGAAAAAAACTTATCGTGGTCATGAAAGCGCCGCGAAAGAAACTTATCGTGACCATGAAAGCGCCACGAAAGAAACTTATCGTGACCATGAAAAGATTTCGTCTTAAACGTAAGTAAAGCTATCTGTACGATACATATTAACCGTAAATGGATCTGTTTTCCCTGTCACGGAAACAGCTTCATTTCCATATAATTCACCACAACCCACATCGTCCATACAATCGCGATCCCCTTGATTTAGCGGAACTGGGTACAAATTATCACTGCCTGTTGTGGTATAGAAATGGTACCTATCGCGCCGACCGGTAACTTCTTTTCCATAAAGCGGAAGAGTCTCTCCGGAATCAGAGGTCAAAAGACCCATCTGATGAAAATACCCAGGTTTGTACTCCCTGAGCGGTGGCCCCCTAAATTCTGGTTCTCGCGCACGCGCGACAGGTCTTTCACGCTGTCGTCTCGTCACGACCTGCGTCACCACCTTGGGATTCGACCACAGGTACGCGACGGCGAAAATCATTGCGACCACGACGATCGTCAGGAATTGAATCTTTGCCTTGTTCTTCATATAGTGAAGGGTGAGATTTTTCTTAGCCTCCGGGAAATGTCGATTGCGACGACCAGGAGTAGAATTCCCAAAGCGTAAGGAACTACTTCGTTCATGCATCGTACGCCAGTCTGTACAATCACGAAAACATTTTCAATCGTCGACGCCCCTTTCTCCACCACCCCACTTACGGCTCCTACGAGAACAAACGGTGCCCGTATGACTTTTAGAAAAGTGTCCCTAATTTCACGCCTGGTATGAATCATTTGCATTATACCGTCATGATTTGAGGTGAGAAGAGCCAGCTTCTCTTCGTACTCGAAATATAACTCGATCACCCTGTATCGATACAAGAGGTACCATTCGTATATCCATGTGCTAAAATAGAATACGATCGATATTCCAGTCGTAACAATGACCGGTGTTTTGTACATGACTACATTACACTCATAATCTCTAAGTGTTGATTGAGGGAGTCTACGTGATTATATTCGCGACCGGCCCAAACTTAAAGCGATTGTACGGAACACCTAGGATTGCCCAGATCACGAATACGCCATCTAGACTGTGAAATTCCTTCTCCTTGCGAAAATGGCGACGAGTTTTTGGTTATCTTACTACTTTTTTCGTGAGATATGTACGATCACTCGAGTATCTAAATCGTATACTCCCTTAATTTGGACGTTCCGATTGGAGACTTTTTCCATCAACATATTTTGATTGGTGGTTTGATTTTACCCTTTTTTTGTATAGTCAAAAATACGTGAGGGCATGCTCCGATAGTATTGGCCGGATCGGAGTACAGCTTGAGTACAGCTAGTCTTGATTTTTTCCTTTTTTGGATTTTGATTTTTCCCTTTTTCGATTCTTTTTTTTTGCCCGAACCGTAGGATTCACGGTTGGATCCCATAACCTTAAATTTACATTTCACCGAAAACACTATAAATCGGTCGGTTTCCCGGAAGACTTGTCAGTGTTCACCGCGCGGCGGCACGTTTCCATGGCAAGAACCAAGCAGACAGCACGCAAGTCCACCGGAGGCAAGGCTCCTCGTCAACAGCTCGCCACCAAAGCTGCTCGCAAAAGCGGAGCCCAGCGAGTATGGAACGGCCAAGATTGGGTCACCCCCCTCATCGCCAAGGCTGCCCCCACAGGTGGCGTCAAGAAGCCTCACCGCTACAGGCCCGGTACTATCGCTCTTCGTGAGATCCGCAAGTACCAGAAAAGCACAGAACTCCTGATCCGTATGCAGCCTTTCCAGCGCCTGGTGCGAGAGATCGCTCAGGACTTCAAGACCGGCCTCAGGTTCCAGTCCTCCGCTGTCCTCGCCCTCCAAGAGGCGGCTGAGGCGTACATCGTCGGTCTCTTCGAGGACAGCAACCTCTGCGCCGTTCACTCCAAGCGCGTTACTGTCATGCCCAAGGATGTCCAGCTCGCCAGGCGTATCAGGCGCGATATTTGAGGATCTTACGAACATCCTCTGCGAACATGTTGAAGTGTCCGAGGCGGTAGCCCACCAGGGCCCACAGGGCGAAGAATACAGTCTTAGTTAACTTGTTAATATCATTCTCCTCCATTTTGTAGATGGGTCCTACGACACGCCCCATGAACGTCTCGTCCTTGTTTTTTCCGGTCACCATCATCTCAGCCTGTGTCAGGGCACACGTGTCATCGTTCACGGACCAATGGTAGAAGATGAAGGGAATCACCATCGAATAGAACTCGAGTTGCCGGCGGTCGTTGAGGAACGGCGTGACGAGGATCCACCCGAGAAAGATGACATGTATTATGAAAATAATGTTCATCTTATATAAGATGGACAAAGAAAATAATGCCCCCGATCCGAAGGCGATGGCTGCGTCGTGGAACATCCACCACGAAAACATCCTACGCCAGTGGGGGGAACAGAGTGCGTGTTACCGCTACATGCACCATCGCGCGTTCCTCATGTTTAAGAAGCTGAGTCTACGGTTTAACCTACCGGTCATCGTTCTGAGTACCATTACCGGAACGGCGAACTTCGCCCAGAGCACCTTACCAGTCGCCATCCAACCTATGGCGCCTTCGATCATCGGCGGTCTGAACCTCATCGCAGGTTTGATCGCGACGATTATGCAATTTTTAAAAATTCAAGAATTGATGGAGAATCACAGGACGGCCGCGCTCGGGCACGGGACCTTGAGTAGGAACATCCGACTCCAACTCGCCTTGCCCCGCGAGGAACGCAACAAGGAAGGACTGCAGTTCGTGAACGACTGCAAGACGACGTATGATTCACTCCTCGAGCAATCGCCGGCGATTCCGAAACATATCTTGATCAAATTTGAGACCGATTACCCACACGAAAACGAGAAGCCGTTCACCAAACCGGAGATCTTGAGGGTCCGCGCGATTCCGGTGATCGAATCTTTAGCTATGAACACGCCGTTCGAGCGGTTCTTCGGTGGCGGTAAGGGAAAGCCTGAACCCGAACCAGAATCCGAATCCGAAGAGGAGGAAGAGGAAGAGGAAGAGGAGGTGGAAGTCATTGAGGAGGAGGATGAAGCGTATGAAGACGTCGAACAAGGTACAACAACAGTACAAACATGATCACATTGGTAAGGACCGTGCATGCCACGTATGGTAGAATTTTCTTTCTTAAAGGTTCTACGACACGTTTACGTAGTGCGTCGTTTCCCAACGCCAAATCTATAGCTTGATTAGTAAGGTCGTCGACGTCGATGGATTCCTTCATTACGATTATCGCCGAAAAAAAAGTCGAGAAAGTTTACACGATCCACGGCAAAAAGATCGAGCTAGTGCGTAAACACCTAGAAAACGGGAAGAACGTGTTCATATGCGGCTCGACCGGAGTGGGGAAAAGTTTCATCCTGAAAGAAGCGCTCGAGGGGTTCAGCTCGGTGGAACTCAAGACTGAGCACATGAAATCCAAATCCCTGTTCCTCCCTTTCATACGACCGTCTGCGAAACATGTGTACATCGACGACTACGACCCCGTGTTCAAACCCATCGTGGAGAAGGTATCTGACGGCGACCGCGTTTCGCGCGGATCGCTCGTGATCACTTCGACGAACATGTGTTTTTTCCCGAATTTTGAGACTGTCTTCATTGCGAAACATAAACCGGAGGTCTTGTTTACCCTGGTGGACGAGGTCACCCCTACAGTCGAGGCCGCCGCGGCGAATTGCGGTGGTGACATACGGTCTTTTCTCACGTACGCGGAAGGGTACGATGCCATGGACGATTTCAAGACGCCGAAAGAGTTCATCGCCGACGTCCTCTGCGAGACTGGACCTCTAAAAATACACGATTCCATCAGCGAACACGGTCACGTTTGGGATATTTTTCAGGAGAATTACGTCAACTCCAAAGGTGTTGACCTCCTGCGCACGGCGACGAGTTTCTCCGACGCCGATTTCTACGATACGCACATCTACGCCAGGGGTGCGTGGTACCTGATGCCATACTTCGTGCTTCACGCGTTGACCGTCCCGAAACATTCGCTCGGTGAACCGCTCGACAGAGACAAGATCCGACCGGGAAGTTGTTGGACCAAGCTCGGGAACCACCGAATGCGAAAACAGAAATTCGAGGAGATCAAGAAAAAAAGCCGACTAGGCCTGGGCGTCGAGGAATTGTGCCTCCTTAAAAAGTACGCCGAAAAGGGTGACATCGAACCCCTCCTTAACTATGGGATTTCAGCACAAGATTTCGACGTGATCAATCACCTCGCTGTCGGAAATGGCTTAAGGTCGAGGGACGTCAGTAGAGTGAAGAAAGCTCTGAAGCAACATGAGCGAGAAAGAAGAGACCGAAGATGAACAACATGAATGCGTCAAGGTCACCGGTAACGAGATTCTCTTCTACGGTGACGTGGATAGGGAAAACGCTCTGCAGTTCGTTACTGAGTTTAAGAAACTGGAGATCGAATTACTTAAAAAAAAAGCTGAGCTCGTTGGCTTTGAGCCGACCGTCCGTGTTCATATCATGAGCGACGGGGGGTGTATCTTCAGCGGCATGACCATGAAAAATACACTCGAAGCCTCGCGCGTCAAGGTCATCACGATCGCACAAGGATCCTGTTGCAGCGCCGCGACGTTCATGCTCCTCGGTGGTTCGGAGCGTCGTATGGGCAAGAACGCCTACGTCCTGATCCATCAGCTCTCCACCGGGATGTGGGGTAACTACCAAGACCTTAAGCACGAGCTCAAATCGACCGACAAACTGATGGCGATGCTTCGTAAGATGTACCTCTCCTCGACGTCCATTCCCGAGAAGAGGTTCAACAAACTCATGAAGAAGGATATCTACTTGAGTCCCAAAGACTGCATTCGTTATAAAATTGTGGATTATGTTGAGTGACTCTCCAGGTAACCGTCCAAGGTGGTGTACCGCCTGCGGTTATCGCTGACGGTGGACGACCTTTTATAAAGACAAAGTATGCATACCATGATGAATATCACACAAAACGTGTTGAGATTCATGGGAACAGGAGTGACCGGAGGGGGCTTGAGACGCTCCATGCGCGCGTAGTTAACAACCGGTAACATTCTATTTATAACAATGAAATTATTTATACTCAGTAGTCCAACCTAGACGTGCCATGGTCTCGTCGTCGGCTGGGACTTCTTTTGAAAGTCTGAGCGTTGCTTCGCGCCAAAAGTTACACTCCTCCTCGACCTTTTTGATTTCCTGCTCGAGTTTTGCGTTCTCGTCCTTAATCTCGTACATGGCACCCGCCACCTTTCGTGCGTCGGGCAGTGCACGCTCGATCTCAGAGAAGATCCACTCGAGCGGACGTTCCCGACCCTCGTTCATGATTCGATTCACGAGAAGGTTCACGGGATCGGCGTCGCCTAACCCCCTGTTACCGAAAACGCCGGGGAACTTTCGTTCCACTTCTTTGATGAGGAGTTCCTGTGTCCACTCGGGTTTCGCGTTCTGTTCCTTGAGTTCCTCGCCACCTAGAAGCTGTTCAAGCTCCTCGGGAAATTTCCACTCCAGATATTCCCAAGCGAGGTCGCAAGCGACTCCAATATCTCGTCCAGATACGCTTCGTCTTCGTCGGTCTTCGTCGTCGTCGTCTTCGTACCATTTGATCTCAAAAAAATCCCAGATGCCGAGCTTAATCTCCGAACCTGATGGTTTCGTATACCAGTCGTGTGCGTCCTTGGGCCAGGGATGTAAAGCTGGAAGTCTTTCTAACAACTTCGATATGACCTGTGATTTGAAGTGAGCTTGCTTCGTTCTTGCCATTATTTTTTCTTCGACTCTTCGAGTTCTTTTGTCAGTTTGGCGACTCGATCTTCCAATTTCTTTATTTGTTCCTGATGCGGTTTCAGTGCCTGGTCCACGACCTCGTTGATAAAATCGAGGAGTCCACTTTCTGTGCACTCTAAGTTATGACCCAAATCGACTGTCTTTAGAGCGATTTTTTTAGTGAATTCTTCCAATTTGTCGACTTTTAGAGCAGTGCTCAGAGTGAACTCTTCCAAATCTTCCAAAATGTCGAGTCTTTCCTCTATCGATCTCTCTTCCACGACCTGAACACGTCGAAGACGCCTTGTCATTAACGGGACGGCGTCGCTGGCTCTTTATGCGCGAAGATTTCTTCGAGCCGCGCGGGGATGACTTTCTGCTGATTGCACGCGTCGCAGCACCTGCCGTCGCGGAGCGGTCTTGCGTCGTTTCCTGATCCACTGAAAATTTGAGCGCAAAGAATACACTGGACCATAACCTAAAAGACCCAGTTTATTTATTTCACGGGGTCCGGGAAAAATTTCAGGTTCCCAAATTACTTTTTGGCGCACGCGTGGGCCCCAGCACAGGTTACACCTGAATTCCTTGATTTAATGGAAATTCCGTGGACTGTCCGGGTTCGTGCCGGTGCGAGTGGGAGTGGCTGATTTGGCCCATCACAATCGTATATATATGAAAATTAAAATAAAACGCGCTACGCGCTAATAAAATTAGCTATACAAATCCGGATCATCACAGATCCAAAATCAGAACTCGCCGCGCAAAGAAATCTGTAACACAGGTCGGTTCAAATTTAGACCCTCAATTTTATATGGGATTTCTTGAGTTAATCCCAAATGCGTGCACGAAATGAGACTGACGCACCCCGTTTCTGTTACCCCTGCCACCAATTCCAAATCAGTGAAAAACAGGTTTATGGGTCAGGAATTCGCTGTCTTTTTTTTCAAGAGAGAACTCGACGAGTTTTTGAAAGACATAGACGCGGAACACGAGGTCGTGGCCGCGCAGTACGAAAAACTCGTCGCCAGTGTCAAATCGGGGTTTGGAGGCGCGGTAAAATTGACCCGCGAACTCGTGACCGCGTTTGGATCACACATCGACGAAAGGTGCAACGAAGAAGAGGAACCGGAAACGCTTCGCTTCGTACCAGAAAGTTACGTGAGTCAGCAGCAGTGGCTGGACTGTCTCGTGGGAGACTTGGGAAGGATTCGATTCATCGCGGATCCCAGATCCCTCAAAAAAGTCAATGTGCGAATCCGCGACAGTGTCAGCAGGAGCGAATATCAGATAAACACCACTACCAAGTTCCGCAAAGTCTTCAAGCAGCACTGCACCAGAAAATCTTTACAGGAGGATGCCGTCAGCTTTGTCCACAACGGTGAAGTAATCGACCCCGATAAATCCCCTGTTGAACTTTATATGGAGGACATGGAGGACACGGTCGAATTCTACATGATGTTTAACCCTACATCCGAAGCAGCAATGAACCTCCACGTCTTTAACGTGCGTGCGTTGAGCATTTTCATCAAATGTGTCGACACAGTACGTCATTCTCTGGACCTGGATGGAAAATTCGCTACGACCGTCCGAGCACTCACACAAAAACAGTTCGACGAACTCATCGATCTTATCCATAAAAAGCTTAATTTGCACGGTGCAGAAGTGGACGGTAATCTTGACACTGAACCTGATGCATACATGGACGAAATGGGTAACCCATGGGACCAGTCTATAACTCGTGCAGTATATGCCTTTGCCAATATTGACTACTATGACCCTTGAGACTATTTCATTTTTCAGAGATCCTTTTAATAAAATGTTCGCACATAATAACATGAGCTCGGCGCTCGTCGCGATCTCGATCGTATGTTTCGTGATTCTCTGTGTCACGGGCACGGCAGCCGGGGGTCTCTACTTCGCAGGACGAGAAGAGAAGACTCTGGAGCTTGAACTCGAGGCGAACGAGAGGTGGCAGGCGGAGATGGAGCAAAACCTGGAAGAAGAGGCCATGCAGTATCAGGACCCGCGGAGTAGAAGTTTTCAAACGCGGAAGGAACGGTCACCCGGTTTCGGTCAACTCCCGTACTTTCCCAGCGGGGCGTATTACCGCAGGCGACCGACGGAGAGTTCACTGACGTGGGCAAACAGGGGCGACGTTTTACCCAACAAGGGTCCGGACAGCTACACTCTCAAGGGGAACCCCGTGGTATCGATCGATAATATCAGCGATCATAACATACAGTGGAAGCGCTTCAAGGAGAACGCGTGGATGGACCTGTTCACCGAGGACCCGCTCAGGGTGGATTGTGGCAATGATGCACTGAACAGTTTTCAGGTACGAAGCGAAAAGTTCAGCATCGATAGAAACATCGTCAAAGAAAAGAAGGACGAACAAACCGGAACCTCGCTGAATTACCGTCACCAGTTCAAATCGTACCACGACAATTACAAGCAACTGTACAAATGTCTCACGGGCTCAGAGGGTTGGAAATGGGACGGCGACGAACGCGCACAGATCGGGGGTGATTTCAAGACGTCCATCACGGACAACAAAACCAGGGTGATTGAGGGTAAGGAACCCGCCGGGAGTAACGGTAAGGTCATGGATTGTGATTTCGAAGCCGTGGGCGAGACGGAATTTGGGAAGGCTGGTGCGGGAAAAACATACCCGATGAGTATGCTGGAACCGAAATGGGACGGCTCGGTGTTGGGTAATGAATTCCATGTGAGTCTAGGCAAACGAGGAAGTCTCACGAATGACTATAAGCCAGATCCAAAATTGGTCGATTTCCAGTACACGTGTCTGAAACAACCTGCACGCGGACCGTGTAAGGATGTGAAGTACACGGAATGGACACCGTTTTTGGCCAGCCAGGGAAATGGCCCCCGCGAACTCCATCACGCCATGACACACGGGACGCACGGTAAAACAAGCGGTGAAATGCAGGTCCCCACAATGTTAAAAGAACGACTGAACCCGACGATCGATCCGATCAAGGGTTTGGGCAAAGTTCGGTGCCACCCGACCGAAGTTCTGACGCGGGTGGATTTTGAGGTGAGCGAGGGTTTGGACGCACCGAAGGATTGGGTGAGATGGGGTTATACGTGCTGTAAAATGTAAATTACAAAAGAAGTCGCTGCAGTTTCTCGCTCCCGCGTGTCTTCATGAAGATCACTTCATCGCTTTCACCGCCTTTCAGTGTCATCGTCGGCTCGGTACACGTCGTACCCGGTCTTTTGTGCCGTTCGCACGCATTTTTTGTGCGATGTGTAATGTCCATATTCTGTGAATAGCCGATGAAGCCTCGTTCGACCTTGCCGTCCTTATCGACAGCGTCGACCGTCGCTTTGAAAGAGTACGGACCGAAAGCCCATTCATTGTTCACGTCGACGGGTGGAGGCGGGTGGTCGAGGATGGACGACTGAAGGAGCCGCCGTCGGCGTTCACGCGCGCGGAAGGGCATCGTCAGAATCCTGATCATCGACATCGTTTACAGGAAGTACCACCCTTGTTTCTAAGTAGTTTTTAAAATGAGGGACGCTCATTTTAAAAACTCCTCCGGCCGGGTTCGAACCGACGACCTACAGGTTAACAGCCTGTCGCTCTCCCAACTGAGCTACAGAGGAACGGTCCTCTCTACTAGAATCGAACTAGTGACCCATGGAACTACAGTCCACTGCTCTACCATCTGAGCTAAGAGAGGTCGTATAGTACCATCTGCACCCTTGTCTTTAAGCCACTTCTGCCCGAAATAAAATATCCCTTCTCAGTAGAATGGCACCTTTCATCGTCCTTTTCATATTGGCGCTCTACATCATCTTGAAGAAACCAAAGTACCAGTTCAAGACTTTTCTTTTGACCATGAAAGATCAGACAACCCGACAGAAGAATTTCTTCGCGAGTCACGATTCGACTGTGCCGATCGAGGTGATTTACGGGAAAAACACGAAAGATATAGAGACTGCCCGTGAGTTCGAAGACAAAATCGACCCTAAATATTTCAAGAAAGCTTTGGAAATGTTCTACGACCCTAAAATCCAGAGGCCTGATATCACATATTTTAACATGGGTGCCATCGGCGCCTACATGGGACACCTCGATATCATTAAAAAGTGTGCAAACAGGGGAATTAAGTACGCACTGGTGATCGAAGATAACGTCATCATAAAACGGAAGAGTCTGTACGAGGAAGTGCAAAAGGTCATCGATACCCTCGGCGATCGCTTCGAGATGTGTTTCTTCCATTCACTCTCATACAAACCGGTGGGTGTCACGGGTGACCTCGAACGAGTTTCGTGGATTTCCGGTTTCAAATGCCACCTCGTCCACGTCAAGAATATGGAAAAGTTCATGAAATACTACTTCCCCATGGACAACCACGTCGACAACAAGACGGAAGATATAATCGCGCGCGGTGCTCGAGTGTATTACAAGGATATGCGTGACTATATAAAGATCGATTCGAGCGGTCCGAGTACGATCGGTCACGCGGGACACGGTAATCCCGAATTCTTTTCCCGACGAAATCCCAAACTTACATCGGCCGACCTGAAGTGGGGATACGTCTAATCCTTAATGTCAATCTTGACCGGTCGCTCCGTCCTGATTAATTTTAGGCCGAAATTAAGAAGTCGTTTCACCCATCGTGATTTCACGTAGACTGTGGTATAGTCGATAAACTCCCTCGAGCTCGGGCGGTGTTGATCCAACACGCCTTTCATGGACATGATTCGACCGAGCGATACTTTCGAACACTTGGTCGTGTCGAGTATCATGTGCACACGCTGTTTATACATGAAAACCCAATTGAAGAAGTGGTCCATATCCCGGGGTGTGGTACGATCGGTGATGTTTAGCTTGTAGGTAATCGCCATACTTTTAAGAGAGGAGATTTTTCCTCTCTTAAAAGCATGCTCAGCTATAGGACTCGTATTGTTTAGCGACGCATCATCGGGACTCGGGGCATGCCCATCCTCGGCATGGCGGGCATTTTCGGGAGCTCGTCCTTATCGAACAGCATCGACATGATCTCGAGGATCAAGATGGTCTGGTGCGACATCACAGTCATTTTTGCGAGGTCGGATTTAGGGAGGTGGTCGCCGTAGCCCACCGTGCTCATCGTCGTAAAGCTGAAGTAAAACGGGTCGATCCACGATTCGAAACCGAACGCCGAGGGGTCGGCTTTGTCTATGATCAAATAAATGATACCGTAAATGATTGTGGTCGCGAGGAAAGCAACAACCTTGAGCGACATTTATCTTCTACTGAGAAAATTATACGGAATCTACCCTGTGGAGTTCGTCCATCTCGAGACTTTTACGCTGCTGAGTCTTGACGGTTTTGAATGCACCGAGCCACCGTTTCACGGCGCGCTTGGACGAACTCACGGAATCGGTATCGTCGTTGACGACAATCTGACAATCCGTTACATACATCTGGCTTGTTCTCCTTTTCGGGGAAACTGTGCGAGGAAGGCTTTGATGGAGATGGCAGGTATGTCCGGAGCATCATCCAGAAGTTTGTCGTATTCTTCTCTCGATTTCATGATAAATTCTACTACGTTCCCTCGGTGCTTGACATCTAAAGATAACTCCATGTCTATACACCGGTAGAACTTCGACCAAGAGACGCACATGAGCGAGTGCGCTTCCGAAAGAGGGAGCGATTGACTGAATTTGGAGATACTCGTCAAAATTCCCGCCACAACGTTAAGGAGGGCAAAGAAATATTGGATGATCATGATATTATTCTTGGTATCCTGGGAAACGCCTTCGTTCCCGCTCGGATTAAGCACGGCGAAACCGCCGACACCCGTGATGGACGCTATCACGATCGACGGGTAGGCGAGCCAGTCGTTTTGCTTTTTATAATAGAGGCGGGCGTGGTTATGCAGCCAGCGGTACCCCGCCGCCTTCTCGGCCCACTTGATGAGTAATCGCTCTTGCTTCTCACACCAGCCGTCGCAATCGCCCATGACTTACTGTAAGTCGATATTTTTTGCGCACTCCCTCGCGAGTCGGTCGACAGCTTCGTTCTGGGGGTGGCCGTTATGCGCCTTGACCCAACGCCACTCGACGATTTGTAACTGCTTACGCGCCTCGTCGATGGCTTCCCATAACTCCTTGTTCTTTACCGGCGCACCCTTGGCTGTTTTCCACCCGTTCTTTCTCCAGTTGATTATCCACGAGTTGATACCCTGTTTTACGTAGTTCGAGTCCGTAAAAATTCGCACGACCTGAATATCGCGCTTATTAGCTTCCTCGAGGGCTCTAAGTATGGCTGTCATCTCCATCTGATTGTTCGTTGTCATGCGGCTACTGCCGCACAGTTTAAAATCATCGGAGATGGCACCCCACCCACCGGGGCCGGGATTGCCGAGGCATGAACCGTCAGTGTAAATCTCAAACATGTCTCTCATTAAATTTAACGTATAATCTTTATATCGAGGTAACTACACTCGCGATTGCAGTCAAGATTCGCCTCTCCTGCTCTGATAGCCGATCGAGTCCCTGAATCGACGTGGTGTCACGAATTTCGTTATGGACCGAGCGAAGACAATCGTAATTTGCATGGTAGTACTCATGAACTCCGGTGACCAGCGCGCGTCGCATGCGGAGGAAACGAGGAGGTATGTTGGCTCGGCAGTGATGACACGGCGTGGAATGATCCACGTTTGTGCTCATCGCAGTCCACGTGTTCCCTTCAGCTCGGGCATTGGTCTCTTGAAGGTTTCTCAGCATTTCGCGGAAGGACATGTCGTGCTGTTGAATCATCTGCCGAGCCCTAAACCCTGCCATATACGCTGCAGCTCCGATGTTTCTTGCGTTGTCTAATGCGATGTTCATGTTCCTTCCGCTGTCGCCGCGACGATACTCGAACCTGAGGGAGTTACTCAGCGTCCTGTTGTCCCTCAGCACGTTCGCGGGGCCACCAAAGGCGATGATGTCGCCGTTTCGCAGAGGGCAAGGCCCTTCCGGTATAAGGTTCCCGTTCAAATACGTCCCATTCAGCGTGTCATTGTCCACCACGTAATGCAGGCCGTCCGCGTCGCACACGATCTCCGCGTGCTTACGCGAAAGCAGGTTCGGCGTGCGCGGACAGTCCAGCTGCACATCGTTGAGCCGGTGTCTCCCAAAAGTGATAACCCTGGTGTCTCCGGACGCCTGCAAGGAGATGCATTCCGGAAGAAAAGGACTTGAGGGAGCATCGCTGACTCTGACCAGCGTCGCACCCGCGGTGGGTGCCAGTAATTCTCTATTTGGCCACCCGTCGGGCGTCACGCCCGGGTGCTCGTCCAACCAAGCCTGCACAATCTGTCTCACCACCCAGTTCGTCATCACCTTCGTGCTGCTCAGGGCGAGATTCGTGTTCGGGTCCTTGGCTCCGTTTAGCCGGAAGTGCGACAATACTTTGTCCCGCTCGTACGTGTGCCCCGATTCGACCACCATCACCGGATCGCGGAACATGGTTCGCGTGATCGGGCACGTGAGTTCCTCGGGCAAATCATCATCACTCCTGTCACGTTTATTCGTCATTTCTTGAGTTAATTTCCCAGTGAATGAAATTTGGCGAGGTGACACGAAGCGTGCGCCAGTCGAAGTGATGAATGGAATGACTTTCTTTTTTGTTTTGTGATGGAATTGAAAATAAAATTAGTTTTGATTTTAGGTTATGGGCTCCTCTCATTAAAAGTGAGCGGATCATCATCTAACCCTACATCGTCATCCACATCCAAATGACAGTCGTCCGCGCATTTATTCCATATCGCAGCCGGCATGCTCGTTAGCTTATTGTTCGTGAGGTCCAACCTCACCAGCGACGTGATCAGCCCGATCTCATACGGCACGGTCGTCAGCTGATTGCCGCCGAGGTTCAACTCCTCCAGCGCCGTGAGCTGCCCGATCTCCGCTGGCAGGCTCGTCAGCTGATTGCCGCCGAGAAACAACTCCGTTAGCGCTGTGAGCTGGCCGATCTCCGCCGGCACGCTCGTCAGCTTGTTGCCGTCGAGGTGCAATTCCCTCAGCGCCGTGAGCTGCCCGATCTCCGCCGGCACGCTCGTCAGCCGATTGTCGTAGAGCCACAACTGCCCAAGCGACGTGAGCTGCCCGATCACATCCGGCAGGCTCGTCAGCTGATTGGCGCCGAGGTCCAACACCGTCAGCTCCGTGAGCTGCCCGATCTCCGCCGGCAGACCCGTCAGCTGGTTGGCCTCGAGGTTCAGCTCCCGCAGCAACGTGAGCTGCCCGATCTCCGCCGGCACGCTCGTCAGCTTGTTGTCGCTGAGGTACAACGACTCCAGCGAGGTGAGCTGCCCGATCTCCGCCGGCAGACTCGTCAGCTGATTGCCGCTGAGGTTCAACACCGTCAGCGACGTGAGCTGCCCGATCTCCGCCGGCAAGCTCATCAGCTGATTCTCGCCGAGGTGCAACCACGTCAGCGAGGTGAGCTGCCCCATCTCCGCCGGCAAACTCGTCAGCTCATTGCCGTCGAGGTACAACTGCTGCAGCGACGTGAGCTGCCCGATCTCCGCCGGCACGCTCGTCAGCTGATTGCCGTTGAGGAACAACACCTCCAGCGACGTTAGCTGCCAGATCTCCGCCGGCAGACTCGTCAGCTGATTGCCGTTGAGGTACAACCTCTTCAGCGACGGAAACGACTTCAGCTGTGCCCAGAAAGCGGCGGTCTGTGTGCCAATCGATTCCAAATCGAGTCCCACCACCTGACCATTTTCTAACTCAACCCCACTCCAATCCTCCGGTCGCTGATTAAACGACCACCTATTGCGCAATATAGGGCTCAACCCACGCAATATATGAAGTTGTTGCAGAGTCGCAAAATTGTTCTTCGCAAACTTGTTCTGTGGCAGTACTTCATGAGGGCCAAGAAGCTCGCGACTGTCCCACCCGTCGGGCGTCACGTCCGGGTGGCTGTCCAGCCAAGCCTGCACAATCTGTCTCACCACCCAGTTCGTGACCACGCGAGTGTCGCTCAGTGCGAGACTGGTAATCGGATCTGTTGATTTACGATCGAAATGCGACAGGATGGCGCTCCGCTCGTAGGTGTGCCCCGAATCGACCACAATCACCGGATCGCGGAACATGGTTCGCGTGATCGGGCACGTGAGTTCCTCGGGCAAATCATCGTCACTCCTGTCACGTTTATTCGTCATTTCTTGAGTTAATTTCCCACTGATTTGGAAAAATTGACCGGGGTCTGAAGATTTTCAATTTTCCCAAATCACAATTTCGTGCACACGTGGGCCGCAGCACAGGTTACGTTTCCCGATCTGACGAGATTCCGTTTCTTTGAGTTATTCTTGAGTTAATTTCCCAGTGAATGAAATTTGACGAGGTGACACGGAGTCCCGTGCCTGTGGAAGTGATGAATGGGAAATGATTTTTTCCTTTTTTTGTTTGTCATGGATTGAAAATAAAATTAGTTTTGAAATATGAAATGACTTTTGAGATTGTCACTGAAAAAAGTATTTGCCGAAAATATAATTAGTTTTAAAAATCAATTTGACTTTTATACCGATGACTTGAAAAAGTATTGACTGAAAATAAAATTAGTTTTGAAATAAGAAATGACTTTTGAGATTGTCACTGAAAAAAGTATTTGCCGAAAATATAATTAGTATTAAAATATAAATTAGTTTTGAAATAAGAAATGACTTTTGAGATTGTCACTTAAAAAAGTATTCACGCAATATATAATTGTCACTGAAAAGGGTATCGACTCTCGCCCTGAGTTCGGCTACATTTTTGGGCTTAGAGCCCCCGTGACCGTTCTCATCACACCAATCACGAAACTGATCGAGGAATTCTTTGGCACAAACCTGGCGACCCGCGGGGGGTAGACCGTTGGTCTTGATCAAGTGCGCGAAGTAGCGAAACACCGGGTCGGCGAGGGGAGTTCCCGAGTTTTCGGTGTCAGTCACCATTTCCGAGTTTTCGTTCGATGCGCGTCAGAAAGTGACGATTACAGAACTATTATTTTCTAAAACATCAATCACTCGGCGTGACGGATTTATTGGCTCGCAGCGCGAATCGCGCAAAATACAGTCTTCGAGCGGTATGAAAACCGGCACTCGGTCTAATATTAAGTCTATGAGTTCATAGACAGGCATCAGTCCATACCCACACTGGACCCAGAACCTACATTCCCACCCCTCGACACTGGCGAGCACACAGAAAGGTTCCGGCGCACACCCGAGCGCGGGTGCGGTGACGTAGGCCGGTGCGTACAGTGTGCGTGCTGCCGTGATGTTCATGCGCACTGAGAAGTGATTTTCAACCTCTTTTTTTCTGGGGGATCCACGATATACGAATCCACCTCGGCGTACCGCTGATCTAATTCATTCATAAGGTGTTCTTTCAATTGATTCCGGTACGCCGGGGGTAATCCCTGGACTGCCGCGATAAAAACACCGTAATCTTGCGGCATTTTTATCGCGGTTTCCAATTCTAATAGGAATCTCCGTATGTCCCGTGCTGAAAACACACCCAGAGCCGCGCGAAATCCATCGATGTTAAACATAATTCTCGTCAAGTTTTTCATTCTACGAAAATATTCATTTTCGAGGTCACTTAGGTTTCCAATTTCATTCCTTCACCGCGCGGGCGGCACGATTCTCAACTGACCGTTCTCAACCGACGACCGAAATTTCGCGTGCCGACGGCCCCTCGCGCGGCGATATAATGATTTTCGACGAAGATGAAACGGTCGGACCCCTGGAATATCTCCGTCGCGTGAAGAAAATCGATACACTATACCAGTGGCAGTCTGAATGTCTCAACCTGGAAGGTGTGAGGGATCACACGCGTAACCTGGTATACTGCGCACCGACGAGCGGCGGGAAATCCCTGGTCGCCGATTTACTGGTCGCGAAGCGTCTGCTCCTAAAGGTCGACGATCACGCTCCGATCGCGCTCATGGTTCTTCCTTTCGTGTCTCTGTGCACGGAACGACTCGCGGAACTGACGGAGATGTTCGAGTCGACCGGGGTACAGGTTCGGGGATTCTTCGGGGGCCGACCCGGGGTTCTCCCCCCGAAGTACGGCCGGGGGGGTCTGCTCATCGCCACGCCCGAGAGGGCTAACGATATCGTGACCAAGCTCATCGCAGAGGATCGAGTGGGTGAAGTCGTGACTGTCGTGGTCGACGAACTCCACATGGTACAGGACGAGTCCCGCGGGGGTATCGTCGAGCGTATGTTGACCAAGCTCATGTACGCCGCGAAGGCGGTCCAGGTGATCGCCATGAGTGCGACACTTCCCCGACCATTCGGCCTCGACGCTTTGGCTCGTTGGCTCGGGGACGCTGCCCTGTACGAGACCAAATACCGCCCGGTCGAGCTCCGCGTGAAAATCGTGTGCGGTCAGACTGTGTACCCTGTACAACACCGCGACGACTTCGAGGACGGTGACCCCTTGGACGAGATCGGCACTACACCCGTACCGAAAGATATCGACACCGTCACGTGGCTGACGAGGCAGACTCTCGCGAACAAGGAGGGTGGGGGTGTCATGATCTTTTGCGCGGCGAAGTTTCAGTGTCGAGATCTCGCGAAGATGTTGCGATCCCACGGCACCGCCTCAGAAGCGACCGAACAGCTCGCGGCTGACCTGGGGGGTGGTGAACTCGCGGCTTGTGTCTCCAACGGGGTCGCGTGGCACCACGCGGACCTTTCGGTCGACGAGAAATCCGTCGTCGAACGCGGATTTCGCGAGAATATCATCCGAGTCGTGTGCTGCACGTCGACCATGGCAGCGGGTGTGAACCTTCCAGCGTCCAGGGTCATCGTGTACGCGCCGTATAGGTACCGCACGGGCGGGAAAGGACACGAGCTTATCAGGTCCCGGGAGGTGCAGCAGATGGTGGGGCGCGCGGGGCGCGCGGGGTTCGGGACTCGAGGTGAGGCTTTCGTCATCGCACCCCGTGTGAACGATATCAGCGATAAACACTGGAATCCACTGGATGTGGGGAGGGAACTCGGGCGCAGAATCCTATCCAAGGGTGACCCGCTGCAGTCAAAAATCGCGAGGGAGGGTATGCGCCCCGTGATGCTCGAGGGTGTGGCGTGTGGACTGATCAGTACTCCTGACGAGATTCGAGCGTACTGCAAAGGAACCCTTCTCGCCGCACTGGACGAGAACGCTGAGAAGGATGCTGACGAGGCGCTCAAGTGGTTGGAAGCGGGCGGTTTCCTGATTTGGGACGGGGCGAAATGGGACGCGACCGACCTCGGCCGCGCGGCTTCCGCCGCACACATCACACCCGAGACAGTGGGGGGCGTGGTGGAGGATATCAGGCGCGTCAGGCGGAAGCTGATACTGGAGTCCGACCTCCATCTCCTTTTCCTGTGCGTCGAGCCGAACCTCTTTCTCGACGTGAAGGAATTCACGGCGACATATTCCCGACTCGGCGACCGCGACCTTTCCGTCGCCGACGCCGTGGGGATAACCCCCGATTACGTGTTCAGCAGGTTGGGCCGGCAGAAAAAAGACACCTCGGAGAAGCACGAGTTCCAGCGCCGCGCCTGTCACAGATTCCTTCACGCACTTAAACTGAGAGATTTCATCTCGGAGGTTCCGGTTACCGGGATACATGACGGGGCCGAGAGATACGCCGGTCGGGTGGCGGCGGTGTGCGGGGCGATGGGGTGGGGGGATATGGAGGGGCTGCTCATTCGACTGCGGGATCGGATCAGTGCCGGGACCAAAGAGGAGATCATGAGTTTGATGTCAATACCTCAGATCGGCGCGACCAGGGCGAGGAAGTTGTACACTCGCGGTGCGAAAACGGTTGAGGCCGTCGCGGCGAAGACCCGTGAGGATCTTATCAAGATACTCGGTCAGACCCCCGCCTGGGTCGTCGATTCGATCCTCAGCGGTGCGAAGAAGGTTCATAACGAGCAGCGCATGGCTGCAATCGAGGAGAGCGAGGCGAAGCTCCGCGAACTTCAACCGGGTGAGACGGTCTGGTTCCCGGATGATGAAACACCGTCGAACTGGAAAAAAAGAAGCCGACAAGACGACGGTGATTGGCTCGGTTGTGACGGCGGCGCAACCTCGGTTGATGACCTGGACAAATTCCAAGATATCGCACCGCACTCGAACATAAAGAGGCTACGCTCGACCAGACAGGAATCCGGCTAACTCCAACCCCAAACCTGAATCCCGCGGATTTTGGGACAATGGATTCCCGAAGACGCGACAGAGTATCGGCTCTTCTGGATCCATGAATCTTTACGGGAATTTCACACCTATCCAAACTAAAAAGACTGCGACGGTTTGGAGAATATAAATACAAATCGGTTTTTATAAATTTTACAAAAAAACATAAATTACCAAAAATAATTTGGAAGAGCTCATAAATTCACGCGCAGAGCTCATGTCAGTTTACAATTTTGACAGCCCGATCGGGTCGTTCGCCTTCGGCGCACCGCACGCCGATATTTTTAGTACCGCCAACGACTGTGTTTCCGATTCCGAGTCAGCGGATTCACTCCTGTACACAAACTATGGACCAGGGGTCATGTCTCCTCGTGTCATGACACCTTTTACCACACCGCCGGGATTCCAGGAAACACCCGAACATATCAGGGAAAACGGCGGTACACTCGAGATTGCCAGACCGTCGTCGTGCAGAAGACTTTTTCCAGTATCACCACCGAAAATGAAACGCAGTAAGAAGACGAAATCGAGAACTGTGAGCGATGACGCATTCACTGTGCACCAGGTCGCCATGCAATGTATCGACGAACACGATTACCTGTTTCCAATGGAATCGAATATTGCTCAAGAAGCCCGTCAAAATTTGGCTCGCCGTTATTATTCCATTTGACCGATGATTGTCAACTGAAAAAAGTATTGATTGAAAATAAAATTAGTTTTGAAAATACAAATGACTTTTTATACCCCATGGGAAAAAAGTTTCTCTCGCGCGGGAAAGTAATTATACCGATGACTAAAAAAAGTTTGAAATCCGATGACCGAACCTCATCGAGAAATCGTGTCATAAAGAGCCTCCACCTCATGGCGCTCCACACACCGACTCGCGTCCAGACCTGCGGCGACCAACGCGGCCTTCATTTCCCAAATCGGCATCCGTGTCGGAGATGTAGTCGGGGTGGGCTCGGACTCCGGTGGTCGCATCTTCCTTGACGGTAAAGTGAACGACACCTCGAACCGGTTTTTTATTTCGCCACCCCGGTTTTTTATACCGCGCCTAGCGGGTAATGACCTAATATTCTTGTACCCATCGACGGTGACTTTCTTATAACTCGTATTAGTCACTGGCTCATGTGTAGGCTGTGGGAGAGTGGAACAGTCATGCAAATTAGCTACCTTGTTGTAGCACTCTACCGCCTCCCTCAGTGTGCTCACAGTGCCAAGGTGTAAACGTCCCTGGGAATTTGCCGGTGGGCGATATGATGGGTCACTGTATTTACGCTTGTACACGCGGTAATTTTCGGTGACCGTTTTCAGTTTTTCGGCGTCCGCCGTTTTCGGTTTATCTGTAAGGGGTGCATCGATTGACTGCGAAGCCCTGGGCAGCGCGTCGATTGAGTGTGAGGCCTTAAGCGCGTCGTTCTCCGCTTCCAAAGACCTGACCCTCTCCGCGAGGCAGGCGATTATCGTCCTGTCGAGATCGCTGGTCATGCCGTGCTGCGCACGAAAGAATGAGACTGATTCACAAATTTCATAGGTCTCATAAAAAAAAGTATTGACCGAAAATATAATTAGTTTTAAAAATCAATTTGACTTTTATACCGATGACTTGAAAAAGTATTGACCGAAATGAAAAATAATTTCCAGGGGTATTATAAGATGGCCGCCATCGTTTTGATGTTAGGCTCAGTCGCGGCCGTGGCTCTGGCGGGACAGGTGTCCGTGAAAAAGGTGGAACCCAAACCCCAAACTGAGAAGAAGACCAATTCCTCGTTCTGGGTGGACGAGATTGAGAGGGTGCGCGAGCCGGAACCGGTAACGGCCCCTGCCCCAGCGGTCTCAGCTCCTGCTCCAGCCCCGGCCCCGGTGGTTTCTGCCCCTGCCCCGGCCCCAGCGGTCTCAGCTCCTGCTCCGGCCCCGGCGGCCCCGGTGGTTTCGGCCCCGGCCCCTGCCCCGGCCCCTGTACCTATCGACTGTCAGGGTGACTGGTCGGAATGGAGCGCGTGCACGAAACCTTGTGAGGGGGGTACCCAGTTCATGTCCTTCACCCTGACGCAAGCGCCCGAGCACGGCGGTGGGCCGTGTCCCAACCCGACGAAAAAGACGCGCGAGTGTAACACACAGCCGTGCCCGCCTCCACCCCTGGCCGATGAGAACGCGGAGTTCAAGGGGTACAGACCAGTGATGACCAATCGAAAGTGTAACAACCACGGCAAGGCCCTGACCAACGAGTACCTCCGCGGTGACGGCGAGGAAAAAGTCGCCTCGAACGACGTCCTCTCGTGGAAGTACCAGAGACTGTTGGAAAGGGGTATTGAAAAGTGCGACAAGGACCAGTTCTGTCAGTACGTCGAGTTACAACACGGCAAGTCTATCGGGCGGACTTTCAAACAGGCCGATTGTCGAGGCATGGACGACACGCACCCGGAAGAAGGGGTCAAGATATGGGAGAAGAAGAATTGGGTCGATCCATACATGCAAGACCCCGCGCACGGGTACGAACAGACGGGTTCCAGGAACTTGACGTGCAGCGGTAACACCAGCGGGTGGCTGAAACAGGGCTACCTCCCGAAAAGGAACGGTAAGGCACCGTCCTTCACAGCGGGTGGCTTCAAAAACATCGATACCCTCTACGGTGAGTATCTGAAACAGGGTGCCCAGATTTGTAACTCCGACGACGAGTGTAAGTACGTCTCGGTATTCTTAGACGGTGTGTACAGGACCTACAACGCCGACGCGTGCGAGACGAACCCCATGTCAGGGATGGCGGACGTCAAGACGTGGAAGAAGGTCGACCCCAGCGTCGCGGGTAAGGCTGTGGTCGATTGCGGGGGAACTTGGTCGAAGTGGACCGAGTGCTCGAAGCCGTGTAACGGAGGGACCCAGGAGAGGACGTTCACCAAAACGCGTGCACCCGAGCGCGGGGGTAAGGCGTGCCCGAACCCCACGCAGACGCAGGCGTGTAACACACAGAAGTGTCCCCCGGTCGACTGTGAAGGGGTGTGGAGCGAATGGGGTTCGTGTTCGAAGGTGTGCGGCGGCGGGATCCAGAGCATGACCCTCGAGCAAACAGTCGCACCCGAGAACGGCGGCAGACCGTGTCCACCCACGAGAACGCGACCGTGCAACACACAAGCGTGTCCACCCCCCGAACCGCCGATGTGGAAGTGCGGGGGTAACCCGAACGCCAAGATCCTGTTCAGTCAGTTGAACGATAACAAGTGCGATTGCCAACCGGGGTTCGACGACGAACCCAAGACTGGTAAGTGTGACGTTCCAAAGAAGGCTGCACAAATAAACGATAAAAGGTATTTCGGTAACAACAATTGGATCCGGGGTCAATTCACTGCCAAAAATTACTACGGTAACGACATGCCCACTGGTGATAACATGCCCATGTTGGTCAATAAGAAGAAATCCGGATGGGAGCGAAAACAGGTAAAGCTCGGTAAGTACACGGGGTACAACCAGAATGGTAAGTGGGAGAAGGATTGCCGGAAGAAAGCGGAGGAGGAAGGTGCAGCGGGATACACAGTATGGAAACTCGATAGTGGATACAGTAAAAATTGGTATTGCACGATGTACACGAAAAACAACGGCAGAGGAACCGACGAGACGTGCGCGAAAATACCACACAAAACGGATCGGTGTGTGGACGAACATTATAACTGTGGCAGTAGCTGCAGTCCTGAACACAACGCGTACAGGGTGGGAGGTCTGTATTGGGATTACACCGCGGATTCGCGCGGTTGGGGTTGGGGTGAGAAATATTCTTCTAATTTAAAGTAAGGATGATCGCGTTCCTCGTGCTATCGATCTGTTTGTACGTGTCCATACTATGTTCGTCGATCGCGAGCGTCATGGTCTCGGACGTCGAGCCGGCTGCGGCTCAGGCGGTCGTCGAGGAGCCGGTGATGATGCCAGCACCAGCACCGTCGGTCGCCCCAGAGCCGGAACCGGTCGCTTTCGAAGTGGTCCCCTTCGAAGTGGAGGAGGAACCCGCACTGAAAAAGGAGACGTTCAAACTGATACGAGATGTCGATTACTTCACGGCGGATCTGTACCACCACGACCCAGGCGAGAAGGAAAAGTGTCTCGCCGATTGTTCGTCGAATCCTTCGTGTAAGGCTGTGGTGTTCGACGGGTCCATGTCGAAGTGCTGGGGAAAATCCATGGCCGAATTCGAAATACCGCTCCATCAACCGAACGCCGATAGGTTGACTTACGTAAAAAAAGATTCCTACGAGGAGGCTATTAAAAAATATGGGTGAGTAGTATGCTCGTCTATTTCCTATTTTTCGTGATAGTACTGTATCTTATACACGAAAAAGAGAAAAGCGTGTCCAACTTCTTTCATCTCAGCGACGGTCATTCCCAAGACGTCTACGATAAAATGCGCAAGAACGGCGTGAGCGGTGAGAGACTCAAAGATTTCGTCGTGATGGAGAACCATCTCCTCGGTCTCGAGCAAAAAGCCGTGCAGACTGGAATTCCGTATTCGCACCAGGGGAACGCCATATCCAAAAAAATCAAGGCGGCGTTCCCGAACTATAATTTCATGTACCACGGGATCCACTTGAAACAATTAGCCGAACCTAATAAGACCATAAATGGAAACCTAAGGTGAGGTGAGTCACCGTGGAAGTATGGATAATGCCAGGCACCTGGCCGTGGAGGAACCGGACGGGAGTGTCTCCATCGCCTTCAACGAAGATGTACCGGCGCCGCCTCCACCCCCGCAACCCCCTGAGATCGTACGAATCCAACGCGTCTTCAATGTCTGGTACCATCCTGCGGTGAAAGTGATGGGAATCGGGCTTTTCATAGCGGCGTGTCTTCTGGTATACGCCCTGCGGAAAGTCTTAGACATAATCAACCTCGTGCTCGTCATCGCGACAAACATCTCGCTACACCTGAAGGATCGGCCGTATAGCATAATTCAGCCGACGATTCACGGGACTGGATCGGGTTTGATGTTCATCCCGTTCTGTGTATTCCACATGTGGGGTCGGGCTGCGTTTCAATTTGGGTGCGCGGTGACGTGTTTGTTCGCGGTCGCCACCTCGAAAGATGAGATAGTCATAGAGAACTTATAATCTACTTCTTTTCCACTTCTTCACCAATCGTCGTTCCAGTAGTTCCACCGCATACTTGAACGGAAGGCCGAACCGGTCTTTATCCCTGAGAGATTTCATACCCCACTTCACGCGCTGGACGTCCGCGTTCAGGTTCGGTTTGTGCTTTCTGATCCACTTCGACCCGTAAAGACGCCTGAGTCGCTTGCGAATAGACCTGTCGTCGAGGCTCCTATATTTCACGCGCTTCCTGATGGGTGCGGTTTTCCTGTTGATCATGTTGTAGATCTGATTCTTAGTCGCGTTCGACGTTCGCTTGATGCCTAGGTTTTTCGCGATGTATACCATCCTGGCCCTCTTCATACATCCGCATTTGGCGCGCGTCATTCCGGTGGCGTTGAGAAGTTGGTTAGGAGTGAACTTTACGATTACACGCTTTCTTCTAAGGACCGGTGCTACAACGGGTGCTGGAATGCATCTGGGCACCGGGGCGGGGACCACCGGTGCGTGGAACTCGTTGATGACCGGACGCGGGGGCGGCAGCGGTGGACACGAGGGAGCTGAGAGGCGATTTCGAACGATCTCCTCCCGGCGACGCATGCGTTCGCGTCGCGCGGCGTCATCCGCACCGCCGTGTACGCTGACTCCCGATTGTTTCACGAATTCGCGAACCTCCTGGTTCATCTTACTATTAGCATAGATTTTTTTGGTTAGTGATTGTTGCCGATGGAAAGTTCCTCCTCGACAACGTCCACGCCGTAGAAAACCGACTGGGCCGCGTAGGTTTTACCGTTGTACGTGACGGATTCGTTCCTGACGTCGATGCCGTACGTGCTGAACGGTCCCACGTAGAAGTCCGGGGACCACTGATCGGGCCTTTTCCCCTTGATCGATCTGGCGCAGTGTGAGTTGTACGCCTGCACGAAAACCTCCTCAGGGACGAACTTGTCGTCGCCCTTGATGACGCGAACTGAGTTCATGAAATGGTGAAGCGTGTTCGCAACCATGGCCACCTGGTCCTGGATCTTCTTGAAATATTTCGGGACGACGTTCCATATGTCACGGCCGCTGTATCGCTCGCTGTAGTCGAGGTACGCGCGGACGCACTTGATAAGGATCGTGGGTAACTCGTTCTCCAGCTTCTTGTCCAGGTGTGGATCCGCCTCCTGGACTTGCTTGGTGAAGTTCCAGGGGAGGATACGCCGAAGGACGGATCCTGACTTGTCGTTCCAGTTCGGGACCTCGTTCCCGCCCAGGACACCGGGGACCTTCCAGTTCGGCAACGACACGGCCACCTTGTTCTTGACGTTGACGGCGATACCCTCACCGGAGACGAGCGACTGAAACTCCGCCTGCTCGAGCGCGAGATCGCCTTTGACCTCGGGGGCGATGAAGAGGAGCGCCTCCATGATGGCGGAAAGGCCGAACTTACGTTCGATGTTGTTACCGAGTGTGCGGACATCGGTCGTGTCGTAGAATTTTTGAAAGACGTTGTTGATCAGCGTAGACTTACCGGACCGGGCGATCCCCTTGAAGAACGGAATCACCTGCCATTTATCGAGCTCACCCACGTCGAAACACAGGCGACCGCCCATCACGTACGCCCACTTGCACACCTCCTCCTCGAATTTCTGGTAGTGAAGGATCTTGTCGAAGTTGGGGGTGGGAATGTCGTACCAGTCCTCGACGTGGGAGTAGTCGATGAACTCCTGATCGAAGTACTTGCACGCGATGATGGTCGGGTCCAGAGCACGGAAATCCTGACTGTCGTAAGGGTAGAATTTACACGTGGGGTGACCCTTGACCCCGGGACCGTCCTCCTTGCCGATGAAAAGACCGTTCTTGAACGACCAGGCGTGTCGCCTCTTTTCGATCGCGGGGAACTGGGGGTCGACACAGTTGGTCATGTGGCTCGCGACGTCCCTGTAGCACCCGCCTTTGCTGGTAAAGTTCCTCCAGTTCTCGAACTCTTCGTCTTTCGGGGCGAGGGAGTGCACGAAGGCGAGGATCTCGTATTTCGGGCGCCAGGCGCGGGTCCCGTACCCGAAAGGTGATTTGATCTCCTCGTAGCAGTGGTCACGGTACCGCCTGTACCCGCGGTTGTGTGCCTCGTCGAGGCTGTGGATGATCGATTTCTGGTACGGCGTGCACTTCTCGATCTCGTCGTCGTCCATCGCGAGCGGGTCTGAAAACTTCGTCAACAGGGGTTCGGCAGTGGGATTCACCGTCCGCTCGAACACGTTCCAGTGCCTGCGCACGTTCTCGAATCCGTCCTTGACCTGTTTGCCGATGTTGTTCACCCGTTTCAGGAGCGTGAACCCGTCTTCGTTCTGTTTCGACTTGATCCCCAGGGCACCCATCCTTCCCCTGAGATTTATGAGGTAGCGCCGTTGCTTTTCCTTGATCGCCTTGATGGCGCGAATGTCGATACGTTCGGCGATCGGTCCGTTTCGGTCCCAAAAGTCCGGGTGTATGAACTGGCGGTAGCCGAGCTCGCGCGCATCCCGGTGATCGCACCGCCTGAGGTCCCAGGCATCTTCGAAAATTTCGACAACCGATAAAATATCTTCCTCATTCATCGACTCGATTGACCGCTTCTCCAGTTCCAGTAGTGCTTCATACCGGTCGGGTTGCTTATCGATGAAGTGAGTGCCTTCCATAGTTATTTATTATACAATTTTTCTCTCTAAATCAATTTCAAGCTTTAAGCTCTGTGAGAATTTTGATCAGGATCCTGTTTTGGGTCTGAAGTTGCTGACTGATCGCAACCAAGGCGGTACACACGGTGTCGCCGTCTTCGGTCGCGAGGAGGGAAGTCATCAGGGAGGCGACGTCCACCTCGTCCTCGTCCTCGAGGTCCATGAGGTCGTCGTCCTCCTCGTCAGTCAGGATCTCACCCTCCTCGATTTCTTCGTCTTTCATTTCCTCAGGCTGTGTCGACATTTTACATGGGCTGAGAAAATTCGACCTGAATTTTACCGCGTTTCAGTCAGGATAAATTTTGAAATGCGGAATTACCCAAATTTATTTTCTCAGTCTATAGTACAAACACTCACACAAAAATGGCTGGCGGACTCATGCAGCTCGTCGCCTATGGCGCACAGGACGTATACCTAACGGGAAACCCGGAGGTAACTTTTTACCAGGCCAAATACAAGCGCCACACGAACTTCGCGATGGAGAACATCGAACAGACCCTCAACGGTAACCCCGCCAACTCCGGCCGCGTCTCCGTGACCATCGCTCGCAACGGTGACCTCGTCGGCGACATGTACGTCCAGCTCGAGTCCGACGCCACTGCGGGCACCGCGGCTGCTTGCTGGGTCGCCGAGCGTGCTATTTCTTCGGTCGAGCTTTCCATCGGCGGTCAGCGCGTCGACAAGCAGTACCAGAAGTGGTGGAGGCTCTACACTGAGCTTCACCTTGATGAGGCCAAGAAGAACACTTACGCTAAGCTCACCACCGCCGAGGATGGCAAGACCGTCTTCCTCCCCCTTATGTTCTTCTTCAACCGCAACCCGGGGCTTTACCTGCCGCTCATCGCGCTCCAGTATCACGAAGTACGCATTGATTTCGATCTCGCGTCGGACATGGAGACCTACCTCAACAAGGGTGTCTTCAAGGTGTGGGCGAACTACATCTACCTCGACACCGAGGAGCGTCGTCGTTTTGCGCAGAAGGGTCACGAGTACCTCATCGAGCAGACCCAGCACACCGGTGTCGACACCGTCGACGGCACCGCCGGCGGTACCAAGCAGATCCGTCTGTCGTACAATCACCCGATCAAGGAGCTCGTCTGGTGCCTCGCTGGTTCGGATGCCGCGAGCCACTGGCACTTCGGTAAGGGTTCCACTCACCCCGTGATCTCCGCGGGCACCGTGGACACCACGACCACTATCGGTGCGCAGAACCTTCCCATCTCTGCGGCTACCGGCGCCCCTGTCGTAACCACTGGTGGTGCGTCCGCGGTTGCCTGGACCGAGGAGTCTGATGCTGCGATGACCGAGTTCAAGCTCGTGCTCAACGGCCAGGACCGCTTCAAGGCCCAGGGCGGGAAATACTTTAACCAGATCCAGCCGTACAACCATCACTCCGGCTGCCCCTACCCCGGCGTGTATAGTTATAGTTTCGCGCTCAAGCCTGAAGAACACCAGCCCACGGGCACGTGCAACTTCTCGCGCATCGATAACGCGCAGGTCGCCATCACCACCGTTGCCTCCAGCGCTGCGACCAACCTCCACATGTTCGCGACCAACTATAACGTCCTGAGGATCCAATCGGGAATGGGCGGTCTCGCTTTTTCCAACTAAATACTCATACGCAGTATTTGTATAAAAAAATTCAAATAAATAAAAATTAAGATACTTGAATCACGTATCTTAATTTTTATACTTGGGCGAATTCAAAAAACGTGATATGCCCCGGCGCAGCCGGCGCAACAAGATCGACGCCGCCGCGGAGCGACTATGACGAGATAGAAGCTGAAACTCGAGTATGATGTGTCAAATGGTGTCCTGCGTGCACTCACCGAGTTTGAGCCTGAGGGGATGCGTAACGGCGAACTTCGCCCTGGAGCGTCTCGCGGAGCGTGTATATGCGTCGTGTTGTGCAAGTTCCCCTAAACGACAGAACCTTAAATATAATGAGGAAATTCCTCATCCGTAAATATACTATGATATTTAGGTACGCAGTGATATTTAGGGGGGTTTTTGGGTTTAATCGTAATACAAAATTCTTTTAAACTATAGAAGCATAACAAAAATTTCTGTGTTATTGTTGAAAATCAACAATTTTGCCACCCAAATTAAAAAAACGTGATAATATCTACTTGGGCGACCGTTTTCTTTTGGACGCCGCGGTCGAGACTCGCTTTTTCACCTGCTTTCGACGCGCGGTTTGAATTTTCTTCGCGGCTTGGGTCTTGAGCTTTGTGGCGCGACCCTGGTTCTTATTCTTGAGGATCACGAACGAGATGTTCGCCCGTTTCACGTTCGCACGGGTGAACGGATTTTGAAACATGGAGAAGGATCCGGGTTTGTTATACGCATCCGTCATGCTCATCCGTGCCTGGTTACGGAAGGACTGCGGGAGCAGGTACTGAGAAACACGTCCGTACGTATATTTGACCGCCTTTTGACCGTTCGAAAAGTTGTGGCCGGCGATATGATCCTCGGGCATGTTATTCACTGCATTTTCCTTCCACTGGATGCGTTTAGCGGTGTTGGTCTTATTCCTGTTTTGATTACGCTTGACAGCGGGTTTGTTGCGTGTATACGCGACGGCGTTACGGTGACGATTGTTTGAGTTGGAGTTGGAGTTGGTCATGTCTCCACCGTGGTAACGGTAGGTGCTCCTGTTATACCCTACACCAGAACGAATTCTTCTTTGGTTTCGCCGTATAGGTGGGCTGATTAAATTAAAGTTAAAGTTGCCGGCGTTTCTTCGTGTCCTCCTACCCCGCGCGTTATAATAACTATCCTGCATACCGTAAAACATATCACCCAAATCATCTAACTCAGAGTGATACGCGTCGGATCCAAAGTATGTGTACACGAACCAATCTACATCTTTATCGGTAGGTTCCCGGGTAAGGTATTTCCTGAGGAAGGTCTTCACCTTCGCGACTCTCGGATCCGCGGGGAAAAGGCCGTTCGGGTTCGTCGGTGTTACTGGGGCTCCAGTCCAAAAGGTTCCGTCATCCATGGAGCTAAAGGGTCGACCTGAAAGGTCATAGTTCGCGTCTGCCGGCCGGTTGTTAGGGTGTGTAGTTCGCGTCCTGAACTTTTCAAAATCGGCGGCAAATCGAGCTCGAACAACCCGAATTCCCAATTTGTGACCGAGGCGGAAGACTTTTCCCCACCCTAAACGCAGATTTCTAAACCCAGGTTTGTCTCCCGGGATGCTATAATTCGCCATTAAATGACGTTTTTGGTCGTCGCTTAAGCCAGAAAATCGTTGCGCCCAAATCCGCGCTCGGTTGTTTAAGGATGCCATGACTTACAATAGCATAACAAAAATTTCTACTTGGGCGACCGTTTTCTTTTGGACGCCGCGTTTGCAAGAAGTGTCCTTCGAGCCGAGACTCTGTTTTTCACCTGCTTTCGACGCGCGGTTTGAATTTTCTTCGCGGCTTGGGTCTTGAGCTTTGTGGCGCGGCCCTGGTTCTTATTCTTGAGGATCACGAACGAGATGTTCGCCCGTTTCACGTTCGCACGCGTGAACGGATTTTGAAACATGGAGAAGGATCCGGGTTTGTTATACGCATCCGTCATGCCCATGCGCGCCTGGTTACGGAAGGATTGTGGGAGCAGGTACTGAGAAACACGTCCGTACGTATACTTGACCGCCTTTTGGCCGTTCGAAAAGTTGTGGCCGGCGATATGATCCTCGGGCATGTTATTCACTGCATTTTCCTTCCACTGAATTTTTTTGGCATTGTTGCTCTTATTCCTGTTTTGATTACGCTTGACAGCGGGTTTGTTGTGTGTATACGCGACGGCGTTACGGTGACGAGGACGATTGTTTGAATTCACTGGATCATCGTTGAATCTACCGTGGTAACGGTAGGTTCTCCTGTTATACCCTACACCAGAACGGATTCTTCTTTGGTTTCGTTGTATAGGTTCGTCGTATGGTACGTTTCTTCGTATCTTCCTACCTCGCGCGTTATAATAACTATCCTGCATACCGTAAAACATATCACCCAAACCGAACGCGTCGGATCCAAAGTATGTGTACACGAACCAATCGATATCCTTATCGGTAGGTTCCCGGGTAAGGTATCTCCTGAGGAAGGTCTTCACCTTCGCGAGTCTCGGATCCGCAGGCAAAAGACCGTTCGGGTTCGTCGGTGTTACTGGGGCTCCAGTTCGATAGGTTCCGTCATCGAGGGAGCTAAAGGGTCGACCTGAAATGTCATAGTTCGCACTGGGTCGCGTCCTGAACTTTTCAAAATCGGTGGCAAATTCGGCGGCGACGACGATGGACTCTACCCCTATTAACGATATCATGATGAGGCGGAAGACTTTTTGGGTGATTGCTTCGTCAGAACGCAGATCATGAAGCCCATGTCTGTCTAACGGAATGCTATAATTCGCCATTAAATGACGTCTTTCGTTGTCGCTTAAGCCATAAAATCGTTGGATCCAAATCCTCGCTCGGTTAATGTTATTCACCATGACTTACAATAGCATAACAAAAATGTCTAAAGCAACAAAAAGGAAATATCGTTAATCTTGTGGAGGAGGTTAAAAAACCGCGCGTCGGAGTCCACGTCCTTGGGCCTGATGATCTCGAGTTCGATCTGGTACGACGCCTCCTCCTCCGAATCCATGTCCGCGTTATCGCCGCTACTGATGGTCATGTCGATGCTCAGATTTTTACGGACGAACGAGTGTCGGGTCTTGGACCGTTTGCGGTCCATCTCGTACTCGCCGGTGGTGGGTATCTCCCGCGAGATACAGAAACGAACGTCGAGGGGTTGTTCGCTATTCACGAAATCTTCTTTGCGCACCTTGATCTTTTGGATCATATCTTGGTCGCCGGTATCCTCGTCGTTGGTGATACGAACGCTCTCGGCGTCGTTATAGTACACCTCGTACGATTTGGATTCCTTCTTTTCCCACCTGTCGTATTTCTGCAAACCCCGGAGGACCTTTTTCCACGCATCCTTTCCGACGTTCGTGTCGAAGAAGGAACCGTTCTGCCGACCGAGGCGGATCTCGACCTCGATGTCGTCTTCGTCCTTGTGCGCTTCGAATAAAGGAAAGGTCGTGTCAACGATCTTCTGTATGTCCATTCATAGTACGAGCGCGCCTTTCCCTTAAGTGTTTTATGTGCGCTGAACGTATGAAGGGCATTCGTAACAAAGGAAACACGTGCTACTTCAACACGGCGCTCCAGTGCCTCCTGTACATTCCGGCGCTCTCCAATTACATGATCCGCAAACCGTACGCGGGTGAGTGTACATTCACCAGGGCGTACTCGGATCTGATCAAGGTCTACTGGACAAGGGGTCGAGACCACGTGGGCGTGACCAAACTACTCGAGGCTTTCGTCGAGAAGTTCCCGCGGTTCGCGAACATGGACGAACAACACGACGTCCAGGAGGCGGTGCTCTGCATCGTCGACATTTTGGAACGGTCCGTCCCGGAAATCAAACCGTGGTTTTACGGTAAGAAGACGCAGGAGACGGTTTGGCCCACGGGGAAATCCACGAGTGAAGAGGATTTCAGCGTGCACTTGGTGACGTCGTCGAGGTCTAAGGATATGGGCCAGATTTTGGCAAAGAGTACCGACTGGAACGTCATAGAGAATTACGTCGACGACGACGGGAAGCGGCATAACCTGGCGACGACGCGCATGGTCTTCTCCGAGCTGCCCCGCGTGCTCATGATATCCTTCGATAAGAAGAGTCACGTCCAGATCCTCAAGAAACTCGTCATCGGGGACAGTCAGTACGATCTCATCTCCACGGCGGTGCACGTGGGCGAACAGGATGACGGGCACTACGTGTCCTTCGTCAAGAGGAAAAACAAGTGGCTGTTCATAAACGACGATCACGTGGAGGAATACGACCCGCCGGAACAGGCGTCGTATTATTTCATGGTCTACAATCTAAAAACTCCTTCATCTCAACGTTCTCCTTGATGTTGACGATCGTTCGGTAGAACGTTCGCCTGTTGTTCGGGTAGGTCTTGTCCGTCCTTCGCTTCAGGGGCCGCCACCACATGGGCGATTCCCACGTGACGTATTCGCACTCCACGATCGCGCCGTCCTCCATCCACGGTTTCGCCTCGAACCGGCCGTGCGGTATCTCCGATTCGAAAAACAGTTTCCCCTTTTCCTGTACGTACAGACGCCAAGTCGGTTCTCCCTTTTGAAATCCCGGCGTTTCTCGCGACGGCTCCCACCGCGCGAGAAAGTCGACCGTGTTCTTATCCCGCGGTTTCCATTTGAACATCGTCTCGTGCGTCCCTATGCGTATCGGTTCGTGGACCGGCGTGAACACCAGGCCGTCCATCCTTTGCGTGACAGTCGGGAGGTACTCGTTCATGAAGGTTTTGAATTCGCGCATCGGGTGGAACTTCTTACACTTGAGGCGGTATGGATCGGATTTCATGCATATCATACCCTTCATCATGGCTTTGGCGGCGTCCATGCGTTTGTGTAGATCGAGGTTCCACACCGACTCGCCGCACACCCGAACCGCGTCGTATACCATGAGCACGTTCTCGTAGAGTTCACCGTCGAGGATCGTGCCTTCGTACGCGGCTTTCTTGAGGTTTAACGGAATCTCGGTAACCTTGAACGATCGGTTCACCAAGAGAGTCTTCTTCTTACCCTCGTACGTGATGGCGACCAACATGTGTCGCTCACCGTCTGTCTTTTCGCACACGACATATTCCCCACCTTTCAGGATCGGGAAGTGTTGTCTCTCGATCGAGACGGGTTGGGGGCCGGGAAAATACTCTTTGGATCCCCAGACCTTGTGAATGTACGTCACAACGAACTGTTCCATGTGTTATGAGTGCTCGGAACCTTTAATTCACTTTCACACTCGCGGCGTTCAGAATATTACTGACGCACTCATGCGCATAGGTTTGGATGAGCCTCGCGCCGGAGTAGGCAAACACCTTGACACCCTGTTCCTTGAAATCTTCGAACATGTTGGGTCGAAGTCGCCATTTCTTTTTCTTGATTTGTTTGATCACCGTTCGAGGCATCATCACCCATACCTTCGCGTCCGTGGAGGCGACGTGGTAAAAGTGCGGTGCGGTCTTTTTACCGAGGACGGTATCGAATTCGAGTCCCATCTGCGAGGCCGCTTCCATCGACCCGTTACGTACCTTATCCTTGAACATGTCCCAATTAATACCTTGCTTCACGCCGGGGAAGACGACCAAACCGGCGTTTTCGTTAATCTCCAACGCCTTCTCCAAGGAAGTTTCATCCACCCCGATCCCGAAATCAATAAAGAGGATTCGGTCGTAGACTTTCATGCACTGCTCGATCATCGCCGCTTTCTCGAACGGGTCGTCGTTGACGTACAAGATCTGGTGGTCCACACTGTTCTGCACGCATAGGATGTTGAGTTTGAGGACGGTGTGCAGAGTCTTGACGTGGCACGCTTTTGATCGAGTGACGAGTACGGACACGAGCTTCATATCTTAACGTCGAATCTAAACCTTAAGTCTATCGTCTAAACACGCGCTGAATGGAAGGTTCCCCACGTGACCGAGCGTGGTGTTCACGTCGGCGTAAATTTTACCGCCCGCCTGTTGCCACCGTCGGCAGAAGGCGTAATCTTCGGAGAGGTACCGCTTGGATTCCGGATCGATCATGCAATCGAAACACGCGTGATACTCGTCGAAATCCCTGTTTTGGTGGTCGTTCTTACACCACAACTCGGGGAACTTTTCCTCGAGCTTCTTGAATACCGAACGGTGAATGCACATGAACCCCGTGGGACCGTCTAAAATTTCCACGAACCCGTTTTCTATCGAACGCTTCGTCGCGCCTATGTTGACGACGAGACTCGATGAGAGCATCGCCATATCTCGGTCGTCACCGTTTCGTACGGCGGCAGCGGCTTGGTCCCACATGACAACCTTCTTTGGGTAACACGCCACCGACAACTCATGCCCCGACCGAACGAGACGCACGACGGCGGCTGGATCGAAATGGACATCTGCGTCGATAAACATGAGGTACTCGCAATCCGTCTTCTGCATAAACCGGCCCACGCTCACATTACGCGCTCGGTGAACGAGCGATTCGTTTTCTGTCGTGTCGATCATGAGTTGAATTTTCTCTCTCATCATCAGCATCTGTAATTTTATCACGGCGGACGCGTACTTCTCCAGACATAACCCGCCGTAGCACGGGGTGGAGAGGAACACTTTCGTCATGTACATGGCACGTCTCTATGTTTTAAGCTTATTTAAATCGCAGTTGCCTCATCACATTGGTTGGAGGCCTCGTCTTGGTCTTCGACCCCGACCGCGGCGGTGCGGGTGATTGCCATGAATTTCTGGGTGTCGTCGGTTTCACCGTCCTAATCCTCGGGCGAAACGCTGCAGGCTTTTGTGTTGAGAGGAAAGAGTGTCGCAGGACTTTTTTGAAGCTCGGGAGATGCCTGGTGTGATTCATCCCGATCTTAAGTCGGTAATTCACCGCGTAATTACTGTTCTGCTTGCGATATTCCCGGTCCGGAATGAGATCCTTGATGAATTCCTGAACCTTTATGTATCCGGTGGTCGTGTCGAACACGACGCCCACCAAGAAATAATACAGATCGAACAAGGGGTGACTTCTCTTTCCGTTGATGCCGTCCTCTACATACGTACCGTTATTGATCCACGGGTTAGAAATTCCAGGCATTTTTGTCATGCCGAAATCTATGATCACCGGCTCCAAACCCTCGTTGGATCTCTTGTACACTTCACCGTCGATGTTGACGCGAATGTCCCTGACGGGAACTTTCCTGATGAATATGTTTCCACCGTGTAAATCGTGGTGCCTGAATCCGGGTGCCACCTTGTGCATTTTATACAGGTACAACATGACTTGGAGTATCACGCTCTTGACCTTCTCTAAAACCGGCATGTCTCGTATCCAATCGGAGAAAGTCTGACCCGAGATGTACTCCATGTAAAGCATGTCCCTTCCGTCACACTTTTTAGCGAGGTACACGTTCGGGACTTTCACTCCGTAACTTTTCAGTTTCTTCGCAACTTCGTACTCGTATTTGGCCATGCCCGTGTAGTCACCGTTCTTGACGGCGATGTTCTTGTACGCGATGAACCTCCTACCGTTCCTGTTAAGGGAAGCCTTAAACACTTTTCCGTACATCCCCTCTGAAAGTTTTTTGATTTTATGTAAATGATTCTTTGGAGCGCATGCCTTGTTCTTGTTCAAAAGTCTTTGAAGGTTATTGCCTGTGTTACGTACCTTTTTCGTGCGCCATGCGCTCTGAATCTTGGTCGCGGCGCCTGCGTTACGTACCTTTTTCGTGCGCCAGGCTCTCTGAATCTTGGTCGCGGCGCTCTTCACTGGTTTCATTTTTTTTTTCGCGGAGCGGATCTGATTTACCGTCGGCATATAATATTACAAAATATTTAAATGTTTTCTAATTAGATTTTCAATCTTGTTGAGAGTAGGAACTGAGACGGAGCACTTCTCACACATCTCGTTCTTCGGCACGCGGTGGCCGATGACAATGTAGATGATGGCTGACGCCACACTGTTAGGGGTCTTGCTCATCAGGTCCACGCAGTCGTTCGTCCTGTCGCACAACTTCATACACTCGAGGCGTTCCTCGCGCGTCACCTCGAAAGCGTTCAGAATGCGCTGCATGACGTCGTATGCCTTTGTCACGTAGTTCTTCTTCGTCGCGCCTTCGATGTTATCCTTGAAAATTTGGGTCGTTCTCGAAATATCCCTCGACTGTATGCCGAACATGTCGGCGATCTCCTTCGTCGTCCTGGGATGTTTCGCCAGCCTGCACGCGTACAGAACGCAGTTGGCTTTGATCCCGAGCCGAACCGCACCGCGCGTGAGCTTCTCCTCGTTGAATTTTTTGTACATGTGTTTAGCATCCTTGCGAACGCACTCAGGCAGGATGTGGCACGCCTCGTCCATTTCCCTGTACGCGTGGTACAGGGACCGATCCTTGTGGTTCATGGACATGTGAAAGTTTATCTTCGCCATGCGCTTGTGCTCGTAGGTGGCTTTCCCCTTGATGACTGTCCCCTTACCCCAGTTATCGGAGAAGAGTTCGGCGTTTGTGGTGGGGATCCCGCACCTCGCCGGGTCGTTGACCCTACCGTCGGAGGTCATCCCACTAGTCCATTCCGCGGTGTCGTCTATGAAGTTGTCCTCGACGAGACCACACTCTGAACAGACTGGCAGACCCTCCGGGCTGATGACCTTCACACCCGAACATTCCCGGCAAAAATGTATACTCACTGGCTTTGTGTCTTTGTTTTTGTTCAGTAAGGTGTCCACCTGGGACCAAATTGTAGCCAGCATCTTTGTTTTGATGTAAGTATATTATTCACTTAGGTTTCTGGCGCGCTCGCGATTTTCGATGAGGTCCACCGTCTCCTTGAAACTTCGGCCACCTGAGGTTGACGGTTCCCACTCGTTCCACGCCGCGTCCACCTCTTTGTGATCTATGGGCAATCCCTCGACCTCGGCGTCCGAAACGATGAACCCGCTCAGTGACGTGTCTGAACCCGAATCGCCTTCGTCGTAGATGTCGCTGTCGTCGTCCATGGGATTTATCTCAGAGAAATAGGCGAACATGTTACTCCCGAGGGATTTAAGGTCTAGGTCCTCGAACGTGGTCCCGGTCGGGAAATGTTCCATCACACTCTCGTACGGGGCGGGGCACATCTCGTCGTCGTCGAGTCTGTACACACAAGCGGACTTGTAGTGCATTTCGGTCGGGTATAGGTAATGCATCCCGAGGGTTCGGCCGGTGTTCGCCGCCACCAGGCCGTACGTTTCCTCCTCGATCCCGTCTTCGCTGACTAGTATTTTGACTATGTCGTTTCGGTTAATCTCTTTTGGCATGAGCATGCTTAAAAAAATCAGGCAAAAAATTATCGAGGATAATATCACAGCAGATGAAAGTTATTATTTATTCGAAGGAAGGGTGCGACTATTGCGACCACGCGGCGAGACTATGCGAGTCGGAGAATCTCGAGTTCGAGAAGATCATGGTCGACAAGGAAGAGTTGAATTCCCTATGCGGGAAAACAGTCACGGCCTACCCTCAAATATGTATTAACGGAAATCATATCGGGACGTACTTTGACTTTCAGGATTTCATGACAGATGAATACGAACCCATCCTGGAAGAAACGTTGGACCGTTTCACGGTGTTCCCCCTGCAGTACCCTGAGCTATGGGAACTGTACAAGAAGGCGCAAATGTCCAACTGGACCGCCGAAGAGGTCGACCTGAGTAAAGACCTCGACGATTGGGGAACCCTAAACGACAACGAACGGAAATTCATCAAGTACATCCTGGCGTTCTTCGCTGGCAGTGACGGTATAGTCTTCGAGAACATCAACAACAATTTCGCCGACGAGGTTCAAATTTCAGAGGCGCGCTCTTTCTATGCGTACCAGTCACACAACGAGATGATTCACGGCGAAACCTATAGCAAACTGATCGACAAGTACATCAAGGACGCCGCCGAGAAGAAACATCTCTTCAAAGCTGTCAGCACCGTCCCCTGTATCAAGCAGAAGGCGGACTGGGCCCTGAAATGGTTCGAAAAGTCTCGTCCCTTCGCCGAACGCCTCTTCGCGTTCGCCTGCGTCGAGGGTATCTTCTTTTCGGGTTCTTTCTGTGCGATTTTTTGGCTCAAGAAACGGGGACTCATGCCCGGTCTGTGTTTCAGTAACGAGTTGATCTCTCGCGACGAGGGGCTTCACCAGGAGTTCGCTGTGGAACTGTTCAAACTCCTGAGAAACAAACCGTCAATGGAAACCCTCCAATCCATCGTTAAGGAGGCGGTCGCGATCGAGAAGGCGTTCATCACCGATGCCCTCCCGTGTAATCTGATCGGCATGAACTCCGAGAAAATGAGCGAGTACATCGAGTATGTCTCTGACAGGCTTTTGAAACAGATTGGTGTACCAGTGATTTGGGGATCTAAGAACCCTTTCGACTTCATGGAGAATATCTCTTTGGACGGCAAGACCAACTTTTTCGAAAAGAGGGTGGGAGACTACGGTAAACTCGACGACGACGCCGAGGATATAGGATTCGACGAAGAATTTTAATGACTATTTGAAAATTGTGTCAAAAGTACCGAAAGGGGCGATCATGTAATTCTCGCTAGTTTCCTCGATTTCGATCGGTTCGGCCTCCACGACCACCTCGGGTTCCTCCTCTGCGGCAGGACCAGGAGCTGGACCGGTGGTGACTGTGGTGGTTGTACTGGACGACGAGCGCATGGAGGACACGCAACATGCGATACTCGATCCTACGGTCAAGAAGCCGACGACATTGAAGAACGACATTTATTATACCTGTATATAATAAATGCCCACACCGAAAAAAACGAAAAATGCCAAGAACGCGATCCGGTCTTTCAATAAGAGGATGACATCCAAACTGCCGAAGGTCAGGACGAAACCCACTCGCGTGCGGAGTTACGCTCGCCCAATCTCACGTGTTGAGATCGCCAACATGATGCGTCTCGCTGCGCGGGCGCGGAAGACCAAGAGGAATCGTTAACCGAATAAGGTTCCTTGCGGGGAGATATCCAAAGATCCCAGGATCACGCCGCTATCCTGTAATTCAATCTGTTCCTCTGCGAAACCCGGTTCCGGATTCGGTGCATCCACCATATCCGGTTGCGTCAGCAGCTTCTTTTCCCCCTTCTTGCCACCCCCGCACCCGCAATCACCCTTCTTCTTCTTGGGCGGTTCTGGTCTGATGTTCATCATACCCCAAACCACGAGGATGAACACGACGGTGTGAAGGAGAAGACCCACGGTCGAGGGGCACCCCGTCGGCGTCGCGATGCGCGAGCCGAAGACCGAACGCATGAGACGAAAGGTTTCGGGGTTGGCGATCACGAAAAACGTGAGACCCGAGATGATACTGGTGATAAGTTTTTCCTCCTGCTTGCGGCCGTTGCAGCCGCATCCACAGTCTTTGAAAATACCCATGTTTTTATAATAGGTTGTGAAAAAAATCCCGGTAAAAACTAAGTATGATGATCCTCGGTGGAATCGTTTTCCTGTTGATCCTGGTGATGGTTTTCTTCATTTCCAGGCAAAACGCAGCACAGCGACAGGAGGTCAAGCAGATGGAACTCGATGCCGAAGCTGCGGCGTCAAAGCCGCAGCCGCGTATGAGCGATTCAGTGATCACACCGATGGAGCCGGAACCCACCGATGATCCCATGCCCGGTGACGCCAAGGTGTCTCAGCGTGCCGCTCCTGCCCCTGCTCCGGCTCCAGCTCCTGCTCCTGCTCCGGCTCCTGCCCCTGCTCCGGCTCCGGCTCCGGCTCCAAGCGTTTTGTGGGGTTTAGTTGAGGGTGTGGATCTTAGTGGTGGAGGGTTTCATCTTCACAAGAATTCAAACCCGAAACTCGAGGGTACAAAAGAGGAAAGGACAAAAATATGCACCGACAAATGTGCGGATCAGTCTGACTGTAAAGCAGTTGTTTTTGACACGCGTCACAACTTGTGCTGGGCTAAGAGATCCATACATAAGTCCAACGAAAGAACAGCGTCGAACCGTAAATATTTTCACAAGTGTGAAGCTGGTAACACCGATTGCAAGACGATAGAAGAACTTCTGAAACCTCCGGCTCCTGCTCCTGCTCCGGCTCCTGCCCCTGCTCCGGCTCCTGCTCCCGCTCCTGCTCCGGCTCCTGCTCCCGCTCCTGCCCCGAACCACTCGACGAACGGAAGGTGTGGTTATAGGGGCAATAATAATCAGAGGTGCCCGGGCAAACAGTGTTGCAGTCCCAGTTACTGGTGTGCAGGTAACCAAGTGGAGTATTCCGCTTGGTGTAAATATAAGGACGGGAAGGGGGGGTACAGAGGGGTGAGTAGCGGTGGGTACGATGGACAGGGTTAAAGACAAGGCACCTTGTATAGATATAACCAACTAAAATGTCGCTCTCTATCCAACAATCCACCGATTTCGTCCCCACCGCCGTTCAGTTCTCGAAGCTTCGTAAGAACAAGAACGGTGGTAAGGCAGTCTACCTCAACGCAGGCGATAACAAAAAGGTGTATCTTCAACTCCCTTTCATGCGGTCTCCGTACGGCCTTTCGGCGTTCACCGACGAATCGAGCGGACGAACTTCCTACTCACTCGACCTTTCGTTCGATGCTGAAAACGCCGAGGCGATGGATCTGCACAACAAGCTCACCGAGCTGGACGATATCATCGTGAACACCGTCGCCGCCAATTCTAAAGAATGGATGGGCAAGGAGTTCAACGTCGCCGTACTCAAGGAGGCACTCTACAAGCCTATGGTTCGTCCGGGCAAGGAACAGTACCCCGCGACGATCAAGCTCAAGATCCAGACCAAGCCCGACGGCACCTTCGTGCCGGAATGTTACAGCATGAACAAGGAACAGGTCACCCTCGACTCGATCGAAAAAGGTCAAAAGGCCATGGCCATCGTCGACCTGAACCAGATCTGGTTCATCGATAACAAGTTCGGCGTCACCATCCGACTTCAACAGGCTCTATTCGAGGAGTCCACCAAGCTTCCTTCCTTCGCGTTCCAGGGAGTTACCTTCCCCGGCGCCGCCGCTGCCACCGAAGAGGAAGACGACGACGATGAACTCGAGGTCGACGTGGACGAAGATCACTAAATTTAAATTCACCGCACATGACCGCGTACAAAATTAGATTCTGATGATGTAATGAATAATGAAGATACGTCCAATAAAATTCTTTGTTTAGTGTATAATGGATTGCTCCGTGTCAACTGTTAAGGTCACGGACGAAACAGGTGCCTCTCGAGGTGTCGAAATCGTTCCCAGCGGGTGTGAACCAGTCAGCGAGGATGTCTGCAAATCTGGGTTCATGGCACCTGCCGAGAACGTATCGTTCCCCCAAAACGCGCTTAAACAATGTTGCAAATGCCGGAAAGGTGAGACGTGTGCCCTGTGTGCGGACCCGTCGGCGTGTACTGACGAAGAGAAGGAAAAATTCGTCGGGATCAAGGATTGTTTTGGTATGGTCGAACCTGAAGAGGAAGAGGAAGAGGCCGAAGCTGATGCTGAGTCAGTGGAAGTTGAGGCTGAGTCAGCGGCGGAGACCGCGACCGCGACTGCGGAAACCAAAAGTTCGGGGATGTTCATGTATTACGCGATAAGCGCGTGTTGTGTGATTTCCATCGTGATGTTCATGATGTCCAGGGGGGGAGGCCGTAGAAATAATATGATGTACTAATAATAATGAAACTCCGTGTACTCGCCGTCATCGTCATCGCGATTATCGTACTCGTCACCATGATGAATAAGTCATCGTCGTCTAACTATACTGTTTACGGTACCAAAGGTTGCCCGTGGTGTCGTAAACAGATAGAGTATTTCGAAAAGAATGGAACGTCATTCAAATTCGTCGATTGCAACAAGCAATCATGTAAGGGTATGGATGCGTTCCCTACGATCGTCTCCCCGACCGGTGAAAAAACTGTCGGGTACAAAGAATTTTAGATACCGCGAATGACCTGCATGGAGATGGACAGAATGAACGCGTCCAGCATGCTGGAAATCGGCTTGAGCACGGTGATGTGCTTGGAGAGGGAACGGTTCCATACGAGACGGAGGATAAAGGTAGAGATGAGGATGTTCAGAAGGAGAACGAGGATCTCCTTGACGACTTCGGACCGGTTACGGGACTTGGTGAAGATTTCCTGGAGCATTTTACTATAAATTGAGATTTTATTTCCTGGGTTAAAGTAAGATGAAGGTGAAAACGCTCCCCCTGAGCGGTTCCGAATCTCGGTACACGACCAAAAGATGGGGTTCGAAACGCGGGATCGGGAACAATAATTGCTATGCGTATGCCATCGGTGATTATGAATCGTACCGTTGGCAGAAGGCGATTCCAGGGGACCGATCCGGCCTGTCTGGTTTGAACCATACGTACACGCATTGTACTGATCTTCCTCGGCGCGTTATTTCCGATAACCCCAAAAAAGTCTACAAGACGGACGCCGCCACAAAGTGTAAGCGCGGGTACTTCAAAATGATGATGTTCGTTTCGCCTGGACGACCGATGAATTACATTCGTCAGGGTGATTTTCATTTTTACAAGCAACACGGCGTCGTGGAGTACAAGGTGAAAAAGGGAGATACGGTCAAATCGGTCTCTAAGTTTTTCAAGGTTCCCGAGACCCGGATCAAACGTGCCGGTCAATTTAAGGTGGGTAAGCGTCTCGTCTTCAAGAGCAATTTGTGGAGCCACAAGCGTGGTTGGGCCACCGGTCCTCTCCTGACGGACGCGAAGGGAAAAATCATCAAAGATCCTCGTAAAGCTTCGAGGGATTATCCTGGGTTAAACTACGAGAGGTACTGTAGTTCATTCTGTGTCAAGAAGAGAGGCATCAAGGTCGGTAAGACCCATGCCAAGGTCGGCCAGAAGCGACTCTAAATCTAGAAGTTCCTCAACGTCGAAGTTTACATCAAAAATATCCAATACGTTTAGCACACTCTGCTCATTCAATACCACGGCGTTCGCCGCCGCCGTGATATTGTTCGTTATAGATACTGTCACTTTAAACTTGGAACCGTCGAATACTTTTCGGCACATCGGGCAGGTGTTCTTACCTTGTTTTTTCCATGCCTCGAGGCAAGATGTGTGAAAGACGTGTCCGCACCGGAGCGGGGGGTTCGCCCGCGTCGGTCGGACCTCGTTCAAACAAATTGAACATGTCGGCATCCTATTTTACAAATCTAAATCTTTTTTTGGTCTAGTACGCGTTTGGGGTCTTGAGGAGAGGCTTATCGCAGGTGTTGCACTTGCCGGTACCCTGCTCCGCCTGCACGGCGGTCATGATCTCGGGGCCCTGCTTCTGGAGAAGCTGGCGGAAGGAATAGTTGTCCTCGAGGGAGATCCCGTTGTTCTTCATGATATGGTTGTTCAGAAGCTGGATGGAGGACTGGACGGTGAAGCATCGGCCGTCGGCCATACCGAGTCGCTGAGACATTTTATTATTACCCTAGAATTTAATTTGGCGGTTGGTCGGCGTTCGTAACCACGATTGAAATCCTTTGGTCCTGAGGTGTTCCACCATCGGTCCGCACCTGTACCCGAGAAAGATATCGAACACGTCCTTCTGTTCCGTTGGTGTCACGCGAATCTCGTCGTTCTCGTTGATGTGGTCGTTGATGATGTTGTACGCGAAAGCGATCTCCTTCAGGGTTTCGGCACCCGTGATGATGATCTTCCCGGTTGAGAAAATCGAGGTGGTGATTTCCTTCATATCCTCCGAAGGTTTGAACTTGATTTTAACAGCTGAATACCGATCCGGCTCGAAGCTCACTTTGAAAATGTCACTGAAATTTTCAAACCAATCGGCCACCTTATGAAGATTGACGGTGTAGTTGAGAGAGAAATTTGAATTTATCATGACGACCCTGTACGCGTCAGTCGGTATTTCTTGCTGAATTCCCAAAAAAACTTTGAGTATGTGCGCCAGTTGAACGATGACTCTCTTACAGTCGAAGAGATCACAGCACCCCGCGACTTGGACTGAACCGTTGGGAAACACCTTCACAGATTTCGTGCTGTACGTATCGTTGTAGGTGAGGGTGACCTGGTTGTAGAAAGTGGTCGGTTTCAACTTCCATTCAAACCCCTCGGTTTTCGAACTCGCCCGCTTCATTTTGTACGAGCCGATCATTTCGAAGACGGTCCTTAATTTTTTTATATCGACGCTGTGACCGATTTTGGAGACCATCGTGATCGTGGTGATTTTCACCCACGACGGCCTCAATTTTTCTGGCAAATTCCCGCGTATGTCATCGAGCGTCAACAAATACGAAAAGGAATTGTTCGCGATCGATGAGTACATTTTGTGTGGGAAATATTTAAAGAATAACATTCACTTAGGTTTCCATTTTGCAACACGTGTAATCGTAGCGGTACACTGATTTACCGCCGGGAGCGGGAAACGGCGGGATGACGGTGCCATCCTCGGCTGTCGCACCCGCCTTGAGCTGGAATCTGGTGAGCACCTGGTTGTCGCCGGGACACTTGACGTCCATCCCCTGGAGTCCCATGGCGCCATCCGTGACGAGGTCCTCCGGTTTGAGCGCCCCGCTCGTCGTCTCGTAGTTCTGACACTGCCCGCTCGTGGGCGCGGCGAGGCATTTATACAGGTACTGGGTGGTATTTTCGTAATGATTACTAGGGTTCACTATATAGTCATACCTGAACTGACTGATGGGCGTTTCACCGAAGGTATCCATTTCCGTACTACCGTCTCGTCCCCTCCCTTTCCCGATACCGCCGAGATCGCACCGAACGTTGTGCCTGTACATGGTGCGCATATCGATTTTGGCATCCATGATTTTATCTCCGAGGGACGCCTTATTCACTATTTGCGTCTTTTGAGTATCGTCGAAAACCTTGGCGTCGATACCGCCTAAGCACGTGTAGTCGTACTTGTAGAGCCCGCCGTTGCAGCTTGTCAATTTAAACTGTTTGACACTGTTCCGCCCGCAATCGACTTTCATCGCGAGATCGTGGATGTTCGCCGTGCACGGCGTTGACCTACGATCCTCGTAATAATTTTTTCGTCGGCGAAGTGAAAGTAAATCTGACATGTCCTCAGCTTCGTTCTCGGCGCCCTGGTCAAAGATCGCCTGCTGTGCCTCGTCCTCCTTGTCGTACGCCGAAACTTGGTTCCTTAACATCTGGAGTTCTTTCTCCCCGTCAGTTCCTTCTCCACCGGTGATCATCTTTTTGTCGGGCTTGAGGTACAAGTACACCGGCGACGCGCAACATATCACCGAGGAAAGGCCCACCGCGAGCACCGCAGCTGCGGCCATATAGTATACTTAGAGAAAAGAATTGTTTACCTACCATATGCCGTCGTTCATTCGCGATGCCACGCACGTCCACGACATCGATTCGGGCCTGGATTATGTTGAAATCACGTACAAAAAACAGAACCGCACCTACACTGATTATATCAACACCGAACCCCTCGGTTGGACCCGAATCTCCTGTACGGCGAACTACTACAGGTTTTTAGATGCGATGGTCGTCAAGACTGTTGAGGTTCTGCAGCGCATGGCCGAGTTGGGCCTCGAGGATATTTTGCACGGAGAGCACGAACCCAGGTTATGGGTCAGACTGATGCACGCCGTCCGAATTCTAGATCCCACGTTTCAACCACCTCGCATAGATATGGAAAGTGCTTGGCAAGTGGAGTTCATCAGCGAGTCGTGTAAAAAGTATATTCCGTCTGCGATCTATACCTGCATTTCGAAAAAGCGCCTGTCGTATTTTAACGACGTAATGCAAAGACTAGCGCGAGAAGAATGAGCACGACGAGCGCGATTTTCGTCGAGTCGGGGATCTTCTTCGAAACACCCACGGTGACGACCTTTGGCTTTCGGCACGAGACGCCGTAGTCGATGTTGCGCTTCGGGTGGATCACCTTGTTCATGACGTCCTGTTCCGCCTGCTCCGCGCAGAGGTTCGTGGCGCAGAACGGGCTTTTACTGGTCTTGTAAATCTCATCGACGCCGACCTTATCGAGAAGTCTCTGCTCAGTGTCGCTGGGCCTATCCCTGGTGATGCCGTCCTTCGAGTAGTACTGTGATATTTCAGTCCTGTCCGTCTGTCGGATACCGCCTGGGAGGCTGAATTCGTGCACGACGAACGGGTTGATCTTATCGATGGAATCTTGTTCGTTCATCATCTTGTTATTAACTCAGATAAAATTTTTGGTTCATTTTGGATTGGTGTTCGAGCCACATCTTGTCTAAATCGACATTTAGCATGTGGGCCAGCTGGAATAGGTAACTGAAGACGTCTCCCATCTCTACCATGACGTCCGTTCCTCGATCCTTCTTCAGGTTTGTTTTCTTGAACGTCCTCTTGTACTGACGGATCGCCGACGCGAGTTCGCCGACCTCCTCCGTCAATAGAAGCCATACGGTATCCACGGCGGCGCGGTCCCATCCCTTCTTCTCACAGATTCTCTTCGTCTCACACTTATAGTAGTTCAGACTCATGTTTGCTTATTCATCTTACGGAGCTACTCTTTAATTACATACCAATCTGATTGCGAGGGAGTTTCTTTCCAGTGGTGCTGGTGTTGACCGGTCGGTCAATGGGTTCGGCGATCGTGTCGATCTCCCTGGCGTAGGCCATGTACTGGGACACGCCGGTTTGGACCTGGGTGAGGGAACTGTCGATGACGCGGACGTTGAGGTCCCTCACCTGATTGTTCACGTTTTGGTAGTGGTCGCCGGAGTTACTGATGAACACGGCGCGCATGATGCTGTACAGGTCGTCGGGGTTTTGGTAGTCTATGGCGATACCCGTTCGGTTCTTAAAGGTTTGGCGGATCCCGCGCTGGATGAGATCCTTGTTGACCGCAGAGAAAAACAGCTTGTTGAGTGGCGTCTCGCACTGCTTCAGAGAATCGAGGTGAAGCATTGTTACTATAGTCGAACAAAAAAATATATGTAAATATTAAAATGCTGAGTCCCATTGACTTTTCTGATTTCGATTCCAAGCCGACTATCGTGGAAGATATCTCGTGCAAATCCCCAGCCTGCTTCATCGGGTCGTACCCCCCGGTCTCGAAGCCCGGTGAAACCGGTCCGTACTACGTGAACACGTACCTCACCCAGCCGGATCGCCGGTTTGAAACCCTGGGTCCAGCCACCGTCAGGAGTGGGGACCTCGAGAAGTGCATGAAGTAACTTAAAAATAAATTGAGCAGTGTAGATATAAAAGGATGAGGGTCACAAAACGCTCTGGTCGTGTTGAGGATATGCGCTTCGATAACGTCACCACCAGGATCAAGAATTTATCATACGGACTCTCTCCGAATGTCGACTCCTCGAAGATCGCACAGCAGGTTTTCTCCTCCATGTACGATGAGATCACCACCCAGGAGATCGACACTTTGTCGGCCGAGATCTGCGTCGGTATGATCACGTCCGATCCCGACTACGAAGTCCTCGCGACCCGAATCACCGCCAGTAACATCCACAAGGTGTGCCCCAACAACTTCCACCTCGCCATGCGCAAACTCCAAAAGGCGGGGATCATCACAGACGAGGTCGTCGAGGTGGCCCAGCAGGTCAAGGAACATATTAAAAACGACCGCGATTTCGAGTTCGGGTACTTCGGGATTAAGACGCTCGAGAAGGGTTACCTCCAGAGGGCCAGCGGCAAACTCATCGAGACCCCGCAGTACATGTTCATGCGCGTCGCCATAGGCATCCACGGCAAGGACGTCCCCGCGGTTCTCGAAACGTACGATAAGATGTCCTTGGGGTACTTCATCCACGCGACGCCCACCCTGTTCAACGCGGGTACGCCCCGGCCCCAGATGAGCTCGTGTTTCCTGATCGCGAACAAGGCTGACTCAATCGACGGCATCTACGGTACATTGACTGAATGCGCGCAGATCAGCAAATGGGCCGGTGGAATCGGGATGCACATCCACAACGTTCGAGCGAATAAGTCCCACATCAAAGGCACGAACGGCCAATCCGACGGTATCATTCCAATGCTCCGCGTGTTCAACGCGACCGCGCGGTACGTCAACCAGGCCGGTCGCCGCAAGGGGTCCATCGCCGTCTACGTCGAGCCGTGGCACGCCGATATCATGGATTTCCTCGAACTTCGTCTCAACCAAGGCGACGAGGAGGCGCGGTGCCGCGATCTTTTCTCAGCCATGTGGATCCCCGACCTCTTCATGAAACGCGTCGAGGAGGGCGGGGATTGGTCGCTGTTCTGCCCCGACAGGGCGCCCGGTCTTTCTGATTGCTACGGCGACGAGTTCGAAGCGCTCTACGTCAAGTACGAGGAAGAGGGACTGGCGAACGCGACCGTCCCGGCTGCTGACGTTTGGAAGGCTATCCTCAAATCGCAAACTGAGACTGGGACTCCGTACATGCTCTACAAAGATGCGTGTAACGCCAAGAGTAACCAGAAGAACTTGGGTGTCATCAAGTCATCAAATCTCTGTACCGAGATCATGGAGTACACCGACAAGGACGAAACTTCCGTCTGCAATCTCGCGTCGATCGCACTCCCGAAATATGTGAACAAGGAACTCAAGACGTTCGATTTCGCGAAGCTCCACGAAGTCACCAAGGTCGTCACCAAAAACCTCAACCGGGTGATCGACCGCAACTTTTACCCTGTGGAAACAGCGAGGCGATCCAACATACGCCACCGGCCGATCGGTCTCGGGGTCCAGGGCCTCGCCGACGTGTTTATCCTGTGCGGTCTTCCCTTCGACTGCGAGGATTCGCGTACGCTAAACGCCCACATTTTCGAGACCATGTACCACGCCGCGTTGGAGGCTTCGTCTGAACTGGCTGAAGTTGACGGCTCGTACGATAGCTTCGCCGGGTCGCCCGCCTCGGAGGGGATCCTCCAGCCCGACATGTGGACGGGGGACGTGAAGTTTAGCGGTCGCTACGATTGGGACGCCATGCGTGAGCGCGTCAAGACGAAGGGTCTTCGTAACTCTCTCCTGATGGCACCCATGCCCACGGCGTCCACCGCACAGATCCTGGGGAACAACGAGTGCTTCGAACCGTACACGACCAATATTTATCTCAGGCGCACACTCGCCGGTGAGTTCGTCGTGGTGAATAAACACCTCGTGAACGACCTGAAAAATGTGGGTCTCTGGTCGAAGGATATGAAAGATCTCATGGTTAAAGCCGGCGGGTCCATACAGAACATAACAGATATCCCGGATGATATTAAGAAACTTTACAAAACTGTATGGGAAATTAGTCAAAAGTGTATCATCGAGATGGCGGCGGACCGAGGTAAATTTATCGATCAATCTCAATCTATGAACCTCTTCATGGAGAGCCCGACCCTTTCGAAGCTATCGAGCATGCACATGTACGCGTGGAAGGCTGGACTCAAAACCGGTATGTATTACCTTCGTTCAAAGGCGAAGGCGCGACCCATCCAGTTCAGCTTAGAGCCGGATTGTGTGGCGTGCTCCGCTTAAAGTTTTGGGTCCTGGTATAAGTAAACAGGAACGATGGATAAGGCGGTCGAGAACCTCCAGATCAACGCGTACAACAACAAGCGCATCGTGCTCGCCACGAAGCAGGGTACGCCCATGCGGGTCCAATTTCCTCGCATGTATATGCCGTTCGGCGTGTCGGGGTTCGTCCCGGAGATCGGCCCGACCAAATACAACATCGATTTCGCCATCAAGGGGTTCGACGAGGAGGATAGTTACATGAACAGCTTTTACGAATCTATCCGAGCGCTCGAAAACAAAGTCATCGACGCTGTGGTCGATCAGAGCCAGGCGATCTTCGGGAACCCGATGACCAAGGAAGAGCTCCTCCCCATGTTTAATTCCAACGTGAAAGAAGCCCCCGGTCGCGAACCGAAGTTCCGCGTCAAGGTCGACACCACAGTTGACGACAGTATCAAGGCGAGCGTTTTCGACGCAGACAGGAACATCATGCGAGACGAGGTCCGGAGCGGTCTCTACGCAAGAAACAGTGGCCACGCGATGGTTGAACTCAACAGCGTGTATTTCTTGAACAGAAAGTTCGGTCTGACGTGGAAACTTAACCAACTCGTCGTCTACGAGCCGCAAAACCTGAAAGGTTTCCAGTTTAAGATTTAGATTGTTTTAACAGCAGGATACTATACACCTTCTGAGCCTCCTTAAGAAGTTTTCCCTTCACCTTGGTGAACTTCTTTGGGTCTAAACCCAACTTGACCTTGGCGATTTTCACAGAGTCTTGCCATTTAACGAGCGACATTCTTCCTTACTAGTACCCCTGAAAATTTTTCGTGCTCACATCATTTCCTTGAACTTCTTCCCCTTCGTCTTCTTCGCTTCGGTGCGGTAAGCCCTGAACCCGTGATCCTTATCCTTCAGGGACTTCTTGGTCGCCTTGGAAGCCTTCTTGGACTTGATCCGGCCGTCCTTGCGCCCCCTGAAGAGATCCTTCTTCTTGAGACCGTCCTTACCCCAAGTAGTCTTTTCCGCTGTGCCGTGGAAAACTTCAGCGCGAGAACCGATCGTTTTAACGAAACCCATTTTATATTTACATTACGCGCGGAAAATATTTTTGATGTCGAGGATAGAAATCTTTTTCGCCGTCCTCCCCCCGGTCGGGATCTGGGTCTTGATCCTCTCGTCGTTCAAAACCTCCGAGCACACGATAGATTTGTGACCCTGGAGCGCCATCATCTCCTGCTCCACGCTGATGAATCTCGGACACTCTTTGTAAATCAATTTTTTGACGTGAACGGCATGGTTCTGACCCGTCCGATGGCTCCGACCGACGGCCTGGAGTTCAGTCGCGGGGTTCCACGCCGGTGCGGTGATGTACACCCGCGTTGCCTCCTGAAGATTTAGACCCTGACCGCCGCACCGGATCTGGATCAAAAAAATGGAACCCGGCGGGGAGGCTTTGAACGCCTCGATCTGCTGGACACGCGTTTCCTTCGATACCGACCCGTCGATCCTGAAAACGCCGCGAATTTTAGCCCTAATCTTGTTCCGTTCAGCCGCGTCGGGATCGGCATCCAGCCCGCATCCCAGTAGACTGTCATCAGAATTGTAACCGTCCAGTTCTTCCGGAACAGCGGTGAGCTTCGACTGGATGTAGTTCATCTCACCCATGAACTGACAGAACACCAGTGCCTTTTCGCGCGGGTGCTCGTCCAAAAAGCCGAAAAGTGTCTCCATCTTATTCGACCGACCGGTCCACTTTTCGGGTTCGACGCCGTTCTTGCGCGCGACGCCGTCGTAATACATCTGCGGCCAGACCATCGCCTGCCTCGCCCTCAGTAAACACTCCACGATGACCATGTTCTTGTAACTCGAGGTGCATTCCCTGAACGCCTCCTGGATAGTGTTCTGCGCGTCCTGGAACACGAACTCGTACAGGCATTTCTCCTCCTCGAACATGTCCAGCTCGATGTTCTCGAACGTACACGGCGGGAGTCGCAACCGCTCGTTAATCGCGGCGAGATCTTCCTTGGTTCTTCTCAGTATGTAATCGTCCTTGATCTTGCGTTGTTCCGCGAGCACGAAATTCCGATCGAGACCGAGAAACGTGCACAGCGACACGAAATCCTCCATCGAGTTGAAAACCGGCGTTCCGGTGACGATCCACCGAATTTCCGTTTTCAGGAGACACGTGTTTTTGTAAATTTTCGACCGTTTATTCCTGATCTCATGGGCCTCGTCGAGGATAATTCGATCCCAACGTGGAAAATGGAGCGGCGTTTTCGCTTCCGGTTTGCGACCCTTGGAACTGAGCACGGAATACGGCGCGATCGTCACCGTCCGCTTTTCCCGGTCGACCAGGAGCTCTTCGTCGAGCTTGCGCTTAGGGCCGTCGAAGACCTGCACCGTTAAGCTGGGCGCGAACCGCTTGATTTCCTGGACCCATTGCGCGATGATCGATTTGGGTACGATGAGTAAAGTCCGCTGTTTCGGGTTAGCGAGCATTACCGTGATCAGCTGGACCGTCTTACCCAGCCCCATCTCATCGCATAAAAATCCACCTTTCGGTCCGTTGACGCGGTTTTCTTGTTTAAGCATCCATTGGACGCCGTCTCTTTGGTACGGTATAAATAATCTTCCATTTAATTCGGCGGTTCCTAATTTATACTGATCGTCAGTCATCTTCGTACGGGTCCTCGTCGGGTAATTCGAGAATTTCGCACGTGATCGGAGGCTTCTCTTTTTTCTTTCTAGGGGCTCGCTTAGGTTTCATTTCTTCATCCAAAATTTTCAATTCATCGATATGTTCCCGGTAATATATAACTCGGTCCCAAATTATCCGCATGATCGGTCGGTACTTTTCGAACCACGCGCGATCACGTTTCACGTTGACGACATCAAATTCTTCGGGGAGCGGCCAATTCGTTTCGGCCGGTTTATATTGAATAAAATCCGCCTCCTCGAGATCGAGGATCTCCATGCACAGCTGAAGTTGCGGCATGTAGTGTTCCGGCACCTCACCCGGTATGATCTTGCGCTGCGGCGGGCACTTGATCTCGACCAATTTTCCGCTCTCGGAGACACCGTCGGGGCTCCCGCCGAGCCAGGTGTGGACGGGGTGGGGGACCAAGCCAATCTCATGGACGACCTCTCCGTGTCGCTCTTCGTATATGATTCTGGCTTCGTCCTCGTATTTTTCGCCGTGTTTCGTCGCCGCGTTCCCCATGAACTTTTCGCCGAGGCCGCACTTTTTTAACAGGAGTTTATGGGGTGTTTCGTACGGGTTCTTGCCGATGGCGGTCGCCGCGTCCGACGCGGTCAACATGTGACCGCGCAGCTTGAGCCATTCTTCGGACTTTTGCGCGGCGTACTCGCGCTCGATCAGGGCTTTCACGTTGGGGTGCATCTTCTTACATTGTCATGCACTCTACTCTTTAACTAAAATCGTAACTCCGGTACGTGCTCAGTGCCTGAAAATAATTTCGCGCGGCATTTTGTTCCGCCTGCTTTTTCGACCGCGCCGCACCCCGAGCGAAAAATGAATTTTGGACGTAAATATCTATGTAGAAAATCCCCTCGTGGTGCCCTGAGACTCTGTAATCCGGCAGTTCCCAGTTGTTTACCTGACAATATCGCATGAGATGATCCTTGAAGTTATCGTCGATCATGATGGTTCCCATGTCGATGACCTCCGGGTCCTGGTACAACCGAAGGATAAACTCTTTCGCGTGGATAAGACCGATATCCATATACAAGGCGCCGACGAGAGCCTCGAAAACATCCTCGAGGATTTTCACGTTGGTGTTCCAGTTATTACGCATACCCTTCTCGTCCATGATGACGTACTTGCCCAGGCCCAGATGATTGGCTATGTGCGCCAGTGTTTCGCCACGAACGAGCTTGGTACGCGCCTTCGTGAGGAACCCTTCCTGTTTGTTTTCATACCGATCGAAGAGGTATTTTGTAATCACGAATCCGAGGACCGAATCGCCGATGAATTCTAGGGTTTCGAACGATTCGGTCAGGTGTTCATTTTCTTTCAACGCCGATTTATGAGTGAAAGCTCTTTGGTACAAGGATAGATTCTTAATCTTTGTACCAACAACTTGCTCGATTTGAGCTTTATCGATCATTTCTTATTAATACTATGTAACGTTATTTTTTTAAGCCTTCTTCACGTAGTGAGGGGAGAGGTACTTCTGGAGGTTGAGGTAGGTGACGACCACGCCTTCGGGCGGGGCGAGGAGTTCCTTGAGCTTGTCGTCCATGATGATCTGGCGGCCGTTCTCGGGGTGCTTGAGACCCTTTTCGGTGATGTACTTGTTGACGCTCTTCGTCACCTCGGAGCGGGAGACGAGTTCACCGTCGGGCAGTTCGAGGAAAGCGCGAAGCGCGGGGGTGATCTCCTGCTTGCGGTTGAAGCCGTTGTTCTCCGCGCGCTTCTTCGCCTTCTCGCCGTCGGGGTCATCCTGGGTGCTCCTGATCTTGCGAACCAGCTTGGCGAGGTTCTTAACATCGACGCGGAGGGCGGAAAGTTCGGTCTGAATGGATTCGAGGGACATCTTATACCTTTCTTAGACCCCTAATCTTTAAGTCAAAAATGAGCACGACACACATGCATATGAACACACGTAATATGTGGTTCATCGCGACGTCTCGGTCCATCGTCTTGAGAGGTTCTGTGTCGATGATGTCAGGTACGTCGATGTACCTGAACGGGGGTCTCGAACCGTCTGAGACGCACCCGCCTGCGCAGCAATCCTCCGGGCACCGCAACACCCGGTCCCCCCTGCGCACCCCGCAGAATTGGTTAGGGTTACCCCTGAGCTGGTAACATCTGCACTCGTCGATCACCGTGCAGACCATATTAATATATCCCAATATAATAATGGACGAAGTCATCTATTGCAAGTCCGCCAGGGACAGGTTCATACACGAACACCTATTCTTCAGGGACGCGAAGCTCAAGGAGTACTTCGATAAGGGTCTGCAGAAGAAGTTCAGGGCCCGGGTCAAGTCGAAGCACGCGTCAAAGACGTATGAAAAATTCATGTACGTCCTCATCACCGACAGCATACGGGATATCATCCTAAAAGCCGTGGGTGAAATCTCGAGTCACATGGCGACGAGCGGTGATCTGGTCATCTCCGGTGGTGAGGCTTTCAACATGTACGCGTGTAAGACTGACAGGGTCGTGACCAGTGACATAGACGCGAAGTTCGTCCCGCGCATGTCCGTGAGTCCCAAGTTTTTTGGTAAACTCCAGGGTACGAAACTGATCATGTGGGACAAAATCGGCCAGGTGGCGAAACGCCTCGACACTCAGGTCAAACGGCGAATCCAGTCCATGCGGCGCAAACACGCCAAGATCTTCAATTTCCTGGGTATAGGTTTCGAACCCAAGGGTCCGTGGGTGACGAGGCGGTTCGTCCTGATCAAGAAGAAAAAGATCCGGAAGGACGATACACCGAGCGCGGGTGACGTGTTCATCGACGTCGAGCTCTTCGCACTGGACTTGAACCGCGTCAAGTACCTCTCCACGAAGACGGGTAAGGTCGAAGGCAAGAGGATAGGCGGGATCCTAGACATCCCGTTCATGCGACCCAAGGAGTTCGGGTACGAGGTGGTCCTTTCGCGTCAGAGGGGTGTCAAGTATCGCAACCTGGACACCGGTAAGACGGTCACCGACAGGAAAGTTTTCATCGCCAGTAAGGAGTTTCTCGTTGAAGACATTTACCTCATGCACAAATTGAAATTGCGCCCGGAGAAGAAAGAGAAGGATCGCCAACGCCTGTTGAAACTCTCCAAGCTTTTCGTCAAGGGTGTGAAGAACGACGATTCGATCGAGGCTATTTTCAAACGCGTTCGCACTAAAATCACCAGGAGGCGACCGGCGACGAAAAAAGACGGCCGCGTGTCCATGCGCAAAGCCGCGAAGATCGACCCGTACAAGTACAAAAAGTACACGACGACCCCGTCGAAGGAACGGCTTTCGAGGCATTTCGTACACGGTCTGAGGACGACGTCCAGTGACGTCAAGGTCCGAGGGTACCGAAAGTCGTCGGGGAACAAGGAGTTCAATTTGAAAACGCTGAGATGGAAAAATGTGATCGACAACTCTTACGTGAAAAACGAGGTAAACCTCAGGCCGAAGAAGGGAAAGAAATTGCCAAAGAAAATCAACGTGCGCAGGACACTGTACGGTCACAAACCCAGGAGAAACAAGTGGGTGTCGAACGCGATCATAAACAAGGCGGCTGCCATCCCTTTCGTTGGCTTAAAAAGATGAGCCGTGGGTACAGTACAATAAGATGATTTTCGATACTATCAGCAAGAACGACGACGGCCTCCGCTTCGTGAAGGCTCGCAACGATACCAAACGCAAGGTACTCATCCAGCTCAACGGCGTCAAGATCTCCGATGTCGGTGATGAGATCTTCCTCGACCTCGTCTCGGACATCAACTCCGGGAAGGTGAGCATGATCGACACACAGAACGTCGACGCCGCGATCGAGCACTCGGCCGAATGGTTCGGCAAGGAATTGTCCGAGACTGTCATCAGGGCGGCGTACACTTCCAGCGCGTCGCCGGATAATAGGATCGAGTGCGAGCGCATCGACGCGACCAAGATTTTTGACGCCAAGCAGCAGGCGGTCGACATCGAATCTCTCCAGAAGGACAGGTCGTGCGACGTCATCCTCGAATTCTCGGGGATCTGGTTCGCCAAGAAAAATTTTGCCGCCACATGGAATCTCGTCCAGGTCAGGCTCCACCCCGAGCCGATCCTCGACACATACCCAGACGACTACGCTTTTGTCGATGACGAGGACCAGTAAAAAATAAATTGTTAATATATAACAAAGATGTTCAAGGGTCGTAACCAATCGATTATGATGTTGATCGCCGTGGCCGCACTCGTCTTCCTCCTCTGCAATCTCAACTCCAAATCTTCTTACACCATTTCCGAGCGCGAGTACGCGTCCATCGGTCCCTCCGTGGGTCCCGCCGCGGGTCCCTCTGCCGGCATGAGCCAGGGCACCGGCCTCGCCTCCTCTCTTCTCCCCCGTGAGATCGCCTCCGAGGAGGATTTCGGTCAGTTTGCCCCAGAGGACGTCCTCGCGGGTCAGAACTTCCTCGATCCCCGCCAGCAGATCGGTTTCCCCGAGACCGTCGGCGGCGCGCTTCGCAACGCCAACCAGCAGATCCGCAAGGACCCTCCTAACCCCAAGGAGCCCTTCGTGTGGAACAACTCCACCATCGTCCCTGATCTCATGCAGCGCGGTCTCTGCGCCTAACAACTTAAAGATTAGAGCGTAGTAGTAATCAAATGACTAACGTATCCAACGATCTCTCCGACACCGTCTCGAAGTTGGTGGAGCTCACCAAGCAACTTTCCGATGCGAAATCTGATATCAAGATCCTCAACCAGGAAGAGAAGCGGCTCAAGGAGCGCGTGAAGAAAGCCATGGTCGATCAGGGCATTGATACCATCAACCTCAGGAAAGGTAAAATCAACCTGCGCAAATCCGTGCGCAAGGGTACCATGAACAAGGAGGCCATCTCCGCCGGTCTCATGTCCTTCTTCTCCGGCGACGAGGCCAAGGTCGAAGGAGCTTTAAACGCCATCAAGGATAACCTGCAGACGAAGGAGTCGACGAGTCTCTCTCTGACAGGCATAAAAGAGAAGCCCCCTAAAGATGTATAATGGTGTGGAGTCAGTACGTGTGGGAGGCCAACACCGGATTAGACGCTGACGGCAGTGACGAAGATGTCTCCCGCGAAGACGCTCCTCTGAATATCGAAGATTGGGAAGTCGAATACTCAGATGAACTCACTCGAATGTGGCATACCATTGAACTTCTCCTTTACGACGCAGGAATCCATCACTCAGGACGGTTCGTGGATTTCGTGGAGTTTTGTCACATGGAACACGACGCCGATACTGTACCGCGGGTGACGTGGGAGTATCAGGAGCAGACGGCGTGGTTCGAAGAGAGACTCGCGCACGTGTGGAAACATGTCAGGCGCGTGGTCGACGACAACGGTCTGCACGAGAGGGTGATGCGAGGGGCGACGTTTAATAGCTTTCTAAACCTGTGTAAAAATTATATGGATGTATATTAAATGTTACCGAACCTCACCGCTCAACGCGTCGCCATCCCAGCCGCTCTTTTTTTAACGCTCAGCCCCGGTGTTCTCATCACGACCAACGGGGAAAAGCTTTCGTTCGCAAACCAAAAGACCAACACGCACGCGGTGTTTTTCCACGCACTCGTGTTCTTTGTCGTGTACAGCATGATCGCGAAGGCCATGGGCCTCGTCCTGACCAAGACCGATCTCCTCGTCAGCACGTCTCTGTTCCTGGTGCTCAGCCCCGGTGCTCTCCTTACTTTACCGCCGGGGAGCAAGGGTGTGTTCCAGTCGGGGCAGACGAGTGTGACTTCCGCACTCACCCACTCGATCGTCTACGCGATCGTCTTCGCGCTTTTGCGTCGTCAATTTCCTCAGTTCTACTAGGTAGGAGGCAGATGAAATATCTCGTGTTGGGGCCGGCGTGCATGGGTATATTCTCCATGATCGGCCGTCTCAAGGCGATGGAATCCGATCTCGTGGACGTCAAGGAGATATCCGGGTCGTCCGCCGGGTCGATCCTGGCTCTATTTCTGGCGGTCGGGATGTCGGTGGACGAAATATTTGAAATCGCGCTCTCCACCAACATCGCCGACTTTTTCAAAATTAAGTTGAGTTCGTTTTTCGCCAAGTTCGGGTTCGTCGATATGCACCCCATACGTAAGAAGTTGGTCGAGATCTGTCGATCCGATCCGACATTCGCCGAGGTCGAGATGAAGATTTACGTCTCCGCGTTTTGTCTCAACTCCTCGGAGACGGTGTATTTTTCGAGGGACACACACCCGGATATGAAGGTGATCGATGCGGTGTGCATGAGCATGGCGGTTCCGTTCATATTCTCGTGCGGGAAGTACGCGGGGAAGACGTACGTGGACGGCGGGACCAAGGAGGAGTACCCCCTGACCCCGTTCCTGGATAAGAAACCCCACGAGATCACGTGCATGAAAATAACCACCAACCAAATTTACCAGGATGACATCGAGACGCCCAGGGAATTCGTGGAATCACTCGTCAGGTCCGCGCTTTCGAATCGGGTGTGCTACGACAGACCGATCAAGGAGATCGACATCAAATTAGGAGATGTAAACATCTTCGACTTTACCATGACGTACGAGGAAAAGATTAAATTATACAACATAGGGTACTCGACCTGATACTTTTTTTGTCAGTTTATACTATATGGATGCATGCGATCCCGACGCCGACATCAATAGTCTCCGGGAGCTGATTAAGCTCAACACGGGTAAGAACCTTAGACTGACAAAGGAACAGATATGCGCGGTGCGCAAAAATATTCAGGCTGGGCGGTTACCCTTACCGCCGATGCTACTCAACCGGTCGCGGAAATACATGACCGATCGTAAAAGTCCCCTGACGGCGAGGGATTTCGAACGTCTCTTCGACGAAGACACGACCCTTCCCAGGATCCAGAGGATCGCCCGGAAACTGGACAAGAACCTGAAAGTCGACGACAGGTCCAAGGCTGATTTGGTCGATGCGATCAAGACCAGGTTGAAGAGACTGAAGATCGCCGAGCCCGTCAAGATTACCAAGAAGCGTATTTTGGCCGCTAAGGCGGTCGCCGAGAACAAGGGGTTCTTCAGCGGTGTGATCAACAGGTTCACCACGCCTGATAAGAAAAACAACTCGGCGAACTCGACCGACACGGCGGTGAAGAAGAACAACAACAACTCGGGAAATAGCGGCAACAACAACAACAAGGGAAACCGCACCCCGGGAAACAACAACAACAACGCGAACCGCAACCGCAACCTGGGAAACAACAACGCGAACCGTAACCGCAACCTGGGCAACAACAACGCGAACCGTAACCGCAACCTGGGCAACAACAACGCGAATCGCAACCGCAACCGCAACTTTGGAAACAACCGCAACCGCAACCTGGGCGGCGGGAATCGGGGCGGTGTGAGGTTTCCCAAGGGAAGTATTTTCAAGGGCCGACCGAAACCCGGTTTTTTGAGGGGAGAAGGGAGGAGGAGGAACTACAACAACATGAACCGCGGAGAAGGTCGTCGCAATAACTTCAACAACATGAACCGCGGAGGTCGCAACAACTTTAACAACCGACCCGCGCGTCCTCGGGAGAGGCTCGGTCGGGTCATGCCCCGGAACGCACCCCGTTTCATGCGAAACCGCGGTGGCGGTGGCGGTGGTGGCGGTGGCGGCGGTGGCAGGGGCCTACTGAACATGTTCCGCTCCAACAAGCAAAATAGGAGGACCCCGCCGACTTCGGGCAACTTCGTCAAGGCGAATAGCGCGAAAAAGTGTAAGTCAGGGTACGTCTTCAAACAGGGTGACCAGGGGTTAGGATGTTACAAGTACACGAACAAGAATGACAAAAACTTTTTCCCCGCCAAGTCGAATAAAGCGTGCCGAAAGCGTGAATTCTATAAACTGGGAATGTTAAGTAGGTCGTGTAAGAAGCCGGGCTACGTTTTGAGGGAAAATGGTGATAGGGGAAAAGGGTGTTACGGTCCGAAGTACATCTTCGGCATGACGAACAAGGGTTTGGGGTGTACGATCAACAAGGGCGGTTTGATCAATCAGCCGCGAAACCTAGCATTCGCGAACAAACCCGATTTCATCGGGAATGCGAATGAGATAAAAAAGCTCCAGGAAAATCTTAGAAAATACCCTGGAAGCAAAGACGTTAAGGCGAGACTGAACGCAATGACGGAAAGGGGTGCGAATATAAACAAACTAAAGGAAAAGCTTCAGACTAACCTAACCCTTTCAAATGACGAAAAGACGAAACTGAAGGCGGACTTGAAGGCAATAGAAAACGCATTAACACGGAACAAATTACATGGAAAAAATTACGAGTACAAAGCCAACGGGAATAAGGGTCCAGGATTTTATAAGAAGGCGAAGAGCACGAAGAATGCCGCGGTCGGAACGAGGAATGCCGTCGCGGGACCCAGTCGCCGCAACCGAAACAACCGAAACAACCGCGGCCGCGGTGGGATCCAGATCCAGATCGGAGGTGGAGGCGGTGGCGGTGGTGGTGGCGGTGGCGGTGGCGGTGGCGGTGGCGGTGGTGGTGGCGGTGGTGGTGGCGGGAACGGCGGGAACACCGCGAAGTTACAGAAAAAGCTGGACAATACACAAAACAAACTGGAGCAAGCCAGGGCGATATACAATCAAGCTAGAAAAACGCTGGAGAAGGGTTCCGCGGAGAACAGGAAAAAAGCGCAGGCGGAGGTGAATAAGGCGAAAAAGAATTTGGAGAATGCGAAGCAGTCAAATTCTAACGCCAGGATAGAATTAGAGAAACAAAAGGGTAAGAAAATAGCGGCGAGAGCTCAGCTGAATACTGAAGTCGAGGCGCGAAGGGCGAATAGGGCGCAGGCCACGATGTTAATCGGGAACCTTGAGCGACAACTCGCCAACAAAACTGGTTTGTCCGCGCAGGAGAAAAAGAATCTGGAAAATAAATTGAAAGCGGCTCAAGCGGAAAAGGCGGAGGCGACTCAGGCAATCGCCAACAAGAACGTCGAGTTACAAGAAAAGAACGCGCAGATTATCGGCGCGAATAGAAACGCCAAACGGAACCAGGAAGCACTGAAACTGCGAAACGCGAAACTGAAAAATGCGAACGCGAAACTGAAAAATGCGAACGCGAAACTGAAAAATGCGAATGAGGCTAAGACCACAGCGGTCGCGAACCTCGCCGAGCAAAAGAAGCAGGTGAATAACCTTAAGCAACAACTCACCAACAAAAACGTGTCCGCGCAGGAGAAAAGGAATCTGGAAAATAAATTGAAAGCGGCTCAAGCGGAAAAGGCGGAGGCGAATCAGGCAATCGCCGCGGCAATTGCGGCTAAGACCAAGGCGAACGCGAATAAGGCCAACGCGAACGCGGCTAAGAACGCGGCGGTCGCGAACAGGAACGCAGCGCGCGATAACAGAAACAGTATTATAGCAGAACAAGAAATTATGGCAGGTAAGGCCCGCGAAAAAAATAGGCAAATCAGTGAATTAACACGAAACGGGCAAAACGCGAACGTGCAGAGAAGATTAGCTGCAGAGCAACTCGAAAAAGAAAAAGAAGAGCTAGCTGAAGTGCGAGCTGAACTTGAAGCAGCGAGAAAAAGAAACGGTGTGACCCGAGCGGAGATGATTCTACTTCGAGAGAAGTTAAGTAAATCTGAGAAAAATGTCAAGAATGCCGAGAAGGCGGTGCCTTTCTCGCCAACAATACCGAAAAAGGCGGTGTCACCGACGAATGTCAATATCCAAATCAGCAGCAACAGCAACAGCAACAACAACAAACGAAACAATGGGAAAAGTAGGAAGAACTCGTCACCTGCTGCGACGTCAAACTCACCCACCGCTTCCACCGGGACAAAAAACGTAGCGAAGCCGGTCACGATGAGAAACACATCAACCGGGAAGAACGTAATCAGACTGCCTCCCATCGGAAAGAAGGCGGCCGAAACACTACCGGCACCGAATGGGTCCGGTAAGCCGGCATTCCCAACGAAAAATTCCTTCGCGAGCATACTTAAAAAAGCTGCTCCTGCAGCTGCCGTAGTCAAGCCGAAAAAACCATCAAGGACAGGGAACCCCTTAAATAAAAACAAGTATAGGAAAATGTTTCCGCCGCAGAATTTTAGGTTTAGGAAGCCGAATAACAACGGAAACGGAAACAACAAAAGCCCTGGAAACTGGCAAAACGTCGGGAAAAAGGGATCCAAGCAGAGGAAAGCGACCAGTAAAGAGCAGAGGATGTCCAATCTTTCGAGGAATGCTGCGAAGAATGCAGCAGCTGCGAAGAATGCAGCAGCAGCGGGGCCTTTCGCAGCAAAACTGCCGAACGCAGCGGCGGGGGTCAACAAGCCAGCAGGGGCGGCCAGCAAGCCAGCGGTGGCGGCCAGCAGTGCGAATGCGGGATTAACTCGGGAACAAGAGCTCGCGGTCCAGGAGGGGCTAAAGCTGTCAGCGGCCAACAGGGCGGCGAGGAACAAGGCAAAGCTGGCGGAGGCTAACAAGGCAAAGCTGGCCGCAAGGCAGGCAAAGGTCAATGCGAAGGCTAAGAAGGCAGCCGCCGCTGAGAAGGAGGCAGCCAACGCCGAGAAGGCAAAGAAGGAGAAGGAGGCAGCCAACGCCGAGAAGGCAAAGAAGGAGAAGGAGGCAGCCAACGCCGCTAAGAAGGCGAATGCGAAGGCGAAGAATGAGGCCGACGGGCTTCAAAAGGAGAAGAATGAGCTAACCAAAAGGGCCAAAGAATATTTTGGTGGACCATTCGGAATTGGTGATTGGAACAAGGCAATAAAGAATGCTAATAAGACTGAAATCATAAGATTAAGACGCCTGATGAAAAACAAGAAGAAATATCATAACATGATTCAGAAAATTGAAGGGGATAGGTTTCCGTTAACAAAGAAACAAATACACTTGAAAAATGTTTGGAAACTGGGTGAAACTGTCGCCGATCGTAAAGCATTGGTAATAGAAAACATGAAAAAAAGGCAGGAAACAATCGCAGGAAAAAGGGATAGGTCGCGTAGCCGATCAAAGTCACCTGCAAAGCCGGATGCGAAGAAAAAGGCCGTGAACGCGGCGCTGAAGAAGATCAACGCTAAAGCAGAAAATGTGAATACGAGTGCACCTATGCAGACCCGTGCAGGAACTGTCGCGGCAGCGAAACCGGCAGGCCGATCAAAGTCACCTGCAAAGCCGCCGGATGCGAAGAAAAAGGCCGTGAACGCGGCGCTGAAGAAGATCAACGCTAAAGCAGAAAATGTGAATACGAGTGCACCTATGCAGACCCGTGCAGGAACTGTCGCGGCAGCGAAACCGGCAGGCCGATCAAAGTCACCTGCAAAGCCGCCGGATGCGAAGAAAAAAGCCGTGAACGCGGCGCTGAAGAAGATCAACGCTAAAGCAGAAAATGTGAATACGAGTGCACCTATGCAGACCCGTGCAGGAACTGTCGCGGCGCAGCAGAAGGGCTACATGGGAACCACCGTATCGTCAAGGTCGAAATCACGTAACCGGGCATCGTCAGGATCGAGGGCATCGTCAGGATCGAGCAGCAACAGCAACAGCAACAACAACAAACAAACTGCCGAGATGCGGACAGGCCGATCACCTAGAAAAAAGCAGGCAACTGATGCCAAGCCGACAGGGGGGCCAGCACGGAAAGTTGGAGGTGTGAGAAGGAAGCAGAAGAGCAGGTCGGCGTCGAGATCGAAATCGAAACCCCCTGCTGCACCGGCAGGGGCACAGGGTGTGCGAAGGAGTTCGCGAGTAAGGAATCAGAAGAAGAAGGGTGGTAAGAAATAGACCAATTTTGTAATATAAAAATCTAACTAAGTTAAAGGGTTCGACCGCTCTTTACCTTAGATGGATGCGGTGTGCGGGGTGTGCTGCGAAAATTTCAGTAAGTCAGCTCGAAAAAGCGTGACGTGTTCGCACTGCGACTTCGTCGCGTGTAAGCGCTGCTGTCAGACGTACATGCTGGGCACGGCGAAAGATCCACACTGTATGAACTGTAACACGGTATGGGACCGCGAGTTCGTGGACACGTTCTGTACCAAACACTTCCGGAACACAGAGTACAGACGACACCGCGAGAACGTCCTCTTCGAGCGCGAAAAGTTACTCATGCCCGAGACGCAACCCCAGGTGGAACGGATCCTCGGTATGAGGAAACTCAACGCCGTGCTCAGAGCGCACAAACAGAGGTTGGTCCAACTGCACACCGAAATCCTGCGCACCGGGCAGGATATCCGCGACCACCCCGAGCTGGTCACCATCTACCGCCACATGGAGACCATCTATAACCACCTCGAGACTTTACGCCAGGGTGTCAACTCGACGGTCGTCGAACCCAGGAAGTTCATCCATAAGTGTCCGACGGAAGAGTGTAAGGGTTTCCTCGCCGAAAACCTGTACTGCGGCATGTGTAACAAATATTACTGCGACAAGTGTAACGACGTCAAGGAAGACGGCCACGTGTGTAACCCCGACGTCGTCAAGACGATGGAACTCATACGCAGGGACAGTAAACCCTGCCCGAAATGCGGACAGATGATCCACCGGACGGACGGGTGCGCGCAGATGTGGTGTACCGCGTGCCACTGCCCGTTCGATTGGCGCACGGGTGAGATCGAAACGGGGAGGGTCCATAACCCGCACTTCGTGGAGTACAAGCGCAAAAGCATGTACTTGGGTCGAGAACACGGAGACATACCGTGCGGCGGGATTCCTTCGTTCAGGGAACTTCGGGAGAAGCGAGCGTCCACCAAAATCCTTCAGTACGCCATAGTCATCTACGAGACGGAACGTCTCAACACCTTCCTGGACCTGCGCCCGGCCGATAACCTCAGTTTCCGTGTAGGGTACATGCTCAACGATATCCCCGAGGAAGATTTCAAATCAGTTCTCCAGAGACAGGAAAAGTTTACCGATCGCGTCAGGGACATTTCGCACATATACGAGATGATCATTCACGCGGGCGGGGATATTTTACGGCAGTACCTACTAGACGACGAAGGGGATGAGGAGGAGTACCTCACCATGTTACAGGGTGTGGTCGATTACAGTAACGAGATCTTCGCCAATATTCGTAAGCGGTACAGTTGCAGACTCCCGAAGAATATAATTTTATAGGTAAAGTGTAGATGGTGCTCTGGGTTCTGCTCGTCCTGCTCCTGTGTGCCTTGGTCCCGAGGTACCCCACACCCACGGTCGTCCGGGGTTTCATCACCCCCGAGGAGCGTGCGCATATCATGAAACAGGCGAAAGATCGCCTCACTGATTCGCTCGTGGATACGGACGGTAGGGTCGATAAGGAGATGCGGTTCAGTCAAACCGCGTGGCTCCCGAAAGACGATCCGGTGGTTCAGTCCGTGATGGAACGGTGCGTCTCGCGCGTCGGTAAGACGATCGACCATTGCGAACAGTTACAGGTTCTTCGGTACGGCGAGGGCGGGCACTACAGGCCCCACCAGGATGTGCTCGAAGGTGACAAAAACAAAAGGGTGTACACCTTCATACTCGCCTTGACCGACGAGTATGAAGGGGGGGAGACCGAGTTTCCGAATATCGGTCGATCGTTTAAGCTTCGAGCGGGTGACGCGCTCTTTTTCAACACCCTCGATACCATGGGGTTAGACACGGAACTCGCTCTTCACGGGGGCAAACCCGTGAAGGCGGGTGAAAAGTGGATCTCGAACGTGTGGATCAGGCAATCTCGTGTTTGACCTTCTCGCGGTTCGCCATGTGAAGCGCCTCGACCTCAGATTTGTTTTGGGCCGCGTATGGAACCGCGTAGAAGTTATCACACATCCACTTATTGACGTTCGTCCAAACGTCGTCCTCGCAGACCCAAACCTCTGCGAGGACGCGTCCGAATTTCCCGCGCGAATCTGCCTCTGGGCATCGCAACTCGATCTCGATATCGTCCTTTTCGGAGGCGACCGCCTTCATGACCCATTCCTTGAGCTTCTTCTTAGAAAGGAGGCCGAACTTCTTCTCCTCCTTATCACTGGTGCGGCTCTCGGGCGTATCGATACCCAAGAGTCGGACTCTCTGCTGGGTGGAGACATCAAACCCTAGGTCAATGTTCACGTCGATCGTGTCTCCGTCGACAACCTTCGCGAGGGAAGAGACGCGGTACTTGAAGTTGCATGGTTCGACGTCGTAAGAAGACATACTGTACCACGAACGTTTCTCGTCTTTAAGCGGTATCGATATCGATTCGCACGATCGGCGGGTCCTCGTCGTAGGTGAAATACCGCGCGGTCATCCCGAACGTGTCCCGCAAAATAGGGTTCAAATCCTGGTTGATGAGTTCTTTCCACGTGTCCATTTCCGTGTGAAAATATTCCAACTTTTCTTCGCTGAAGACTAATTTACGCACCTCGCGCCGCGCCCTAAATTTGGTCATCGTTCTTTCCACTGCTTCCGGGGAAGGACACCGACCCTGTTCGGCGGAATCGATCATATCGATCACGTGGTACCCGTGTGCGTCACAGATTATGTTTACCTGCATTTTTGGGTAATGCTCTATGAACACACGAAAATCGGATTTGCTCGGTAAGGTGACGAACACTTTGTGCGCGCCCCGGTTCGGCATGGAGACGCACGGGTGCGTGTGGAACGAAACGAGCGAAGGCCAGACCTCATTGACCGCCTCGAGTTTTACTCTGCCCCGATCCCGTGAGGTCGCGTAGGTCAGGTCTGACCCGTCGAGTCGCATGTTTCCCGCGTATTCCCATCTTTTCTTACACGACAGATCGCTGACTTCTTTTAGATTTTTAACCAGCTTGCGCGGGATCTGAACATGTTTTTTGAGAAAGGCTCGGGTGTTCATGCTACCGTATCCGAAGAATATAAACCTAAGCAAAGGTCAGCACAGGTTTTCACGGAAATAATGGACGTCGAAAAGATGGTCGAAGAGATATACGCCGAACTGGGCCCGGGCCACAGCGAGCGCGTATATCACAACGCCGCGGAGGTATACCTTCGGGAGAAGAAAGTCCCGTACGAAAGTGAACGGCACATACACGTGGTCTTTCGCGGTCACATCGTCGGTGACCTCCGAGCGGATATAATTATTGACGGTCGAATCATCCTCGAACTCAAGGCTGTCCAGACCTTGGGGAAAGGGGTGGAGTGTCAGGCTCAAAAATATCTTGACTTGACAGGACTGAGGTTGGCGTTCCTGGTGAACTTTCCACCTCTTCCTGATCGGTCGGTGGAGATCCGAAAGATTGAGCGAGGACCATCAGAGGAAGAACTCGAGCGAGATTTCGGTAGAATTCTCGACCATCATCGTACTGTGTCCGCGGATTTAACACGGCTGCTTCGAGAAGCTCCTGGGCCTGATGGACATGCCAGTTTGCCTGATCTAGACAGTACTGCACAGCAGGGTCTGGGCATGATACACCGTTGAAGTGCGGTGCGACATAGCTGTCCAGGTTATACAGGAGGGTCAGGGCTCGCTCTTCGGCTTCGATCATAGTTACCCAGTCATCGCGTGTTTTTTTTAAGTCGTTTTGAAAATCAATTTGACTTTTTTACCGATGAATTGAAAAAGTATTTACCGAAAATAAAATTAGTTTTGAAATATGAAATGACTTTTTTTACCCCATGGGAAAAAAGTTTCTCTCGCGTGGGAAAGTAATTTTGAAAATCAATTTGACTTTTTTACCGATGAATTGAAAAAGTATCTGCCGAAAATAAAATTAGTTTTGAAATGTGAAATGACTTTTTTTACCCCATGGGAAAAAAGTTTCTCTCGCGTGGGAAAGTAATTTTAAAAATCAATTTGACTTTTTTACCGATGAATTGAAAAAGTATCTGCCGAAAATAAAATTAGTTTTAAAAATCAATTTGACTTTTTTACCGATGAATTGAAAAAGTATCTGCCGAAATTAAAATTAAAATATTTTGTACTAGTAAAATGTTTGCACTAAAACCCGTGATCGGTGCCCGCCCGGTGAAGAAGGAAATGAACCCTGTAAAAAAGTTCATCATGGAAAAGTTCAAGATCAAAGAGATCGATTACAAAAAATTCAACAAGGAAAATAAGTGGGCCATTCGTCCGAAGAAAAAGGGTAATAAAGAATAATCGCGTTCCTATGTCAAAGATGTCGTTCTCACTCACCCGTGTTACCCCCGTGCGTACTGTCAAAACCCGCGTGTTCACCGACCCGACGCAATACGATACAGAAATCAATGCGGCTCGCGGGTTCAGTAAACCCAGCCATAGTTTCGACACCCGTGTCGCCGCGACCAAGGTGGCCTTGAAACGGGTTCCTCAACTCAACGTGACTGAAACGGAAGTCATCGAGGCGCAGAATTTCTGGGCGCAATCTATCGTAGATATTTCTAACTCTTTTCTCACTGGTGGTGATTACGTGAGTCTCGCGGGTGAGCGCGCGGGTGAGTTGTACGGGTACGATCACTCTAACGTACTCTTCAAACCCACCAAAGCTGCGCAACAGCAGTTCCGACCCACCGCCGGCGGTGCCATGTCCTACTTCGTGGGTCACGACGCCGTGATTAGCGGGTACAAAGAAGATCAAGGCTTCGCCATCAACGCCAAGAAGGGCTTCAGCGCGGTCGTCTTCGATAATCACCAAATTGACTGTCACGGCGACGTGGCACACGCCATGGGTACCTACGAGTTCACGTGCGCCACAACCGGTGAGATTTCAGAGGTTGAATATACATTCGGCTACAAACGCAACGACGACGGGAAGGTCCGTATCTGCCTGCATCACTCGTCCATCCCGTACGAGTCGGGTAATAAGACGTCTCACGTGAAACGGGTAAAATCACACGTGAAGCGTACGATCCTGGTCGACCCAGACCAATACGACCCTGCGGAGAACGAAATTCGCCACGTCAGACAGTAGGAATATACTCCCACTGAAGTTGGGACGTTATCTTAGACCAGATGACATCTTGTTGGTACAACTTCTCTTTAGACTTGAGAAGTGGAAAGTATTGGAGAAATTCATCTTCACCTAAAAGCTCACACATTTTGTACAAAACGTACGAGTAACTTAAAAAGTTTTTTCGATCCGCCGGACAGTTGTCATCGAAAGGTTTCTGAATATCCTTGAACATCATACGTAACGTCTCTTCGAGTTCTTGCGACATGCTCGGGGGTTTGATCCCGTTGAGGATATTGGTGATGAACGGGACGTGCTCGTAGAACTTGTTGAGCCGCAGCTTCTTGAGGAGCGATCGGATTCTAGCGTGGGTGATTTCCTCGAGATTTTTAATTTTCATTTTTTTGAGTTCCGATCGGAGTTGCTCGATGACCTCGTCCGGTATGTTCGTCATTTCCTGTGCCTGGAACTGGCTCAGCCACTCGTTGAAGTGATTCTCCCTCTTGTACGAGTAGTTGATGATCTTTTCGGACGTCTCCTGTTCCTCGCGGTAGGTCAACTCTTCACTGATCAACGTCGTAACCACCGCACCGCAATTCTGACACGTGAGGTCACTGGTTTCCGGGAAGTGTACCAGGTTTCCGTCCTCCCCGCAGTTCGGACACTCGTCCATCAACCACCGCGTCGGTCTAGATATGTTTTGCTTTTCCACCTCGACGAGATAATCCCTGAAAATATCTTTGCGTTTGAGACCGACGGTTTCCTTGACGTTGAAAACGTTGTCGGTGTTTGTATTCTCACCTGTCTCGTCTATGTACTGGTTCATGTACGGCATGCACTGAATGATGTACTCGCTCATTTCACGTTCGTGGCGCCGTTTGTTTTCGGGGTCCGTCTCCATGAGGTCCTTCCACTCCCTGACACGATTGTTGTACCTACTTAAAAAGTTGCCCTCCATATCTTGTAAAGAGATGCTGCTCAATCTTTTAAGTAACCTCATATGCTTCTTCAAAAAAATAACCACACCGAGAGACTACTCCGTGGTCAACGAGGAGCTCGAATACTCGGTTGACTACGACATGCGGTACAGAATCGAAGACGATTTCTGGAAGGGGGAAAGTAAGGATTGGGACGGGATCCTGGAAAACTTCCACGCGGACGTCACCGGTTTGGATTTCAGGTACACCGCCATCCCGGAAAACGTCTCGTCGATCATCCTCCGGATCAAATACTTTTTCAACGGCCGCCTGTATTCGGTCGTGACCAACGACCTCAACTACGTCCCGGGTGAAAAAGCGGACGCACCCATGTGTTTTCACATCCCTTTGAGTAGTGCATGGATCGTCGATCACGGAGATAAACCGATGGTGAACATCACTGAAAAGGTGAAAAGGTACGCCGGGCCGAGGGGCGATTTCCACGGCGAGAAGGTCCCCCTCGGGGACTTTCTGTACTACGACAACGAACACTTGAAGAATAAATTCCCGAAGATTATATTAAACGGACTCGGTATGAAAAAAGCCGTGTCGACGCTCGATGGCTTCACTACGGATCTTCTGATACCTTAGTCGCGAGGTAGAACTTGAGCTCGCCCAGATTCGCGACGTTATATTTTAATATGAGAAACCTGTTCCCAGTTTCCTGAATGATCTGCACACTCGCGCACATACTCGTCGCCTTGGTGAATATGTTGAGATACTTCAAACTATACAGACCGGAGATGGTGGGCGAATCTTCCACGCACTCGATGAATGTTTCCTGGTTGGCGAAATCTCCCTCACACTTGAACTTGATCCCCTTTCCGGATCGGACGATCTCGATGTAATTTCCGATGTTAGACATGTCCCTGCACAGCCGCTGAAAGTCGACGGAGGGAAGTGTCGTGATCGTCGTCATGTCTATGTCAGGGACCTCGATGCGACTTTCGTTTATGTCGAGGAGCTTGAGCTGGAACTTCGTGTTGGTCTTCTTGATCTCACTGGAGATTTCGATGTTCATGTACTCCTTACAGTTGATCTCGATCCGGAGGACGTCGTTGTTCGTTATGGTTTTGAGGAGTTTGAACGTGTTGGAAATATTGATTCCCGCGATGACCTCATCTTGGTCACACTCGTACTCCTCGAAGTTATCGGCGGAGAGGTAGATATCGACGAGACTCGTGCGCGCCGTGTCTAGTGTCACGATGTACATGCCATCCTTTCGGAAAAAGACATTCACATCGTTCAAAATGTCTTTCAACACCTCGAAGGTTGACTTGAAAGCCGCCGCCTGAATCGTCACGAGCTTCATCTGTGATAGATTCGCCTCACATCTTTAAATCAGTGTACGGTTGGCCCTTGTTCACGTCCTTGCTGATCTTTTCCTCCAACTCCTTCGTCATCGGGGGCTGGAGCGCCTTGCCGTAATCGTCCAATGCGAACATGTGCGCGTTGTCACCCCTGCCGTCCAGTGAAGCCATTCCACATCCCATACCTCCGATCAGGGAGTGTGTGATCTCCTTCGCCGGGAGGAGGGATTCCAACCAGTTTTTGATCTCGTTCCCGACGAGGATCTTACCGTTCTGTGTGAGCATCGTGGGGACGCGAGTAATTTTATTCTTGTAACTGGAGGGGATCCCCTGCGTGTTGATGTTGTGATACTGCACCAACTGCTTGAGCTGCTGATGCTGTTTGACGTATTCGATTATATCCATTGAAAATTTACACCTCGGGGAGTAAATAAGGAGGGACATCTATTATGTCACGAGGTAATATTCGAAAAAAAATTAACGCATACTAGTAATATGAACTACCTCGTCGCGTTTCTATTGTTGGTTGTCGTCTATATGTTGACGAATGAAAACGAGAGCTACGGTTTCTCAGGGTACACAGTCCCGCGCGAGACCCAGTTGATGGACCCGTTCCCGAACCTCATCGGTTTCGAAGAGGTCAAGAACGACGCGACTGCCGACCTGATGGAGAGCGTCGTGTTACTGACGAACAAGGAGATTCACAAGCGCACTGGCATATCGAACTACATCATCGAGACGACCTCGATGAAAAAGTACCGGAAACAGAAAGAGGAGCCCGCGACCGTGTACGAGTGCAGATTCATGACGGTCAAGAAGAACGGGTTCTCGTTCGGCTTTTCCGTGGTGGTGTGGTTCATCGTGGAGGAACAAAAACCGATCAGGCTCCTGGCGATTCGGTCGCAGCCCATCGGGTTCCAACCCGCGGATCAACCGAGTGATAGATCCATGGGCAAGGAATTTCTTGACTACAAGGTCGTCAAGGAGAACCACGTCCCGAACAGGGGCGATTTCGACGCGTCCGTGTCTAAATTCAGGGATCCGAGCGCGCAGTTCGACAGGCCGTACATTCCCGAACCGGCGCCCGTACCACCCGAGGCGAAGGCTAGGTCTGATTTACAGGAGCTGAGCGACGAGGTCGAGACGGGTGTGAACACCGCGAGGAGCGACACGAACAATTTCTTGCGGGGCCTCGAGAACGACCCAGCGCTGATCAGAGGTCTCAAGAATATCGAACGTGGGTTGGAATCAGTTAAAAATAATTTACGGTAATGATAGGTATGCTCAGCATCGCTGACGTGTCGAAGATCGACGACAGAAGGAAACAAATCAGGAAAGAGATTTATACCAAAATATACGATCAGTTCGTCTCCAAGATCAAGCAGACTGGGGAGCTGGGTTGTAAACAGATCTTTCTGTCCGTGCCCAGCTTCGTCGTGGGGTACCCGACGTTCGACCGCAACCAGGCTGCGAAGTACATCGCGCGACAGTTTTTGCGCGGGGGGTTCAGTGTCCAGATGATCACCCCGGTCGAGTTGTACGTGACGTGGTACACCCCGAGGAAGAAAAGGGAACGCCGAGAAGAGGAAGAGGAGGTGGAGTTTCCGACGTTGATGAATCTGAAGAAGATGGCGAATAAGTACAGGGGAAACGCGTAAGGTTGGAGGTTTAATTATATGATCCAAGTATATAATGACTGACAACCTCAGTATCCTCACCGATGCGAAGCGCGAGTACATGTGCCAACTCTGCCTCGTGATGTGCCCCGCCATGATCGAGACGTTCCAGGAGCTCTACAACGAATCCATCAAGAATTCCAAGGGTAAGCAGGTTCTCATCATGTTCCAGAAGCTCCTGAAGGAGGTCCCGAACTGGTCCAACGCCATGAGCAAGCGACACGCGGACAACATCACCGACCGCTGTTCTTGGTACGGCGACCTCCTCGCGGCGGTTTTTGTGGCGTGCACCAAGATTCTCTCTGCGGTTCGCCTCAAGGCGGATAACAAGAAGATCTCGCTCAAGTTACCCACTGAGGAGGTGTTCATCCAGACCTGCTACAACAACGCCGCGCGCGATCTCTATAAGGATCCGTACATCTTCAACGAAGAGCAGTCCGAGTACGTTCGCGACGATACCCTCACAGCTCGTTTCAGCGTCGTCATCGAGACCACGGTCAAGGAGCTCATCCCGGTGCAGCAGATTCTCCAGACATACATGTCCCAGGAGACGCGCGATATTTCTCTCGATGGAGAGGTGGAAGACAGTCAAGATCCTGAGATAATGGACATGGGAGACGGAGAATTACCGGAGGAAAACGAGGCTGTCGAAGAGGAGAAGCCGGAGGGCGAGGCCGATGCCGAGGGTGAGGCTGCCGCCGAGGGTGATGCTGCACAGGAGGACCCGTGCCTTCCGGAGCCCCAGCTGACCGGACTCGAAAACGAGTTCAAGACAGTTCCCGGTGTGAGGGCCCCCGCACTCGATGACCCGCGACCGGAAGAATACCAAACCCAGCCGCCAGCCGCAGCGCCGCCCCCCGCACAGGACGACGGGGTCTTATTCGGCGACGCCCCAGACAGGCCGAAAAAATATCCCCGGTATAATTAAATATGGAAGGTGATCTCTCCAATTATTTACGGGACCCGGTCTCCGCCGCCCTGATCGCAGCCGGTATCACGGCTGGATACATACACATGAAGGCGTACCTCAATAACGAGGGTAAGCTTGAGATGAACAAGTACACCAAGCCAGCGACGCTGAACGCCATCCTCGTGTTCTTTATAGTGTCAGGAGGAATCGGTAAGCGGGAGTCTATTTCCACTGAACCTTTTTAAAACTTAAAGAGTAGCATTGTATGATAAGAAATGGCGTCCGTCACCGCGTTCAACGACATGATGAGTCAGTTTCTTGTGGAACTTCACAAGACGTTTCCAGAAGAGAAGGGCATTAAGAAGATGCTCACGTCGTTCGACGTTTTGAAGAGTACCAACCCCCGCATGGTCGTCGACGGGTTCATGAGCGGCGTCTCCCCTTACGCCAGTCAGATCTCCGCCAAGGACGATAAGTTTCTCCTCGAGGAGTGTGGCAAGATCGATTTCCTCAAGGATCTAGACCTCGCGACTTACTGGATGAAGATGTCCGCGAACACGCGAGAGGTCACGTGGCAATACCTACAGACTCTGTACATGCTCGGCACCACGATCACGTCGCTTCCCCCAGACCAGATGGCGCAGATCGAGGCGCTCGCACAAGGTGTCGCTTCGAAGTTACAGGATGAAGGCGGCGAGCTCAACGAGGAAGCCCTCATGAAGATGATGGGTAGTATGCTCGGCGGCCTCGGAAAATAACCTGGCTATATACTAAATGAAGGTTTGGTTCGACGACCCACGCCAGCTCGTTGACGAAAAGCAGTTTTTACAGTTTTGGCCGAATAGCAAACAGACCCCAGAGGAGAGAATCAACGCCGCTTCGAGATTTATCGTCTACACCTCCGCGCTCCTGTACGTCATCCGCCGCGACCCCCGAGTATTTGTTCTGGGTCTCACGATACTGGGTGTGATGTACGTCCTTTACAAATCCAAGATGGTGAAGGAGACCTACGCCGCCTCGCCGATGGGAGAGTCCATGTGCCAGAAACCCACAGTCGATAACCCCATGGCGAACGTACTCATGACCGACTACGGCGGTGCACCCAACCGACTCGAGGCGTGTTACTACCCTTCCGTGAAGCCTTACGTGCAGAGGTACAGCAGCGATCGCATCCCTTACGACAGCGGTCGCTCGAGGACCTCGATGCCTCAGTACCTGCGAAACGCGATGGATCGTCAGTTCGTGACCATGCCCGTGTCGAAAATCCCAGGAGGACAAACAGAGTTCGCGGAGTGGTTGTACGGCCCGAAGAACGGTCCGATGTGCAAGAGCAATTCCAAGTTCTGCAGCCCGAACGCCAGGGGCACCCAGCTTGAGGCGTTTTCCGGGCTCGGTATGGAAGGTGACCGAAGATAGATAAATATCTCATGTAATAGTAACAATGGCGTATCAACTCCAACCCGGTCTTTCCATCGTCCAAAACAGCGGTGCTCTGCCCCCCGTGAACGCGACGGACGAGGTTTTTGTCTACCCTCAGCCCAGTGGGCTCAACTGCGGCGGGTGCAGGCCCAACACCATGCTCTACGGCACCGCGCCGTACAAGGCTGGTAAGGGCGCCCCCGCTCAGCACATCGACGTGAGCGATCGACTCCGTCCTCAGAGCACGTCCCGCTTCAACAAGCACCTCGTCGAGACGTACGATCGTAACTACTTCCCCCTGAACAACGTGGAGTGTAAGCTGCCCATCCGATCGATGTCGTACGAGCCGGCCAGCACCCGCGCCGATCTCCAGAACGGTCTTTTTCAGCAGAGATACCTCAATAAAAATGTTAACACAAAGTAAGAATGGCCGATCCCATCTCGTTAATGGCAGTGGCCGGCCTCGTATACGCGGGTCGTAACTTGAGCACGAATTCAAAACCACCTGAAGTTACTACCGAACCTGTATTCATGAAGAAACCCGTCGTTGTCGAGGAGGATAACTTCGAACCCCCCGTGGAAATCCGACATAAGCAGGAGATGGCCAATTTCGGTGACATCGCCAACCAAACGCGGTCGAGCGGTCAGGAGATGTCCGACATGCGAAACCGTATGTACGATCACGGCCGGATGAATAACCTGAGCCCGATCGAGAAAGAACTCGTGGGTCCAGGTCTGGGCGTCGGTCCGAATACACCGGCTGCCGGTGGATTTCAGCAGATGCTCCGAGTGAACCCGATCAACGTCGGTGAATATAAGCTCACCACGCTTCCAGGACGAACCGGTCCCGCCGCCGACCAGTCCGGTGGTAGGTCGGCAGTCGTCGGTCAGCTCACCCATAACAAACCGGCGACCACCGCGCATCTTCCCTCGCGCCTTCCCACCGTGCCCGGCCGCGCGCAGGGTATGACCGGCGTCGTCCCTCGCAACGAGCACGAACGGACCAAGCGAACCACGAACCGCGCGCAGACAGGGTACAGAAGCGACGGCCTGGAGTTCGCCCCCGCGAAGCGTGTCATCTCCAGCCTTACCTCCGCACAGGATCCCACGCGGTTCAAGAGCGATAACAACGGCGCGCATCTCATGTATAACAACCAGCCGGCGCCGGGTATTTCGAACTTCGTGGGCGGCTACACCAACACAGCCGCCGTGCAGATGAACGGAAAGACCAACGAGCAACTCATGAAGTACGGCTTTAGGCCCGAAGACAAGCGCGGGATGCCGAACCGCATGGGTAACCCCGGTCGCATGAACGTTCGCGAGTCGGCGCTCAAGCAGGGCGGTACCGTGACGGCCGTTCGAAGCGACACGAGCCGCATCGACGGACGATTCGCGACCCCGAACGGTGGGTGGATGCAGAATTACCAGCAGAAACCCTACCACAATTTCAACGCGTACAAGGGCCAGGGCAACCCCCACGCCAAGGGCCAGAATCTGGAGATCGCCAAGAGGCAGCTGGCGAACAACCCGCTCGCGCACCGATTCTACGAGTAAATGTATTTACGTGTACACAAAAACATTCATTAAAATATTGTTCCCCTATTTTAATGAAGGTTCATAACTTCGCGATTGACAGTAGTCAACGTGATCCCACACTTTACCCGAACCCGAACGACTACACCGTGACTCTGGACCATGCAATATACGACGTGTCTCAGATCAAATTAGTCAGTGGACGCGTACCTTGCCCGCAACTATTGATAAATGAGTCGAATCAAAGCTTCAGTTATTCACAGGGTGGAAATACATACGGAGTAACATTTCCCCCTGGAAATTACACAGGTACGGAGCTAGCGGCAATATTCCATTCAAATTTCAATATCTCTTACATCGCGTCAAGGAATAGTTTTGGTATGGGAACTCCCGTCGGTGGGGAAATCACTTTTTTATTTGCATCTGGAAACGGTGGTGGACAATCGGCAAATACAAACATACACGACATACTGGGACTGCCACCCATAGACATTACAATGCCTGGTAATCAATTCGGTGCGGCCAGTTTTACAGGTCCTAATTCCCTGGTGCTGCGTCTCTCTTCTGGATCCGAAAAGATGAATCAGTCTGTGTACGTGTCAGAACCGTATTACACCGGCCACATCCTCCTGGACGGAACCGACTTTGTGAACGTGAATGGTTCTGACGACAAGTTGACCCACGAATTCCATTCTGGTGCTCTTAAATCCGTGAAGGAACTTCGCATCGAGTTTTTCTATATGAGTCAAGGCCGTTTGATTCCTTATGATTTCAGGAACCAGAATCACGTCCTGAAATTCGAAATCACCTGTTCCACCGACAAATTGGAAAATTTGACACCCCTGCCGCCGCCACCGGATGAAGAGAAAGATGAGCCGTTGCCCGTTGTAAGCATTCCCGAAGAGAAGGGGAATCTTTACAAGGTCGAATACATTTACATCGGCCTGATCATTTTCACTGGTATCCTGTTGATACTGTCTATGGGTAAGAAGCGAGTCGTTTAGCGGGTGATCGCGTAGACGGGCTGCGCGGGCTTAGAGACGCGACGGTTGACGGTGCTGACCACGAGGTAGACCACCACGGAGAGGAGGGTGGTGAGGAAAGCGGTCATCACGTACTGGCGGCCACCGTTGCGGGGGACCTTCACGACCTGGGTGATGGACCAGCGAACGAAGTCCATCCAGGACATCGCGGCGGCGAAAGAGAAACCCGCGACGATGGAGTTGAGGGTCTGGGAAGAGAGCTCCTGGGAAACGAGGTTGACAGTTTCGATGGCAGCGGACATGGTGTGTTATACTATGTACTAAGAAAAAATTATTCAAACGAGAGTTTCTCCTTTTCTACTATTTTTTTAAACCTTTTCGTCTTAACCTTCCTGGAAAACATATCCTCGTCGTCCGAATCGTCAGTCGAGCTCTCTGCCGATTCGTATTTCTGGAACTGGTCGTCGTTAAACGACCACGGCTCAGGTTCCGAGATGTCCATTACTATTGATGGTATTTTTTAACATATCCTCTGCCGGACTCTGGGGTACCCACGTGTCCCACATGTCGTACGCCGCGTTGATTTCAATCAGGAAAGGGTCGTCTCCTGAGTAGCGAACGAACTCAGGGCAGTCTTCCACTGGAACCTCCTCTATCTCAGACCCCGAATCGTCAGAGTCGCTCTCGTAAATCTCTGGCATCGTGCTGCCGATCACCTGACCCACCTTGCGCATGGCACAATACTTGGTGGCGTACTCGATATCTTCAGGGAGGAGAACGTCTCGCTCACACCCTTTCGAGTAGTACCCTGCGATCACCATGCTCTGTTCCAGTACGGGCAGAAATATGTCAATCATCGTGGCGATGTAATTTTCGGTCATGTCGTCCGCTGAGCCGTTGAATCCTGTTTGCATCAACATACTTTCATACGCGATAAAATGTTTACGAAAAAACCCCTAAATATACTAGAATGAATCTCCAGCTGAGGAAATTCAAGCCTGAGGCGATGACGGACGATAGGGTCTGTGTCTTCGTGGGCAAGCGCAACACCGGTAAGTCCACCCTGGTGAAGGACATCATGTTTCACAAGAAACATCTTCCCGCCGGTATCGTGTTATCAGGGACTGAGGAGGGGAACCACTTCTACTCGGAGTTCATACCCGACCTCTTCGTGTACGGTGATTACGACAGGGACGCCATCGAACGGGTCATGGCCAGGCAGAAAAAGCTCGTCGGAGCCGGGAAGAAAAATTGCGGCGCCTTCATGCTTCTCGATGACTGCATGTATGACTCGAAATTTCTAAAAGATACGTGTATACGTCAGTGCTTCATGAACGGTCGTCATTGGAAGATTTTCTTCATGCTGACGATGCAGTACGTGATGGACCTACCGCCGGCACTACGAGCTAACGTGGATTACGTGTTTATCCTCAGAGAGAACATTATTCAAAATAGAGAGAAACTGTATAAATCCTTCTTCGGTATCTTTCCCTCATTTGATATGTTCTGCAAGGTGATGGACGCGTGTACAGAAAATTATGAGTGTCTCGTGTTAGATAATACGGTAAAGTCTAACAGGATTCAGGATTGTGTGTTCTGGTACAAGGCGACGCTCAGGAAAAACTTCAGAGTGGGGAGTCCCGATCTGTGGAGGCTTCACAAGAAGATGTACAATCCCAAGCACGGTGACACCAAGGAGGAGGACGCCAAGAAAGCGACCAAAAAGACAAACCTCAAGATAACCAAAACCAAGTGATAATGCGTCTCATCGATACTTCAAAAAACTAGGTGTACAGTATATGGCTGACAACGTGATGACCATGAACCTCGCGGACAACGGCGACGGGATGGTACCTCTGATGAACAACAATCAAGCGACGACGTTCAGGCAGAATGAATCGTCAGCGTATATTCAACATGAAAAAAATATCAATGAACATAAAGAGACGACGATGGACTCTACCCCTATTAACGATATCATGATGGAGCCCCCGATGGTGCAGCACGAACCCAAGATGCAGGGCGCCATGCCGCACATGACCGCCCCGGATCCCCAGGGTGCGTACCAGATGCAGGCCGAGAAGCCCGCGAGCAAGAACCCCTTCAACCTCACGGACGACCAACTCACCGCACTCGTCGCCGGTTTCTGCGCGGCCGCGTCTGTGTCTAAGCCCATCCAGGATCGCCTCGCGACCTCTATCCCCAAGTTCCTTAACGAACAAGGGGGTAGAAGTTTGGTCGGCCTCGCCTCCACCGGTGCGGTGGCGGCGGTGATCTTCTTCCTCGTGAAGGATTACGTCGTCAAGCATTAATCCCAGCCCATGTTGCTGTAAATGGAGCTATCTCCGAACCTCCAGGAAACGAGCGCACCCACGGCGAACGTCCCCGACAATAAGGCACTGAGTTTAAGTTTCTTATCGTTGGACGCCTTACCGCTGTCTTTCATAGCTTCCCTCGTGTCCGGAGAAGCGAGGTTGATGAGGTACACCAAGATCAAACTGATGAGTGTCGCGTTGAAGAAAAACTGCCTGTTCACCGCGAGTTGAGGCGCCATACCCACTGCGTAGCGCATGGCGTTCGGCGCGATGATCGTCATCCAGAACAGGTTAACCAGGTAACTTTTCGTGTACTGGGGCACAAGTAACATCGCGTACAGGATGATCCAGGAAATGATCGAATATCCCAGGACGGTGAGCGAAGACTTCATTTTACTGTAAACTGAGATATTATTTATCCTGGACGTGCTGACCGCAGAACTCCGTCTTCTCCATCACCCGCTCGTAGATTCCCAGGTTGACGCACATGTCCCTGAGCTCCTCGTAGTTTTTCCAGAACGCCGGCGAGTGTGAGTACTCCTCGACCGTGCAGTGCGCGAGCTCGTGGATCAGGACATGGAAAATAACGTTCGGTTCGCCGTCCAGGCACAGCGCGATCTCCCCACCCTTGTTGGTGTTGGTCCCGACGGACTCGCTCATCCAGCGCTTGCCGGTGAGGGGAATGTGGCGCGTGAGCATGTGAAACTTTTCGTTACCCGTCTCCTGCAGGTGTTCCCTGAGGGTTTTGTACTTTTCATTGACGATCCTCAAGTTCTCCGGCTGCTTCGTGGTGACGAAGAGCGCGATCGCGAGGATGATGAGAACGATCGCGATCATCATCTCTTAGAGTACACGAAGATAAATTTACTGTAGAGTTCCGATATGGGATTTCCCTCCAGACCCTCCCAACTCAAGAGCGTGAACCCCGCGTCCTCGAGGTGGGTCACCAACAGGTCCTTGTACGCGACCGGCTCGGATCTCGGCCCGTCCGCGTAGAAAGGCGTGTCGACCAGGTGGACGAATAACTTTTCACCGAACCCCCCGTTCCCGTGTTCCTTGAGTTTGAAAAAATTACCGCGGTCGTCCACCAACGGCGTTTTGAACACGATCTTCTCCGAATCGGGGATGATACCCACCAGATGCCCACCCGGCTTGACGCGTTTTCGAATCTCACGTATCGACGCGTGGAAGAGTTCCTTCGTGGCGAATATGTAGTGCAACGAAAAGTTGTAACACACGATGTCGTGTTTTCTGTTGGGACAGGCGCGAACGTCCCCCTCGTAGAAGTTTACCCGTATTCGCATGTTCTTGGCGCGAGAACGTGCCTCCACGAGCGCACTTGGTTCGGGGTCGCACATGCTGATGTTCGCGCCGCACCTGTGCCATTTCTGAAGGTCGCCGCCGAAACCGCATCCCACGTCCAGTACGCTGTTTCCCTCCCTCGTGACCGCCTCGATCAACGATCGCTTGGCCTCGTTGTGGGTCTTGCGTAGCTCTTCCATGCTTTTCTTTGACGCGTAAACTTTAACTTAAAGTTTTGGGACTCGATATGTATAGAAATGTCCCTCACTCAGGATTACACCACCGTTCCCGGTCAGCTGTATGCGTGCCTCTCCGTCGTAGGCCCCGAGGCTCCGCAGAAGAACGAAAAGTTCGGCATCAAGATCCGCGGTGCCTTCTCCAACAGAGACGAAGCCGCTAACCACGCGAAGCGACTCCAGAAGGAGGATCCCACCTTCGACATCTACGTCGTCGACATGTACAAGTGGCTCCTGATCCCCCCTGACCCAGCCGCCATCGAGGATACCAACTACACGAACGAAAAGCTCCAGGAGATCATGACCGGCTACCGCGACAACCAGGCACAGGCGGCTCGAATGTTCCAGGAGAGAAAGGACGGGATGATCTCGGGAACCAACCACTTCACACCCGGGGATGATAACTCCAGGTTCTACACCAAGTCCGACGAGGCTCCGATCAGCCACCCCGCGGAAGTCTTGGAGCGCCTTCAGAAGGAAAAGCCCGACGCTCCCATGGAGGAGCTGGTCAAGGAGGCTGACGAGATCGTGGCCCAAGAGGTTGCCGAAAGAAAGAAAGAGCGCGAGAAAGAATCGACCGAGGCAAAACTCGGGGAAATCACCGAAGAAGGCGGTGAACCTGAAGTATCCTCCTCAGCTTAAATAAATATGTAATACTATTAAAAGATGTTCGCTATTGTCTTAACTGTACTCGCAGTCGGGGCATTCTTCATTTTATTTTTTAAATCGCCGATGCGTTTAAAAAACAAAGTTATCGAGAAAGAGGAGGCGGTCGCACCACCCGCGGCGGTCGGATTCATCGAAGATACCGGCCTGGAAACATACGGGGCGGTTTTCAAAAAGGGGGACATGGGAACCTTCATCGCGCACGACACGCTTCCACGTGGAAGCTGGATGAGCGGGTCGCCGTACCTCGAGGAGACCGTCGAAGCTTAGGCGTACCGGAGAATGACCGGTTGCATAGTTTTCCCCATGAAAAAGCCGAGTAAAAATACAGCGAACGCTATGATCCACGTGGATTTATCGACGTTCTTGAACAGGTCGACTGATTCTTTCTCCTGTTGAGGGACATACATTTCCGGGTGTGGCGGCGCCTGCATGTAATATTGCTGCTGCGGCTCTTGAACTGAATTTTCGTTTTCTTCGTGATTGTTTAGGGGGTCGATGTCAGGGTTGTACTCGATGGGGTTGCCCATGTCAGATTCCATCATATTACTACTAACACCGCTCTATTTTTTTAAGCTTATTCTGACTCACTCTCATCCTCGTCGTCGACGATGAAATCCTTGAGGTTACCGTTCTCGTCGGCGTCGTCATCATCGTCGCACTCCCCCTCGTCGTCACTCTCGTCCGAGTAGCATTCGTCTTCGGTGTCTATGTCGGAACCGATATCGGTGTCGTGGTCCTCGCTGCAGTAATCGTCGTCCAGGGCATTCTCTGCTGGAATGAATACGACCGGTTTTTTAACGGCTCGTCCGGATCTTGTCGTTAACGTTGTCATCTATACTGTACACCCCATTATTGTTTAAGTAGATTAACGATGTTAGGGGACAGCTTGTGTGTCCTGGGCTTCGACTTTTTGCACACGGGGCACGCCTGGACGATTTGACCCTTCTTCACCGTGTACGTCATCAGCTTATCGTGCCTCTCCCCGACCGTTTCACAAAACCTCGAGGTCGTCGTCACCGAGAGCGCCCCACCTTTTTGCCGTTTTATGTCCACGACCTTCGTACCCTCGTCCACCTTCATCCATCTGTTCATGAAATGTTCGATCTGGGATTTGACGTTCGGCATCGGTTTATCCATGTACTTCCTGATTTCCTTACATTTGGAAATCTCAGCCTTGTTCGGGTACAGCGCTTTCGCGATATCCTCGGAAAGTTCGTGTCTCCGCCCGACGAAATCTTTACAGAATCCGTCCGCGCGGCCGTCGAGAGTCGGGCACGTGCAGAAACACTTCTGCAGAATGTGTCTACCGCTGACCAAAAACCAGACGTGATTCGAACCGTGTTTCCTCTGAATATTCTCGCACCACTTTGAAGTGCTGGAGAGGAGAAACGTGTCCTTGCTCTTGTACATCTTAGTCAGGAACGCATCTCCCTGACCGGGCATGTTTTTCTGTATGAACGTCTCCAACCGATTCTGCAGGACGCTGTCGTGGATCTCGTCTTTGGTCTGTTCAGTCGAAAACGAACCTTCCTTTCGCTGTTTCGGTTTCGGTAGGGCCTCCGCCGTCACGGGTTTTTCGGTTCTGACCGCCGTGGCTTTGAGGATCGCCGTGTCCGGTTCAGACGGGATCCTCGAGAGTGACGAAAGCGGCCACGTGTACTTGAACAGCGGGAGGTACATACCCTCGACCACCCCTTTCGCGAGTTTGTGCGACCAGGGCATACGAAACCCGCTCCCCTTGGTCCGGCGCGCGGGGTCGCCGTAGACGCTCGAGTCCACGATCGCGTCCCACTCAGTTCCTCGGTCGTAACCGAAGAGATCGGAGATGATGTATTGTCGCAGGTACACCGCGGCGGTCTGTTCGACAACGAAACCCGGCCAATTGAGGTGCACACCCGTCTTGATTTTTTCACCAGCCTTCTTGGGTTGCGCGACGGACACGATACACTCTTTTCCCCCGAACTTTTTCACGCATCTACATATCACGGTGGATATCTGACTGATCTCGTCTATGCCGAGACCGTCGTCGGCTTTGTAATCGAGGTCTACGAAAAAGTTATACGTCGGGGTTTTCTGTTCCACGACGAATACTTTCTCGTCAGCTTGCACAGCCTCGATGTATTTGTCGTAAAATTCGTCCAATCTATCATACGGCACGGACAGGCATCCGCCGTCCAGGAGCACGTGTGATGGGTTGGGGACTTTTCTCAAGAAGCCGTTCTGGGAACACCAACTTTTGAACATACTTACTTTACATACATATTAATCCTCGTCTCTAAACCAGTTCGACGAACAGGAGACGTCTTGATAAATCTTCGTTTCGCTCAGTTCCTTCTTAAAGGTGAGGAGTTCGTAGACGGTCATCTTCTCATTTTCCCTGACCCAATCCTCGATCTCGGAGTCGCACAGACCCCGGTTCTTCTCGAGAAGTTCAGAGATTTGTCTCAGTATGAAAGCTTTCGATTTCATTATTTTATACTGAAGGTTTTTCTATCGGGGGTTTGCATGCACCTGTAAAACTCTGGATTTTTAATGACATTATCTATGATCAACTTCCATCGCTTACGCGAATTAAACTCGGGGAGTGTGTCGTAGCTCATGTGATCGTTCTCGTCGAAGGTCTTGCGAATGGGTTGGTTGTGTAGTTTTTTCAGTTGCATCTTGGCCTTCTCCTCGTAGAATCGCTTGACCTGTCCGTGCTGCTCCGCCCTGTTGAAATCGACAAAGAACACGAAACAGTTATACTCGAGGTCCACCGTGGGACTTTCCTTGACTGTAAACTTGAAATCCATGTACTCACCGTTTTTCAAGTTGAGAACCCCGCGGGTCTCCTCCTCGAGTTCTCGAAGCGCACACCGGATCGGGTTGGTGATTTCCCTTCGGCGACATCCGCCCGTGACAAAAATCCAATCTTTGAACCGCCAATCGCGCACGGTCAAGAACCGCGGTTGATCACCGTTGAAACTAACTGGTATCGCTATGGCCTTGTGCTTTTTCATCGCGCATGCGCGTTTCTACAATAGGCTGACATTCTTATTCCTCGGATTTTTCTTCCACCTCCTCGGCGACGAGCGCGGGTTCTTCTTTCGCACCGCCGCCACCGCTGGACTGGGAAAGATGGCGCGCGACGTGCGCTGAGAAAACCTTGAGCTCGTCGACCTCCTGCTTCGCCTTGTTCAGCTCCCTGAAGAGGAAGACGAGGCCGGCGATGCAGGCGATTGCGGCGATGGTGGTGAGAATTTCACGGTCGATCGGGATCATTTACTGTACCTACGATTTTTTCTTTTAAGTAGTGATCACGCCCATGGAAACCCTGTCGTCTTTCGGACACTGGTACGGGGTGGTTGCGAATTGCACGGCTTGGTAATGCGTGGCCTGGCACGATTTCTCGGTCGGCGGCGTGGGCTGACCCACGAACTTCTCGAGAGTCTGTGACCTTGGGTTATACGTCAATACAAAGACGACTGCTAGGAGGAAGATTGTTTTCCACATACTTACTATTTAGTTAGAATATAAAAGGCCAGCCATGCCGTTCTCCACCCTGAGTACGTTGTAGTTGACGGCGTAGATGTCCTCGTCGAACTTACCGACACCAGCACCGGCGTGGCCTGCGGACTGGATCCGAGCCGAGTCGAGTCGGCTGAAATTTAGACTACCGGTGGGCTGGAGCTTCGCAGCGTCGAGGCAGAAAGGCACGAAGAAAAGATTCGTACCCTTGACACTGGAGTTTGACGTGTGGTAGTAGAGGGGCACGGACGTGAAGTTGGGATCGGCGAATTTGTAATCGCCGATATCAGTACCGTTGATCTGGAGCTTGAGCTTGTTCGCCTCGTGGAGGATGGACATGGCGCTGCCCTTAGCGGCGGCGAGGTACTTGATCGGGTGATTGTAGTTGAGTTCCTGGATCAGGCTCTTGGACGCGATGCTCTTCTGGACCTGGGTGATGAGCATGTTATGGGACCCGGAGCTGAACGCGGCGCGCTCGTCGGTGTCGAGGTACGCGAAGTTTGCGTAGACGTTCCAGCCCCAGCTCGAGGCGCTGCCACCCCAGGTGATGCGAATTTCGACGTCGTGGTACTGGAGGGCCACCAACGGGAGCGCGCTCTGCCAGTTCTCGCAGAAGCTGAACCGAAGCGGGTAGAACTTGGCAGTACCCGCACCGTCGTAGAGACCACCGGCCACGGACTTGGAGAAGTTAGTGGCGGAAAGGGTGGGCGCGATGAGCGTGGAGTACGTGGAGTCCTGGGTGTCAACCACTTGACCGCCGATCAAGAGCTCGACCTTAGAGATTAGGGTGGTCCAATCAGAGACGGGTGCCGTGTCGGCGTCGACGACGACGTAGGGTGCGAAGTACACGTAGTTGAGAAGGTCACCCTTGCGCTCGAAGCGCACGGTGGACATGCCGTTGTTGTTGACGTTGCCCTGGATGACCTGACGCTCGCAGGTCTGACTGAAATTTGTGTGTCGTTTGTACGTTGAGCGAAAGAAACTAACTTCGGGGGCGCCGACGAGGTGCGCATCCTGAGCGCCCACGGCGACGAGTTGGGCGATTCCGCCGGACATTTTATACTGTATACTGACATAATTTTTAAGCCTGTTCGAGTTGCTCGATTCTTTTCGTGAGACTGAAAACCACGTTCTGGAGGAGGGTGACCTGCGACGCGATACCCGCGAGGTGGTCGAGGTCGACGCTCACGGTGGACCCGCCGCTCGGGTTGACCGTAGGTTTTTCGGGCCACACGGGGTTCTCCGGGTCTTCGGTGAGCGAAGGGAGGTCGCGGAGCGCCTGGCGGTACCGCGTCCACTCGTCTCTCATCTGATTTGGGATATGGTAATCCGTGGAGAAAATCCAATCCACCTCGGCGAGGCGCTGGTTACGTTCTTGGCGGAGTTCCTTAAAAGCTTCTAGTGTAGTCTGTCTGGAATATTCTTCATTGTATTGTTCTTCTGGAACTATAGGATTAATTTTATATTCGGATTCAGAAACCTTGATTATTTTTGTATTTTGAATGTTAATATCTCTATCGACTAACATATGTATCAATAATGTAGAACGCCCTCCATAATTGTCTATATCCTCTGTAAAAAATGAATCGACAATTTTCAGTGTTTTTGGATCAATTGAGATAAATCTTTTATCCATATAAATTGTTACTATATTTTTTTACGGTGTTTTATGTATCAACACTGCTACGTACTTACTCCAACTACCAGTATCCACGTACAAATCACCGGAACCACCCGAAGTTCTTATTCGTAGTGTACCACCCGCTTCCATCCAGGTAAACCCAGCCATATTTCTATGTTCATTAGTTGTAGTTACATCCTGCTCACATTGGTTAATTACATATCGTTGCAAACTCCCACTCGCAGATTTTAATTCTATATAAACGCAATAATAATTTCCCTTTGTACGTAACTGTAACTCTACACCATATAAACCCGCAACTGGAGCCGTGAATATACCCGTACTTGTATTATAACAACTATTATAATTATAATAGGTCAAATCGAACTGATTAGTTATAGAACTATTACCCGAGAAAGTGTTGAGCGTTGAACTATATGCATGAAAACCTATGACTTGGGGTAATACTGGTGGTTCGTTTAAATAAAGATCCCCCGCAAACTTACCTGTCCCCCTCACATCCAACTGGGCTTCAGGGGCTTTCCCGATGCCGACGGCCGTGTCGCTGATGACCATGGACCGCCCGGTTCGGCCGAGACGGTACAACTTTTGGACCTCCGAGGGTTCGAGGGCGACCGAGTAAATTTTGGGGTTTGAAACCATTCCATTGTACCATTGGACGTTATCGTCTCTGCCTATTCTAACCTCGGGATTTGAAGGTAGATTTAAGGAGTTAAAAGACGAAGCGTTATCGACACTAGTGGGTGTCTTATATTCACCGTTGAGGTAAAATTTATAAGAATCCTGAACAGATCCACCATCGTACGTTACTGTTATATGGTACCACCTGTTATCGTCAATTGTTTCAACATATTGAAAACCAAACCCATCTACACTCATCACCCATTTAGATGTATTTAACCACATATACAGATAAGAATAGGTTCCAGTGTTTGTTCCCACCGTAAATGCACACCTCGGGGTCGTATCAGCACCATTGATCCAATAGGACTGTGTATGTGCGTACGCACCGGAAGCACCATTCAGCGTTGCCTTTATATAATTAGAGGAAGAACTTGGGAAACCAGTAAACGCCTTATCCGCTGCGGAGTACTGGGCAGTTCCGTAAAACCTCCCATGATTCCCCTTCCCCGAGATATCTGTGGGTGAGGAATTGACGGTGGTGTCGAAATCCACCACCAACTTCTCGGGTCTCGGGGTTTCCGTATCCACGTCGTACCGCGAAATGCGGGGAACATCGAGGGACTGCCCTAGAGTCAGCGGCCCCGGAAACTCAATCTGACCCAAGGTTTTGAAATCCATGAGGACGTTGGACTCCACTACGATCGCCGTGTTCGCCGTCAACTCGATGTTACTCGTCGCCTTGAAGGCGGTCGTCGGGTTGGTGAACTGGAGCGTGTTACTGGTGGTGTTGCTCGTGTCTGAGACAGACTGAAGTCCGTGCGAGGCGCTGACGATGGCTCCGCCGATGGTCATCCCCTGAGCGTGCACCGAACCGTTCCTGACTCGGAGGTTCGCATCCTCGATGTTCAAGAAGTTGTTCGAACCGTTGACTGACATCTACTATTGAGGGAGGTTATTTCTTGCAAAGTGGGACTCGGTCCACTTTGGAGGAATTTTTACGACGAAAAGTAATGTACGATAAATCCATTCGCACTTGCTTGATTACTGGTCGTTCCTGAACCCGAAATAGACCCCTGTGAACGATAATGCACTGTATCATTATGATTTAAGTATACTATAGACGTCGCATGAGCCTGAGTATGATTAGGCGACGGTGTATGAGAATAAGCTTTACCGAATCCCTGGTCTATGTCGTTAATCCTTAATACCATCCACACCGTCCCACCAGTATCCGTTATAGCGTAACCATAGATTTTATAGTATCCAGCAATAGGACATGTAAATTTACCAGTGCTTGAGTTGTATCCACCACCTTTGCTTGATACTACATTATTGAAAACAATGGGATTTGTTGCAGAGTTTAGGTGACCGGCTGTTCGCGTAGCATGAAAAAAGACCGGGCACCCACCATAGATATCCCCCCGCACGTCCAAAGCCGCCCTCGGCTCCGAAGTTCCAATTCCTAAACGCCCAGCCTTGAGGGTCATGGACAGGTCCCCGTGTCCAAAGTCCTCCTTCTGGTAGGCATAGAGTTGGTAGATCTCGTCTTGGGTCAGGGCTCGGTTGAAAAGGCGGAAGTTGGCGACGGAACCTGTCATTGGTCCTCCCGATAAATTGGTAGGATATATACCAATCGATAAACGAGAAGTGTTATCTATGATACTAAGTGGTGTTGAACTTTGTGGTAAGTGAACCTGTGTGCCGTCGATGTATATTTTTCTCGTAGTTCCGTCATATGTCCATACACCGGCGTACCATCTATTCGCTTCGATCAGTTTTTCGGCGGTTACTGTAGCATTGGCCCAAAAATCAAAATTAATACTCCCCGTGGTATTGAAATACGCGTGTGGCGTCGAATTATTACTTGGGCTATTGTCCGTTCCATCGGTAGTTCCAGTGAATCCCCACAGTAAACCACCGAGAGTTGTGAACTTAAACCAACACGCCACAGAAAATGACTGATTTCCAGTCCCCGTTGTTACGGTCGACGTTATGTAATCACCGGTCCCATCAAACGTGAAAGCTTCGTCGGTGACCGATGTATTCCCACCGACTGTGCCATTGTTAGCAGTTCCTACCGGCTTTAGATCGTTCACCGTAGTAGACCCATTCCCCAACCCCTTCGCATCATAGTAGACCTCCAACCAATCCGTGTTGGGAACGTTGGGGTATGACTTTACGGTCACATCAGTCCCATGTGCGTCGGGGTCGTATTCGGGAAGGCCGAAGAGTTCGAGTTCACCAATTGAAGCAGACCCACCGGACCCACCATAAGGATATATTTTCGTAAATTGTAAACGATATTCGTTATATGCAATTGTTTGATGTACTTGTATTGCATTTTTTGCATTCCGATTTGTATTCAAACCGGAAAAGTCTTTTATTCTGAACCATGTAGTACCATCATTTCTCGCCCAGATGATACCATCTTTTACATTACGAATCGTAGCAGAGTCTCTATTTTTTATAATTACGTATTCTAACTTAATTTTATTCGGAAGTTCAATACCTAACCATGAACCAGGTATAGTTTCAAAAGTATCAACTTGGCTAGCACCTGTTGCGGTTCCATCTGCATTGTACGAGATATTCTCAGATATCCAAGAATTACCATCTTTTATGTTATCAAAAGCTTTCCACGGAGCGTAAGTGGGGCTGGTTGTATAGTAACTACTCGCACTCGCCACGTACCCAGTAGGTTGATTATCAGAAGTCATAGCCACCCTCGGATACTTAATAAGCTTTTTCGACCGACTAAATTCCGTGACCACATTGGAGTTCGCTTCCAGCTTGGCGGTGTTCGACGTGTACTGGAGATCCACCACCGGGATTTTCAAGGTGGCGTTCTTAATTTCGAGTGTCCCCGTGGGTGGGTAGATCGACATCCTCTTTCTATTATCGTAGGAGATTTAAAAGAATGGCACCAGACGTACGTAAATGACCGAGTGGATTGAAGGTATCGTAAAACACACCGAGACGGAACTACACCTCCTCGGTCTCGACCAAACGAACCTAGGTCCTTTGATCGTAGACTTCATCAAGAATCTACAACAAACCCTGGGGAATAATCCAGTTGCGATGAAATCTATCCTGAAAACAACTGCGAATCTCGTAGACGGGAAACCCGTCGCTCCCATAACCGAAACAGATTTTGTAGATGATAAGTGCACGAGGTGTTCATACATTTACAAATCCGAAGATGGGAAATATTATAACGACCGAGCGGTCGTGTTTAAGAAAAGTTACGATGACCCGAGTTCACAATACATCTACCAGGGTCAACAAAGATCGAAACAGGAGATTACTCTACCCTATGTCTTACGCGAGGAGGTCGTCCTCATCCCATGATTGGGTTTCTTCGTTCCACGTGTACGTTTTATCGTCTGAAGGGTATGGGATTGGAGGTTGCCAGGTACACGTGTCGTCGAGGGTCCACGAAGGGAAGGGTTGAGGTGCCGAAAAGTTATCCTTGTCTGGATGGTACGCAAACCCTATCCCCGCATAGTTTTTACCTTCTTTATTGTAATATGTTCTTACCCATTCACCACCTAAATGATATTCACACCATATCTTCGTATGAACTGCGATTACTCGCAAAACCTCATTTGAAGAATTGATTTCAGCGTAATAAGGCATATTTATATATACGCCGATTATTTTAAATAACGTATGACCACAATCCCTTTTCCACCGTTACCACCGTTACCATTTCCGTCATTGGACCATCCACCCGCCCCGCCACCACCTCCACCCGTATTGTTACCACCCGCTCCACCGTGACAGGCATTAGCGCTTAGGGTTTTGACTCCTACACTACCAGCATTATACCCAGCTCCACCATAACCCCCTCTAGCACCGCTTGCGCTCGTGGTTACACCGGCAGCCCCCCCGCCTCCCCCACCGTTTCCACCGTCGCCACCCCGCCATGTACATGATGAACTATTTCTTTGTGTATATGGAGAACCACTACCACCACCACCACCTGACCAATATAACGACGTTCCCGTAATATCACTCTGATACCCTATCCCTCCATCACCGCCATTACCAGTCAAGGCACTCTCTGTACCGGTACCCGTTCCACCATTTCCACCTGCCCCTCCACCGGCACCAGTAGCAGCTCGATTGAGGCCGGCACCACCATTTCCACCGAAAGCGGGGGTGGCACTTAAACCTAGACCCAGGCGCGCATAACCGGCGTTGGTTTGTGTTGTAGAGTGACCCGCACCACCGCCACACCCTCCATCTTGTCCAGTCTCCAAGTAAGATCCAGTACTCCCCGGACTTGGGTGCACACCTCCATGACCACCCCTTAACGCGGAATATAAGGTTATTCCGTCTTTTATTATGGTAGTATTAGTGGCATTACCCGGAGCTGTATTCCCACCTGCACCACTTCCACCAGCGCCTATGGTTATAATATAGGAACCTGGTGTAATATTAACACTCGTAGCGTGTATTACTGCTCCAGCTCCACCACCACCTGCATGTCTTCCTCCACCACCAGCACCACCACCACCAACTACTAATATATCCACAGTCCCCGCACTATACGCTTGAAACGTTCCAGAACTTTCGAATTTATGAATTTTATACACTGCCGATGATACATCGAGGATACCTCCCGTTGCGGAAAACTGCCCTATACCGATCCACGCTGTCCCAGTGTGATATTCAACTTTACTCGTCGTCGTATTATACCTAATCATACCTACAACCCCGGTAGGTTGTTCACCTGTCGTACCACTCGGAAGGGTTAGGGCACCTGTTCCAGAAAATGTCGCATTCCCAGTCACGGCCAGTTCCTCTGTGACAGTCAGATCTTTCGAAACCGTCACATTCCCAGTCACGGTCAACTCCTTCCCCACGGTCACGTTCCCCGTCGTCGTGAACGCCGTGTGTGTGTTCGTGAACTGAATCGTGTTGGACATGGAGTTGCCGACGTTCGCGGTCTCCTCGAGGGAGTTCCCTGTGCCCACGAAGATGGACCCGATTTTTATGTTCTGGGTTTCGAGATTCGAGGTCCTGAGCGTCGCATTGGCGATGTCTAGGTTACCGACGGGTGTCCCGATTGGCATATCTATTATTTGCGGAGGTTTTTATAAAGATGAAAGGTATTCACCTGTAAAGCCATTGTAATATGTAGATATACCAGCGGTATGATTGTTTCCGTGTGTACATGCAAATAAATCAAATGTTCCTCCAACTGAGAGTGATACTATACACACGGCGGACCCGGCTATTCCGTCCCCTTGAACAAATGCGCTCCCCAGTAAATTTTGATCAGTACCGTCATTTGTCGTATTAAAAGATGGCGACCCGTTTATTCGTGGTTTAATTTTAATTGAATCATTCACATTTCCTCTCGCAAAATACGAGAATTTATATCTACCAGCGATCGGTGCCGTGAACGTACCGGAACTTGTACTAAAACCTCCGCCCCGTGATTCGTCGAGTGTGTTCCACTCTATGCGATTACCGACGCGTGAAGCGGGTGCATTAGCGGTCATCCGTGCAGAAAAATAGACTGGGCATCCACCACGTATATCTCCACCCACGGTCAGGTCCGTGCTCACGTGTGCGTTCCCCGTCACGAACAGGTTAGATGTGATCGCACCTTCCCCTTGATGACCGACACCCAGACTGAGGTTCTGCGTGTCGATGACGACGTTGGCGTTGGCGCCGCGAAAGATGAGCTTATTCGTCGACTGGAAATCCAGCACGCCGTTCGCTGCCATGTTATTATCAACTCAGGTTATTTTTGGGATTCGAGTGCCGCGAGTCGCGCGGTGACCTGCACGGTGAACCGCGTGAGGTGATCCTCGAGCGCTTCTACTTTATCTTCAAGAGCGCGCGTCTTTTCCTTCTCGGCTTGGAGTTGATCGTCTATGACACGTACCTTTTCCTTCTCGGCTTGGAGCTGGCGGTCGACCTCTTGGAGGGCGGCCGTGGCGACCGTCCAGATAGTATTTTTGTCGAGATGGGTGAAATCATCAACTTCCTGTCCATACACGAATAGTTTTCCAGTATCACTTATCCAAGGTGAAAGGTCTTCTTCTACGCGGATATTATCTTCATCTATCACCTCCGAAACTAAAATTTGTTCCCGTTTATTATCAGTGGTTACTACCTGTATTACAGAGTTTGCTTCTAAATTGGAGGTTTTATAATTATTGAAAGTAATTTTATTTGATTCAGAAACATTGACCAGGTCATAGATATTGGGTATATAACCTGTATGGGTTCCAATCGCGTCGGGGAGGATAGATCCGACTTCCTGTGCTATAAAACCATACACATCTCCATTACCCCCGGCGACAGTATCAATATAGTTATATTTACACGGTTTTAGTTTTCTAAGTTTTATTAATGCCTCATCGTCACGAATTTCAATTATGTTTTTTTTGATGCGCCGATCAGAGTAAGTTTGAAACTTTTGGGCTATGATATTTTCTGATGCCCTCAGCGATATGTTCTGGTTCCAACCATCGTAGGGAGCTGGTACATTAGCAAGCTCAGTCGTCGACACGTAATAACCCCAAACACCGGATGGAGGACCGGTCGATGCGTGTCCGGATATATCCAGTGGATATAAGGGATTCGTCAAACCGATGCCGACGTTACCAGAACTATTTATAACCAATTTATCAACATTTCCCTGGCGTATATGAACCGACTGACCCGATGCAGAATTTAACATCGTTTCTCCATTTGTTTCTTGTAAAAGCGCGTATCCTCCGTTATTGTTTGAATCAATATGACAGATAGCCATAGCGTCATTATGTCCACAGTATCCTACTGCCGCACGACCGAAATATGATGTCGTATTAGTATCATACCCACCCTTTACCTCCCCGCTCGCGACCAACGAAGTTCCCGTGTTGGTGAGGGTGAGCGTGCTCGGGGTCGAAGCGCCGAGGGAGGTGATCGCTTCTAAGGTGTGGCGCGCGGCGACGTTGACCACGCCCATGTTGAGGACGCCTCCGACCGATATGTCGGAGGTCACGTACGCGTTCCCGGTGATGTAAAGATTCGAACTGGGCGGATCGGTTCCCGTGATGCCTATGCCGAGGCTGGAGTTGACCACGTCCAGTGCGATGTTCGATGTGGCGCCGACGAAGGTGGCCTTGTTGGTGCCCTGAAAGTTAAGGAGGCCGTTGGAGGCCATTTCTTTCTACTATTGGGGGAGATTTAATATGTACCCAAGAAATGACACCCGATCGTCACTTGACTACAGTCAACTTGACTACCGTCATTCCGAGGGAAAAATCCTTCGTCTACATCCAACTTAACTATACTACTACTCATCGTAGATCTACGACCATTCCCATCACCCGCTTGTGCCCACATTTCAAAAGAAGTATATTTTACTTCGGAATACGGCGACGAATGACTCCCGTTTCTCTTGATGTACCATTCAATTTCGTATTGAGTGACACTTTGATCCGGTATCCTGGATTTACACGAAAAGTGATATACCCCTTTAATAGGTGCAAAATATATACCCCTGTTACCGTCGTTCGACTGTTCTCTGAACCCTCTATAAATACCGTTTGGGTTGGGATGGTAATCAAAATGTACGGTTATCGTCATAACCGGATCATGCATAAGAGATTTTTGAGTTTTAAAATCTCCACCCGATCCGGACGCCATGAAGGCAAACGCTTTCGGTAATAAATAACCATCATGATCAATTTTACACACGGGAGCCGTCGCCCCGGCCGTGTAGAAATCTATTCGCGACCCGTCCGACCCCGTTGCACCGTCGTCGCCACCTATTATTATTTTACCGGGGTTTGTATTACCAGACTGTAATATCAAGTTTGTATACGCACCATCTATATCCGAATCGTTCGCTTTTATTGTTAATTGTGCCGCAGTTGATATAGTTCGGTCGGTGTTATCATCCGCGGTATTATCCGCTGAAGCTCCTAATCGTATATCACCACCCACCTGGACGTTCCCGGTGGTCACCAGGGAAGTTTCGGCGTTCTGAAACTCGATCGTGTGCGGCGTCGTGTTCCCCGTCGCGGTTATGGCCGACAGCGCGTGCTGCGCCTCGACGGTCACGGTTCCCATCACGAGCGTGCCGCCGAGTTCCATGTTCGTGCTGACGTGGCAGTTCCCGACCACGTGAAGGTTCGCGTCTGGACTGTCGACACCGACCCCGATCTTTCCTGTGGTCGTGTCGATGACCGCGTTGGGTGCGGCGCCCACACCCTCGAAGGTGACCTTATTGACGTTCGTGAAGTTGAGGTTTCCGTTGGTCGCCATACTACTATATTAGTTGGATAAATATTTAAGCTGTTCGTTTCCACATATACGTGACAATGAAAGGTTGCATATTATTGTGTGCCTGATCGCCACCAGTTGAACCAGTTGAGGCTCCGACGACACCAACATGATCGGAACCCGGTTGACCGGTATTTCTAGATGAAGAATTTGAATTTGTATAAGAGTGTGTATGTGAAGGCATTTCATTTTCTGTTAGTGTGTGTGTCTCCGCACCACCCGTGGCCTCTACCGTTGGGCGATTCGTCAACCCACTCCCTTGACCCTGGCCCACCAAAGTCCTCCCCTCACCAAAGGCCACCCAGGTAGTACCTGCCCATATTGTCCCCGGATCCGCCGAGTTTACGGAAATGTAAACAGCACCGATTGGGTATACGAGATTCACTAAACTAGAACCCAAGTTCCCGGATATGTCCAAATCACCACCCACCGTCACGTTCCCCGAAGCTACGAGCGATGTCCCCGTGTTGGTGAGCAAAACGGTGTCCGCGGAGGTATTCGATAGGGCGGTCACGGCGCCGAGACCGTGTGTCGCCGCCGCGGAGATGGTGTTGATGGTCAGATTTCCACCGACGCTCAGGTCCGTGCTCACGTGTGCGTTCCCCGTGACTTCGAGTTTGGCGGAAGGAGTTGTTCCGCCCACGCCCACGTTTCCCAGCGTGTAGCTCAGAGCCGTGGGACCCGATTCGATCGTCCACGGCGTACTCACGAATGGATTGCCATCTTCGCGTAAGGTTCCAGTAAAATTTATGTCACCAACAACATCTAGTGTGTGTAGCGGGTCTGCGATACCGATACCCACGTTACCATCGCTGTAGTGAATCTTGGGGCCGGTCACAGTTGTCCATTGACTGAGGGTCCCGTTGATCGCCGAGGAAGGGATGCCCGTCAGGAGGGCACCGTCTCCATCGAAGGCGGTCGCCTTCACCGTGCCGTTGACATCTAGGGCTGTCGTCGGTGTGTTGGTCAAAATCCCGACCCTCGAATTCTTGGTATCGACGAAAAGGTCATGGTTGGTCGTCCCAACTTCGATGTTCGAGGTTGTGGTGAACGCCGTGTGTTGATGCAAAAATTGGATTGTGGAACCAGTCGAGGTGGTCGTGACGATCTCCAATTGCCCCAACTTTAAACCGTCGGCGTGAACGTTGCCGTACACTCTCAGATGAGCATCGTTCACATCGAGGAATGCGTCCTCTGGGGCGCTGAGCGACATGTTCTACTATTACATAAGATATCTTATTATCACGATTCCCGAACCACCCGAACCGCCGTTTTTAGTATACCCACCACCACCTCCTCCGCCACCTGTGTTCGTAGTGCCGTTACCCCCCGCAGTATTACCCGCGTTACTCCCTGAATTTGTGATCCCCCCATTTCCACCTCCACCGAGTCCACCGGATGCTGTGACTATAGCATATAAATAACTACTAACTATTCCACTTCCACCCCCTCCACCACCATAATATACCTGAGAACCCGTAATAGAACAGGCACGTCCATCTCCACCTTCGAATGCTTTCCAGTTATTTTTATGTAAATTTACGTTCCAGCTGCGTCCAGGTGTACCCGCACCTCCACCTCCACCACCTCGATGCCCGGTGTGATTGTTATTGCTTCCGTCGTCGTAATGACCGTCACCTCCGTTACAACCCTGATTCATAGTTCCATATCCACCCACTCTACCCCCTGAACCGGTGCTAACCCCACCACCACCACCACCACAACCACCCGAATTTCCTGTAAGAGGTGTATTTGCCCATCCATGCCCACCTCCCCCCCCTATAGCTATTTGGTGTAAAAATGTGGAGTTACCACCATTCGCCCCATTCCCACTAGAATTACTGGAATCTCCAGCTCCTCCACCCCCTACAGTTACTGCGTGGTTACCAACCGGTACCCACATTGTACCAGTTAAAACACCTCCTCCACCTCCTCCAGCGTGCCCACCCCCACCAGTGTGACCATACCCTCCACCCCCTCCACCGGCGACTATTAAGTATTCTACGATTCCCGAGGCTGTCACGGTAAACGTTCCATTACTCGTGAACGTGTGTAATTTATAATTCTCCGAACCGTACGCGAACGAAGATTCCGTTCCACTGGGAGACGTCACAGATATTTTTGTTGCGTACCCCGGTATTACACTCACACCGGTCACGGTTAGGTTATTCCCCACCGCCACATTCGCACTCGCGACAAGTTCCTCGGTCACCGTGAGATCTTTCGAAACCACCACGTTCTCGGTCACCGTGAGATCTTTCGAAACCACCACGTTCCCACTCACGGTCAAATTAGAAGAGACCGCGAGTTCTCCACCTACGGCGACGTTCGAGACGGTCGATAGACCCGTGGTCACGTTATTTAACTCCACCGTATCCGTGGTCACGTTAGATTCGGCCGTCACATCGTTGAGGCCGTACGAAGGCACGATCTCGAATTGGCCGAGTGTGACTTGATTACACGCGACGTTTCCGTCGATCACCAAAACGTTCGAGCCTGCATCTTCGACGTACAAGTTATCACCCACGCTTAGGGTATGTTGAGGGTTGGTATTGGCGATACCCACGTTCCCCGCGCTGTAGTGAATCTGACTCGTACCGCTGATTTCGGTCCACGTACCACCGCCACCAGCCCCGCCGCCGAAGGTTTGTACCACCCCACCTTTACGTATATCCCCCGTGAAGTTGATATCTCCGAGGACATCGAGGGTGTACCCCGGCGGTTGGTTAGATCCGACCCTGACACTCCCCGTATCGTAATATATGTCGTTCCCCGTGGTCACCCATTGACTACTGGTAATATTGTTGATATTCGAACCGTCACCGTAAAGGTACGTCGCCCGTAAATCTCCGATGACATCCAACGCCTTACCCGCGGCTGGGTTAGCCGTGCCCACACCCACCTGCCCCGTGGAGACGTCCACGAAAAATTTATTAGTCCCGACCGTCAGATCACCAGAAAAAGAGCCCGTACCCGTGACGTCGAGGGTAGAGTTAGGGTTTTGGTTTCCTATACCTACGTTCCCCAGATCATAATAGATTTCGTTCGTGTTCACATCCGTCCATTGGCTGAGCGTTCCGTTGATCGCCGATGAGGGAATATTCACGAGGGCCGACCCGTCGCCATGGATAGACGTCGCGAGAAGTCGCCCCGAGACGATTATTTCAGCTTCCGTCGAAACCACCGAGGGGGTACCCGCCAAACTTCCCATCGTCGTGGGGTGATTGACACAGTAATAAAACAGGTTCGAGGGTGCACCCACAGGAACCTTGAAAGTCGTCTTTGCACCCGCCTGTCCCGGTGTTCCCACACTCGTCACACCCGTAGAATACGGTGTACCGCCGTTGACAGCTTCCGCGAACGCGATCGGATGACCCGGGGACCCACCGTTAGACGAATGTGATTGGTCGAAAATATATGTCTGACTCTCGTGGAAGGTAAGCGCCGGGCGACTGACCCCGTCTATCTGGAAAACACCCCCGGCCACTTCGACCACGAACGTTTTCGTCGTGCCGAAAGTAGCCACCTTCTGGTCCATCACGATCCCCGACCCGACTCTCAGATCACTATGGACGTAGGTGTTTCCATTGACGTGTAGGTTCGCTAAGGGGTTGGTGGTGTTCAGACCCACCTGGTTATTTGCAGTGTCCACGAAAAGGTGCCCCTGACCGACTTTCAGGTTGTTATTCACCTGGACCTTGCCGCTGAATGTCTGGATGTTTATGTCAGACATTCTTATACAACTACCTTAGAAATATTTGATTCGATTATTTGCATCCTCGCCTCTATGTTGAGCAGCTTAATCTTGGCGACGTCCAGTTCGGTCTGCGTGTTCCGAAGCTGGGTACGCGTCGTCTCGTGGAGGGCGCGTTCCTCGGCTAATTCTGTACGTGTGGTTTGGAGGTCCGCTTTGGTCTCGGAGAGGTCCGCTTTTGTCTCGGAGAGGTCTGCCTTCAGTTCGGTTTTGGTGGTTTGATGCGTCTGGTGAATTTCCTGCACAGCCTTTATCAAGTAAGGTACGAGTTGTATATACGCTATTCCCGCCGATGCGTTACCCCACCCAGAATAGTCTGGATCTTTTGTGGGATCGTCGTCAACGAACGGCTTTTCTTCGGGTATATTCACCGGTCCATCGTCGATACCATCGTTACGAACCGAAACTAAAAAGCGAAGTTCTGGTGCGTCATAGTACACGTCTTGTGCGATGAGACCAGCTTCACGTGTTGGATCATCGCATATTTCGTTAATCTTTTCGTGTCTGTCATATATTTGAGGTTTAAGTTTTAGCAGCGTTTTCGTAGCGTTTGTTATATATTCTTCGTTCGTTTTAATACGATCATCACTGTAGGCTGAATAATTTTTTATGTAAACCCTATCACTTCCCCTAGAAATTATATTTATTGGTTGGTTAGGGTTGTACCCAGTAGCATATATAGAGTTGTACCCAAACCCTATACCCTGACTTTGATTCATGTGCCTAATTTCCGGTCCGGGGCCGGTCGAACTGATATCTGTCGTCACGTAAAAAGCCATGTTATGATTAGGACTCAGGTGTAGGGCGGATCTACCATTCTTAATATCTAATAAGGCGAGTGCAGTTGTGTGATCTTGACCAATACAAACGCGTCCATCACCTCTAATGACCATTCTTGTAGTCGGCGTGCCTTGACCACCTTCGTTTACCCTGAACGCCAACCAGTTACGGTATCCATTACCACTCAAGGCATAGTGGCGAGACTCGATTTGATGTCGTCTATTTCTATAAGATGGACCGGAGCTAAAATCAATTTGTCCGTTTTCGTTTGACGCCCCTTCAATCAGCATATGAGGCCCAGTCCCGCGTATATGCACGAGTTCGGCCGGGGAAGATTCTCCGATACCGACATTCCCTGTACTCCCTTGAATCGTGAGATAGTTAGTTGTATTATACATTGAAGTAAAGTTTATGTTCGCCCGACTATCAGACGTAGCAGCTGCTCCAGATTGAAAATATACTTGACCTCCAGTTGTTAAGGTACGAAGAATAGCGGGTGTAGTGGTATTAGTCACCGTTAATAAGGCATCACTCGTACCTGTGATAATACCACCAGTCCCACGGATAGTACCCGCAACATCTAGGGCGACACCCGGAGTTACCCCAATCCCCACATTTCCAGATGAACGATATATATCCGATCCATCCACACTCCAGTTACTGAAGACTGCCGGTGTTCCTCCTACTCTTAAAGTTGATGTTGATGAAATGTTAATGTCACCATCAACGTCCAACTTGTAGCTCGGATCCAAAACCCCGATGCCCACATTATCCGTCGACACCGCGAGGTGGATATTCGATGAACTCCCGTTCACCCAGCTTCCACTGTCAGAGTTCACACCGCTCAACCCTGACCCGTCCCCGCTGAACCCACCCGTAGCCGTGATGGTTCCGGTGCTGGATGCGAGCGTGATCCCGCTCCCCACCTTGACGTCTCCGGTCGCCACGTCGAGCGCCGCGCTCGGCGAACTCGTGTTGATACCGACCTGGTTCGTAGTCGTATCGACGAAGAAATGCGAGGTTCCCACGAGGAGGTTTCCCACCACCCTGTGAACGTTCGTGTCGCTCATCTACTACTGACTAAGAAATAAGTGCAGATTCTAAGTACGCGGTGCGCATCTCCAGTTTTTCAAACTTACGGAGTACATCCTGAAGTTGGGTTCTGGTCGTCTCGTGGAGGGCGCGTTCCTCGGTGAGTTCAGTTCGTGTGGTTTGGAGGTTGGTGGCAGTGGTTTGGAGATCCTCATAAATTTCCTGATTAGATTTGATGAGGTATGCTATGAGACCTATGTAATCAACTGCGGCAGATTTACTCCCCCACATGGAATAATCGGGATCTTTCTGAGGATCGTCGTCTACGTATGGTTTTTCGTCGGGTATTTCGGCATCGTCGTGATATCCTACGAGATGTCTAAGCTCTGGTGTATCGTAGTACACGTCTTGTGCGATCAGACCCGATTCAACTCTCGTTCCACTACACGTACTACCTAGATTCGGACCTTTGTCGTATATCTGTGGTTTTAGTTTAAGAAGTGTTTGTGTCGCGTTCGTTATGTAACGTTCATTTGTTTTGATTCTATCGTCACTGAAATTCATAAATTGGTAACATCTAGTCTGAGCACCGGAATAATAATTAATATAAAAAGGTACACCGCCCGAAGTGAACGACGAATTATTAAATAGATCAAAATGATGAGGTCCGTTCCATCTGTGCCATGAATACGTGTTGGTGCTATATTTCATCGCCCAAAGCCCTCCCCCGCTATACATTTGAGTATTTGCGCCGGTTATGGCATATTTTGGTGATTGTGTGTAACCAGTAGTATACAAATAGCCAGTGGCGTAGACACTACCACTTTGAACTTGGTCATACACGTATAAGTTTCTCCATTTATACGACGTATGTCCAAGATCTATGGTGTTACCTCCGTGGTTACCACCATTATGATCTGCGGGAATCACGGCCCCGCCCGTAAAATGAATTCCTGCACCAAGGCCGGTCCCGTAATTTCTCCATATACTTCCTCCGTGATCCGTTTGTACATAACTCGCGCTATCACCTGCGCTGACTCGGGTATAACCGGAGTTATTAATATCAAACACGTGGGAACTTCCATTAGGTCTAAACGCTAAATCACCCGTCGGTGTAGATTGAATCAAAAATTTATCAGTTCCCGAATCTTGAAATTTTAGATACCCGTATCCGCTTCCAGCATCTATATACACACTCGCATGGTTAGAACCCGTACCTTTAGATCGTATTCCGGAATCTGAATTATATTGAACATCAAGTGGATAATCCGGACTCGTCACTCCAATCCCCACATTTCCGGATGAACGATATATATCCGATGCATTCGTGTGCACAGTCCAGTTACTGAAGACTGCCGGTGTTCCTCCCACTCTTAAAGTTGACCCCGTTGAAATGTTAATGTCACCATCAACGTCCAGCTTGTGGATCGAATCCAAAACCCCGATGCCCACATTATCCGTCGACACCGCAAGGTGCACGTTCGATGAACTTCCTTTTACCCAGCTCCCGCTATCACCTGGAACATTTTCTAACAGTGATCCATCCCCCTCGAAGGACCCAGCCGTGATTCGACCGCTCGTCACGTTCATCGCGATATCCGAGCCAACCCTGAAGTTCGTGTCCACGTAGGCGTTCGAGTTCACATGGAGACCCGCATCTGGATTCGCCGTCGTGATACCCACGCGATTATTGGTGGTATCGACAAATAGGTGGGATGATCCAACTAATAAATTACTGGTAATATTAACCTTCCCTGAGAATGTTTGAACGTTAATGTCACCGGACATATCTATAATTACATTATAAATTTTCTAACCTGCGTAAACGAGTGAGAGCTGACATGAAGAACTTTTCTATGGTCGCCATTCGGGCATCTATTTTTTTCAAGACGGTCTCATCTAATATATTATCCGAAACTTCCCGTATCGCGGACAAACTCAGAAGTATCAATTTATCGTCGTTCACGGTGTGTACATTTTTAACTTCTACCACAGTCATGGTATCCGCACCATCCGTGAGATTTTCCGTCGTTTCTATGGTGAAATTAGTCTCATCGATCACTTCTTTGATCACGGCCCCTCCATTTTTTTCAAAGTAAACTTTACACCCCTCGGTTAAAAAGGTACACGGACCGTTCAGTTTAATTAAATAGTTTGAAAATTCCACCGGGATCGGTTGGTCTAAGACTAAATTACCTCGCATCACATCGACTAAATCCTTCCTGACCGCGCGGATCTCTTGTGCATTTCTGGCGGTTTTGAGTGCTTGGACGGTAGCGAGGGCACCGTGCATATCTACCGGCATCGAAGGGGCTATCCTGGCGTCCTTCATCGTTATTAGTTACTTATAAATTTTTGCTCGAGCGCCGCCAATCGCGCCTCGAGGGATATGATTTGATAGGTCTTCTCTTCGAGGTCGGTTTTGGCTTCGGCTAGTTCAGTTTGTGTGGTTTGGAGGTTGGTTTCGGTTTCGGAGAGGTCCGCTTTGGTGTCACTCAATTCAGTCCGTGTATTTTTTCCTTGGACTATCTTGACCTGTGGTTGCTCGGGCCATATAGGAGTTTCTGGATCTTCTATGTTGGTTGGAATATCCCTAAGAATTTGCCGATACACTTCCCATTCTTCGATATTGTACTGATCCGTCCAATCGGTTTCATTTAATAGTTTATTTCTTTCTTCTCGTAAAATTCTGAAGCCTTCGTTTCTGTAATTTTGTTTAAACCTTTCCTCGAAAAGTTCTTTTGGGGGTTTCTCGTATCCATCCTCTGGAAATGTGATCGTGTCCCATGAGCCACTGTGTCCAAACGTTTCTGGTGGATTTTCCATCAGTTCTCTCACAGTTTCTGCAAACACGATGGAGTAGTATGGATGCATTATAAGATCATCGTTCACCATTTACTTGAGGGTTAGAAAATTTTAGTTGGAATATAAAACATATTAATCGCCGTTCCGTTGACATATAAATGACCACCCTGAATTCTAACACGTAAACATATTGTACGATTTCCGGCGCTCACTTTAAGGGTGCCTCCCCAATTGAAATCACACCAGTAGCTCGCATTTTCTTCGTATTCGTGAAAATCGCCTCCATGACTGCTCTGCGCCCCACCTGTATAGGAATCGTAAAATCCTGAAGTATCGGCTGGGTCCGCGTGGTCTATGCCCAGCTTTCCATAAAACCATTGGCCATAGGAAGTGTTCCTCCAGTGACCGTTTGTGTTCAAAATGACATATCCATCGTACGGGAAATTGTACGTGAACGACCACAAGGTCGTGTCAGATGTACTGGTTGTGTTGTAACTCCAGGCAGATGGGTGAAAAAACAAGTTTCTTTTTGCTGATTCACCGAATTCGGTTTTGGTACCCGCGATTATGGTAGTATACGGAGAATATCCGACCCGTGTATTTCCACTGTCGTTACGCATAGTGTATGTACTCACACCTCCGTCGTCACCTCTACCTGACCCGTTAATGAAGTGTACAGCGCCACCACTCGTCGTCCCGGGCCTCGGTCCGTTCAATATGTAGTTATATGTTGCCGTAGATGCCGTCGCCGCAGTCTTTTTTATAGGATGATTAGCTTCACCTGTTAACCTTAATGAACCTTCTTTCGTTATGCGCATGGCTTCGACTAAGTTATCAGGACTTCCATTGTTGGGGCAATATGAGAATATCAAACCACCTCCGTACGACCCACTGTTTCTATCTTTGTACCCGTATATACCACCGGTTGGGACGAGGGACGAAGATGAATTTACCCACCTCTGTCTGAACACCACACCTCCACCTATATCCCCGTCGTCTGCGGCGTTCGTATCTGTGCATGATATCATTAAGGTGGCTTCGTTGTTGGTAAGGGCCGTTAGCCCGGTTCGAGTCGAGGATATTTCCGTTTGGTGGTTGCTCTTAATATCTAACGCGTGATCCCCTCCGTTCGGTCTGAACGCCATGTCACCAGAGGTTGTACCTTGAATAGTAAACTTGTTCGTACCAGAGTGAAGGAACTGCAAATACGAATTGCCACTACCCGAGTCGATGTAAATACTACTGTGGTCCGACGTACCAGTTGCCGTGTTTTTCACACGCAAACCATTATCCCCTGTGAACTGAACATCCAGTTTGTGAGCCGGATCCAAGACCCCGATGCCCACATTATCCGTCGACACCGCCAAATGGATATTGGATGAACTCCCGTTGACCCAGCTCCCACTGTCCGAGTTCACTCCGCTCAACCCTGACCCATCCCCGCTGAACCCACCAGTAGCCGTGATGGTTCCACCGGACTTGATGTTCCCTGTCACATCGAGCATCGAGGACGCATCGGGAGTTGAAGTTCCTATTCCGACACGGTTGTTCTGTCGATCCACGAAAAAGTGTGAGGTGCCCACGAGGAGATTGTCAGCTACGTTCACTTTTCCGGAGAAGGTTTGAACGTTCTCGCTCATCTATTACCTACCTATATATTTTCTAGGGCTTCGAGGCGTGCCACGAGCGCCGCGTGGGAGTGCTCGATGAGCGTCAACCTCTGCTGAAGTTCTCGGGTCTTGGCCTTCTCGATGGCGAGTTGGTCCACGAGATCCGGGTGGGTGTGTTCTTCCAAGGGGTGCGTGTGCGGTTCGAGTGGATGCGTGTGTGGCTCGAGTGGATGCGTGTGTGGCTCGAGTGGATGCGTGTGTGGCTCGAGTGGATGCGTGTGTTCTTCGAGGGGGTGGGTGTGAGTATTCAGTCGCTCTTCGAGGTCGGTTTTGGTCTCGGCCAGTTCGATTCGTGTGGTTTGGAGTTCTTCGTCTAATTTTTTAATTCCTTGAATACACACACCTATAAATTGTGTATAATTCAAACCGTACTTATCTTTTTCTGGACTATCTTCGGGTTTGCTCACCGCGAATTCTAAATACGGGATTTTCTCGATATCTTGCGCGATAAGACCTATTTCCCATTCCCAGTCTTCCCCTATTTCACCCGTATAGTCTTCTGTATAAATTTTACTGGTTTTTTTGTATTTATAAGGTTTTAGTTGTTGTATGAGTTCCAGAGCGTTGGGTATTTCTTCTTCAAAATGTTTGAGGCGATCATCACTATAATGCGTCGTACCCGCTGCATGGAAATTACCCACTGCGAGTGATGTATAACTACCGTACATGTTTCCCTGACCAGAAGCACCACCCTGTAATCGCACCCATCCGTCGTTTGCTGGTATAAAGGCGTAAGTATCACCGGAGCTTGCCATTTTAACCTCGCCTCTCACCCACATTCTTCCTGAACCACCGTTGGACGTCGATCCCTTTACATAGAACTGATCATAACTGTTCTCATCTTCGCACATGATGTAGTATGGAGAACTACCATCGTTGTTCCCTCCCGAAATTAACAATTTTATATAATTTCCACGATTGTACCCTTGGTTATGAGTCCCACCTAATATTAACTGAGCGTCCGTATGCGATACACTGTTCGCACCTATGTCTCCAACTGTTATTGACCCGTTCACGTGCAGAGCAGTTTCCGGATCTGTTATACCGATGCCGACGTTGCCGCCATATGTACAATGTAGGGATGTTATCCCAAAGTTAGTTCCAGTTTGAATGGCTAAAAAGTTATTATTATCCACTTGATTGGCTCCATCATAACGAATTCTAAAAGCTCCATCCATCGCACCCGTCCCCTCACTAAAGTTTAACGAAGGTGTATTTCCTCTAATCATCACGTCTTCTCCAGCTATGTCTAAGGCACATGCGGGATTATTCCGGCCGATGCCCACATTTCCTGTTCCAAGAAGGCGCATAATTTCACCCGCTGCACTACCTCCACCGGTATTTCCAAACGCAATAGCGTACTCTGCACCGGGTGGGTTGAATTCTATGTACCCTTGGTTCGTTGAATCTGTGACGAATTGTATTCTTCCAGACCAATCTGTCCAATTGACCGGATTTGATTCCGGTACGTATTGAAACTTAAAATAACACTTGTGATCACTGGAACTCCCGTCGAGTGTCGAATTGAGCTGCATGACGGTCGTTTCTGCTGTGAGGGGTGCTGCACTGGTTCCCACGACTAGTTCGAATGGAGTTACTGGGTCTGTAGTGCCGATTCCTACCTTGTGCGCAGAATTCGCGACGTAAATCAGACCGTTCGTGTCGTCCTTCACCCAACTCCCGCTGTCAGAGTTCACTCCGCTCAACAGCGATCCATTCCCCTCGAAGGACCCGGCCGTGATTCGACCGCCCGTGACGTTCATCGCTATATCCGAGCCAACTCTAAAGTCCGTGTGCACGTAGGCGTTCGAGTTCACGTGGAGACCCGCATCTGGATCCGCCGTCGTTATACCCACGCGATTGTTGGTTGTATCGACGAACAAGTGTGACGACCCAACCAATAAATTGCCGGAGAGATGATGAATGTTTTCACTCATCCTATACTATTAATATGTAAAAGTTTTGACCGCCGTCCCACTCGATCCTACGTGGATGGTCTCCAACTTACCGTTCGTCCCGTCTGGGCTGATATATTCAACGAAGATGTTATAGAGTGCCTCCGGATTACCACTGTTTCCGTTATTAATCACCGAAGACGGTTTGAGTATAATGGCACCCGGCGTGGTCGACACGTCCGGCGAAGAGTCCCACGGGTTAGTGCTGGTGTTACCAAAGATGGACACGGCGCCTAGTTTCAGGTCCGGCGTCGCTCCACCCGCCCTGCTTCCACCACCGACCTCGAGGCTCATGTTGCTGAACTCCGTGGAATCCTCGACGAGGTGCGCCACGATCTTCGCATAGAAGATATTCGACGAAAAGGTCAACTTCAAAGACGCATCGGCCACGGATGTCTGGTCGGCCAGAGTTCCCTTGAAACTGTAAAACTTCTTGGTCACACCGTCGGTCGCGGTATTGATTATCATACCGTTCGTGGCCGTGGTCGTACCGCCGACGGTGAGGTTCGCCCCGGTCGTTATGTTTTGGGAAACCGCGACGCTCCCGACCACGTCCAGTGCCTGGGCCGGGTTGTTTTTGTTAATTCCCACCCTATCGTTACCAGCGTCGACGTAGAGCGTGTCAGTATCGACCGAGAAATCGCCGTTGGTGGCAACCTGTGCCTTCGTGGCGTTATTCACTTTCAGTGTGATCCCCTGACCGGTCGCGGCGTTGACGCTCGTCGCGCCCGCGCTCGTCTGTTTCAGCGCGTACGCCGTCGAGCTCATATTTGAAGTTTGCGCGAACGTCGCATCACCCGTGGTGGCCCCGTCGTAGCCGATCTTGGCTGTACCGAGGGTTGACGCGTGGTCCAAACCCGCGGATGCGTTGATATCCCCGCTGTGAATATCACCCAAAGCCGCTATGCCACCGGATACCACGACCGCGCCGGCTGTATTGGACGACGCCGCAGTCCCGTCAGTCACGGTGAGTACCCCCGAGAAATCACCGGTCGTCCCCGAGACAGCTCCTGAGAATGCACCGGCCACACCGGTGACGTCCCCCGTGGCGGTTATGGCGCCGATCACATCCAGGCTCACGCCGGGTGTTTTGCCTATACCGACCCGTTTGTTGGTGGCATCCACGAGGATGGCGTTGGTGTTGACCGCGAGGTCACTCGAAAACGTTCCTGTAGTTCCACTCACCGCCCCGCCGGTGTAGCTCGCACCGGTCACCGCACCGCTGAAGTTCGCAATCGCGGCGGTCAAAGTCCCCGTGAGCGTGGGACTCGCGGAGAGGACGACGTCCCCAGAACCCGTGCTCGTCGTCACACCCGTCCCTCCGTTCGCGACGGCGAGGGTTCCAGTGATGCTGGAGGCACCGAGGTCCACGGCCAGTTTCGAAGATTCGATGACCAAACCGCCGTTGGCCTTAAGGTCCACGGCGACGGACGGGGTCCAACCTTCGCCTGCGGTCCCAGTCACGGCGATCCCGTCTCCCCCGGCGACGTCGATCACGTAGTTGCCGGTGGTGTTGGTCCCGAGCGCGATCCCGTTGGTGATATTCGCCGCCGTGAGATTGGACAAACCTCCACCGTCGCCGGTTATCAAAGCGGTCGCGGTGATCGCACCGTTGATCTGCGCGCTGTTCATGGTGAGCGCTCCACCCACCACGGAACCCGTGAAAGAAGCGTTCGTACCCCCGACCGTCCCGCCGCTGTAGCTCGCACCGGTCACAGCCCCCGTGAACGTTCCGTCGGCTGCCGAGATATTATTGAAAGTCGTGGGAACAATGTCCGCACTCCCGTTGAAATCAACACCGCCTATGGTACGAGACGTAGTTAGGGTCGCCGCTGAGCCAGTCGTGTTTTGGTTACCTACTGTATTTACACCGGGAAGATCGATGTTGGCCGAACCGTTGAAATCAACACCACCAATAGCTCGGGGTGTGGTTAGGGTTGCCGCTGAGCCAGTTGTGTTTTGGTTACCTACTGTATTTACACCGGGAAGAACTATAGCTGCAGAACCATCGAAATCTACACCACCAATAGCTCGGGGTGTGGTTAGGGTTGCCGCTGAGCCAGTTGTGTTTTGATTACCTACTGCATTTACACCGGGAAGAACTATAGCTGCAGAACCATCGAAATCCACTCCACCAATAGCTCGGGGTGTGGTTAGGGTTGCTGCAGAGCCAGTTGTGTCTACAGTACCTGTAGTATTCACACCCGGGAGATCTATGTTGGCCGAACCATCGAAATCCACTCCACCAATAGCTCGTGCGGTCGTCAAAGTAGCCGCGGACCCAGACAACGCACCGCCGGTCAGAGTCGCCGTGCCGTCGGTGATGCTCGCACCGGTGACCGTCCCCGAGAAAGTCCCGGTGGTTCCGGAGACTGCCCCCGAGAAAGTTCCGGTGGTACCTGAAACGGTCGCGGCGGAAACGGTCCCCCCCGAAACGGTGCCCGTGGCGGTCAAGCTCGTCACGGAAACGGAGTTCACGGCGAAAGCACCGTTGACCGTCAAATCGTTTTGAACGGTGCAATCACCGAGCACATCGAGCGTGATGTTGTTCGCGTCGGGGGTGATAGACGTATCAGTCGAACCCTGTTGGGTGTACCCGATACTCAGACGTTTAGGGGTTTCGTCGCCGTGGTGGATGATCCCGACGTTTTGGTTCGGGTAATGAATGATGATCCCCGTGTCCAGACCAACTTGGGTGTTGTTGTGCGCGACGCCGATGATACGATCTTCGACCACCAAATCCGTGTTCTTAATCTCGGTGATGGTCCCGTTATGAAAGTTGATGTTACCTTGGACCTCGAGATCACCGTTGACGTGGACATTCCCGCTCGTGGTAAAGGCGGTCGTAGGATTCGTAAACTGGATGATATTATTGGTCGTGTTTCCGTAAGAAGTTACGGTTTGTAAAGGTGGTTCGAACAGGGCGGACGCGGCTGAGCCTGACTCGGTTATTTCTCCGGTCCCCTTGTTGTACATAAGAAAAACGATTTCCGGATCCGAGAAATCCTGCCGAAAACGGATGGGAGAAAGATAGACTGCCGATGGGTTCGTCGCCTGCAAGGGAGTATCACTCGCGTTAAACACTATGGTGTTCTCTGCCTGATTCTCCAAAGCGTGCTTACCAAACCGAATTTTGGTGGATCTTTCTACCGTCGGTAAGTTTTTGACCATAGTTACTATAGTCTGGTATTTTTAATTGGCGTATAAAAGTCCCGCCATGCCGTTCTCTATGCGTAGGATGTTGTAATTGACGGCGTATATAGGGTGATTGATGGGCATGCTGTCGCTCACGATCTTGACACTCTCGAGTCGAGAAAAATTTAGAGTTCCCGTAGGCTGCAGCGATGACGTGCTGAGACAAAAGCAGTACAGGAAGAAATCGGGTGATGTCACGAAATTCGTGTGGTAATAGTTCTGAACATCGATGAAATGCGGCTTCCCCCATCGCGGCGTACACAGATCGAGTCCGTTGATGGTGATCTTCACTCTGTTCGTGGGACTCGTGAGCGCGCCGTCGGTCGTCGTGTCCGAAGAGGCGATATATTTCACGGGGTGTGAAAAGTAAAGTTCCTGTGTGGTATGGTTCGACGGAATGTTCTTTTGAACCTGGGTGATTCAACAGATCATGCTTTCGCGAGGCTATCGCGCCGCGTTCGCTGTTGTCGAGGTAATAGTAGTTGGCGAACATCTCGACGTTATAGTTCGACGCTTCGCTCGCCCAGTGAATTCGTACCTCGACGTTATGATAGTTCAAAGCGACTAAGGGAAGAGCGCACTGCGGCCCCTCACAAAAGAAGAATCGAAGGGGATAAAAATACGAGCGCGCGGACACGCCGGGGTGCGTCCCGTTCGCACTCTTACTCACGTTCTGCGCGAACGTATCGATGGCGATCTTTTCGGTGAAGATAGCATCTTGTGAGTCGATCACGGCCCCGCCTATGAGCAATTCCACCTTATCGATGATAGTGTCCCAACGTTGCGTGTCCAACGCTTGCGTGGTATCGTCCAGCGTGAGGTAACAGTACCCCAGAAGGTCGCCCGAACGTTCGAACTGGACGCTTGACATTGAATTGTTTTTCACAGCTCCATAGATTGTTTGCTTTTCGATGGACTGGGAAAAATTCGAGTGTCGTTTGAAGGTGCTGCTGAAGAACGAGATCTCGGGTTTCCCCATGATGAACTGGTCCTGAGCACCTATGGCGATGAGCTGGGTGATTCCCGCTGACATCGTTACTACTACTATGTGAGAAAATTACAGATTGCCTTTAAGACACGTGAACTTGACGATGAGATAGTTCGGGGTACCCGCCGTGTTCGGTAAGATTCCATCGCCGTCTTGATTCATGATATTCACGGTAAATTTATCAACCTTCCTCAGTGGGTTTATGTATTGCGTGCTGACGTCGTAATCACCCTTAAAGTTGGTGATGTGATTCGCGGTACCGACGGCGGTGACATCGGAAATTAAAGACGCGAAAACACCCTTGATCTTACCGATGGTTCCGACCCCGTTGAGCACGGGGGTCGCCCTGTCGTTGAAGTTGGAATCGAGTTCATCGATACTGATGTAAATGTGTTGATTAGACGTCTTCGTGTGAACGTGCGCGGCCAGGAGTTTCGCCTCGACGACGTTCTTGAGTGGAATTTCCAGGTAGCTGGTGAAAGTGTTCGCAGCCGCCTGACCATTGGAGTCGATGGTGATGGTGTGGTACTCGTAATTGAGATCGGGAACCATGTTACTATACGTTTAGATTAAAGATCCGCCGATACCCCCGGAGATGGAGTAGCCGGCGTGGTCGGCGACGAGACCCTGCGCACCGCAGAGACCGCCCGGGGTCAGAGACTTGCTGTAGGGGCTGCCGTTAGGAGCGCCGGCGACACACTCCTCGCTGTGGTCGAGATCGAAGAGGGATCCCTGGCTCACGGCGTTGATGGTGATCGGCCTGGGCTGGTACCCGGAGGACCCACCCTGGAGGACGGTCAGGACACAGATGAGACCGAAGAGGACGGCCATGTACATGAGCGCGCCGCGGTTGGTCTTGTTGAATTTGAGGAACATATTTACTATACGTCTACAAAAAAAGTGCGTTAAAGAGAAACGTAATAATTATTATTAGAGGGTAGAGATGGACGACATTACCCTGGACCGCGGACGTACCAACGTGATGAAATTGGATGCTGACGAACAGGCCCTGTACGATGAGATCGAAATTTCAGTACCTCGCGCCAAACCTGTCCCACGCCCGCAGAAGAGCGCGTTCGGTACCCGCCCTCCTCCGCAACACCAGGAGGCAATGGATGCATTCGTGAACCCGGATAAGCAGTCCGTTCCCAATGCAGCACATCCCATGCAAAACGAAGAAATCGATTACGGCGATGAGGACGATGAGATGGATTTCGACGACGACGACGGTCCCGGCACGCGATCAGAGGAACAGAAACCCACTCAGGGGTACACCTCCATCGACGAGGAGAAGAGTGATCTCTTGAACAAATTAGCTCGCCTGGAGAAGAAAGGATTTACCGTGAACAAGAGACTCAACGCGTACTCGAACGTCGAGGAGCTTCGGTCGGAAGTAAAAAGAATCACGTACAGCATCGATGTCGAGCAATCGATTCGATTCTCGCGACGTATGTTGGTGGCCTGTGTCACCGGTCTGGAATTTCTGAACAAGCGCTACAATCCGTTCGAGATTCAACTCGAAGGTTGGTCCGAATCCGTCATGGAGAACGTTGATGACTATGACGGTGTCTTCGAGGAGTTGTACGTCAAGTACCGATCGAAGGTCAGTGTCGCCCCCGAGGTCAAGCTGATCATGATGCTCGGCGGCTCTGCGATGATGTACCACTTAACCAATTCGATGTTCAAGACTGCCATCCCGAACATGAACGACGTGATCAAACAAAATCCAGAGCTCGTGAAGAATATGATGTCCGCTGTGCAGAACACGGCACCGAGGAACCCCGACGAGCCGTTCGTGGAACCCCCAGTGGGCGGTACGGGCAACTATGAGATGCAGGGTCCCGGACTCGATATTGCGAGCTTGATGGGTGGGATTTCTATGCCGCCTCCTATGCCCATGAATTCTAACTTGAACGCCGGTGGGAGCCGACCGCCCCCGATCGAAGAGGAGGATGAGTTGAGCGATATTATGTCTATTTCAGGCGAGAGCACAGGCGGAGAGATTAAGGAGGTCAACGTCGAAGGGGGTAAACCGAAAAAGCGTCGCAAGACGACCAAAAAGAATGAAATTAATTTGTGATGTTAATAATATATGATAGCGTATTGCCCGCTGGAGGATCTCGAACCTCCTCCGCAGCGGCGGCCCGAGGTGGCCGTCGCTCCCAAGAAACCACAGCCCGAGAAAGGAGATGAGGATACCGAGTTGAACTATGTGATCCTGGCCTTCATCGTAGGTGTGGTCATGTTAGCTGTATCGGACCAAATGAAAAAGTAAGTCGATTATCTACCTGAGGGTCTACCCCCCGATGGTAAATAATCTGGGTACATAGTAAATGATGTCGACGTACAAGAAAAAGGCAAAGGCCGCGACGAAGATTCAATCGGTGTACAGGGGCGGCCGCAACCGTAAAAAAATCGTCAAGAATTTGAACACGAACGGTACGCGGCTGTCTAGGGCGATACTGGTCGCCAGGAAAAAACCCGTGTACGAGAAGAATCTCGTAAATGCGTACCTGAAAAGGGCTAACCGACGAAAGTAATTAAAGACGTGGGGCTACATGGGTATATGACCGACGGGAAAATTTGTACCAAATGTAAGGTGTTCAAATCGTTTGGTGAGTTTTCGAATGACAAACAGAAAAAAGATGGATTTGGGTCTAACTGTAAATCGTGTAAAAAGGAGTACGATAAAGGGTATTACGTAGCTAATGCGGACAAGAAAAAATTACAGACGAAGAAATACTATGAAGAAAATGGGGTCGAACAAAGCGCCAAACATACAAAATACATGAGAACTAGGCGTCAAACCGACGAAGCGTTCAATCTATTGTGGAATCTTCGGCGCCGGTTGCACCATGCACTCAAAGGGAACCGAAAATCTACGTCGACCATGGAACTCACCGGTATGGAATCGAGTCAGGATATATTGAAATATCTATACGAAAAGAGTCCCCGATTCGAGGGTGTACCGCTAACCGAATTACACGTCGACCATGTCATACCGTGTGCCGCATTCGACATGATGAACGTTGATCACCAACGTGTCTGTTTCCATTACACAAATCTACAGCTACTCACACCGGCCGAGAATCTATCGAAAAATGATTCCGTACCGCCGGGGTTCGACGTCGACGATTACGTAAAAAAGCATTTGCCTCGGGGGAATTCGTCTTTCTTCTCCTCGGCGGTTTTACCGTTACCGTGAATTTTGAACCCGCCCTGTCGGTACACTTTGACGCGTTTGTAGTACATTGCACTGAAAACGCTCCACGGATCGTTTACATCGTAGATGTGCGGGTTGTTCTTTTTACCCGCAGTTTCACGCATGATACGTCCGATAGATTGGACGATGTCCGATTTCGGACTCGCCAATATAACTGTGTCCAAAGTTGGGATATCCAACCCTTCGTGCGCTTGGGAAAATGTCGCGAAGATGATCTTCTTCTTCGACGATTCTTGGAGGGCCTTTTCTTTCATGCCTCCCATGTACAGACCAGAAGTCGTGGGAAAACACTGGTGGAGCATTTCGCAGTGAAGTCGCCGGTCGCTCAAGACCAGTAATTGTCTCGACCCCGCCGACGCCTTTTTTACCAGTTCCACCAACATCTTATTCCTCTGTCGGTCCTCGACGAGAAGTGTAATCATGTTCGGCATCGATATCTTACCGTTTCGCATACTGGGCGGCGGATTTTTGTAATTCGGCGAATCAAAGGTGACCGGAAAGACTTCGACCTGTTCCTGGTTCTTCCGCTCGACTGCAAAAAACGTTGGGCCCATAAACCAGTGCAAAACTTTGGTAAGACCGTCTTTTCGCTCAGGGGTAGCCGAGAGGCCGAAAATGTGGCGTGGGCACATTTTAAACAGGGACTGACTGAACACCTTGGCACAAATGTGATGCGCTTCGTCGACTATGACCGTCCCGACCGAATCGAAATCGTCGAAGGAGTATTCTTTGAGTGACAGAGATTGAAGCATGGCAATCACAAAGTCGCAACCCTCGACCTCCTTCTTATTCTGTTGGACGACACCGATAGTCGCGCCGGGACAAAATTGTTGAATACGCTCACGCCATTGATCCGCGAGAAACTGTTTGTGCACGACAATCATCGTGCGGTAGCCGAGTTTACAGGCTATGGCCAGGGATACAGTCGTCTTGCCGAACCCACACGGTAAAGAAAGCACGCCGCTGCCTGCTTTAATCGCTGCTGCGAAGGCTTCGTTTTGGTGGGTGGCATCTCGCAATTTTCCTGTGAACTTGGCTGTGCTTTTCGCAGGTTCGGGTCTTTTGTCGATTTTGGCAGGCCCCATTTTCTCGATGCCGAAGAATCTTGGAGCGCAGATTCCGTCTTTAGTCGCTCGGAACACCTTAAAAGGCGGTGGAGGAAACCCATAGTCGGTGTTGACCACGGGTCTTACGGTAAGCTCTTTTTTTAAACCGCCGAGGACGACGACTGCCTGGTGTGGAACCTTACTCAGTTCGGTGCGAGATATCAAGTACCCGGTCCTTGTCAGTGTACCCATCTTTACCTAGTTAAAGACTACAAACTTTAACTACGTAAATGCCCACCGTGAACATCGACGAAAACATTAAGAAGGTCACTCAGACCATCGAGCAGATGACCCAGGAGATATTTAGGCTTCAGGGTATGCTCCAGACCTTCCGCGACCTTAAAAAGGGGGGGCTGGAGACGATCGAACTCCCGCGCGATCCAACTCAGGCCTCCGACGAGGAGCTCGAGAAGATCGAGGACGAAAGCACCCACGAGAAACCCGAGTGATTCTCCACATTCCAAGCCCCTTTGAAATCGACCACCACCTCGATCTCGTCCCCCCTTACTAGAGACTGAATGGGGCGTCCTTCGACGCTGCACATCACTCTCCTGTAACGGAACGGAATTTTAACCCTGAGCACTCGACCATCCAAAGGGTCGTCCACATTTACGCTTTTCAAAAGGTGCGTACGTTTCATATGCATGTTTTCAATGGTGGCACGGACATTTTCAGGGACGGTAACCCTAATATACTTCCTATCATTGAAATCATACATCGGTTCGTATACTTCGGCTGAGAACTTCATTGGTTCTTATTACGATATACAAGAATTATTACGAGGAGTGTCACGACGCAGATCGCGAGTACCTGGGAAACGGCGATCGGTTTGAGCGGGTACCGAGTCCCGAAACATTCGTGACTGAGCCGCCTGGAAACTTCGACCGCGGCTTCTATGCTCGAGTAGGGTGTGTTGCGGTACGACATCATGCCGCACAGAGCGACGTTGGGGCACACACCGAAATACGGGACTTGCCCGTTCAGACCCAACACCCCCGAACTCTGTGAAAATTCCCATTTTTCGCCGGTCCATTCACTTCCCCACCCGATCCTTATTTCTCGGGGCGGTGGAAGACCGAGCTGGTGAATCACCTCACGTTTGACGACATCCGGTTCACTGGCGAGAATTTCTTTCGTGAGATCGCATAGGACACACGAAACCGTGTTGGTCCCGGGCAAATTGGAAACGAGGATATTCCATTTGGTAGTGGTCAGGGTCTCGAGCTCCTCACCGGCGGGCACGAACTCGTCGTAATCCAGTAAGACGCATATCGACCCGTAGGTCGCGCTTCGGATCTTCTTCTCAGCCAGGGGTCCCCAATTATCGCCTATGAGTTTGAGTGCGGGGCTGTTGTCTATACACATGAAGAACATCCCATCGGATACGGACGTCCCATCACTGAAAGATGCTTCGTACCCGTCTTCTCGGTACTCCACTTTTTCGAGTTCCGAGCCGAATATAAAATTCACACCGGCACCGAGAAGTTTTTCCTCCACAGCATCGTTCATGAATTTCCCTGAAACTTTTTGCGTGTAGGGACTGGAAAAGAGAAGTTGGTCGCCGGTCTTGATAAATTCGTACGCCGACATGTGTTTCCATGTGACCCCGTCGATGTTGATCGGTAAGTGTTCGATGATGGATTTACCGCCTTCTGATAATTTGTTCTCGAAATAGTCGTGAAGGGAAACCGATTTATATTTTTCGGGTTTGAATGTCACCTTGAAAAATAATTCTAGAATTGCCAGGTAATCTTTCGGCTCAAACTTTTTTAGTGCGTATTTGAAAAAGTCCGGTGAAATCTTCTGGAAGAGTTCATCCCACTCAAGATCCATTTCCTTGAGAAAGGATTGAGCGTTGACGAACCCTCTGTCAAAAAGTACTCGGTGTGCGTGAATATCACGAACCTCTGTGTCAGGTTCCCACCACGAACCTCCGCAAGACGTTTTACGTTCGTACACGGTGACTTCGTGGTCGGTCGACCTGACGATCTCCCACGCGAGGGATAAACCGGTGGGACCCGCGCCGACGATATGAATCTTCATTCTACTGTAGGTTCACAAATTAAATGAAGCCGGTCCTGCGACGCTCCTCGGGGGTCTTGAGGAGGTACATGACGCTCAGGAAGATGACAGTGGACGCGAGGGCATACTCGATATCCCCAGTCGCGCCGAATGCGATGGCCATCAGGGAGACGAGACGGAAGACCTTGTTCCCGAAGAGCTTATCGAGGCGCTCGGGGATGGCGATCGCGTTGGGTGCGAACAGGCCCTGGTACATGATGATGAGGGAGAACACCAGGGGCTGGGCCTTGATGAAAAGTTCGGTGGGTTTTGTCACCGGACCGAAAAGGTTTTTGATCTGACGAACCATTTTGTTTATAATGTATAAAGAAAAAGTTCCTGGGTAAAGGTAAGAGGATATGTTATGTGTGAACCATGTCGTAAAACCACCACCGCCGATCGCGGAATAAAATCAAGACGTGGAAGTTCGCGGCCAAGTATTTGTGGAAGGATCGTTTCACAGAGGACAAAGGTGCGCTCGGTAGGTGGACCAGGGATCAGTTGCTGGATCTCGGACCGACATTTGTGAAATTGGGTCAGATCGCGTCGACGCGCAGCGATCTCTATCCACCTGAATTCATTCGTGAGTTGGAATCTCTTCAAGATAACGTCCCGCCGTTCGATTATAACCTGGTGAAAGATGATTTGAACATGGACATATTTGAAGAATTCGACGAAACCCCTTTCAAATCTGCGAGTATAGGTCAGGTGCACAAAGCTGTCCTGAAAAACGGAAAGAGGCGCGTCGTTGTAAAATTAAAGAGACCGGGTATCTACGAGACCATGAAATCGGACACGGAAAACGTAGCCAAAATATTGAAGTTTTTCCAAACTGTCGGCGTATCGACACGGGGGACAGTTCGGAATTCGTATTAAACGATTCTATAGAGTATTTACTCGGGGAGGCTGATTACGTGCAGGAAGTAGATAACGCAATACGATTCAAAAGGTCACTGAAAGCTCATGACTGGATCAGGATACCCCGCGTGTATAAAAAACATTGTACCAGTGAGATGATTGTAATGGAATATGTACCATCAGAAAAGATAACAGAGATCACAAATAAGAAGATCAACAGGAAAAAGGTGTGCGAGGCCCTCGTAAATTCGTACGTGATTCAGACCATGGACAGCGGTCTTTTTCACGGTGATCCCCACCCTGGTAATTTGGGGGTATCGAAGGACGGGAAACTGGTGTTCTATGATTTTGGTCTCCTGATTGAATTGAGCGAAGAACTCAAGGTTGGATTCGGTGATTTGTTCGGTTGTATCATTAAACGAGACACACGGGGAATCGTTCAAGTCTTAATTCGGTTAGGGGTCATCGTACCGACGTCTTCCGATATCAGCGATATCGAACTGTTCTTCGAGACTATTTTGGGGTATTTAGAAACTCTCGACGGCGGTGCTATCATGAACGACGAATTGGCAGCCGAACTGGCGATGGAAAAACCGTTCGTTGTGCCGACGAGTTTCGTATACTTAGCGAAGTCCTTCTCCCTCATAGAAGGGATATGTTTACAGTTGGATCCAGACTTTGATTATTTCACGTATCTGGAACCGATGATTCAAGAGCAGTTTCTAGAGTCTCTGGACATCGCCGAAATGGTGATGAACACCACGGAAATTCCGTCTAAGATTGGTAAAATCAGCTCGACTGTTCTGGGCCTGGAGAGGTCCAGAGCGGCGATGAAGCGCTCAATGGTCAAAACAAGACAGGAAATACGGGTAGTTCAATACAGTGTGATATGCGCTCTCCTGGCTGAGAGATTCAACGGGACGCCCGTCGCCGCGTTGCTCGTGGCGTTCGCGATCTGGATTACTTTTCGTAAAGATCGATCGATTTGACCTTGCCCTTCTTCTTCTTTTTAGTCTCCTTGTCGTTCTTGATAAGATCCTGGTGTTCCTTGAAATATTCCTTCACGCGCCTCTGCTCGTCGCGCGCGATATCACCGATCTTATCCTTGATCTTATCAACCTCACTCTTCCTCTGTTTTTGAATTTTTTTGCCGATCCTCTTGAAATCGTCATTCTTGGCGAACCACGTGGGGGATGTGGCGATTGCGGCGAACATAGTGTTTGTTGTATTCTGATGACATTAATTTTTTAAGTCCCTGATGAGATCGTCGATCCCGGTGTAGTACCTACGCAGATCCTTCATGAACCGTTTGTTGTTCTCGAGAACCTCACACTCAACTTTGTTGAGATACAACCACGCCAGGTTACACTTTGAATACTTGGTCCGCTTCTGGTTCTCGTTGGGTTTTCGGGCGACGAGTTTCTTCGTCTTGGACGCGGACGCGGGGAGGACCTCGACGCGATTGACGAAGGAGAGTGCTTGCATGACCGTATCGGCCAGGTCGTCCTTCTTTTTACTCGCCTTAAAGGTCTCGAGCCAGTGCGCGTTCGTGGGTCCGTCCTTGATGAATTCCTCGCACCGTTGGATGGCGACCTTTTTGCGCTTGTTGTATTGCGCTTTCCCTGGACCGACGACGTCCGGGATCTTATGGCGAGCGTCGTAGAGAATCGTTTCAGCCTGGGGACACTTGATGATGAAATAGCTATGCAGAAAGTGCATGACCGAGATCATCTTCTTGTTCCGATCAGGTTGTTTTTCGATCAATACGGTGTCGGCGGTCAGGACCCACGGTCGAGCGTTGAGGTGGTCGCGCATGGACACGTAGATTCCGTTTTTCGATTCGGGGGGAATGCCGTCCACGTCCCAGTTCTGTACCAAGTTGCCGTTTTTATCGTCGAGGAGACAGAGCGCCAAGTTCCTTATACCAACGTCGATACTGAGGATCATTAGTATAATGAGTGATTGATTTCTTTAAGATTTATTTCCGCATCATGGCGGCCATCATGGCAGGGTCCGGACCGCCGCCACCCTTCGACATCATCATCATCACCATACCCGCAGCCATCATGGACGAAGAAGAGATCGCGGAAGGGATGAACGGACCGGCCATCGCGGCGCCTAAGCCAGCGCCTATACCAGTCGCGGCGTCGCCCACACCGGATCCAACTCCCTCTGCGGCCGTGCCGACACCACTTCCGACACCTTCAGCCACTGCCGCGTAAGCCCCACCGACACCCATGGCGGCTTCCGCCACAGCCCCGCCTGCACCTTGGGTCTTGGTAGTGGTCTTCTTCTCGGTATCGCTGACAAGTTTGTTCACTTTTTCATTTGTCTGCACAATCTTTGTAATTGATGCTCCGATCTGTTCCGCGACGAACTTGATAACCATATCCTGGTTAATGTCGCATGAGGTTTGCGAAGCCAGGCGCATCATCTCGATCGTGGGTGCCATCTCCATATCCTTTAAAATCTGGAATCCGAGGGGGTCCATCACATAGTTCTCCATGACGAGTTCCTGATTCGCCACGATCTTCGTGCGCAATTCGTTAATGGTTTCATTTGTGATATTAGTCTCCATCTCATTTCGAACGGAGTTTTTGATATTCGTGTAATCGCTACTCTCCGTAGAAGATGTGCCACCGGCTCCAGATTCTGTTTCCTGCTCTGCTTTGAGTGCATTGTCCAGTTCGGCTTCGATTTTATCGTTCAGCTCCGTGGCATCACTTTTCTCGAACTGTGCTATAGTTTTTATGTCGAGGTTCATTGTCTGGTTGACGCTCATCTTGCAACTCAGAGCCTTGACGTTCTTCAGTACCAACTTCTGGTCAGCAAGCACGGACGAGCTCTGAACATTCTCCGTTTTGTTCAACGCATTAAAGACGGACTGGTTGACGATCTCGTTGGAAATGTGAGTTTCGGATTTAGATTCAGATCCACCCATTATGATTTGTACTGAGAAAAAAATCCTCGTATAAAGGTATAATGAAACTTAACCGAATCGTGTTGATCATCTCAGTCATCGTGATCTCCATCTGGATGTATAACCTGTACAGGAACCGGTGCCTGACCATCGAGTATTATTCGACTATAACCGAAGGTCTGGTGGAGCATCTCAACGATGAGAGTAAGGATCTCAATTCTCTGTACGTGATGAACACATTCGTTCAACTCACAGACGACGACCAGGTTGTCCAGGACGCGATGGACTTCGCGGAGATGGGCGACCGCAAGACCCTCCTCGAGTTACTCGAGAAGGTTGAGAAGAAATAAAATGTACGAAGCTTATAAAGCATGAACACCGCGGTTGTCTTGCTCATCCTGGTGATCATCGTGTTTCTTTGCCTGAGAAGTGAATCGTACGTCGATTTCGTGCAGAGCAAGACAGCGGCCAATGACGTCATCGACGCCGGCATCGCCAACGGCGGATTCAAGGAGACGCATATCGAAGACCTTCGCAAGATTTTAGAGCCGGTGATGAACGACCCGAAAATTCTGGATTCGGTTCTCGAGTACGCCGCGCAGGATCGGTTCGACGAGGTCACCGACATACTCGAAATTTACTTCTCGACGTATATCAAATGAACCTGAAGCTCGCCGCGGCTGCCGTGTTGATATCGCTGTACCTGATCTACCGCACACACAGGAAACAGGAGGCGCTAAAGAAATTTACTAAAAAACCCTAATACGTACCTCTCACCGCTCGTCACCGGCGTGACCCCGTGTAACGAGCGACACCCTTCGTAGTATACAGCGTCGCCTTGCTTGAGGCTGACGACCGGTAGGTTCGGACAAGCTTTCAAGAACTTTTCGCGTTGGGGGATATCCATGTCACCTCCGTGCTCGTCCAGTATTCGCCGGGTCCGGTCCTCGTTGAATATGTATAGCTCCCCACCTTCGAAATCCTTAACGTCCGATAAGAGCACGTTGATCGTCGTGGTCGCGTCCTCCTCGTCGTCGAGGTGCATGATCAGATCGTTCCTGGCGCCCGTATCGTATTTCCTCAGGAAGGCGTACGTCAAGACGAGCTTATGCTTCGAAGCTAGGGGTTCGTAGTAGCCTTTGCACATGTCCCACAGTTCCACGTTAAGCGGTCGGCCGTCCTCGTAGAGGGCAATCTCCCCCATCGGCTTATCGTCGACATGCTCAGGTCCGTCCATGAAGTCGTACTTCTTAGATGCCTCGATGATCCGTTCGCACGCGTTCCGACGCGTGAGTACGACGACGAGGACAATCACCGCGACTGTGAGGATCACCAGATACATCACTACTTGACACCAGGAAAAAAAATCCCACCATAAATTAGAAATGTCCGTGGACGTGTATACGACAGCCTACCGGAAATCCATAGGAAATCATCCACACGGCGACGGGACGTGTCGTGATTACGATTCGGGGGGAAACGAACACGGAAACCAGGGTAAGTACGTGCACGTACACACTAAAGGGCGCAGCGGTAAGAGGAGGCATTGGCACTCGAACACCAAGGTCAACGCCCTCGGTAAAGTGGAATCCAACAACGATTGTATCCGGTGGACCGCCCCACCTTCCGAATCAGGGCACAACCCGTGTAAGGGTTTGGGTGAGTCGACTTTATTACTCGACGGCTTAGAAGATTTCGACGGGGGCGCGGATTTCGGTCTTAAATGTGAGGTGACGAATGCTAGCATAGAAAATATGATTAGTACGGGCATCACCACCACGCCCCAGTTGACTGGAGCCGGAGCGTTAAACCGTGACGGTACGCGGATAACCTTTTTGGAACAGATCCTGTTTGGAGGGTACACCAAGACCGGGCGGAAGATGGGCGGTGGGACCTGGATTCTGCGGCGATGTGAAGAACTTACCGAAGATCGTGATGGACGGGAAAACGTGTCATAACTTATTGGAGGCCAAAATCTCGGAGGCGTCTCTTAAGACCCTGCAAAACGACTACTGTAAACTAAACAGGACTGACCCTGCGTGCGCGTGCATAAACGTCCTAGGTGGGGATTTCATGAATACGTGTAAGGCAAATCCCACGTGGGCGGGTTGTGACTTAGTCAACGAATCGAGAAAAGATATCGAGAAAGTGATGTGCCCGCTCGGTGATAACTGCCCCGCGTTCTCGGCGTACGGCGGTAACGCCGATTGCGTCGTCCCGGGTATATGCACGGGGAGTGATATTTACGGCGCGAAGAACATGCCACCCGCTTGTGCGTTTAGCATGAACATCTGTAACCAGCTCATGATCGTGGACGATCTGGACGCTGTCGGTGATTTAGAGATTACACAAACCTGTGATATTGACATCAATGCATTGAAAAAGGATAAAGAAGCACTCGAAGCTGCGATCAAAGCCGCGAAGGAGCAGGACAAGCTGTGGCAAGCGAACGAATACCAGCTCCAGCTGGACAGAAAGCAGCGCTTGATCGACGACGCCGCGGAGATGGAGCGGATCCGTTTGGAGATGACGGACGCGCAGGCACTGGACAGGGGTGCGGAGCGAGACCTCGCCGCGCAGATGATCGCACACAGGTCAGCCAACGCGGAGAAGAGGATGTCCGAACGGATGGCGTTCGAGCGGGAGATGGCGAATAGGGAAGCCGTCAAGATCGGGGGTACGGATCCCCAAACCCTAGCCTTCTACGCGGCGGTGGTTTTCTGCGCCGTTTTTCTGTTGATTTTCGCGTCGAAAATATAATGTCACCAATCTAATAATGAAGATCAACGCGAGGACGAAAAGTATCATGGTCGCGGTGTTCCTACTCGCAGCCATCAGCCTCGCGTACAGGTACACGGAGCGGTACGAATACGGTAAGAAGGAGGAGAAGGGGGTTCTCAAGGAGGACCCGGAGGTCGCCAAGATGGTCAAGGAGAGGAACATCACACAGGCGGACCTAGACGAGATCATGAAGGTGATAACTTAAAGATATTTTAAATACTGTACGTACATGTGGTGTTGGTGGTGCTGTCACCCGTTCGAAGGGACGGCGCTCCAACTCCCGTATAAATACGACGATCGGCGTAACCTTTTTACAACGACGGGTAATTTTTGTTCCTGGAGTTGTATGAAATCACACGCCCTAGACAAATACGGCTTGAGTCGAGGGGGTATCATCTGCGGAAACATAATCATGATGCGGCGACGGATGTACAAGCAGTCGGGGCACGTCAAGCCGGCTCCGTGTAGATATAAACTGGCTGTGTTCGGCGGTGACATGACAATAGAGGAGTTCAGGGAAAATCAAACCGTGGATAAGGACGTGGAGAAGGTCGACGTCGCGACGAAGCCGTACAAGGATCACGTCATACCCTTTATTTCGAACACGAAAAAGATGGAAGAAATAAAGAATTCGACTTCGAATAACAACGCGCTAAAGCTAAAGAGGGCGAAGCCGTTGAAGCGCAATCATAATAATCTAGAGAACGCTTTAGGATTGATTATAAAACCAAAGTAATCACACCTGACAGTTCAGGCACACCGATCCTTCGTACACGAATTGACAGCGCACGCATTCGTTCAGGCACACCAGTTTCTTCTTGGATACCTTCCCCTCGGAGAAACGCGTGAGTTCCTTGACGGTGTAAATTCCGTATTGAATCATGACATCGAGAGAAGGGAACCGCATACTACTGAGTGTAGTACTCTATTCTCTAATTAGTGTTTCGGGATGAGACAACGTAACCATTTGGGCACTCTCTTACGGAGCTTGAGCATGGACGCGAACCCGTCGATGATGGGAGGGACCATCGATTTGAGGATGCTCTCAATCTCGGAATCCTTGTCACCCTTATCGATCTGCTCGATGAAGTGATAGAGCACGCCGATCACGAGCTTCTTCTTCTGCGGGCCGGGAAGACCCTTAAACTTCATGGTCTCCATCATGAGTCGGGTGATGATCGGGGGGAGATCTTCCTTGGTAATTCCGTCGTCGACAAACTCAGTCTTGAGTTCCTCGATGGTTCGGAGGAGGCTTTGCGTGTTGATCTTTCCTGAGAACTTTTCTAAAAATATATCCATATACTATAAGAATGGATTTTAATGAGATCATTTCCAGTATGGGATTCGGTATCGGTCTCCTGCAGATGTACGACCAGGTGAACAAAGAAAGGGGGAAAATCGAGGACAAGAAGATGCTGTACCTAGCCTTGTTCGCGAGTTTACTTTGGGTGGTGTACCAGTACAGGAAGTTCGGGTGGAACATCGCCACGGTGTACACGTCGGTGGGATTTATCGTTCAACTGTACATTTTGAAAACGGTCCTCGAAAAGGATGTTAAAGAGTAGGACCCCGGGTTAGATACAATGAGTACTCTCATCTTTGCCTGTGCCAAGCCCACGCCTACGGCCCCGAAGCAGACCACCTCCACCAAGCTCACACCCATCAAACGCTCCAATGATTACCTCTCCGTAGCCGAACGCGTCAACGGGCGCGCGGCTATGATCGGTTTCACCTCTGCGGCGATAGATGAGATCATGACCGGTAACTCGATCCAAACGCAGTTCCATGACAATATCGGCCTCTCTGTCGCTGTTGCCAGTTTGGCGTTCCTCGGAACAGCGGTGAATTCTAACGATGAGGGATACGTTCAGGGCTTCTGGAAACCCGAGACGGAGCTTGTAAACGGCCGACTGGCGATGATCGGTATTGCATCGCTCGCCCTAACGGAGTCTCTTCACCCCCTGGTCCCGCTATTCTGACGTGGGGGTTCGCAGCCATGTACCCTAAAAATTCAATCATCTTAACCTTTTCTTCCATCGAAAATGTTCCTGCCCTGCGCATCACGTAGGCCAAGAGCATCAGGAGGGTGTGTATATTTTTACATAACCCCTCCATTTGAACTGTAAATGGGTTCAACCGCGGCTTTCTCTCCCATCATGAAAGTCGCCCCCAAGATGAACATGACTATGAATACGGCCATATTGATGCCTCCGTAGATTTTCTCGCTTTCGGGCGTTTCGCATTTCCTATTCCAGTGGATCACCGCGGACGAGGCGACGATACCGAGGATGCCGAACAGGATCGCCATGAGGGGTTGGAGTCTCTTACCCGCCGTCCTAACCACGATGAGTGTGAACGGTATGGTGATCGCGATCGCCAGCGTGGCGACGAGCCACTTGTTTAGGTTTTCTTGGGACTTAACCCCTGCGAGTTCCTTACACTTATTCGTGAACGTGTCGATCCCGAGCGACGCGACGACGAGGTACGACGCCGCGAGCATGGTGATCAGGATGATCGAACCGTACGATAGCGAGAAGTCGGCTCTCTGTTTCAGGGATGTGCGCATTCCCCTATAGGCGTCAGTGTTTCCAAAACCGGTTGCACGAAAGCCTCGACCCATTCCACCCCTGATAGCACCCGCCCCCTTTCTGGCTTTACCGAAGAATGACATTTACTATATCCATAGATTTTTTTTGTAAACCTAAGGACAGATGACAGAGTTGGAAATCTGGATGTATCGATTACAGGCCCGGTGCCGAAGACTGGCGCGTGCCCTGAAAGATCTCCCCACCGAGGATTTCAAACTGGCCGAGCGGTACTATGAAATCGAGGAGGAGATCGAGCAGGCTGAGGAACGTATGGAGGAAATCATGAAGAAAATAGCCGACTTGGAGAAATCACTTTTGTAATATTTTAAGAACTTCGGCGACTGCGCCGTGTCTGATGATATCGTCTTCGCCCATGTCGACGTGTTCTACGAACGTCGCATCGTACAGGCCCAAACGGTAGACCAGGTCGGCGAGACCGTTTTCCTCCCCGAGATCAGATTGTTGGAGATCACCGGTGATGATGAGTTTCGTGCCGTTCCCGATTCGGGTCAGTAACATTTTCATCTGATTGGGCGTGGCGTTCTGCATCTCGTCGGCTATGATGAGCGTATTCTCGAAGGTTCGACCTCTCATGAACCCTAAGGGCTCGACCAGTATGCTCCTGTCCATCTGGTTATGGGTGAGATATTTCTCGAAGATATCGAACATCGGTCTGGTCCACGGCTCCATTTTTTGGTCCATGTCCCCTGGTAGGTACCCCAACTCCTCGTCCGCGGCGACGATCGGGCGCGTGAGGATCACTTTCCCCCTGGCGATATGCTCGATCGCCATATGACACGCCAGTAGCGTCTTCCCCGAACCGGCCGGTCCCGTGCCGATGACGATCGGTTTACTCGACCTGAGCGCGAGCACGTATTTACATTGACCAGCAGTCTTAGGGAAGTTCATCTTACTCTATTTAAAGTTTATTTCCTTATATAAATTAAGATGGACTTCCACTTTGTGAAGCTTACACACGCCGGGACGTACCTCACGATGGTGGACCTGAAACAAAAACCCCGGTTCGTATGCTTCGCCGATAAGGATATAGCTGGTAAGTACATCGATTACGCGTCTGAGTTCAGGTCGAAAACGCGGATCTGGCCGAGTCTGGACATGTCGAGAGACACGCGGAAACTGGAGATGGGCGCGTACACCCACCCGTGGGGTCGACCCGACCAGATTAAGAAGTACCTGGATCTCGAGTCCTTCGATTTCGGGTCACTGGATAAGATCGCCAATAGAGCGAACGTCTCGTATTTCTGCATCACCACCTTCGACGTCGTTTATAACAACTCGGAAAGTGAGACCATGAACATGTCCGGACAAGAGATGGACGGGAACGCAGACCTTGGTGAATACAGTGAATGGCTCACCAGCTTAAAAACGAAGTGATAGAGTACTCTACATGTGTGGTATACTGGCACTCTTCGGGGAGGACGTCGAGACGCCGTCGTACCTCCTGAACCACAGGGGACCGGATGGGTACGCGAGTAAGAAGATCGGGCGGTGTCGCATGGACTTTTACCGGTTGGCGATAAACGATCTCACGCCGACGGGTATGCAGCCATTCATACGGGACAAGAAAATGTTGGTGTGCAACGGTGAGATTTATAACCACGAGCGGTTCCGATACTACGAAGGACTCAAGGGAACCTCCGATTGTGAGATCCTCATCCCAGTCATAGATTCGTTCGGTATTTTCGATGCGGTCAAGCACCACATTAACGGCGATTTCGCCCTCGTCTACACGGACGGTAAGCGCGTCATGGCCGCCCGTGATCCGTACGGCGTGCGTCCACTGTTCTACACCAGGTACGACGAAGGGTCCATCGCGTTCGCGAGTGAGGTCAAGGCCCTGCTGTGGCTGAACAGTGAGATACACATCTTCCCACCGGGTCACATCTACGATTCCTACGTGGACGATTTCGTGTGTTATCACACCACCTATTGGCCGGTGAACAGGTACCTCGTCCATAATCACCACCGAGTCATCCGAGAGGCGCTGGAGCACGCGGTCCACGACAGACTCGAAACCACCGAGCGCGACGTGGGATTCCTCCTTTCGGGGGGGCTGGACAGTAGCCTCATCGCGTCCATCGCCGCCCGAAAAATGGGGACCATCAAGACCTTCTCCATAGGTCTGAAGGGCAGTCCCGACCTCCTGGCCGCGCGAAGTGTCTCCGAGTACCTCAAGACGGATCATACCGAGGTGACGTTCACGACGAGTGAGGGTATCAATCACATCAACGACGTGATCCATTCGCTCGAAAGTTACGATACCACCACGGTTCGAGCGAGCACGCCCATGTGGCTCCTGTGCAAGTACATCAAGCAGAACACGTCGTGTCGGTATATATTTTCGGGTGAAGGGAGTGACGAGGTCCTGGGCGGCTACCTTTACTTTCATAAAGCGCCCAACGTGGAGGCGTTCGCGTGCGAGAACATGCGACGTCTGCGACTCATCCACCAGTTCGACGGACTCCGCGCCGATCGGTGCGCGGGCGCCCACGGACTGGACCTCATAGTACCCTTTCTGGACAAGGAATTCGTCGAGGTGTGTATGACGATGAATCAACACCTTAAAATTGACCCCTGTCGAGAAGAAGGTCCTTCGCGAAGCCTTCGAGGGGTACTTACCGGACGATGTCCTGCTACGCCGCAAGGACGGTATGAGCGATGCGGTCGGCACGAACTGGGTCGCGCAGATCAAACAGTACGCCGAGAAAGACGTCTCCGACGATCAGTTCAAGGAGATCAGGGCCAAGTGTAGGTACCACAACGTTCCTCTCACGAAAGAAGAGGCGTTGTACCGAAGCATATTTTGGAAGATGTACGGTAAAGATAACGACCACCTGATCACTGAAATCTGGCGTCCTAAGTGGACCACGGTGAAGGATCCGAGTGCGAGGCTACTTATAGAATAAGATCTATTGTATTATAAACATGGCTCACTTCGTGCGAAGTTTCGATTGTAAGAATGAAAGCCACGTCATGTGGTTGAAGGATGTCGGTGAGGGTATGGCGAAGACCATCAGCGGCGAGAAGCTCGATGTCCTAAAGTTCGTCAACACGAACCCCCTACCGGGCAAGCCGTCCATCGATAATCCAGTGGACTGGGCGTACATTCATTTCCAACTCTGCATGAAATACGCGAACGCCGTCTTACAATGCGACGCGTTTGTTCCTACCGCAAAATGATTCGTATTCCACCTTTGTGAAATCCTGCGGGTCGGAGTTTTCGTCCATTCTGACGAGAAGGACCTTGCCGAACACTTCCTCGTTACTGAAAGGACGGGGTAAAGTGTTTTCGTTCTTGGACACACCACCCTCCGCCTTCATGATCACGACGTCTATGTCAGGCCACTGCCCGATGAAGGTCTGCCTGCCTCTCAGGAGTTTGAAGATTTGATTCTTCATTGGTGAAATGTCTAGGTCTATTTCCTCTATTTCCCCGTGTTTCTCGTGGATGAGGACAGCACGGTTGTTCATACTTACATGGTTGTAATAAAAAAAATATTTGTTCAAAGTAAACATGAACAAGCGCGTCGTTCTTGCTGCCATCGTCATCCTCGCGATTCTGTACTTGACCACGCAGAGTGAAAAATTCACCGCGTACAGGTACGGCTACGTCGACACGAACCCAGTGCGCCGGGTTTCCGGTTTCTTCGACGGGTGCTCCCCTGAGAACATGGAGGATTGCACGAGGAACAACCCGTACGAGGGTCTACCCCTTCCGTAAGCCACTTATAGATTCGGGTACATATACATATGAGAATGGAGAACCCTCTGAGACAATACGTCGTCGAGCAGTTCTCGGCCGTCTTCGGCGTCGGGGTCGACGATGCGCTGTGCTCGGACCTCGAGAAGTGTATTGTGCGGCACTCGAAACGGACGATCGAGAGTACCAAGAAGGGGGTGGCGGCGTGGGACAATCATAAATTTACCAACATATACAAGCACAAGTTTCTCTTTCTGAAGAACGCACTCACTTCGAACGAGGACCTTAGGAGTAAAGCCATGACGCGAGAACTTTCCGTAGTTGAAATTGTGTCGATGCGACCGGAACAACTTCAACCCGAGGGTATGTATGCGAAGACGGTGGAGGACAATGTACACAAGGAGATGCACAAAGGAATACCTCATCCGCAAGGCGGAAGAGGAACACGTCGGCTTCTTCAAATGCATGAAGTGTAAGTCGAACAAGACGACGTATTACCAATTACAAACGCGCTCGGCGGACGAGCCCATGACCACATACGTATCCTGTATCAATTGTGGGAAAAGGTGGAAATGCTGAGCCAATGCTCGGACGCGGTGAGATCGGTCGGCATGTCGCCGACGGAGAGGACGAAGTTGTACGGGGAGTTTCTCTTTCATGATACCCTTAGTCTCCGGGCTTGTGAATCCAATATAATCGTACATGATGTTATATTCCTTCAACTGGTCCACCGTGAAATCGATGACCCGGGGTATTCCCGCCCTCGCGGTGATGATGACTATTTTGTACCCTTTCAGGGTCGCTATGTACAATAGATCAATGATGGGACCGTTCGGTCGGCCGTCCGTGAAGATGAGTGTATCATCTATGTCGAACATGACTGCGTCCACACCGGACTGTACCGTACGATTCGAAATGTAATCAACCCCCGCGACCTTCAGCTGTTCCATCATAACCTTATTAAAGATTTAAATTTCTATACCAGTAAAGTAGAATGATCGTCGATATCGATTCGCAGGTTGCCAAGATCACCAAGGACCACGGCGATACGTGTACCGTCAAATTTCTGGAGAAACGCACGAACAGTACGTACTGCTTCTCCACAGAGAAGACTACGATTTCGAAAGACGCCATCTCCAGGTACTACGAATGCGAAAAGCTGGAGAATACCGGACACTTCATGAAGGAGGCTGATAACGTTTACGTGTACTACGACGAACACGGTGACAAGGATTTCACATGCTCTGACACGGAGTGCGAAAGCGAGGACGAATCCCTCGTCGACGAAACGGACATAGAGGTTGATGCCTAGATGTACGTAATGGACTCTGAACCGAAGAAGCGCGTCACTAAAAACGACAAGAAGCACAAAAAGCACGTGTACTCTCGAAAACACATAAGAATGCTACTTAAACAAATGGAAGCTAGTAAAAGGAATGGCCCCGTACACCCCGCCGATCGCCCATTACTCTCAAATGGACGTTTCGAGGTACGCGGACGGTGACATGTTCGCGTTCATCGGCAGGACGGGTAAGCGGTTTTACTGGCTCACACATAAACTCGGCCTCGACTATCTTTGGTACGATAAGGGCAGAAAAGTCATAGAGATATGGGGGCCGTACTACACGCACGTCAACGCACAATCGGCGAAAGTGATCGAATGTGAGCTCGACTTTTTTATGAACAAAGTTAAGGAAGACGAGACTATTCAAGATGAGAATGTACACACGACCGAAACCCCGTGTGAGATGTGAGCCAGACACGAACGCGCGTCCCAGGAAGGATTCGTTCCTTCACAAGATAATAACTCCAACATTCCGTGCACAACATGAATCTCAGAAACAACCGGTCATGTACCAGGCTGCGTACCTGAAAGCGCTGGAACAAAACAACATCGACATGGGCATCCCTTTCGTTGACCCCGAATTACCTATTTACACACCACCCTCTCCCTGTGATATATCTGACGAACCGGAGCTCCCGTTTTTAGATCGCGTGTACGTGAACTTCAGGATTTTGAAGAGTGGTATCGTAAGGATTAAAATCGTTCCGAACTTTCTGATTATCTACGAGCAGTACTATAAACGCAATGCGAGGCCCCCGTTGAAGCTCGTACTACAAGCGTACAAGGCGAGGGGGTTCAGCAATGCGTTTATCGAAAAGGTGAAACAGAACGAGCAGAAGCGACTTCTCTTTGTGAAAAAAATACCCACCATTTTGGCAAAGATATTTGACAAGGAACCTGTAAAAAAAGTAAAAAGGGAAAAGCCGCCAATCGAAGAGGATGAACCACCGAAACCGCAGACCGCGGATGAAGAGGAAGACGGCACGATGGACGTAGAGCCGGAAGAAGAGACTGAAGAACCCGTGGAGGAGGAGGTTTACTTTTCAGACGAGAATTGATACAGGAACATGTGCTCGGGGCGCGACACCGGGGCACCGTACCCGAGACCCTTCAGGAACGGGTCCACTTCACTGCTCTTCATGTTGTGTATTTCAACCATGATGGCAGGTTTATATTTTGTAATCAAATCCAAAGCACCTTTCAATACGTTACTCTCGTGTCCCTCGACGTCTAGCTTAATGAACGAGGGTACCCCCCCGTACACGTCGTCCAGCCTTTTACGTTCCACCGAGACGGAGATTGATCGCGTTTCCTCTGGAATATCGAACCCGCTGTTACCGTAATTGATCACAGGGAGTCGGTGAATCTCCGGATCCGGTTTCGGGATGAATATATCTGCGGTGTCGGTGGTATCCGAGAGTGCGTAGTCGAACACAGTCACTGAATTCTTCAGTTTATTCGCTTGAACGTTTTGCTTGGCTACCTCGTGGTACAGGGGTTCCCATGCGCACACGGGCCCGAATTCGGAAAACATGAGACTGTTGTACCCTATGTTCGCGCCGATATCGAGAATATCCGTACCGGGTCGGTAACACTGCCGCAGATCTTCTCGCATCCACCCGTCCCACTCGAACCCGTTCGCCAGGGTTGGAGTGATGTAGCGGTCGTTCGCTATCACGAAGAGATCGTACACTTTATTGTTAATATGAACCAATTTGAGATCCATATTAACAGTAGGGAGACTAGTATCTTTAAATTCAAGTAGAGGGTAGCATGCGTCGACTTGTCATGTTCAACAAGTACACTCCCGGATTTCCGCCTGTCATGGCGTACCTACCCACTTCCTCGAATACCACACCAGCTAACGCTCCAGGAGCCTGTAGCGTATTGGCAACACGATTCTTTTGTTGAACAACTTTCCTTTGAATGAATTCATAAAGTCGTCTTTTGTCGACTTTTTTAATGAAATCAAAAATTTGAATTAGGAGTTTCTTGGCTCCTGGTTTGAGGTACGGGAAATATGCGAGTACGACCATCACAAAACCAGCTAAAAAGATAATATAATCAGAGTAGATACCGACCTGAGACTTCCCATAGTTACCTGGTATAGTATCAAAAAATGTTTCTAAAAATCCATCGACTAGTTCCTTTCCAAGATCTATACCGGCGTTTCTGGCACGGTTCGAGGCTCTCTTGTTTGCATAATACTTACTCCACAATTTCATGGCTGTGTTAAAATACCCTAACTCGGGCTCGGGCTCAGGAATAGGGGGCTGTCCACCGATGAATCTTCGGGGAAACTGGTTACGCATCGTACTTTTGATCACACGATTAAAAAAATTATTTGTGAGTCGTGGGTTTTGTAGAGTGATATAATATCCCATTAGATATACGATTGTATATTTCAATCCATTTTGCCAGTCTACACCGGAAAGGAGTCGTTTAATTTTGGGCGCTGCTCGTATCAATACTGTCTTATACATGTTTGGGACGTTCGCAACAACTAAAGCATCTTTGGGGCTTTTATTCTTAAGAGCTTTTACGACCTTTGGCTTGAGCTTGAGTGTTACCCTTTTAGAGTTAACCCTAAACCCAGTCTTCGCAGCAAGCCGTGTCGTCTTCATTTTGTTGAACATCGTCCTCGCGCCATTGTTTTTTGCAGCCCTGTACTTTGCCTGAGTTCGTTTCACCCTGTTGAGGGCACCGGCCTTATACTTTGTGTTGATCACCGTGCGGGCCTTCCTGACCGGACTGGGTGTCTCCCTCATGAGTCTCGAGTAGTTTCGTCTCTCTTTGCGCCGGTTCTTCGTCAAAGTACTTACGTAAACTGCCATGGAATTCTTGTTGACTGGCGTTCGTTTGACAGAAGTTTTAACCATTACTTGTTACTACCGCGGAAAATTATTTTAACGGCGATTGGCGAGATTGGGCAAGGGCTGTCTGGCGAATGTGCGAATATTTCGCGGTTCTATGCTCACAGGGGCACCGGCAGGGAAACCGACAGGACTCCTCCTGGTACTCGCTGTCCGCCTTCGGAGACTCGCTACCGCCCTCTTATAACGGACATGCATATCTTGTATGAGTCTCGGTGTATTCATCAGTGCGCGACCCTTACCTACTGCGACCTTAAGGGCCTTCTCCATGAAGAACGCGCGAAGAAGCTTCACCATGGAAGACATTTTAAAATCTGCGACCGGTGTGTTCCGGGTTAAGAACGCCACCGCCGCGACGAGGGAGGTTACCACCATAAACGCAAAACCTGCCATAGATAAACGTGACCTTGCAATAAAATCTGGCGTGAAGAGAATCTCGAATATTATCTTACTTTCGAGCGACGCCGGTGACCAATACTGGAGCCAAGCGGACAACGCGGAGGAAGCGATGGAGGCGGTGGTCGGAGGATTGGGTAAGTTGAATATAGCTTTCATACCCGGCACCTTTCGCGAGTGAATTGCAAGGAACAGTGTCATGACAATATTACCGAAACTTTTGGTAAAATCCCCACCTTGCCGCGTCGCGAGATATTTCGCTAATTTCACGACTTTATCGAGCACCGCGGTCTCGATTCTCGGGTAAATTTTCAACACGGCCTCCGCGGCGGTCCTGGCTCCCTGGAAGCGGGGTGCCGGTGCGTTGTAGAATATGTTGTTACTGACGACAGGGTTCAGGGCTCGTTTCTGCGCCGCCGTGAGTCCAATGACAGGCTTGCGTGCCATGTAGCCGCGAGCGGCAGCTTGGATCTTCGTCGCGGCCCAGTTGTTAACACCCTTTCCTGATTCCTTATTGACATTTTTGTACTTGGACTTTCCTGTAATTTTCCTTTTCACACGTCTCGCGGTGTTCACCACGGTGTTCTTCATCCTCCTCGTTATGGAGCGTCCGCGTTTACGTTTCGCCTCGTCCTCAGCGTTCCGCTTACGCTTCGACGCCACCGCGGCATTACGTACCTTTTGGATAGTCGCCGGGCTCAGTTTTGTGCTCTTCTTAGGAGATTTCCGTTTCCGTTCGGAGAACATCGTGATGTTACTCGTTCGTACCATTTTTTCCTGATATTATGTAATATTTTTATTCATGAATCACGATGGAATCTAGGCTATCGTCGCGGATGATGGGTGGACACGTGTGCTCGTCCATCGTCGCGACTGTCCTGAAAGATCTCCAACACGTGCTACACCGAACCGTCCCGTATCCCACGCGCAAACATTTGTTGATATCTTCGGTGGTATGGTACCCCATGTGCTTGATGAGATCCTTCGTGTTCCCGAAACTGACGCCGCAGATTTCGCACGAACACGGGTAGTCTTTAACCACCAGCCTCTTGTAAAACTTGAGCTTGAAGCACATTAAAGTTAACGCGCATTTAAATTGTATGCAATACATAACCTTCGACTTTGAAACTTCCGGTCTACCGAAAGGAAACAATCCCGATGCGCGCCGTAAACTGAGTGACTACGACACGTGCAGGGCGGTGTCCCTATCAGCTGCTCGTTTCTCGGACAAGGGTATCATCTTGGACACGTTCGATAAGATCGTCTACCCTGAAGATTTCGAAATCAGTGCGAGGTCAACGGAAATTCACGGCATCACCAAAGAGAAGGCTCTCGAGGAAGGAACTCCTTTCGCCGAGGTGTTCGTGGGGTTCATGAAATTCATCGGGTCACACACAAAGACCGTGATCGCCTATAATCTAAACTTCGACATCAACGTCCTTCGTTCCGAAATACTTCGTCACCGAATTAACATGGACCTCATCGAGGACCTTGATTTCCGGTGTGCCTTACAACTCGCGAGGCGCAGTTACCTTAACGTCGACCTGTCGGTCCCGAGACCCTACTCGCTGGTGAACATATACAAAGTCTTATTCGGCTACGGATTCGCCGACGCGCATAATTCCCTCGCGGATTCCATCGCGTGCGGCAAGGTGTATCACCGAATCATGATTCCCATCAAGAAGGTACTCAAACCCATCCCCGCGAAGACGATCAACATCAGGGCCGCCGACGTGCAAGACGCCGTCGGTGTCGGTTTCCGCACGCAATACGAACTCATCGAGGATCTCTGGAAAGAACACCACCCCGAATCGTTCGAAGGCCTGACGAGAGAGAACGAAGCCATGGACATAATCAATACGAACGAAGACATGCTCGACATTCTAGCGGACGCCACGTGTTTCAAGGCGAAAAGCGGTGCGAGCGTTAACGAAAAAGTTTCCTCGGTCCAGAAGCAAATCGAGCAGACAGAGCTGGCTCCCCGCGAACAATTCGTGACTAAAGACTATATCAGTCGAATTCTTCGCGTGAACTATGTGAACAGGATGGCGGACGACGATGTCCACGACGCGTTCCACGTCTACGACATCTGCACCATCAAGGGTACGCTGTACCGAATCAGGGGTCGGATCGACCAGATCCAGACCGACGAGGACGGTACAAAAACCCTCGTCGCGGTCAAACACCGTGCGAAAGGTCTCTTCAAAACCGTCCGTAACTACGAGAACGTCAGGTACCAGACCTACCTCCAGATGTTGAAGGGTGTCAGTCACTGCCGGATTATCGAAAAGTTCGACGAACAGAAGAACGAGATTGAGATTCACAAGGACGATACCATGTGGAAGACTTCCATATTACCCACACTTCATAAATTCTGCGAACATCTCCACGGCCGCATGAGCGAGGCTACCAGTTAGGCCCGCCCTCTGCGTTTTTCTGTGTCTTGGAAAACACCTTTTGGAGGGACCCGCTGTTGGGACCGTCGACTATGAGCACGGATTCGGTGTCGTCCTCGTTTCTTAGTTTCCTTTTCGCTTTTGATCCAAAACTCCATTTCTTCAAAAGGTCGTTAATATCTTCGTCTTTCTCGATAGGTATTTTAGCTGTCCTGTACCACCCCGATTTCGTGATGCCGCACGTTTTGTCGCCTAACGCGGTGTGCTCGATCTTCGCGTATTCCGCCATGATTTTGTAGCCGTTCGGTGCGTCGGGACCGAACGTGCTATTATACCCCGTGTACTGTGCGTCAGGGTTTTCTTCACCGACCCCGCGTCGCGTGTCTATGCCCCACTCCACACCCATCTTCTTCCCGATTTTCCACGTTGGCCTCGAATCATACGCTCGCGTCAAATCGGCGAAAATGTCGTAATCGAAAGCCGTTCCGATTTCCATCTCGAGTTCTCGAGGCCGGTACCTACTGTTCGACCCCTGCGGCCCGAGCCTCGGTTTTGAGGAAACGCACGCTACACTCGCGATCACACGGGTCCCGTGTCTTTCTGTACTCGAAGCGACACGCTTTTTGGTTCTCCGTGAGACCCAGGTACTTTTTGGCGCGGCGAACGCCTTGACCTTTGTTCTCCGGATCTTCACCGCACGATTCTTCGGGTGTCCCGAATACGTTGAACGCCTTATCTTTGGTCGGCCTGAAATGGACAATCTCAGCAGAATTCGGATAATTTGGATATTTCTTCTCCTTTATCGTGTTGATATCGAGACACTGCTCGTCGGTGATGGTGGGGAGCTGATTGAAGATCGTGTTGGTCGGCATCCACGGGTTTCCACCTTCCACACCCGGAACCTGGGACACTTCCCCGAAAGTATCCGCCATGGGTTTGGAGAATCTTCTTCCCAATTGATTACCCGTCAGGGGCATACACGCGTCCGAGCAGAAATCACGCATCACGAAATGGTCGTCTCCGGATGCGACGTGTCGAGGTTTGGTCCAGGTCGTCTGACCGGTTTCAGGGTTATAATAGTACCCCTCATCCATCACTTTCCACGGGGGTTTGAGACCGGGTAGCTCGGTACCCTTGCGATTTCCTGCGACGTAGGTACACACCCTCTGTTTACACCCCCTCGCGATCCCAGGCCTGTTCAGCATGGACGTGCAATAGTTTTGCCTGTTACTCAAAGCCAGGCCGGGGTACTGCGTATCTTTATTGTACGGTTCGAGCGTTTTAAACATGTATCCGTCACACTCTTCCTTCGTCTTCACGATAGGGAGGGGTGGCGGAGGAGGTGGAGGCGGCGGCGGTGGTGGTGGTATCTGTAACTGACCCTCTGCGTTGATTCGACCACCACTGAACTGGTGCAAATTCTCCAACGTCACAGTCTTGCTCGAACCTTTTTTTGTGTCGGTGCAGTTTGATGAATCGTACATGCTGTAACCACCGTCTTTCCCCACATTGATGAATTTACACCCATCCGCGGCGTCGCACCGTTTCTTGGCCCTATCCAACATGAGCACGGATTGGGGATCGCCCCATTGGGAAACGGATTTCTTCGTGTCGAGATCGTCGAGGACGTTCGGACCGGTTTCCATGGGTTCCCCGGCACACGCGTCCATCCCCTGAAGCTTGAGCGAATACCCGTCCGGGGCACCTGTCAGTGCGTACGCTGGCGCTGGTGCTGGTGCCGGTAACATTTTCTGTCTGGACGGCGATCCTAGGAGAGCCCTGAGTTTTTCTAGAAATATTTTCAGGTACACGAGGAGTATTTCCATCTATATTACATAAACATTCTTATTTCAGCCAGTCTGGCTTGCTAATTCTTCAGTCCAGTTTAATATAACCCTTGAACCCTTGCTCCAACATATAGCCACCACGATTTTTAGTATCGATGAGAATGTACTCTCCTTCTCCTCGCCCGAAAAGGATCAAGGGTTCAGGCTTGTTCTTCTTACTTAACTCCTTGAAAACACGAGGAAGGTATCCCGGAGTTTCTTCACAAACGGATCCGTTAATCGGCATCACGACCGTCCCCATCTTTACGAGGAAATCCTTGATCCTGGTATCGTCGGAGGCTTTGCCAATCTTGAAGTGGAGTCCATAATCATGTGCTGGGACACCTCGTTTTGTGTCCTTGTTATGAGGGTAGAACAAGTCATCGGGGATAACTTCAAATTCTGGAAATTCAGCAGAGAGTTCCTTCACTGCCGCTTCGTGTAATTTTTTCTGCAGCTTGAACCCTTCAATCCGATCGTGTACAATCCTCAAAGTAAGCAAGTCAGGCAAGGTGCCAGGCAAGGAATTTTCCATCGCTGCTTTCACGACGTCTTGAGTGAACCCGTGCGAATTTACAACATATTCGAATTCTTCGCGCGATGGACCACTGACCAACCTTCTGACTGCCTGGCAAGTTGTACATGTGTCGCCGTACATCAGTGGCGTTCCCACGCAATCATGGATGATGCAAATCGAGGGGTCGTCCTCAGGGTCATAGTCCACGTTGGGTCGTCCGAAACAGTCCGAAACCAGGAACTTGTTGCACTCGCGGCACTGGGGTGGCTGCTTCTTTTCGACGCAGTGGATGCACGCCTTGGGGTCCGACTTGGACTTAATCAGACCTTCATCGAATGAGAAGTAGCAGTAGCGGCACAGACTGTCGATTGATTCTTCTGGTTTGACGAACACGTAGGTTGGTTTGGGTGCGAATCTCTTCAGAGCCGCGGGGACTCGGTCGAAGACGAACCACTTCTTTTCTGCAGCGTCCCATCTGGCGCCGTGATATTTGGCCTCGTCCTTCTCTCTGTACTTAACGTCAAGGTAGATCTTCTGTTTGGCGACTTTGTTGGGTCGAGCTTCGCACTCGTGGGCCCAGTGGCCGGTGTTGCCACACTTGTAGCAGACGTCGGTTGACTTGCGTTTCATGGTGCGTGCCGTTGTGCGGGAAATAATGACAAGTCTTCCGGGAAACCGACCGATTTGTAGTGTTTTCGGGAAATGTAAATTTAAGGTTATGGGACTCTATTATTACACAAACATTCTTATTTCAGTGCTCCCGCCTCGATCAGGACTCGCGTGATCTTCAGGTATAGGGTTCTCATTTTATCTCATGGAATCTAAACCCTAAACCCTGCCAGTTCCTGTAAGCGTCTCAACGCATCACAATGTCGGTCAATTTCAACAATGTGGTCAATATCTAATGAAGAATCCTTAATCCGTAATTCAGTCTTCAAAAGAATAATCCAAAGATCCTCTTTTTCAGCGGACACTACCCACCCATAATCATCTGAAATAGTTATAGACGGGCGAATCTCGCGGGCGGCTCGCTTCTCCAGAAATTCCACCCATGCGGTGACCATATTCACGGTCGATGGGGTGAAGCTTCCATCATCAAACGTCATGGAATCCGGGTATTCTCCGGGTATTCCTCGCTGACAAATCATGAATTGATCAATGAAATAGTTAATATCGAAAAGAGTCCATCTTGTATAACGAAGAATTTGATCGTCTCGAACTTCTTTCCAGATTACACGTTGTACGTCTGGACCAAGGGGTGCTGTGGCTACACAAAACAGGGTCGTGATCTCCTCCTCGAACAAACCGATAAATATATCGTTGCCGCGGTTTTCGATCGTTGAGCGTGTCATGGTGCGTGTCAGAATGAAACAGAATGAAACGAAATGACTCCTTTTATTATATTACACAAAGATTCTTTTAGAGTTTTAAACGTCGTAATCGAAAATGTCTTCTTCGCGCCTATTGCGCATGGAATCACTTATCTCGCGAAAACTAATTATTATTCGACTAACTTCCAAGTAGTCCTGGTGTCGTGTTTGCTTCTAAATACACCCGTCTCGACCATCTTGTCAGCGAGTTCATAGTGTTGATTCATGATCGGTGTCATCAATTTACAATACACCATGACGTCCAAACCATTCTCAAATGAACTTTCAAGCTTCACGCGTTCATCTTGGTTTGTCAGGTATGCTTTGATGAGTTCGATGGACTTGCTGTCGATCGAAACGATCTGCTCGGGATCTTCCATGTTGATCAGGGTCATGGTACGTGCTGCCGCGCGGTTAATAATGACAAGTCTTCCGGGAAACCGACCGATTTATAGTGTTTTTGGGAAATGTAAATTTAAGGTTATGGGACCTTCTTTTACCACCACGAAGCATCTGCATCGTTCGGATTATCACCCCAATCATCAGCGAACCCGTCAAAATAGGCGTAACCCCTTTGCTTGTTTCCCGTCCGATCGTATTCTGTGTTAGCGGAATTCCGGCAATCGATTGCTTTATTGGCTTTGCTGATAACGTACCCTTGGTTACCGCTCGGGTTCCATATGACTTCATCCTTGAATGTCTGGGTGCTTCTATCAAGTGCAGTATCGAAAAAGTGCTTGACGCACGCATCCTGGAACTCCTTTTTCTTGTTTATCTCCGCCTGTTCTGCGTCCACATCTTCCCGTCTCTGTTTTTGACGTGCGAATTCTAAAATTTGTTCGTTGGTCGAGAGTTGTTCTATGGTGGTCGGTATGCACTGTCGAATCGAGTTGAGTTCCTCGCGTTCACTATTCTTACACGAGACGCGGACACAGTCACCGTCTTCGTTCCATTCCGATTTGGCTTCGCCGGCACCGGTCGAAAGGGTAACTTTTCCCTTCTTGAAATCGTACCAGTTGTAGCCTTTGTAGCCCTTGTCCTCACATGCAGTGCCGATCAGAGGTGGTGGGGGTATTTTTTCGTACGTGAGGGTAGAGTTTATGGTATCCTTCAGTGAATCACATTCGCTGTATTTGGTGATACCACCGTCCGTCCAGAGGTTGAAGTAGTTACACTTGGGGTCGTCGTCGCAGAGTTCGGTCGCTCGGTCCAAGTACACCTGGAACTGGGGGCCGCTGAACGTCGGCGCCACCTTCTCCTCCTCGTAGTCGTACACGAGGCCGTACGCGTGCTCGACCTCGTACGGTTCGCCGGCGCACATCTGTTTTATGCCACCCTTCTGTAAATATTTTGCCGGTTCCTTGATTTCTCTGTACGCGTCGACACCCTTCGCCTTGGAATCGGTCTGCCTCGAGTCCGCGCCCCCTTCTTTATCGAAGAACAGGTTTTGCACCCCCTGAAAAATCTGGTCGATAATCACTCGCAAATTCCGAATCGGGTTTCCTATGACTACTGTGGTCATGACTAATGTAGCGGGAGAAAAAAATTATCTGGTGTTACATCGCCTATGCGTACAGCCGCTAATGATACATCGCCTATGCGTACAGCCGCTAATGATACATCGCCCATGCGTACAGCCGCTAATGATACATCGCCTATGCGTACAGCCGCTAATTTACAACATAATGGTACAACAAAAGGTACTGAAATTGTAAATTCAGCCTTTGCTTAGGTTTCCGGAAACCTAAGCGGATGGTTATTTCGGTGAATTGACCATGACGTTTTACGGTAGTCCGTATGATTTTTTGCGACTCCACCGTGATCTCGGCGCTTTTATCGATTCCTGTACCGAAAATGACCGTTTAAAATGTGTTGAGATGTACCGACAGGTAAAAGACTCGGTGCATATCAGAGGCAAGCCTTACACGAGCATCGTTGAGGGTATTTATTACACGGTCATGAAACATGAGATCACGCGCGAAGAAATGCTACTGAAATGCTCTATGCATATGTCCACACTCGAGAAGATCAGGGCTATTCTCATGGAAAGTGAGAACGACCCCCTCCGCCTTCTTCAGGGGTATGACTCGGACGACGAGAGAAGGAGACCTCGCACGCCCCGTGCGAAACGTAAATACCGCTTCAAAAATACACGGCGCGAGGAGGAAATCATACCGACAGATTCTGAAGTCGAGGAGGAAATTGCGCCGACAGATTCTGAAGTCGAGGAGGAAATTGCGCCGACAGATTCTGAAGTCGAGGAGGAACCGGTGCTGGTAAAATATACCAAGTGTCCACACGGGCGGAAAGATAAGTACTACTGTCGCAAATGTTGGGAGGAGGGTATCGGTGGAAACGGATACTGTAAACACGGTCGCTACCGCAAGACCTGCTATCACTGCAGTGGGAAAGAAACGTGTGAACACCGTCGCGTGAAGCAGTACTGTAACACCTGCTATTATCGCAAGCGGTACACAGTTGATTACGACACGCTGTACGTCGGCAAGAACAATACCGTTCACCTGGCCCCGAATCCCCGGGAAAAGCGTGACTGGTGGTGTGGCATAGAATCCGTTCCCGAATTTAATTAAAATAAGATATTTCAAAAAGGTCGGAAGGAAATGTATGCATTTCCAGCGGCGTCATTTTTCCCGCGCGCTCAGGGTCATTATATTCACATGTAACATACCTCGTCCATTCAACCGGTGTCACCGACCAGCCCAGATCGGTGAACCCGTGGTACACACCGGGGGGTACGTTTCCAGTGGTACGTTTGAGCGCCCGAATCTTCCGTCTCTCAGCTGTCATGTTTTCGATGACTTTTATACGCTCATCGATGCTTTCAGTGATCGGTATTTTACCGAGCCGGATCATCTCTTCTTCGAGATCCTTGATCCGTTCGGCCACTTCATCAACCGCAGGTGCCGACATGGGACTTGTGCACGTGAAAATGAAAAATGGGAATGACTATTTTCTTTTTTGTTTGTCACGGATTGAAAATATAATTAGTTTTGAAATATGAAATGACTTTTGAGATTGACACTGATAAAAGTATTTACTGAAAATATAATTAGTTTTAAAAATCAATTTGACTTTTATACCGATGAATTGAAAAAGTATTTACCGAAAATATAATTAGTTTTGAAATATGAAATGACTTTTGAGATTGACACTGATAAAAGTATTTACTGAAAATATAATTAGTTTTAAAAATCAATTTGACTTTTATACCGATGACTTGAAAAAGTATTTACCGAAAATATAATTAGTTTTCAAATATGAATTGACTTTTGAGATTGTCACTGACAAAAGTGTTCGGTGAAAATATAATTAGTTTTCAAATGTGAAATGACTTTTATACCGGTGACTTGAAAAAGTATTGACTGAAATTACATACTAAGATCCCCGAGAGCTTTGAACACTATTTCATCCTGACCGATAAACTTCTCATTGGGTAGTTCAGGGTCTAAAGCGTCACCGTGGGTCTGACACAGGTCACATGTTTCCGTGTCACAACCGATTCCGTGACAGTGTTCCGGTTGCACCTTTTTCGGTTTCGGTCCTGTTACCCGCCTGACCTTTTGGGGTTTCTGAGAGCGTTCGCCGTGCATCTTACAATACTCACTGTTCTCGATCGCGTTGTTTCCGCATTGTAACCCCCTACCGGTTATACCCTTACATGGAATCTTTTCAGCCTTTCGTTTTCTAACATTATTAGTGTCCACGTGGGACGTGAGATCGGCGATGTCCTTCCGCAGACCGCGAATTTCGAACTCGAGGAGTTGGATCCGCTCATCCATTGGCACTTGTTAAACTGAGATTTGCCACCCACTTAGGTTTCCAAAAAGTCAGCGATCTACCTAATCACGATAAAACCGGGTAGATCACCGGTCATCAAGCCGATGAGAATCGTCTTGAGTACAGTACCGAATGTTGTCTTTCGTGTCGTCATGAGTTATGCGCAGGAAAAAGTGTGCTTAGGTTTCTTTTTCATTCAGTACGAAACCTAAGTAGAGAGTACATTTGCAAAATCAGTACAGGCTATGACTAAGGTAATCCTAACAGGTTCACCGGTTAAGAAGGTCACCATTCCGCCGATGTCCCGTAAGAATCGATCGGCTGCGTGTAAACGCCCATGCCCGCGTGAGGTTGTGCAGAAGACGTTCGGTGATGAGTACGTCGCTGCCATGCACGGATCGCTGCGGAGTAACGTCGTACACACACTGTTCGACCCTGATAGGCTGGTAGATGACAACGCGTTGTGCGTGCCCAGCCTATCGGGATCGGAGCTGCGGATTCGATATACCTCGAACGGGTCGCCGTTATTACACGAGAAATTTAGATGATTACCCATGACTATTGCTAGTCGATTCCTCAAAGTGGAATACTGCGATTGGTCTCACTGTAATGACTGTAGCAAAACTAACTCTCGCCGTAAATGGTGTAATTCATTATTAATTTAATTAATTTATCGGCGTGATTTTACTTTATAAATCGGTGAAACTTATAGTCGGTGTCACTTTTTGCCGCACATCGACGCGTGCAATGTCTCCACTCCCCGAAATCGAGAATGATGTGAACGCCAAGGACGGCGAGGGATGGACTCCTCTTCACCGAAGCGTTTTTAATGGACACCACGAGGTTTCGCGAGCCTTGATAGAGGCAGGAGCTGATGTGAACGCCAAGGACGGCGAGGGATGGACTCCTCTTCACCGAAGCGCTTTTAATGGATACCACGAGGTTTCGCGAGCCTTGATAGAGGCAGGAGCTGACGTGAATGCAAAGACAATCAATGGCGGGACCCCTCTTTATATGTGCGCTCAGGAGGGACACCTGAAGGTCATGCAATACTTGATCGAAGAGGCTGGAGCTGACGTGAACGCCAAGAAGGGCGATGGCGTGACCCCTCTTTACATCTGCGCTCAGAATGGACACCTGATTGGCGCGCGAGTCCTGATCGAGGCGGGAGCTGACGTGAACGCCAGGAAGATCTATGGCTTGACCCCTATTCTCATTTGCGCTAAAATGGGACACCTGCAGATAGCGCGAGCTTTGATTGACAAGGGAGCTGACGTGAATGCAAAGACAATCGATGGCGTGACCCCTCTTCACTATATCTCTGAGAAGGGAGACGTGGAATTCGCGCGAGCCTTGATCGAGATGGGAGCTGACGTGAACGCCAAGAGAAACGAGGGTAGGGACGACGGTAAAACACCGCTCGATTTGTGGGAAAGGCTGGGGAATATCTGGGAGGAGAATCAACGAAACGTCCGGAGGCGGATTGGTGAACAGTAACTTCAAATGTTGGTTTTATAATCTTGCTTTTTATATGAGAATTCCTCGAGTTAATAGACCACCAAATACCTCGAACGGGTCGCCTTTGTTACACGAGAAATTTAGATGATTGTTAAAGATTACAGTAGTAGGAAAGGTATAAGATGTTAGCTCTCGCTAAACCGATTCACGTTCAAAAGACTTCCGTCAAATTACAGTCAAAAAAAGTGGCATCCCGTCGCCCGGTCCGTTCGGTCCAAGTCCGGGCTGCACTCCCGAATCAGGACCTCGTGAATTACGCACAACTTCAACTCGTCACTTGGATTTTACCTATGACTATTGCTGGTCGATTCCTGAAAGTGGAATACCCTAATATTGCAATTGGTCTCACTGTAATGACTGTGGCAAAACTAACTCTCGCGGCAAATGGTATAATTCATTATTAATTTACCGGTGTGATTTTACTTTATAAATCGGTGAAACTTATAGTCGGTGCCACTTTTTGCCGCGCATCGACACGCACAATGTCTCCACTCCCTGAAATCGAGAACGACGTCGGCACGTGGCTCGAAGACCATACTGTGGGCCGAAAGGTCTTCAAGTCTCTCATGGAGCGCCCATCCACTTTCCAGAACTTCTTGAAGGTCCTTGGTCGCCTGCAGCTGGCAACCCCCAAACTCTACGACCTTCCTGGTACCGCAACCAAACTTCCCCCCTCTGTGGGTACTGTCAAAGATCATTTCACCGACCTGGCGGGTTTGCTCAACCGTGGCAGTAAGGGCAAATGGCCCGCACTGCGCCAAGCGAGACAGGACGAGATCACCATGTACTGGCTCGACACACTTTATGTGTACTTCTTTGCACAGGGGACGAAGGACTACCTGTGACGACCGAGCCGAAGCTGCCAGTAACTCAGAGTTCTGGGATGAAGAAGCTAACCAAGAACGTGCAGATATGTGGTCCGAACGACACACCGCCATGGAAGACATGCTTGGTAACGCCTTCGATAACGAATGTCCGTGCTGGCAGAGCACGGACAAGCCTGAGCCTCACAAGCTTTTCGAAGAAGGTCTCACAAAGGAGGTCATTGGCCTCCTACCCCTTGAAGTCGACTGCGACTAGACCTGCTTGCCTTTCAATATGACATTTCCTTGAGTTAATAGACCCTCAAATCCCCCTCGATGCCCCCCACGAGAGAATCGAGACCGGCGCGACGAGGACGAGCCCCCACGAGAGAATGAGACAGGGCGCGCAAAGAGCGAAAATCTGTGCCCCGTTCCCCAGGCCAGCCCCATTTATTATCTCTGCTGTATAATGAGAAAAACGCGCGCGGTGTGCGAGGTACAGTGCGAGAGGTCATCTGAGGTGTCACCCGAGCTTCG